AGTACAAACACACCGACGTGATCGACGTCGCGTCCCCGTTGAGCGAGGGAAGTACGCTCCGGGGTGAACTACAATCCGTCCGATCCGAACGACCACAAGGTCAACTACGGGGACCCTCTGCTCGCCGCGGGGGTGTTGTCGGCCGTCGGGTGTTGCATGTGCTGCATCGGAACGGTGGTCATCCTCACCTCCCAAAAAGTTAAGGGCGCGGCCCACGACGTTCATGGTGGGCAACGTCGCACGACGCGTGCTGAAGAACTGAGCCACGAAAACAAAGCCCGTGTGCGTATCCGTCGATATGTTCTGGTTGCAACGGTTCTGCAATAATGTTTCAACGTATCGATCGGTTTTGTGAAGGTGCATTTTACAGTGGGGATCACACATTTCAAAAAAAGAGGAACGTCCTTCGTTTTTGAAATAGGTGGATTGGCGTCACTTAAGGGACGGGTGTTTGACAAGAGGACAACAGTAAAAACAAGCAACACAACAATGAACGATTTCTGCAACGACAATGCGGCGGTGGTCTTCGTGGAACAAGGGGCGTTCCTGTGTGCCTACGAACGCGAAGGACAATCCCTGGATGCGATCGCGAAAGTGGTGTGGTTTGCGGGTGGTTCGCCCCGATCCGCGCGACAACGACGGTCGGACGATGGTCGGGTTTCCCAAGATCCACCTGCAAAAGTATGCGGACCTGCTCGCAGCGAACGGTTATTCGATCATGGAATAGAATGGTTAGTCGGAAGACGCGTACACACGAAGGTGGGCTTGATACACACTCATTTCGTGCGGCGTCAGTTTGCGAGGACGTTCGTCGTCGTCTTCACCCAAACAGTCGAAGTAGGGTTGAACTCGGTTTTTTCGGTTGGACCGAAGGGAGACGGTTCCTTCGGGGAAGGCGTGGGTACAACAACACCACAAGGTACCGATCGCCACGGGCACGCCGATCAAACAATCCACTCCAGCCATCGTTTTTTTGTAGAGATCCGGATGATGTGTTTTTTATGTGGGAAGGTTGTTTAAGTGACGTTGGAGAACAACAGTGGTGTGGACCAACCCTCTTGTGGGTTGAGGGCATGCAAGCGCTTACTTGCACCATTTCTTGCAGTTTTTCTTGACCACGGGGTGATCGCACATACGCAATTTGCCGGAATACATCTTGCAGTAGTTCAAGTAGTTGTCGTCGGACCCCTTGTAACGATGGTACGTTTGTTTGGGATCGTAGTTGGGGTTGGTCTTGTACGCCGCTGTTGAACAACTCGGTGAGACTCATGCTCTCCAAGTACCCGCGCGAAAACCCGCCGGCTTTGTGGATCTTGTCAATCACCAAGCGCACCACGTCGTCGTCCGACATGGTGTTGGACTTTTGTTCCGGTACCCACCGGAAATCGCGCAAAACCTTTCTCAAGTTCGCCATCCCGTGCTTTTGGGCGTCGGACGTCGGCATCTTATTCTTTTTCGGACCTGGTTTTTTCGCCAGGTCGATCAGTTGGTCGTCCGTGTTGGCTTGCAAACGTTTCACCGGAAGGTTCGTCTTGCGGTGGAGTTCCGTGATCAGGGTGTTGCGTTGATCGTCGGCGGACATGTTGCGGACTTGTGGGCGGGTGCGCCAACCCTTCTCCACCAACACGGCGCCTACAGGGGGCAACGGTGTCGGCTTTCTGGTCTTCGGAAAGCGGAAACGACGAAACCTGCCGAAAAAGTGCTCGGTGCGAGATGTCGCGGCGAGCGCGACAAGCCACACGAACAGAACGATCGCCACGTGAAATAGGCGAACACCGAATTGCATGTTGGTTATTTTTGTATTTTATATCCAACATGTTTTTCTCGTTCCCGCATGCGGAAATCCCGCAAAAAAAAACAACGTTTCGATTCCCCACCGAATTGTCGCAATTTTGTTATTTAGTTCTAAAACAATAAAATCGAGCACGTCCCAAACAATAAAATCGGGTACGTGTCGATTCCCCACCGAATTGTCGTTTCGTTCCCCACCGAATTGTCGTTTCGTTCCCAACCGAATTGTCGTTTCGTTCCCAACCGAATTGTCGCAATTTTGTTATTTAGTTCTTAAACAAGAATCGAGGACGTTACCAACAATAAAATCGAGGACGTTCCCACCAATAAAATCGAGGACGTTACCAACAATAAAATCGAGGACGTTCCCAACAATAAAATCGAGGACGTGTCAATTCCCGACCGAATTGTCGTTTCGTTCCGACCGAATTGTCGTTTCGATTCCCAAAAAAGGATTTCGCGTTTCGTTCCCGATCGAATGGTCGTGTCTGCATCACTTTAGTTGGTTAACACACGAATGTCGAGTTCACAGGGTGCGAAAATCGGCGACGGAGTCGACGAAGGAGTCGCAGAGCTCCCAGCGCGGGGCGAAGCGGTGGTACTCGCCGACGCCGAGTTCGACAATCTCCTCGTTGGGTGCGAAGGCTTTAGGAAGGCGATCGAGGACGGCGGGGTCCACGCGAACCCAAAAGACGCGGTACTCGCTGCGGACGCGCTCGCCCTTGCGGTCGTCGTTGGCGCGGTGGGCCTTGGTGCGGTACCAGGTGTCGAAGGCGGTTTCCTTTTGAATACCGCGCAGATCGCGAAGAAGGTCGGAGGTTTCCTCGCGGAGCTCGCGCACGGCGGCTTCGGCGTGCTTTTCGTGGCGTTTGACGCCGCCGGAGACGAACCCCCACTCGCCCGTGCCTCGGTCGCGCACCATGAGGACGCGACGACCGGCGTACGGAATCACCATGACCTTGCGTCGCACCACGACTCGTTTTTCGATAGACGACTTGTTGTTGCTGTTGCTACTGTTCGCGCTTTTGTTGCTGTGTGTGATGTGGTTGGACCGACGAACGGTCCGTTTATGGGGCGGAACGTACGCGCCCATATGTTTTTGAATATATATATATACATTGAGTCTGCGGAAAGAATATGGGTGCGTGGGATTCGAAAAAGAAAGTGTCTCGTAATAATAACAAACAAATCAAGAGACATGTGGTTGATACCGAAAGGCACGGAGTTGTCGAACGTGGCGGGAACGTCGGTGTTGTCGCAGGATTTCACGGTGCGCGTGCGGGCGTACAGCGAGGAGGACTTGTGGGAGGTCAAGGGCAACCTTGACAACGGAAACGATGCGTGGAAGTTTGGGTTGGACGGGAACGTGTTGTCGTTGACGGTGGGCGCGGCGACCGCGGAGTGCGACGTGCGCGCGAACCTGACGCACCACATCAACGATTTCGTGGTGACCTGCGCCTTGGGATCGGCCGTGACCTTTTACGTCAACGGAACGTCGGTGGAGACGATTACGAATTCGGAGATTACAGGTTTCGCGAGGTGGAGCGAGTTGGTGATTTCGGGAGACGGGTCGCCGCAGACGTTGTTGGACCGAGTGACGTTGGATTTCGGCGACGTGTGGTTGCCGACGAAAGTCACCGACAAGTTTGGAGAGGAAACCATGGAGGTACCGAAGAGTGTGAAGCACACGTTTCGGGGGACGTTGGACGAGTTTGAGGTGCAAGGAGGAGGAATTGGGGTGACGTACGGGAACGTGGAGGGGAGGGACACGGTGGTGGTGATTCCGGCGGGGACGACGTTGACGCGAGTGGTGGAACTGAACGAGGCGACGATGACGGTGCGCGTGAAGGCGACGACGAATCCGTGGCGGTTGGTGGGGAGCAACGCGGACGCTGGAACGGAGAGTTGGGAGTTTGCGTTGACGGAAGGGAACGTGTTGTCGTTCGCGACTGGAGGGGAGACGTGGGGGGCTGACTTGACGGGGAACGTGGATTTTGTGGAAAATCGGCTGTTGGAGTACGTCGTCAACGTCAAGGGTGCCGTACATCCCCCCGATCTCTTCTTCCAAGGTCACGAACTCTCTCTCGATAACTCCAACAACGCACCTCCTCTCCCCTCCTCCAATCGCCTCGAACTCTCCTCCTTCTCTCTCCCCTCCCACCTCGACCTCCTCGACCTCTCCTACCCTTCCCCCCTCTCCAAATCCCTCCTCTCCAATCTCCCCTCCCCCTCCCCCTTCCTCCCTCCCGAATTTGTTTCCTCTGCTGTGGATACAACCCCTTTGGCGAAGGACTACGCATTTGACGGCGATCCTTCCGCGTCCGGATTTGCCGAATCGGAGACGGGTACTGTGATCCCAATTGACAACCAAGACGTATACCAAACCGTTTAAGCGTATAGCAAAAGCGCCAACTGAATGACGGTTTTCAGATACGAAGACAAAAGAACAAGCTGCGCGCTCTGGTCGAACGGAACCTTCATTTGTCGATACACGAACAACATGGGAAGATGATGTAGCACCAAGTTTCGAGTGGCGCTCGACCAAAAGATGTCGTTGTGCGACATCTGGTACAACGACACATCTGACAGGAACGAACCCGTGCGGGTGACTGTGGATCGGTGGTTGGAAACCGGTCGTCCTCGACAGCGTGTTGACTCGCGAAATCGGAATTGCAATCGGTTGGGTTTCACCAAAGAGTTGTTTGCGAGTCCAAACGATTTCATTATATATTACAACTGTATAATGAAATTATTTTTTAACTACAAGCAATACTCGGCGAAATCGTTTGCGCGTGTGTGTTTCTTACGCGGTTAACGTTTTGACGTACGTAGTCACACCCTTTCGCCCACGGTCTTTGTTTTTGGTAGACAATAGTAAATACTGTTTGCGCGTTCGAGGGTAGTCGACGATGTAGTTGCACGTCGTATCCATCGTGCATACATCCTTCGCGTTTTCCAAGGTGTTCTCGGAATGGTTCAGGCGTTTGATGGGTCGACCGTACGTCGCCATGTTTTCTTTGGTCGCGTACGTCACCGTCATACATTCGCCTTCGGACTCCACCTGACCTTCTTCGCAGGTCAACGGTTGAGGTGTTTCAGGTTCTTCTTCGACTTCGGGATCAGGTTCTTCGACTTCAGGTTCTTCGACTTCGACTTCAGGTTCTTCTTCGACTTCGGGATCAGGTTCTTCGACTTCGGGATCAGGTTCTTCGGCTTCAGGTTCTTCGGCTTCGACTTCAGGTTCTTCGGCTACAGGGTCTTCGGCTTCAGGTGGTGCGGACATGAAGAAGACCCCAGCTGCTATCAGAGTAACCACAAGGAGCGTTATGAGAACTGCGGCGAGGCACTGCATTCGGAAGTGTGACTGCGTGTGTTACTACTATATATTCCAAAATAATCTACTTTATCTCGAGATATTATACTCGGCTAGTACGCGGCGCATCGTCGATTCCACGGTCACCTCGATCATCTGTCGCACACGATCTAGGTGAACGTCTATGATTGCAGGGAGCCGCTCAGCAGCAGACGCCGCAGCAGGTCCGTCGATCTCCACCACCGAGGACGTCGTGGGGGACTGGAACAGGACGCGGCGCGCTCCTTCACCACGCACGGGGGTGTCGTGGTGGTCGCCCTCATGTCCATTGGGTGGGACAGGCGTGTGCTGCAGACTCAGGTGGACGCCAGGCAGCGGGGCGAAGTCGTCGTAGTAGTGCGCTGGGGGAGACGGTGGTGGTGTGGCGACAGGGGTGTCCGTATGGATCGGCGCTCGACACAATGGGCAGGTCAGGTTGCGCCCGGTGTCCTCCCACGCACCGATACACGCGTCGTGGAAGGCATGGCCACAGGAGAGCCAGCGAGTGAAAGCGGGCTCCATCGCCGTGTAGCAGATCGTGCACTCTTCGCCGGTGGGGGCAGGGGTCGGTGGGGGTATTGGGTGATGGTTCGCTGGTGTTTCGTCTGCTGCAGTGGTCCTGGTCCTCACAGAACGTGCCGGCTGCTGCTGCTGAGTGCCCATGGGCTCGCTTCGCCGTCTCCTGCGCCTGGTCCCGCTGCCGCTGCTGCTCTCCCCATGCCCATGGCGGCGGTGTTGGTGGGACCGAGTGACGGTCAGCTGGGTGTGGAAGCCACACGCGTGGTCCTCATACTGCACGAGACGCCCACACACTTGACCTGTTCTACGTACGATGTGTCTACACACAGGCCCAGACATGGCCATTCTCAGCACCCACCCCTCTTGTCTATGTGTGGAAAACGCCTATGCTGCCCCCTAATGAAGAAATAGGGACCTCCCTAATGAAGGGATGGGGACCTCCCTAATGAAGAAATAGGGACCTCCCTAATGAAGAAATAGGGACCTCCCTAATGAAGAAGTAGGAACCTTCTCAAATCAAGAAGTAGGAACCTTCTCAAATCAAGAAATAGGGACCTTCTCAACTAGATGGATGCAAGAGAGTCACAAATCCTATTGTATGTCATCATAATGTAAACTCAAAACCAAGAACCTTATCAATGGATTAGAATGTTATGTTATGAAGCCAAACAGTTTTGCTTATACTTACTAGTACATGTGAACATTATTGCACATGTATTTATTGAACATTTGCATGTTCACATTATTATATCTCGTATACTCCATTTCACCCCAATATTTTCACAAGTACCCTTCACGTCGACAGGTATGCACCCTTTTAACCCTTCTAGTGATGTACATGGGCCGCAATCGTCGAGGTTGTGGAGGGGGTTGTCATTGAACATCAATGAAGTATGAGAGGTGCTGTGGGGTAAAAAGCTGGTGGGTGGGGGTCTGTGGGTTTGTGAATGAACATCAGGGAAGGCGGTGGGTGCTGTGGGGTAAAAAGCTGGTGGGTGGGGGTCTGTGGGTTTGTGAATGAACATCAGGGAAGGCGGTGGGTGCTGTGGGGTAAAAAGCTGGTGGGTGGGGGTCTGTGGGTGCTGTGGGGTAAAAAGCTGGTGGGTGGGGGTCTGTGGGTGCTGTGCCGCGCTCCTTGGGTGCTGTGGAGTAAAAAGCTGGTGGGCGGGGGTCTGTGGGTGCTGTGGCGCGATCCTTGGGGTGCTGTGGGTTTGTGAATGAACATCAGGGAAGGCGGGGGTCTGTGGCGCGATCCTTGGGGTGCTGTGGAGTAAAAAGCTGGTGGGCGGGGGTCTGTGGGTGCTGTGGCGCGATCCTTGGGGTGCTGTGGGTTTGTGAATGAACATCAGGGAAGGCGGGGGTCTGTGGCGCGATCCTTGGGGTGCTGTGGGTTTGTGAATGAACATCAGGGAAGGTGGGGGTGCTGTGGGGTAAAAAGCTGGTGGGTGGGGGTCTGTGGGTGCTGTGCCGCGCTCCTTGGGTGCTGTGGGGTAAAAAGCTGGTGGGTGGGGGTCTGTGGGTGCTGTGCCGCGCTCCTTGGGTGCTGTGGGGTAAAAAGCTGGTGGGTGGGGGTCTGTGGGTGCTGTGGCTCGATTATTGGAGTGCTGTGGGGTAAAAAGCTGGTGGGTGGGGGTCTGTGGGTGCTGTGCCGCGCTCCTTGGGTGCTGTGGGGTAAAAAGCTGGTGGGTGGGGGTCTGTGGGTGCTGTGGCGCGATCCTTGGGGTGCTGTGAGGACAGTGGTGTAACCAAACTCTAAGAGCGTGGTCTTTTTTGGGCGGTGGTGCGGTGCAGAAAACAAATGTTTGGACCACCAGTACTCAACATGAATCTGAAGAGAGCCCGTGAAGAGTCACCTTGTCCGCAGACGCCGCCACCACAAACACGCGTCGGTCGTATTCCCACCAGTACGGGCCTTCACTTGCCCTATTAAAGTGCTGAATGATTTGCGTTCATCTGGGTATGTGAAAACACCGATTTGTGTATATACACGATTTCCTATGGAAATCATTGATCGGGGTTTTGCTGTCGCCGGCGCACAGAGGAATCCCCCTTATCCACGACGCATACCCGCGAGTGGTTCCGGGATGGAGCAGAAGAACATATGGATCCAATTGCTCCTGTCGTGGACGGAAACACGGCGGAAATCGCTGATGATCCGAACACGTTCAGCGAAGCGAATGGGGACTCGTTCTCTCTTCAGAACCTTATGGAATTGGAAGTGAATCTTTCGTTAGATGACCTCGATGAACTGTTGTGTGGGTTTTCACCATCCAGTCTGTCAGATCCAGACGTATCAGAGAGCCTACCGGACAATCCGTCAAATCCGGATGGATCAGAGGACCTACCGGACCATGTTGCGGTCGCCTTAGCATCATACGACACGGTGCCTGGTGTCTTTGCCACAGACCCGACGGGACCTGCGTTGCTACCTACCCAAGGTGTGATCCCGATCTCAACAACCTTTTTTTGTGGAGGGGGTGCTTTATTTCAAACTGTCGTTTTTGTGTTGCAACAGATTTGAAACGTGGAGGAAGACGGGCGTGGGGGGCGTGTTTTCAGAGGAGACGACTCCTGTTCGCAATTGTGACAAATTATGGGTTGTGACAAATGTCTACACCAAGCAAAAATATACAGAAATCTCGATGCGATCGGCCGTGTATCCTACACTGCTCCAAATTGCGAAGACGCTGGATCCTGTGAATGGTGTACGAAACGTCGCGGACGAGGAAGGACAGGTAAGTGTCTTTTCCCCTTTGCTATTGTGGTGTTTGAATAGATCATCGCTGGTTGCGTAAAGTCGTTGTCAATGGTGCGCTGACTCTTCGTATATGCACGATTCCGGTTTCAACAGGTGACTATCACCGAGCAGTGCGCGGTACGTGCGCTGGGTAACTTTTTGGGTACTATCCCAGTACTCATGTCGTTTGACGAGATGCTGCGTAAGGATCTGAAGTGGATGACTAACTCGTTCAACTACGTCGTGGTGGGGACACTGAACCCGGCATTCACATGCGGGAATGATATATCACTGGCGGATATTGATCCCAACCGAGCGTACATGGTGTACGTGGAGAAAGACGGGTTCATGAAGTGTGTTCTTTTCAGGTGCGTTCGTTTCGCACAAAAAACGGAAAACATGTGTTTGTGCTCAAAAATGCGGTCGTCGATCCAACATGAAGGGGGGTAAAGTAGTCACCGAGTCTCTTTGGGGTGGTATGTGTGGTTGCAGTTCTTCCAGGTCCAACCCAAAGTTCAAGAAGTGCACTCACGCAAAGGTGTCCGAAACATCCCGACTGTTTAACCAAGTGAAGGCGGTCTACAAGTTCGTTCCGCCGCTTGTGCCGGATGACAACTAGGTTACTTAAAGAACCGTCTGAAGATAGTATTGTATGTGAAAAAAGACATTCGATCATGTATTTCTCCATGTCTGACAATCTTCCGAGCGGCGAGTACGCGTTGTCCGAGCTGCGGCAGCTGCGCGAACACGGAAACCGAATTCCGAAGCACTGTGGCGAACGATTTCACACCAAAGACGGTGTGTGTGGTTTGCCGTGTGCGCGTATGCCTCGATTCCATAACGCGGAGTTGGGGCAATGGACTTGCGAACACCATCGGCGTTCTGAGGAGTACGTTCCGTTTGAGTGCGCGATCTGTATGGAATCGTGCGCGCACATGGATCAGGAATGCATGACGTCCTGCAAACACCGGTTCCACAGTGCGTGCATGTCTCAGTGGGTCGAGACACAGTCTATACCTTACTCGGCGTCCAATCATGAAACACGAGTATCCAGCTGTCCTCTGTGTCGGTCGGTATTGTACGTGACGAAACAGAAACCCAATTAAACTATTCTGTGGATCATTAAACTAAAAAAGCGGTAAAAACCATGTCTGACGTGATGGATCATACGCGTCTGTTGAAGCGCAACTTCATCACACTGATGAATATGAACTACGATATGGCGCGAACCGATCCGACCGCGATTCACCGCGCCAACCAGTACGCTCAAACATTGCTTCGTCTTCCATGTCACCCCATCCTATCCGAAGACGATCTGAAAGACGTCATGGAGAACTCCGCCGAACCAATTATATTGCAAATGAAAACATTGATGGAAACCAAGAAGGACATTCATGAAGTCGCGTTCTATCTTCAGAACGGCCGAGTAGAAAAATAAAAAAACGGGAGAGTAATAACAACAACAAAACATACAACACGGTGTGATGGCAACGCCGATACGAACCACGATTCTGAACGTGCTGTTGAATCCGTACGACGGAAAGCGTCCGAAGAAGCCGGAGAAGGTGTACGACATGGACCAGGTATTTGACGCGTTGCGCGCGCGTTCGTTTCCGATCGTCCTCAAACCCAGTAGTAACAAACAGGTGAAAAACATCACCATTCAGTCCGTGTACGCGTGTCTCCCCGGTGGTCGTGGATGCGTCGGCAAAGAGCGTATGGGGACCAAACTACAGGACCGTCAGATTGCGATGGTGTACAACAAAGGGTACCTGAAGAACCCCTCCCACAAGAATAAGTCGATCGGATTCCTCCAAATGTTGGGGACGATCGAGTACAAGGACGGGACCGTTAGCAATCTCAGTGTGCCCGTGGAGTCCAGCGGCGTGGTGGGTGTGCGCGCAGGTGGGATGACGATCGATCCGGCGCGATCCAAGAATCAGATTGACGACGCGATTGCCGAAATCGAGTCCACCCTCTTCAAGCTCCTGAAGTTCAAAAAGGTGCGTGCGTCCAAAATTGTTATGGTTAACGGCACGTTCAACCTGTTTTCCGATGCGGCGCGCAAGGAGAACCGTCCTCGTGTCGCCCAATTTGCCGCGTTTCTGAACGCGATTCACAAGAACGGACTAAACAAACAGTACAAGAAACCGACCATGCCCTGGCAGAACCGACAAGGTGCGCCCTCCGTGGTAAAATCCGTCTTCAAATCGGACACGTTACCAACGCTGATGATTACACCGTTGGGTCACTGCGAAGTGATGGGCGCCTCGTCGTTCGACGATATCGTCAAGACGTACGCACTCGTGTCCGAAACGTACAACAAGATCCGGAACACGGTCGCGTTCACCGCGCCCGAAAAGAACGCCGCCACAAAGGCGAAGACGACGTACAAGCTGAACGCGCAGGGGCGGCTCGTGTCCTCGGGCCAAACGCGCGCGTACCGCAAACAACCGCGCGTCAACGTCAGCATTCTCAACACCAACATTCAGATGACAAACAAAAAGCTCCTGTTCAAGAAGAAGCCGTGCGTTTCGTACAAGAAGCATGTCGTGCAGAGCGTCGCCGAACGCCAAGGGCTACCGACCCGCGGAACCAAAGCCGAATTGTGCGAACGCATCGCCGCCCTGTTTTAAGCACCCACCCCCCATCCTTTCTTCCAAAAGTTCACGGACCGCGAGAACCCATCATCAAACCCGTGTGTCTGGCGATTCCGTACGAAGCGCCCCCCCCCGAATGTAATATCCGCTTTCATCAGCAGCGCGTCGTGACTTTCTCAATCCGATTCGAATGTGATCGTATATGTGAAACTTTCGAATTCGTTTCAAGGTTTCAATATAGTGTCCCGCAAGTTCAAGTACTTCACTTCTTTTTCCCGTTTGATGTTGGTTTCGGTTTGCGATTGGTCCTCATTGCAATGGGCCAGGTGGCTCGGTTCTTGGCGGCGGATTTGGTCGTCGCGGTCGCTTTTTTCGGTTTGTTGGTGCGCGTGTTTCGGTACACGTACGAAGAACGCATGCGTCCGGTCGTGGATTTGGCGGCAGATGCGTTGGTTCCGGTGGCGGCGGTGAAAATATGTTTCAGTTGGTGGGACGCCATGGCGGGGACAATCGAGTACAGGTGGGGCACGCGCTTCACGCCGTTGGTACGCGACAAGTCTCGGATACGAGGCATGGGTTTGTGTGTGTGTGTGTGTGTATAATAATAGTATTCTCCCACATTTTACACGGGTGCAAAGAAAATAGAAATCGATCGTCGCCGTCGTCGCCGCCGCCGCCGGAGGCCTTACCCCCCCCCCCCCCCCCCCCCCGATATCCCGTGTATCACGGGTATCTTTGAGATATACGGATATGCCCGCAAAATTCTTAACTTTAAGGATTAAAATCGTAGACACATTACAAACTCATGGCGTACCGGTGCGACTTGTGCGGCGTTTCCTTCACATTCCGCAACAATCTGTACCGACATCGGAAGAATTCGTGTAAAAATCAGAAAGAAATAAGGAATTCTAGAGCAGATACTTTGGAAAAACGGTCACGTTTAGAAGAAAAAAGGTCACGTTTAGAAGAAAAAAGGTCACCTATGGTTGAAACTGAGGCACGTAAACATGAATCAACGTCATCAAAACTAGAAATCCGGTCATCTACATCTATGATCGATAAACATGTTGGTGCAGAAAATTGCACGTTTCGCAAAACGAGCGACAATCGTTGGCAATGTACGACATGTGACAAAATCATTGCCAAACAAAACAAGACCAAACACTCCAAAACGGCATGTTTTCGACACAAATACGGTCAACATATTTGTATGTTTTGTGAAAAGGTGTACGATAAGGTCAACACTCGTCAAAAACACGAAACGACATGCAAAGCGCGACAGACATCGTTGGAAGTGGTGCCAGCAACACCGAACAACGTCCCCACCACGGTCAACAATACGACGATCAACAACAACAACAACACGGTCATCAACATCATTCAACACAACCACAACAATATCGTGTTGAATCCGTTCGGTCAGGAGGATTGGGACGGATTGTGGGAACTGTGCGGACGTCAGGGTCGAAAAGATTTCGAAAAGTTAAAGACCCAGCTCGTAACACAGGGAATGGACGGTATCAGCAAGCTTATCGAGCACCACTACTTCAACAAGGACTACCCCAAGAATCACACCATCAGGAAACCGGTGAAGAACAACGATTTCGTGGAAGTGCATGTGGGAAACAACGAGTGGGAGCACAAGACGTTGGCGACCGCGATGGAGAATATCAAAGAGTCCACGACCATGTATTTGTGCCCGTTGATCGAAGAAGTGTTGAACGATTCGTACGAGCAGGACAAGCAAATACAAAAATACGTCAACCGACTGTTCACCAACGTGTTGGTCCCCATGAACTACGAGCTTTGCGAAAAATACAAAGACCGGTTGTGTGACGTCGAGCCGGTTGGGTCGCACCTGTCCGAACAACACGGTCAAATCGTGATGCGAAACATGAAAACCGTGTTGCACCAGTTGTCGTCGAAACTGAAATCGTTGTCGGACAACATCGATGTCCGATGACTTGGGTTCGCGTCACGTGAACGAGTGTTCTATTTTTACCATTGAATCCAATGCGGAAATTATTCGGATTACCATTGGTTTTTACGCAACCGAAACATCATGACACAAATAGTGGGAGGTATAGAATAGAAACACACACAAGCGCACCGAATGGCAGATTGGTGCGATAGCGTGGAGGATATTTTGAAACTGTGGGCGGAGAAGAGCGCGGCGTACCGCGCCCTGCATCTGCGAAGCTATTTGCGTTGGAACTACATCACCAACGCCATCTACATTCCGATCATCGTGGGAAGCTCCGTGTCGGGCATGATGAGTTTCGGAAACACCAACGGACAGAACGCCATTTTGTTGAGCTACGTCATCGGTACCATCAACGTGCTGGTGGGGATTCTCACGAGCGTGCTGAAATTCCTTCGGTGCGAAGAGAAGTGCAACGCCCACCGCTTGAGCGCGCGCGGGTACGGCGGGTACCACCGATCGATCATCATGGAGCTGAGTCTGAAACGCGACCATCGCGAAAAGGGGGACGAGTTTTGTCGAATGAGTAAACTCGAGTTCGATCGACTGCACGACGAGTCGTTACCGATCAGCGACAGCGTGGTCCAATGGTACAAGGATACGTTCGGAGACGACGCGGTCAATCTGCCCGAACTCGGTATAGGTAACGTCAACATCAAAATAAATCGTGACTGATATATGACAACTGTGTAAAAAAAGTTGATGAGCGTCGATTTCCACTCTTCGGAGGAGGACTCGATCATCGATCTCGAACACGGAATGATCATGTGTAGTCCGGTTCGAAAGCCGGGAGCCAGCTTGGAAATCTTGAAGGCGCACGCGTTGATTACCAAAGAGAACAAAAAGGAGACGGAACGGAGCTGGTCCACCGCGCAGGAGGATCTGCTGTTCACGTGGGTCGAAAAGTCGGCGGGGTACCGGTGGCTCCACACGCGGGCCCACGAACACTACACGTTGTGGAACAACATGTACACGTACCCGATCGTCGTGTTGTCGACGGTGGCGGGGTTCGGAGGGTTCGTGTTCAACAAGCAACATCCGTCCGCGGAGGACAACATGCTTTTGTACGCGATGTTTTCGCTCAACTTGGTGGTGGCCGTCCTGTCGTCGCTCCAAAAGCTGAACCGATTCGCGGAACAGGCGGAGAAACATTTGTCGCAATCGATCCAATACGCCAAATTTTATAGAGAAATCAACATGGAGCTGTCTTTAGAACGCAAAGATCGGGAGAACGGAATCGTGTACATCAAAAACTGCAAGTACGCGTACGACAACCTGTTGAATTCGGGAGGAGGGATTCCGACCAAAATCATTCGAAGATTCAATCGCCTGTTTCCGAACGTGATGAATCGTCCGGATATCGCGAACGGATTGTTCGATCTGAACGTCAAACCGCCGAAACGCCGAAGCAACGAGTTTCGTCTGGATTCGTTACAAGTGAATCTGCGACGATGAATGATTCGTCATACGTACGAATTCAAAATTGCGTTGTTGCGATCGACGAATAATTTTGTACCGTATACTATAATAAAAAACGCACGAGTGACGACTTTGAACGATGTCCACCGAAACATGTACCGTACGTCCCGAGCTCATCGAGTTCGACAAAACCAACGACAAGTTCCTCTCCATCGTGGCGCACGCCGACGGGTTCAAGTTCTTGGATACCGCGACCGCCACCAACACCGCGGGTGATATTGATAACGATCTGTCTTACGATACCGCCAACTTGGCGTCCATGTTCGTCAACACCGTCGACACCGAAACCATGAAGGTGGAGGACGTCAACAGCGTGAAGACCTTCACCATGTTGGACGCCACGAGCGTGTTGGAGATGAGCGCCGGTAACGTGCAGAACGTGGGTACCTTCACCACCGACGACCTGACCGCCCCGGTGACCATTTCCGGAAGCACCGTTGACATGAATCAGACCGGTCAAATTCAGAACGTGGGGACCATGTCCTTTTTTGACGAGAATCCTTCCATGACGATCACCAACAACGAGATCTTATTCGGTGCCCCTGGTGTCGGTAGATTCGATACCAACAACGGTCAGATTGACCAGGTACAAACCATGACTATGACCGCCGATACCGGTGTGTTGGACGTGTCTGGCGGGAACGTCGACAACGTCTTGAACCAAAACATGTCCACTAACGGCGTGCTTACCTTCCCCAATGGCGGCACCATCGACATCAAGGACGGCGTGTCTCATTTGGGCGAGCTCGACGTTTCCACGAACGAGATTGTGAACCGCACCGCGGGTGGGGACGTGTTGGTGGAGTTTTCCAAATTTGAGGACGCGAACATCAGCACCACCAACATCAAGGCGTTGGGTTCCGAGGTGAACGTGGTGGACGCGACTTTCGGTACCGACAAGATGACCGTGACGAACATCTTCACCAGCAAGATCGCTAGCGCGGACGCAGGAAACGTCGATCTCATGCTCGAGGCTCCGGGTACCGGTGTGATCAACTGCGGTGGTAGCCGCATCAGCAACGTGCTCCAGCCTGTGAGCGAATCCGACGTGGCGAACAAGTCCTACGTGACCGAAGCGGTGGCCAACAACATTCAGGGCCTGAAACCCAAGAAGGCGTGCGACTACGCCATTTTCGGCAATCAGTGGAGCGACCCCGAATTTGTGTCCGCACTCGCGACAGACGGTACAAATCTGAATCAGTTGTCTTTGCTTCTTCCTTCATCAACTGCAACGTTTTCAGAGGAGACTGTGTCGAAAGATGTTCTGAACCAATCCTACATTGCCGAACAAAACGATTTGTCACCCAAGGTGGCGCGTAAGCGTATTTTGTTCAACGGTTTGAATGAAAACACATATATATCGAGTCAAAGTGTGGGTGTCACTGGTTATACGAAATTAACGACGGGTGACGTGAACATCGCAGGTCTCAATGGTATTTGGGAAGTTGTTCGTATTACCGATGACAATAATTTGATCCTCGAGCGCGCGGAGGATATGAATGAGGACAAGGAAGTGATGAACAACGCGTACACGTACCTGCAGTCTGGTTCCGCGGCGGACGCCATGGCCAACTTCGGCTACGTCGTGACGAACGCCGATCCCATCAAACTTGGTGGAACCGGTAATCTTTACACGCTGGACGCGGACGATAACATCAAAGAGCTCAAATGGGAGATTTTCAACTCCGTGAACTACGAGCTCGATTTCCTCGGCTCCGACGGCCAGCGCTGGGAATCGAACGTGGATGGTCGCAGCGCGTTCGCCAAGGGTGGTTTATTGATGCGTTCCGATCCCGGTCTCGAGGGCGAGAAGCAGATCATGGTGAACGCCAACATGTTGAACTACGACGTGGTCGACAATTTGTTGACCGCGACGGGTGACGTGAACCTCGTGTCCTCCAACGTGGATACCATTTGCAGCATCACCGCGTTCGCAACCGACGGTGTTTCCAACGGTATCCTGGAACTGAACGGCGCGACCGTGGCGGCCAATGTGGACGGCGGCTCGCTTCTCAAAGTGGAATACGTGGAGGCGACGAGCGTGACTTGCGAATCCGACAAGTCGCTGAAGACCAACATCGAGGCGATGCTCGGCGGTTTGGACCTCGTCGGCAAGTTCAAGCCCGTGACCTACCAGTGGGCGAAGGACGCGTCCAACCCCAACCCCGAGTACGGTTTCATCGCGCAGGACGTGCAGGAGCCCTTCCCCACCTTGGTGAAGGAGAACTCCGACACCGGCGTGTTGTCCGTGGACTACATGAAGATCACCAGTATCTTGGTGGCGGCCGTGCAGGAGCTCAGCGCCGAGGTGAAGTCCCTCAAGGCCCAGCTCAACGCGTAAATCGACAAAGATGGATTAGTGCTTGTTGTTGCACTTGAAGCAGCATAAACCCAATTTCAGATGACTCACCTTTTTGTGGCTGACGACGTCCATACAAAGATGGAGGACGTCGGTGAGCATGCTGGAATCCGTCATCTTCTGAAGCTCCTTCATGACGGATTCCGAAATGATGTCGTCGTCGGTGCCCGCGATACCGTCCTTGCCTTTGGCGATTTCGGACAGGTAGTGCACGACGTACTTGATTTTGTCTTCACGCGACACCTTCGGTAGGTCGCTTTCTAAACGTTCGATAATCTCTTTGAGCAGCACGATGGCGTTCGAGGTGGTGAGTTGGTCGTTGGCCAACATGTGGGACAGGGCCATGCTGACGGCGATTTGGTGTTGCATGGTGAGTGTGTAGGTATACACTTATTCCGCCATAAAAAATCACGCAACGAGGCGTCTCGGGTTCAAACCACGCGCGAGACACCGACACCTGCCCCCCTTATTCGCACCGGAAAAAAACAAAACAAAAAAAAGACGAATGGCGTTGCGCTACACGATGTTCCAGGCGATGGTCGACGGCGTCGACTACGGCGCCGGCGGTCTGAAGACCGTGTGGGGACGAGCGTTAACGCAGCGAGGGATCGAGGTGTACGCGTGCGTACCGGGGTCGCTGAAGCAGCGATGCGTGTACGGATCCGGGTACCAAATAGGGTCGTTGCACGTGCGAACGACGCAACCGCGAACCGTGTCGATCCTGTTGTTCGCGAACGGCAAGGTGAAATGCAGCGGCAGCTACCGAGACCTGGACGGCGAACCCATCGCCGCGTTCGTGGCGGCGACGGTGCGCCCGGTGTGGCGCGCGCTCGAAATCGACGACACGCGATTGGACGAGACGAAGATCGACGTCCGACTCCTGAACGCGGGATTCGCGTTACATAACATGAACGAGCGATTGTACTTCGCGCTATGTAACGAGATACGACGACACTACGCGACGGTGGTGCTGCCCGCGACGATGTGGAACACCGGCCCGATGTGGAGCGACCGGGAAGAAGAAGGAACGGTCGAGGAACGGAAGGAGACGAGACCTCGCGGACGCTTCTGCGCGCTGAAGATTTACGTGGACGGCGTGCGACCGGGACCGTCGCTCCATTTCGACCACAAGGGCAAGGTGCAGGCGTTCGCGTTTCGGTCCGTGGAGTCCATCCACGCGCACGCGAAACGACTTTGCACGGTGGTGGACCGAATCCGTGAAACGACCTGTGCGTGTTAAGTGTATCGCGTATCTGCGGAGATGGTTAGATCGAGCGACCCTCGTTTGACTTCGGAAAATTCCGTCTTCAAACGATTCAGTAACGTTTGTAACGTGAGGTAAAAATCGTCGGAATCGAAATCGAGGAAGTGTTCGAAGTCGTACGAATGTTTGGTTTTCGTGGATTGAAGGTGCGCCGAATCGGTGACCATGACGACGGTTTGTGTGAAGAACGGGTTGGTGATTAACGAGTCGACGACGAATTGTACGCGAAATTGGGGGACCGAACGCCGATTCGGGGAGACGTTCACAAGAACCGCGTTGTACTTGTAAGAACGAAGGTCGGCGACGACGAGATGCTCGTCCAATTCGTACACGAACTCGCAATCGCGCACGTTTTCCATCAATCGTTTGCAAAAAAGGGGATTAAAATTCACCAAGTAAAACACCTTCTTTTTCAGAAACAGCTGATAACTGGTCTTGAAACCGATTCCCTTGTAGCTTTGGTTGATGGCCTTTCCTTTGATGCACCGCGAGCACGGACCGCATAAGGCTTTACAAATGTTTTGTACGCACATCAACGTTTTCTCCGACACGTGAAGCGTGTTCGGAATGGCGGAACTTTCGAGTCGACTGCACACGTTGATGTCGTTTCCGAACATTTGATACTTGTGCGGATTGTTCAAATAGATTCCGATGACGTCCCCGACGTGAATCCCGATACGTATGCCGATTTGTTTCGATTTGAAAACGTCCTTCAAACGGTCGATGTCTTCGATCATATCCACGCCGAGACGAATCATGCTCAAATAAGAATCGCTCAACGATACGAATTCGTTGGGGTCCGTACCACCCACAATCATACAACAATCCCCAACAAGTTCGATTTTCTTGATTCCGGGATACTTGTTTATCAAACTGCATATCCATTCGTTGTAGTCCAACATGGCCCGGGCGATGATGTTCGGCAGATGGTTGGAGCACCACGTCGAAAACCCGACGATATCCACCATACAGATACAGACGTTATTTAACATGTCGTATTTCAAATCTTCGGAAGTGGACGACGAAGAGCGTGATTTTGTATGATTAAAAAAACTGGTTTCTAATTCGGATCGTTCGACGGTTCGCAACGACCGCCGAGACGACGGAGTGCGGTGGACAAGCTCATCTTCAAAATTGACATTCGCGTCGCACATACACTCATCCGAAGTAAGTCGATTCGGGTGTAACACATTCCATATATTCATGAACGACAGTTACATGTATAATAGGAGGGGTATTTTTTTAAATTGAAATGAAATCCACCGCCTGTTTATCGGCTTGTTGGGGGAAATTGATGGCGAGTTGACACGTGGGAACAATCCCCAACGTTCGAAGCGAACGCACGTATTTGCCAACCTGATGCTCCACGCTCGCGCGGTTCATGTTGGCGACCGCTTTGAGTTCGATCAACAACACCGCAGAGTCGTTCGGAAACCGAGCGAGAATGTCGATGCGTTCGTTTCCGATGGTGTGTTGCGCGCCGCGCGTGTCCGTGAAGAACACCGGTACGTGCTTTTCGCTCTCGACGGACGTCGCCCCGAGATTGTAAAGCTCCAGCACGAGCGCGGTTTGATACACCACCTCCGAATGGCCTGCGCCGAGCTGGTGGTAGATGCTGTTGCAAAGATCAAAGACTCGGGAAGAAAGCGACATAGTTCGGTCTAAACAGTACTGGTACCAATCACACATAGGTTCTTTAAATGAGATTTGTGATTTCCACGTTGCTGATGTCTAGAAGCGAATCGTCGGAAGAAGGACGCGCGGCGAGTTGTCGTTCGAGTTCGGCGACGCGTCGTTTCAGTTCGTTGGTTTCGTACACCATGTCGATATACACCTCAAGGAGACCTTGGAGAATGGCGGTGAGTTCTTGAGTGTCGATCGGCACGGTGGTTGGCGGTGGAACGGGGACTTGCATCTCTAAGAACGGATCTGTTGTAAAAGCAACTTATTTTTCGCTCAAGCGAACGACTTGTAAAACGCGTACGACTTGGTGGGTCGATGCACGTGGGTGTAGTGAATGACGACGTCGGGGATGATTTGGTCGATGTCGAGGTGATGTTCTTTGCAAAATTGGAGAAACGCCGGACTGGTGGGGACGAACAGTTTGTCCTTGTGCTCCAACAACAGACTCCAGTTTTCGTAGCACGTCATGACGTACTCGAACATCGCGTTGGTCGACAGAGTGCACCCCATCTTCATCTCTTGAATCAGTCTCCCCATCTGATTCGTCTGTCGAATCACCTGTCGGGCGTACGCGTCCGACCGTTTGTATTCCAAAAAGCGTTCCGACATGGTCGCGTGCGATTTCATGTACGCCTCGACGCACGTCAGACTCATGGCCGCGACGTCCGCGGTGTCTTTTAGATACCGAATGACCGAATCGTACCAATCCATGTGTTGTGAGATAGTACAATGAAATTATCCCAAAGAGTCTTTAACTGATTTAAAGATGTTTCATACACTTGTAGTTAGAAACAAGCATGTCAAGCAACAAGACGAAGAAGGCGCTTCTGTTCGGGCTCAACTACGTCAACACGCCCGAAGTGGCGCTGCGCGGGTGTCACGAGGACGTGCGTAACGTCACCAACCTGCTTCGGTCCAAGTACGGATTCGAGGACATCGACACGCACCTCGACGGCGAGCCGGGGGCGAGGACGGACGCATCTGGCATTCTGCAGGAGATTAACGATCTCGCGATCGAGGCGCACCGTCGTCACCTGGACCTCGTGTGGATCCATTTCAGCGGCCACGGCACGCGCGTGCGGGATTGGAACCACGACGAAAAGGACGGGTACGACGAGGCGATCGTTCCCAGCGACTACAAGACGCGCGGACTGGTGACGGACGACTACATCAAGCGCGTGCTTCGCAACTTTCCGTCGTGCACCAAGGTGATTTGTATTTTCGACTGTTGCCACAGCGGATCGATCGCGGACCTGAAGTATCGGTACACCGATTCGAATACGCGGATCGTGGAGAACACGTCCCGTGCGTGCGACGCGAACATCGTGATGATTTCCGGGTGCATGGATACGCAGACGAGCGCGGACGCGTACAACGTCAACGACCGACGCAAGTTCAGCGGCGCGTGTTCGTCGTGCCTCATCAAGACGCTACAGCGCGAGGAGGCTCCGACGGTGTTCACGGTGCTCACCGAACTGCGGAACGAACTTCGAACCAAGGGATTTACGCAGTATCCGATGGTGACGTCGAGCCGCGAGATTACCGAAGACACCAAGTTCTTCTAAACATTAAAAAATGAACGCCGTCTAAAAATCACGCAAAAAAAACAAAAAAAGAATGTCATTTTGTTGACGTGAAAACAAGAAAAAGTTCACGCGAACAAAGTCACATACGAAAGAAGAGAGTGTGTACATAAGTAGTACTTACCATTATTTATAGTTTGTCATTTTTATTTTACGAGTGAGTGGCACCGAACAGGTCGTAACTGAATTTGGCGAGCATCCCCAACATCGCCAAACGTCCGTTCAAGAGTTCGAGATTGGTGGTAAACGGTCTGTCCTCCACCACGTCCAGACCGCGCGTCTTCAATGTGGCGAACCCCAACACGGCGGTCAACACGACCACAAACGGCCACGTGGTGTGCGCCTGGTCGATGTAATTGGTATCCGTCACGAGTTCGTACCCGCTTCCAGCGAGGTACCCGGTCATGGCCATGCGACCGTTCAGCTTCTCCGCCATCTCGAAACGCGTGTATTGCGGAACGGTGCGGATCTTCTTCGTCGCGGCGGTGGTAGGGACGGGTCGCATACGAACGACGCGACGGACCCGGCGGTCAGCGGCAATGATCGGATGAGATGCGAACGTGGAGTATGAAGAGTTCATTTTTGGTAGATATGATGAAAAGAGACTCAAAACTTTAAGCTTTGGAATTCGTCTTGCTCTTTTTCGCCTCGGCGTTGCGTCGCTTGATGGCGTTCAACTGAAGATTGGCGCGATTAAACTCGGTATTCAACTTGTCGATGTCGGTGGAAACCTTTTTCCGTTGCGCTTCCAACGCGCTGAGTTTGGCGGAACATTCGCGTTGCAAACGTTCCGTGTTTTGAAGCAACTTGGTCTCCATGCCTTTGGCGCGGAATTGGCTCGCTTTGAGTTTGCTTTGTTTGAGCATGACGTTCTCCTGCGTCATTTCGGCGGGATTGGCGGCGGGTTGCTTTTGCGCGGACGATTGAGAGGCGCCCATCAAAAACTGCGTTTTTTTATCATAATACGTTACATTTTTTGTTCGGCACGAACCGTTTCCAAATGGTGGACGGATTCTATAGACAGGGGAATGCCTTTGTCGTTGGTCAACATAAACAACACGTCGCCGCGAGGCGGGTCGTCGTACACGAACGCGGTCAAAATCTGGGAGTCGATGTTGGCGATCGGGAGCTCGGGGTCGTCTTGCGAATCTTCACCAATCATCACCAAATTGTGCTCGATGGACGCGCCGACGATCGTGAACGTTTTGGACGCGAACGCTTCGCAAGGGGACTCGAACGAAAACAGACGAAACGTTTGGGTGAGGTGGTCGAAGAGTAGTCCCTGGATCATGCTTCTGCTTCCGATGATGGTTGTACGAATATATCGGAATTGTCCTTAATGAAATTGTCGACGATCGCGACCGATTTGTTTTTTACACGGAGATACTCGTGCGCGCTCACGGCACCGTACATGCGTTCGTACACGGATTGAAGGTGCGCGTGGCGTTTGCAGAACCACGTATGTGCGTGCGGCGTGCGTCCCGTACAAAAGTCGATGTCGTCGTGGTCGGTATTCTCCTTGTAGTGAATGCATGGGACGCGCTCCGACACGTTCTGGCCTTGACGTTGTTCGTAGATTTGTTGTTGCAAATGAAGACCGCACAGCTCGTGACCCGGTTTGACGTTCCGCACGCACCGTCCGCCGCGCCGCGTGTTCGCCGCACATTGTTGGGTGGAAGCGGCGCATTCGCCTTTGGATTCTTCTTCGTCCAAAAGAATCTCGGCGTGTCTCCGACAAAACTCGGTTCCCGGAACGACGCGGCATCGACACACCGGCATGTTGTTTTTGGCAGCGACCAACCCCTTGCATCGCACGAACGTGTTGGTTCGCACTTCGAGCAACGGAGCGACGGTCTGGGCGAGCGTATCCACATCGATGTCGTGTTCGGTCGAGATGTTCTGAATCACCTGGTCGACCAGCTTGTGAACGGACCGCTGCACTTTGTTCATGATGGTGGGGGATATAAAGTCACAAGGTTCTCACCATTCATCGAGAACGGCTCTTTAAGTAAAATTAAAGACTGAAATACCTTGTTGTTTATTGGAATTGATTGGAAATTATGAGTATTTTGACGTATTTCGACAAGAAGGAAAAAGTGGTGGAGAAAGGACACACCACCTTGTCGGAAAAGTATGCGCCCGAGACGCTCCAAGAGTTTATGGGAAACTACAAGGCGATTCAAGCTATTCATACGTGGTTTGGATCGCAAAAACCGGCGTTGATGGTGGTGGGTCCGTGCGGGTGCGGAAAGACGGCGTTGGTCGATCTGTTTGTGAAGCACTATCGGCGAAACGTCTTCACCAACTATTCGAACAACAAGCGGTCCAAAAAGGAGCTCACGTTGTGGTACGACAAGATCAAGCACCATACCGAATCGATCCTGATCGTCGACGAGATGGAGACGTTGGTGACCAAGCACGAGAACATGAGCGTCGCGGAAATCGTCAAATGGATCGGTCCGTCCACGATACGGATCGTGTTTGTCGTGAATTCGATCATAATCAACAAGATGGTGGCGTTGAAAGATCATCCGATGTGCACCACGGTGTATCTGGAGTACCCGGACAGCAAGTCGTTGTTTCGGAAATGCATGCACGTGCTCGAGTCGGAGAATGTGTCGTTGGACGACGATCGGTTGGTGGCGTTGAAGGACTACATCGCGCGAATGAAATGCGAACCGAGGAGCATTCTCAACGAGCTGATGGTGTTTGACATCACGTGCGCGAACAAAGATCGCGACCACGACATCTACCAAGCGTATCAGAAGATTCTCCGCCCCGAGGTGGACTTGGTGACCAAGATGCGCCTGTTCGGAGTCGATTCCGGTACGATTCCGGTTCTGTTTCAAGAAAACTACATGGATTTCGATCTGACGGTGGAGGAACGGTGCAAAATCAGTCGATCCATGGCGGAGGCGGACGTGTTTCACAAGCGCATGTTCATGCACGCCTCCAATTCGTACGTCGACATGTATGCGGTCATGTCGTCCATCTTCACGGAACTGGTCCACAATCGATCGAATCAAACCGGAGAAAAGCCGCGTCCCAAGTTCAGTTTGATTTGGACCAAGCAATCGGCCATGTGTCAAAAACGCAAGTATCTACAGAGCATCTCGCAACACTTGCGCTCCCCGTTTCACAACGTGATTGATTTCGCCTACATGCACGCGTATCTGAAGCATTTGGTGGACGAGTATCGGGCGAATCCGGTCAACTTGGCACCCATCAAACGGTTCGTCGACGCGTACGGAATTCAGGATATCGAAATTTTGTTTTACATTTACATCAGTTTCAACGTGAACGAGGGTTCCTTGGCGAAAAAGACGGACACGAAACCGATTATCAAAAAGGTGTTTACGCAATTGTTTTCCCCTTGTTTTCAACACACCAACAAGTAATGCGACACGTACACGGCGTGCATGTCGCGCAACGAGGGCATGTCGATCGGCTGATCGGACAAATCGTCCATCCAACGCCGGCGCTCCACGAACCGAAAGAACTTGTTCATGTCGTGCAACGTCCACGTGTCGAAGAGCGATTCGACGTCGGACTCGTCCATGCTCGGAACGTATCGCTGACCGAGTGTGAGCTTGTCGCGCGTCGACGGACGCGCCAACTCCATGTGGAGCTCCATGCGTCGAAGGAACGCGGAGTCCAGATCGTGCGGGCGGTTGGTGGCGGCGATGAAAATCACGTCGTTGTGCCCGAGCACGTCGTCGACGCACAAGAGCAGATTCGTTTTCATGGTGTTGGTGTGGGTTTGGTCGAAGGACGAGCGTTCGGACATGAACCCGTCAATCTCGTCGAAGAAGAGCACGCACGGCGCCACCTTTTTGGCGAGCGAAAAGACGGCGTGCAACAGCTTGAGGCTTTCCCCGTAGTACTTGTTCTCGATGTGGTTCATGGAGACGGTCAACACGATCGTGTCCTCGCCCAACGTGGACGACAACTGTTTGGCGACCGTGGACTTGCCGGTCCCCGGCGGTCCATACAACAACATCGTGTTGGGAAGATGCAGCGTCTTTTTGTCGCTCAAGAACGCTCGTTTCATGATGTCGAGCTCCAACATGACGTGCTCGTGACCGATGAACGAATCTTGGTGACTCGAACCAGGACCGGCGACGCACGATTGGTAGATGGCGTGCTCGTACGAATTCAGAGTAACCGTCGATGTTCCGCGGCGAAGCGACACGACGTGCGTCGATCCACCGTCGGTCGCGGAGGCGTGCTTGTGAAGCGCGACGATCGTGTAGGCGACGAACACCAACACAAACAGAACGTAGGCGATTTTTAAGGCGATCTTCATATCCGTTTGAATAAACATCGTCATAAAAAGTAACCCAAAGGAAACGCTTCCTTGCGTGTGTGTCTGAGAATGACATTCAAAAATCTTTGTTGATATAGCAGTATTCTTTTTGTGGAATGAAGAAGAACTCGTTGCACGAACTGTTTTCGTTATTAGACGAAGATCAACACGACCCGATGGATAAGTACTTTATCGTGTTGAAGGACAACAAAAAGGTGAGTGTGAATTCGGTATCGGCCAATGTGCTTTACAACACGTTGGATTTCGACGAATACGTTTACGCCTTAGAGGACGACGCGGCCAAGGAGGTGTAAATTTGCGCGAGCAGTTTGTTTTGAATCTCCATCTGCTTCTTGATGTCGCACAAGACCTCGGCCACGTTGCGTTGCTTCTTGGGTTCCATGAAAAACTGCGCCATCAACGTGCCTAGATCGGTCTGCTCTTCGTCGTCTTCTTCCTCGGAAGGCAGTTCTTCTTCGTAATCGTCCGGAATTTGCGATTCGGTTTCGTCGAAATCGATGACGTCTGCTTGGTGGGAGGGTGCCATAAATGTATAATGTACTAGAGACAGACTATAAGCAACCATTTCAAACGAAAAAAACTTTGTTGCATACAAAGTATACAGACGAAAAATGATGAATGGGAAAAGCGTGTTGATGTTGGTGTGCGTGATGGTGTTGCTATTCGGCGTGACGTGCGCGTGCAAACCGAACATGTTTTGGAAACCCAAGAAACGCGTCACCTTTGACACGGAGTTTGTCGTGTACGGCACGATGCGCTGCGGGTACACCGTCAAGATGTGCGACCATCTGAAGAACACGGAAAGGACGTTCGAGTTTGTGGACGTGCGCAAAGACACGGACAGGTACGTGAAGGAGCTGCAACGTTTCGGGGTCGAGTCGTCGGGCGTGCCGTTCGTGGTGCACAAACCGTCGGACACGTATTTCATCGGGTACAAGGCGGTGTGAAAAAAGAAACAAAAACTTTTTTGTTGTGATAGAAAGTATATACATAAAAATGAACGCCGACACCGCTTCTGCACCTCCTGCCACCGTCGAGAACCAGACCGTGGCCCTTGCCCGCGACATCGCCAACGATCTCGCCAAGGACACCTACAACCAGTCCGTGAACTCCATCAACATGGGGTTCGCCCTCGCCGCGGCCATGGCGTGGAACGAGACCATCAAGAAGCTCATCAAGACCCACGTGAGCCAGAGGGTTGGTAGCCAGTACCAGTTCATGTACGCCGTGCTCGTGACCCTGCTCGCGGCGATCGTGTTCAGCCTCACCAAGCGTTACGTGAAGCCCTCCTTGAAGCGCACGGATATCACCCCGGTGGTCGGTCTTGGGTATTAAACAAGCTTAAAACATGTTCGGATATCTCATGCTAATAGCATTGTGAAATGTGGAAAGAGTTGAAAAACATCTCGTACGAGTCCACCACGTTGGTGACCCAACACATCGACTCGTACAACCATTTGATCGATGTGATGTTGCCACACATTATTTACGAAAACAAACACACTAACATCCGAGACGAAAAAGAGTATCGCATATCTATCGAAAATTATAGGGTCGAACAACCCGTTCACGTCGAAAACGACGGAACACAACACATATTATATCCACATGATTGTCGCATTCGTGGAATCACGTACTACGCGCATGTGTATATAGATATCGTTATCCAATCGATCCAAGACGGTACCGAAACGCGGTTCGACCAATGTTTGTTGTGTAAATTCCCCGTGATGGTCAAGTCCAAGCTATGTAATTTGGTGATTCACGGGACCAATCGAAACGAGTGCGAATACGACTACGGAGGATACTTTGTGGTGAACGGCAGCGAAAAGGTGATGATTTCGCAGGAGAAGATGTGCAACAATCACGTGTACGTTTTCGTAAAAAAACCGCCCAACAAGTATTCGCACGTGGGCGAGATTCGATGCAGCAAGGACGACTACAAGTCGACCAACACGTTCATGTTGCGCGTAAGCTATCCCAACACCAAGAACGAAACGTATTTGCGACTCTTCAACAGCATGTTCAAGAACGACATCCCGGTGATCGTGTTTTACTACCTGCTTGGATACACGACCCACAAGGCCATCTTGGACACCTTCGTGCTCCATCCCGACGATCGATCTGTCGTGCACGACGTCATGACCCAAAGCTTTTCGGAGGTACCGACCGTGGTGTGCGAAGAGACGGCGTGGGAGTACGTCAAGGCGCGCATGTGCTACACCAACTACGACCAGGCGTACGTGATTCGGGAGCTCTTTCCGCACGTGACCAACCCCGCGCTCAAAGGAAACATGTTGTCCTACTTTATCGTGCGCGTGTTGCGGTGCGTGGAGGGCATCACCAAGGAGGACGACCGCGACCACTTCAAAAACAAGCGCGTCGACATGTCCGGATTCTTGTTGGCCGGGCTGTTTCGACAACTGTTTCGGCGCACGTACAAGGAGTTTGTGAGTAGCGTGTCGAAATACCTGAAGATGGGGAAAACCTTCAACGTGAACCACGTGCTCAAAAACAAGATCATCACCAACGGCATCAAGTACTCCTTGTCCACCGGAAATTGGGGCGTCGGCAACGTGCAAAACATTCGCACCGGCGTGTCCCAAGTCATGAACCGCTTGACGTACTCGTCCAGTCTGTCGCACCTTCGGCGGTTGAACTCGCCCATCGGACGGGACGGAAAGCTCACCGGACCTCGGTTTCTGCACAACTCCCATTGGGGGAAGGTGTGTCCCGCGGAAACGCCGGAAGGTCAGACGTGCGGTTTACTGAAAAACATGTCGTTGATGACGTACGTGTCGGTGGCCACGAACGCGGAGTACATCAAGGAGTTGTTGCTTGATATCGAAAACGACAAGCGTCCAACCGACGCGGGAAAACCCACGTACCACGTGTTTGTCAACGGCGATTTGTTGTGTGTCACGACCGCGCCGAATCCGTTGGTGGCGTTCGTGCGACAACAACGACGGACCGGACACATCGCGCACGACGTGACGGTGGTGTGCGACCACCGTTTGAAGGAGGTCCGCGTGCACACGGACGCGGGACGCATCTGTCGACCGTTGTTGTTGGTCGGCGAGGACGGAAAGCTTCGGCTCACGGAATCCGTGCTGAAGACCGAAAAGTACAAGTGGCACGACCTTCTGATTCGAGGGTACGTGGAGTACGTCGACGGCGAGGAGGAGGAAAATCTGTGGATCGCCATGACCCCGGAGCAGCTGCAGCTCGGGCACACGCACTGCGAGATTCACCCGTCGTTGATGCTCGGCGTGTGCGCGTCGATGATCCCCTTCAGCGACCACAATCAGAGCCCGCGAAACACGTACCAGTCCGCCATGTCGAAACAGGCGGTGGGCATGTACTGCACCAACTACCAAAAACGGTTCGACACGTTGGCGCACGTGTTGTGTTACCCGCAAAAGCCGTTGGTCAACACCGCGGTGTCGGACGTGCTTCACACCAACGACCTGCCGTACGGCCAGAACGCCATCGTCGCCATCGCGAGCTACAGCGGGTACAATCAGGAGGACTCGATCATCATGAACCAGAGCTCGATCGACCGCGGTCTGTTTCGAAGCGTGTTCTATCGCACGTACAAGGAGGAGGTCAAGACGCAGAGCGGGTGCGTCAAGGAGACGATCGAACGTCCCGACGAGACGACCGCCGGAATCAAACTGGCGGACTACGCGGATCTGGACGAGGACGGTCTGATCGAACCGGGGTGCGTCGTGGAGGGAAACAAGGTGATTATCGGCAAAACGATGCACAATCTGAGCGAGGAGGACTCGTTCAAGACGGACGCAAGCACCATTTCTCGGAGTTGCGAGTCGGGGATCGTGGACGACGTCCTATACACGACGAACGAGTATGGGTCACCGTTGGTCAAAGTGCGCGTGCGATCGGTGCGCACGCCGGTGATCGGCGACAAGTTTTCGGCGCGCCACGGACAAAAGGGGACGATCGGCATGACGTACCGCGACGAGGACATGCCCTTCTGTCCGCGGACGGGGATGCGCCCGGACATCATCATCAACCCGCACGCGATTCCGTCGCGCATGACGGTCGGTCAGCTGCTCGAGTGCATTTTCGGCAAGGTGGCGTCGTTGGACGGCAAGACGAGGGACGCGACGCCGTTCGAGCACGGGCAAGACTACATCGACGACATCTACCAGGCGCTTCACGACCACGGGTATCAACGACACGGCAACGAGACGCTCATGAACGGCATGACGGGGAAGATGCTTCCCCATGCCATCTTCATGGGCCCCACGTACTATCAGCGACTGAAGCATATGGTGGACGACAAGATTCATTCGCGGAGCCACGGCCCCGTGCAGGTGTTGACGCGTCAACCGGTGGAGGGGCGGGCGCGCGACGGAGGGCTTCGGTGCGGCGAGATGGAGCGCGACGCCATGATTAGCCACGGCGCGGCGTCGTTTCTTCGGGACCGTTTGTTTTACAATTCGGACGCGTACCAGGTGCACGTGTGCGAACGGTGCGGGTTGTTCGCCACGGGGGACGTCAAGAACCAACGGTATTTCTGCAAGGCGTGCAACGCGCCGAACGTGGTGGTGGTCACGTTACCGTTCGCGACCAAGCTGCTGTTTCAGGAACTCAGCAGCATCGGCGTGTGTCCGCGCATCGTGACGGGGTGAAAACTCTCTTAATGATGTACTTTGATGTTCCAACCGTCGCGGAAAAGTTCGCCCTTCTCTTGGATGCGCTTACCTTGCTTGCTATTGTCGGGAATCCACGACATTTTCACACGGTTTTTAAAATGGGCCCACTTGTTAACGCCCAACGTACCATATAGCGCCGTATTTCTGTGATTGATAAGATCAGCGTGTACGTCGCAGTAGGTTTCTGATCGTATATCAATTCGATCTTTATCTATTTTTTCATTGGAAGCAAGAACACGACCTTTAAGCCAATCGGTGTAAATCACGCCCTCCCCAGCGGGTGCTCCTTTGACATCTCCACGGGACCCAACTTGTAAGTTGTTTTGAATATGAGTGCATCCGGAGAGGGGGCCATTGAATCCCCCGCCAGCGGATGGGGCTTTGTCTCCGACGTGTAGGTTTCCCTTCACGTGCAAATGCCCGGGAATGGTGAGCGTGTCGTTCTTATAGAGTTCGCTCACAATCTTGTGGAGGTTGGTGTACGCCTCCTTGTCGATGTCGGTGGTGAAACCGTCCGCGGCGGACAAGTGCTCCACACGAAGGAAGAAGGTTTGGTACAGTTGGTAGGCGAAAAACAGAAGCATCGCGGCGTCTTTGGTCGTCACCTTTTTCGTACGCTGGACTTCGTACAAGTACAAAAGCACGACGAGAATCAAAACGGATTTCTGGAACATTATTCTTTACTAACTACGTTGCGATTAAAAAAAAGCCCTTCGTCGAGGGGGTCTCGGTGATCGAAACTCGACAACGGGTAGTATCAGCGTGTGTCCGCGCATTATTACGGGGTGAAGGACGAACACAATTTTGTTGCGGAATGGTTAGTTTATGCTAAATACATACTCTTACCGTTTCCACGAAGTGTTTTCCATACAGGAGAATTCCCGTCTTTGTTGTTTAACCACATCTTCATTTCTTGACCTCTTCCTACTATATCTTTTACCTTTAATGTATCTGTATGTACCCATGTATTGGACTGGATGGAATTGCAATGAATGTGTGGGTGAATCGTACACTTTTCGCCGGAATGGATATCAATATATTTACTATCGATTTGTTCGTTGGGACCTACGTGTCTCGATCTCGTATATTGTCCGTAAATTCCCCCTTGTTTTTGGTTTCCGCTATTTCCGGTTACTCCTCCTTTGTCGCCCACTTGCAAGTTGCCTTGGATATGGACGTGTCCGGGAATGGTGAGCGTGTCGTTCTTATAGAGTTCGCTCACAATCTTGTGGAGGTTGGTGTACGCCTCCTTGTCGATATCGGTGGTGAAACCGTCCGCGGCGGACAAGTGCTCCACGCGGAACGACTGACGCATCAAGTACGCGAGAAGCAAGAGGAACGCCACGTGTTCGTACGTCAGAGAGGATACCGATTTCTTTTGCAAATAAAGCAACGCAATCACAATCAACACGAGTTGTTGCAACATTTTTATTATCATTATACACACAATATTTCTCCCAACGAAAAAAAGGTGTGATGTATAAAAATAATAATGAAAATTGAAAGCTACAAACGATCCGTCTTGTTGACCGGCACCGGTGTGGACGACCACCGAAACCGGCTACGAAGCGCGTTTCAAGCCAAAAAAGTGCTGGACCCCGACTTGCCCACCACGAAAAAGGGATTGGTGGTTTCCAAGAAACAGTTGCCGAACATGTTGACGTACCTGAAGAATCAAAAAGTGCGGGTGCATCTCAATGACGCGCTGAAAACAAAAAAGAAATTCCCCACTACAGTTGCGAAAACAAAGAATGTGAGCGTTAAAATTCAAAAGAAGCCGAAAGCATTCAAGCCCATGTCGGAGCCCATGTTGCGTTTCTACATCTCCACCATGTTCCAGAAACCGAACAGCACGTTCGCCAAAGACCAACTGCAGGCGCACGGATACACCAAAGCGAACGTCGTGAAAGAAATCAAACAGATTCCGTTCGAAAAGCGAAAAGTGTATTTGAAAACCATTCATTCGGTGTGGCCTTAATTCGCATCGAATTGTTCGTCTTCCAAGCTCACAAGCAGATACTGGATATGCAACGCGTTGGACGAAATACGTCCCCACATGTCAACGCACGCTTGGCGAACGAACCGATTGCTGTCGTCATCGTGTCGTGTTTGCGAAGCGAGCGCGAGATCCTTGTCGATACAAACACGCAACGACCGAATCTTGTTTTGGACGTGTTTCGCGCGTTTCTTGTTTGCTGCGGCGGAATCGGCAAGGTCACACCGAACAGGCAACCGAACCGGTAACCGAATGGGTTTCGTTGTCATCATTGTGGTACAACAATACATGGTTATCTCACGTACCAAGACCGTGTTACGTTTAAACCGGTTACGAGTCTTCGTCCACCTGGAATACCTCCTGATGCGTTTTACGCATGTTGGTTCGCCTCTTGGGATCAAACCATACGGTGGTGGTGGTGATGGTGATGGTGGCGTCGGTCTCCTTGATAACCCGGGTGGATCGAAACGTGTTCTTTTTGTTCGTATAGTCGTAGTTCGTCCACTTGTTGTTGGAATGTTGCGACACGCGACTCGGTACCGAAAACAACATGATGTGTTCACACCAAAGGTTGTGGATAATGATACGGGTCAACGTTCTTTAAGCGGGTTTTGGTTCTTCTTCGTCTTCTTTCAAACGTCGAAGGATTTGTTCGTGACGTTCGATGGAATCCCACACGAGCGTGCATGAAGGTGAGTAGTGGGTGTAGACGCACGGATTGCAATGGGTGATGGCGCGGTGTTTTCGTTGTTCGATATCCTTGCTTAGGCGAATGAGTCGCGAGTTTGAAACTTTGGAACAGTCCATGATTGAACCATAAACCGATCCCGCGTCTTAAATAGATTTTAGTCGATCGTTCAACCACGCGAGCAACTGGTTGTGCTCGGCTATCGGCAACGATTCCAACCACGTGGCGTACGTGATGCAAATACGCGAGCGTCAACGCTCGATGATCGGCATGGGTGGACTCGAACAGCGTCACTTCGTCCAAATCGTGTTTCGATTGAAGGAGTTTCAGCACCTGGTTGCGCGTATTGATGCCGTCAAACACGGTCAGCGTGAGCAACGGTTTGGACGGCGTGAGCGGAAATGGATGGTCCAACAATTGTCGAAGACTGTGTTGATACACAAGCAATGCGTCGTACCGTTCTTCGACAAAGAGTTTGGAACATAGGATGAAAAAGTTGACAATACACAATTGGTTGGCTTTATGCATATAAGTGAATTTTTGAAACGATTTTTTTTGTTTTCTTGAAACGCCAATTTCAAGGGCGTGTACAGAACAAACAATGTACGCGTGGTATCACGACCGACTGACGCGTTTGAACTGGATCCACATGATGTTGAACACAAAACACGTCACCGCAAGCGTGTTGATCCAACTGTTGGATCAACGCAAAACGAAAACTCGATCCAAGATCGGAGCGCACATCATCGAACAAGACAAACGATACGTTCGATTGTTGTGCGACAAGCGACGAACTTGCTAAAAAATGTACGGTTGTAAACAGCGTCGGTTTACGAGTCGTTCGTGTCACGCACAGAACGGTAATGATGGACGAGATGGACGTATTGTACCCAACAAATGCTCACCAACAAAAGACTGTCCAACAGGTGTGCGCGCACGAGTTCGTGACAATGTTGCATGTTTTTGTTTGTATCCTATACCAGTTCTTTTTAAATTTACTTGGGGAGGTTCGTCATGTATTTCATGGAAAGGGCGTGTTTGTACTCGTCGTAGGCGATTCGGTCGAAGATGTCGTACATGGATGAGGCGTACGGCATGTACTCGTACGATTCGAGCGTTGGTGGCAGTGTGCGAAGGACGTCTTCGTTGCTCTCCAAAAACTCTTTGTACGTGTCGACCGCGTGCAGCTCCAAAAGTTCGCTCGACATGTAGGCGTACTTGGGTGAGAAGAGGAAAAACAGGAACAGAGCGCCGTAATACCCCATGGCGACGTGACGCGCCAGGAAACGGTTCCACCACAACGAGTCGCCACCCAACGACTCCATGATGCGCAGATGGTGGGTTTCGTTCGCCTCTTCTTGATAATGCTTCGCCTTGAGCTTGTGCCCCGTCTCCCACCACCCGAGCGTTTCGTACATGTGAAGGATGGCGATGTAAGAAAAGTAGGGCATGCGTGCGATGATTTCGAGGAACCAGAAACGATCAATGGGCTTGTCCTTGTAAATGACGTCGAGCGTCCAACAGATAAAGTAGTAAAGCGATTTCATGACCCGAGGGCAGTTCACCGGGGTGCGTCTGCACTCGCGTTCCCAAATGTTTTCGTCGTTGAGCTTGAGCTCCTTGAGGCGCAGACGTCGACGACGAATCTCGTACGCGTCGTCACGATCTTCCGCGTGACGATACGGGTCGGACATCATACCTCGATACTTCTTTTCAAAGACTTCGGATTTTACATGGTCGACCGCAAACTCGAAAAAGGATTTCGGAATGCGGTCGTTGTCGCGTTCCACGCGAATCTTGGATTTGTAGCCGTACTTTTTGTCCGCAGGGGATCGCTTCACGAGAAGCGCACTGCGGACTACGGCCACGGGAGAACGAACGGTTTGCATTTGTGTATGAATGATGTTGTTTTGTCGACTGTGGTGGTTGAGAATGGTTTTGTGATACCCTATTTGTTTCTTTAAGTTTAAAAATGGATTATTTTGGGTGCATAGATGATAATAAACATGAGAGAAATCAATAATCCCGGGTCCGGAAACTGTTTCTTTTATGCGGTGGCGCTTGGTATGCATTACATGTTGGCCGCTTCTTCGGGTGCGCGACCGCGTCGTTTGACGCAAGCCGAAGTGAGGCAGATGGGAAAAACGTTTCGCCAACAGGTGGTGCGCGCGATGCGAAACCGTGCGCGGAACGATCCGAATTATCGCATGGGCTTGGTGGCGGCGGAAATCAACACCCGCGAAAACAACAACAACAACGTCAATGTCAGCGTCGCGGCGAACGCGTACCTGAGACGCATGTCGCGCGACTGCGTGTGGGGAGGGCATCCGGAGAGCGAAATGGCCCACAACCTGTTACAGGATATGGGCTTCCAAGGGTTGGTCGTGTACGAACGACGAGAGACCAATAACGGTGATGTGACGTACCGACGATTGAAAGGGATGACCGGTCGTTTGAACCGCACCAAAAAAGACCCGGCGGTGAAGATTGTGCTTCACGGTGTGAATCAGTTGGGGGTTCATTTCACGACGTTGGTCGACTAGTCTTGCAATATTTTCAGCAACTCGATATCCTTGTATTTGTAAGAGAAATCGGGTTGGTCCAAAGACCCATCTCGGATGACGGTGTACTTTCCGCTCACTACATCAAGGTCGTAAATGTTGAAATTGGTGGCCAAATCGAAATCGTTGGTCCGTGTTGCCAGATTCAGACTGATACTTCCTTCCGATCCGCTGATGATGCGATGGAACACTCCGGCCGGCCACACGATCATCGCCGGTTGATCGCAGTACAACTTGTCGTTCTTGTAAACCTTGTCCGGAGTTACAATGAACGACTCCTTCTTGTGTAGTTTGGGGCAATAGATGTCGATGAATCGTTCGCCTTGCAAGACAATCAAATTGTCGTCCTGTCCGGGGTGCATATACCACGGTCGTTTCACCCCTTCGCAAGGACCCGGGGATATACCGTTCGCCTTGTGGATGACGCGATCGATTCCGTCAATTTTGGGAATGTCGGAAGGAACCACTTCGTCGAAAAGCACGCCGGCGGTACGACGCAAGGTGCGCAGAGGGATGATGCGGTAGGCCATGAATGTATTGTGGTGATATGAATCATGAACAACCTTAAATCAATTCTATTAAAGATACGAATGGATGGTTGAAGGTAGGAAACACGACCGAATGGTTCATATCAACAACAAGAAAAAGTCCCAGCAACAGAAGAAGGACAAGGGAAAGCAAGAAACCGTCAACATTCCCGGGTTGAACGATTCGGTGATGGAGAACACGCACATTCAAAACACGATGATGCATTCTCGAAACATCAGTCCGAACGACTTTCAAAAGGTACCCGCGTATCAGAAGGTGACTGAAAGCTACACCAAACCCAAAATCATGGTATGCACGCCGTGTTACTGCGGACAAGTACATGTCAAGTACATGGAGTCCATGCTACGATTGCAGTTGGTGTTGATGAAGTACAACATCGGGTTCGAGTTTTACACGATTCCGTTCGACAGTCTGATTCCGCGCGCACGTAACGCATGTGTGACGCGATTCATGGCGAGTCCGGAAGCGACGCATCTGCTCTTCATCGACGCGGACATCCAGTTCGACGCGACGGCGGTCGTGAAGATGCTGCAGGAGAACAAGGGTTGTATCGTGGGTGCGTATCCGAAGAAGGCGCTCGATATGCAGGCGGTCAAGGAGAACTACTCCAAGACGACGAGCCAGATGGAGCTGATTCAGAGTTCGGTCAAGTACGCCTTCAACTTCAAGCCGCAGCGGTCGCACAAGGTGGAGCGCGGAGTGGTGGAGGTGCTGGACGCCCCCACTGGGTTCATGATGATCAAGAAGGACATTCTACGTCGCATGATCGCCCACTACCCGGAAGTCGAGTACATGAACGACGTACAAGCCTACCAGATCAACAAGGAGGATCGTTTCTACGATCTGTTTCCGAGCCAGATCTTCGAAGGACGGTATCTGAGCGAGGACTACGGATTCTGTCGATTGTGGCAGCGAATGGGAGGCGAGATATTCACCGATCTCACCGTCAAACTGAACCATATAGGTCAGTTTTGCTACTTTGGTGATCCCATTCAGTTCCTGAAACACAGCAACGCCATCCAATTGTCGGAAAACAAACCACCGGAAACGACTTCGCAGAACACAACCCCTACCGTCACCACATCACAACCGATCGCGGATATTGTCGTACCGGAAATCGTGGAAGATCCAGTGGAATCATCATCTTCCAAGGAAACCCCGGCGGAATGGAATTGAATTCGATCGTTTTTTGGGACCTCCCATTCAGGGATATGATAAGTTTGAATAACGTGTTTTAAAATGTATTTGTCCAAGATAGTATGAGAAATCATTTGATCCAAATTGGCTTCTTCGGAGCCAACGAATCGCACAAAGAGCGGTTGATGCGATGGGCGTGTCCTTCAAACAAAGACGGGAAATACATCATCGAAAAATACGACAAGGCGTTCAACATTCATCTGAAAAACATACAAAACATCAGTTGTGGTTGTTTCGACATCCATTGTTTGGTGTTGGTGTTCGACTCGAACGACCCAGGATCGTTCGCACACATTCGATCCAACTACGAGACCATCAAACAAACCATCACACTGCGCAACTTGGCAACCAACTGTATTTTCTTGTTGGTGCGCGTGGCCGATACCCCGACGTCGACCAGCTTGTTTCACAACGAAATCGTCGAGTTTACGAACGCGGAACGTTTGTTGTACGTGACGGTCGATGCCGAACACGACAAAGACTTTAAACAAATGTACGACCAAATCTTGAAGATGAACATGTTGGAAAATATATCGTTACAAACCAGTTGTAGCGTCTCATAAAGAATGTCGCTTTAAAAAAACATGCGGTCGTACATCTTGACTTGATACGTACGCGATTCCGAGTCTTGGTCCACACGCACGGTGTCGTGATCGTACAGCTGGCGACATCCGTAATGATCGAGACAGTTTCGATTTTGCTCGCTCAACACGGCTACAGGGAACATCCCTGTGTCTTGGGTCCCCGCCAATGCGTAGTATTTCCACTGGTCGCGACCGAGTTGTTTGCCGTACAAGGGACGGAACGTTTCCGCACCCGATTCGGACTCCAAGTGTCCGAGTCGAACAAAGTTGTTTGGAGAACGTGGCCGTTTAGGGATGACAACGGGTCGATGTTCGACCACGGGGATGTGGCGGCGAATCACGACATTCGCCGACGGTTTATCGGGAGTCGACATCAAGAACACAACGTTCAACGTCAGTAACAACGCGATTCCCATCAGAAGAGAGTACAAGAACGTTTTTTCTTGCAAACGCATGAATATACTTTTTATGAAATATATACATTTTTTTTCAAGCATGAATAATCTCGAACTGGAACGTCTCGGGTGTCGTGCGGTTGTTATGTACAAGCATACGATCCACTTCCTTGGAGGTCATGGTTAGCATTTTCATGTTGATGTCGTTCTCGTGGTACGACATGTAGTACGTATCGTCTCGGGAAGACGCCGCCAGACCGCACGGGAACATGAGCGAGTTGGGTTTTTTGTTGTCGAACACGATGAAGGCGTTGGAGGCTTTGTGAAGACGCATGGTCTTTTTGTGCACCGTGTACAGAAACGTGCCGTAAATGAACTCGTAGTGAATGATCCCTTCGTATTTGGCGGAGAACGACCTGATTTTGAGTGATCGCATGAGCCGTTTGCAAAACAAACGCGCGGGTGATTTGGGCGGAAACTTGTCGATGTGATCGTATTTGATCTTGAAGTGACCGGCGGCGAGCAACGTGTCGGATCCGTACGGAATCAACGGAGTGCTGCACGAAAATTGCAGAATCTTGGCAAAGTAGTCGGGGGTGGAGGGGTCGTAGAAATTCACCACTTTTCGAAACAAGGTGGACGAGTACGTGGTGGGTTCGCATCCCGGACGCAAGATCGTCCACGGGTTGATGCTGTAGTGGTATCCGATCCGATTCTTGTCGTCCACGTACATCGAGATGTTCTTTTCGACACGTTTGTGGTGGCGCGGACACACCAACGACGTCTTTCCGAACGACGGGACGAGCGACGGACTGAATTGGATCGTCGTCACGTTTTGGAACGTACAGTAGCTGTCCCTATGCTCTTGAGGGGTCATCCCCAATTGTTGAAGCGTCTTTGCGGACGGCGTGTAGTTTACTTTTTTGGTTTTCGGATCCACCATGTGAAAACATTTGGGACGCAGTTTGTTCGACATGGAATTGTAGTCTTCAGAACGTTTCAGCGGATTCATTTTGCCGAACGTGTTGTACGTGGCCACGTATGTGTTCGGCGGACCGGTCGGTGAGCGCAACAATCGCATATCGATCTTGGAGTTGCCTATAGAGGAGATTTTGTCTAGTAGGACGGTGATTTCGTGGGTCGATTTGGAAAGTTTCCATACCGCGAACGCCGTTCCGTCGAACGAAGAGTAACCCCATCGATTGTACCAAGGGTGACCTACGTTTCCTGGACGTTTCACCGTCTTCGAGGGTTGAACGTATCGTTTCCATATGCGATACGCCATGAGAAACGTGATGTCCTCGTCGGTCTCGTCCACGGTCACGATGCTCGGAAGAAAGCGGGCGAATTTGGAGGCGTTTTTGGCTTCAAGGGTCGATTGAAGCGAGTGGGTGTTGCGTCCCGGTGCATGAATCACCACGACTTTCATGGTGCAACAAAAAAGAGTGTATGTATGATATAATCGATAATACTTTATTTGGTATATTAATTTGTTGGATTAGTAGAAAAAAGAACATGTTGTCGACCAATACGATCATTGCGACGGTGGTGGTGGTGTTGCTTCTTGCCGCGCTCGGATGGATGGTTTGGAAACGCACGCAAGCGTCCAAGGATTCGGAAGACCAAATAAACGAGGAAGAGGACTCCGCGGAAGCCGAGTCGGAAAACACCGAATTGGTGAACGCGATGCAAATGAACCCCGTATTCGAAGACGAATGAACCCGGTTTTTTCTCACTTTAACAATGTTTGAAAAATAGTTTGACGCAATAAGGATGACCCCAACAACAACAACGTACAAGATCGACGGCGTAACGTACACGCGATGGGACGACCACGTGGAGAGTAGCGGTATGGATCCGGACACGTATCAAGTGCATATTCGGTTTTCGAAACAAAAAAACAAGTACGTGATTGCCAAAGGTCCGACGAAGACGACCATCAAGGCGGTCAAAGCCACCGACGTGGGCGAACACACGAACGTTGTGACGGACGCCCTGTTGCAACGTGGACCAGGACTCCACCACGATGGTATCGTTCAAACACGACATTCAACCCATTTTACCCTGGGTATCGTTTCCCATGACGGAGACGGATCCGGTCATCGTGAGTCATTTAATCGAAGGGTCTCATGTAACCGACGACGGGTCCGACGTGTATATTCCTCGACTTTGGTGTTTTCAACACTTTTTTCACAAATTTCGTCACTTGACCCTGGTGGAAGTCCATGACGAAATATGTGTACCATTAGAGAATTGGGTGGCCAACACACCCGCACTACGCGTCGAATTTGGCAACGACCCGAACGAATTGTTCGAGCACGACAAGGGACCTGGTGTGTGTGACGTAGAAATTGTGGACGACGACGTGTATGTAAAAGTGATGTATCTATTCTAATTAACACGCAAAAACGTATAGACGAAGAACCCGTGTCATGACATCGTCGTTTGTGTATCAGACGGCCAACATAACATCCGTGCCTTTTTCCATGGAGGGGAACATCACCATTCCTTCTCCCGTATTGTTTCCGACCGAACCGGTATTTGTGAGAGCAAACAACGAGTATATCGAACGAAACGACACTTTATCGTTCCAATGGTCCGTTTCTCCAATGACGTGGACGGCCGCGGACTTGGATTTTGAGACGGTGGTAACCACCACGTTCGAGTTTGACAGAGTAACCGATAAGTTGACAGAAATTCACATGAACGTGTCGTCCAACGTGGACTTTCAAATATCCATCAAATTGAATCGGTCCGGACAAGACGTGGTGTTGGGAACGAACTTTACGATTCAAAAAGGCGACAACGAATTGGTCTTGACACCTCCCGTAACCGTCGACTATAACGAACTCATGTATGTGTACGATATCCGTGTATTTGATCAATCTCAGTATCGCCCGTTGTTGGAAAACGGTGTTCCGAAAATCTCAACGAGAACCATTAAACGATGATTGGAAAAAACCATCGCATTACAGTAACACACAAAGATGTCGGTGACCAATAATGTGAATGAGTATCCAACATATCTTCTCGATCGATACGACGTGTTCGGGTTGGATCCGAATCGGTCGTGTACGATTACCGCCATCGTGACGACGACTACCGGGAAAGAGATTCAAATCGTGTGGAACTATCCGATTCAAACCCTTGACGATACGATTTTCGATTTCGAATTGTTCTTGGACTATGTCACGGACAGAACCCACCTTTACGTGACCGATCTCGTATTGTACGTACCCCACAGAGAAAACACGCATCGGATTCGCGGAAACATTCAGTATACAGGGGCAGAAAGTAGTCAAGTGAACGTAACTGATTTGACCGTGAACGCAAAAAACGCAGTCGGATTGTATTCGGTCGAATTCGCCTCGACGAATACACACACCCACGACATCGATTTGGCGAACGTTTCCCACAGCACCGCCGTTCCGGACGAATACGTTCCTTTGTTGAATGCGTCCCAACAAGAAACCGAATTGAAGACACTCGTGTACAAGTATCCGTTCGAAGAAGTGCCTTGGAGCGTGCGTTCTCCACCGAGTGCGTACGAACGCTTCGACAAATTCTCAGACAGAACGTTGACCGGCCGCATTACACAAACACAAGCATTGTTGTATAGATTTGACGCGGCCAATATTTCCGAAGACTCGGTGTTGTGGTTTGCGTCCCTAGACCCGAATGTGGTTGCGGTGATTCACACGAACGCAAACAATCGATACGATTTGTACGACCAAACGGTGGGTGTGGAGAATAGGACTACAGATCCCAATACAACCTTATTTACGCGAAAGCAAACCAGTGAGTCTGAATCGGAATCCAAACCCGATACACAGTGGGTGTTGGACTACGAGGTGGATTGGGACGCGGTCAACGGTTCGGTTCCCCGTGACACAGTGATGGAGATGCACGCCAACGTGTCGGCGTACGTGATGGATCGCGGAAACGTTGCGACGTACGCGAACCCCGTGTACTCCCCCAAATTTGATGTACCCTTGGTGGAACTAACTGAATCTGAGAGCTTTGTACCTCGCGTTCACCGGTTTCGGTACGACCTACACGCCTTGTTTTCCGGGAATGACGAGTACCGTCTCACAAACCCGGCAGATGCGTACCCGATTCTTGCGAACGGCGAACTGACCTTGTTCCAATTCGAATACTCGGAGACCGAACAAACGACGTGTACGTTGCACCACGGGTCGGAGTACACCGTCTTTCTACTCACCGACAAAACGAACCAATTAAGCATAAATGTAAACCTGTGGCACAACATGAACGTAAAAAACAATGGTGCGAACGTGGCGTATGCCAACCTCGAAGGCGACCGTGTTGGAGCCATGATCATGAGACACTACGTCGGTGCCGACGATGTCGATTTGACGTTACCTCCCAAAAGCGTGTTGTTCGTCACTCCCACCATGTATACGATCGACACGGAACACATGTCGGATTCTCAAAAACGGTACGTCACGTTTCCGTACGAGGGAAACGTGTACCACGTCGTGCAATACCAAACCCCCGACTTGTTGAGATACACCTTCAACGACGCGTTGGACCAAACCGATCTTCGAACGTCGTCTTTGGTCGAACCGATAGGTTTGTCGATCTTACAGACCAGTCCGTTCAAGGAACCCGATTCGGAACCGTTCGGAGTGGTGTTCGCCTTGACGAACGACGCAGATTTACTGGACGACAATTTGTTGATCGTGCCTTCCGATCCGGGTCGGTATTCGTTCGTGGAAGGTCGTACGCCGTACACGATCGCTCGCCCGCCTCGCACCCCGTTCTTTGCCGACTTTGTCTTTGGCGACGACACATCGGTCGCAGGCTTGACCGTGCGCCCGGACGGTTCGCAGACCGTGTTCGCCAACGTGGTGTACGAATCCACAATCGTCGATCCCTTCTTTGCCGACTTTGTCTTCGGCGACGACACATCGGTCGCAGGCTTGACCGTGCGCCCGGACGGTTCGCATACGGTTCTCGTCCACGAAGAAGACTTGTACGTGAAACCGCCTGTCGATCCCTTCTTTGCCGACTTTTCTTTTGGCGACGACACATCGGTCGCAGGCTTGACCGTGCGCCCGGACGGTTCGCAGACCGTGTTCGCCAACGTGGTGTACGAATCCACAATCGTCGATCCCTTCTTTGCCGACTTTGTCTTCGGCGACGACACATCGGTCTCAGGTTTGACCGTGCGCCCGGACGGTTCGCATACGGTTCTCGTCCACGAAGAAGACTTGTACGTGAAACCGCCTGTCGATCCCTTCTTTGCCGACTTTTCTTTTGGGGACGACACATCGGTCTCAGGTTTGACCGTGCGCCCGGACGGTTCGCATACGGTTCTCGTCCACGAAGAAGACTTGTACGTGAAACCGCCTGTCGATCCCTTCTTTGCCGACTTTTCTTTTGGGGACGACACATCGGTCTCAGGCTTGACCGTGCGCCCGGACGGTTCGCATACGGTTCTCGTCCACGAAGAAGACTTGTACGTGAAACCGCCCGTCGATCCCTTCTTTGCCGACTTTGTCTTCGGCGACGACACATCGGTCGCAGGCTTGACCGTGCGCCCGGACGGTTCGCATACGGTTCTCGTCCACGAAGAAGACTTGTACGTGAAACCGCCTGTCGATCCCTTCTTTGCCGACTTTGTCTTCGGCGACGACACATCTGTCGCAGGCTTGACCGTGCGCCCGGACGGTTCGCATACGGTTCTCGTCCACGAAGAAGACTTGTACGTGAAACCGCCTGTCGATCCCTTCTTTGCCGACTTTGTCTTCGGCGACGACACATCTGTCGCAGGCTTGACCGTGCGCCCGGACGGTTCGCATACCGTATTCGCCAATGTGTACGCGGAACCGATCTTGGTCGTTTCGTACACAGCGGACTACACTTTCGACGACGGTACAATCTTGACGGTCCATCCAGTCACCGGATCCCAGCTCGTGTTCTCAAACGCGTACGCGGAACCGCTGGATCCACCCACGTTTTCGGTTTCGTATACGATGACCGATCAATCATCCTTTGAATCCAACTGGTTTGTTTCCACAACCACGGAATACACCTTTGTGAGTAAAGTGTACGTATTTGCCACATGAATAAAATGCCGGTCATGTTAGTTATATATATACACATATGTACGTGTTGTCGGAAAACACCAAGCTGTTTCGAACGTTCGACGGTCCGGTGGAACACATCGATCGTTTCTCGATCCGCGTGCGCGCGTACAGCGAGACCCAAACCTGGTTTGTGGAAGCGACCAACGGGTGGACCTTTTCTCAACAAGGAAACGTGCTTGGCTTTGTTGCAGTCTCGAATCCGGGTGCAGATCGTGAAATCACACACACGCTCGCCGATCGAGTTTGGAAACACGTCAACGAGTACGTGGCGACGATCGACGCCAACGTCGTGTCCTTGTACGTGAACGGCGAATCCGTACTACTCAACGAGTCCATGGGAGACTCGACGTTCGGCTTCGAACCTTGGTCGGTGCTCCAACTCCACGGCGCAACCAGCCCCAAAACGATCTTCGACGTGTTGCAAATCGAACACAACACCGTGTGGACGGCCTCGAACGTTGAGGATATGTACGCCGCTGTAAGTGAACGCACGGACGATCGTCTGATTCAATTCGTAAACACACCAGCCGGTTCCGTACGCCACGACATGGTTGGTGGAAACATCGAGGATACGGGGAGGATGTCCGTTCGCGATCAAGACGGACAAAGATACGTATTCGTGGACGTTGACCGCATCCGACAGTTGGGTGTTTAGGTACGAGTCCAACGTGTTAACCTTCGAGGAACCGGGAACGCAAATGCAAGAAGTCGACCTGACGGAACAGGTCGCCCAAAGCGTGTCGAACGTGAGCGACTACTTGGTGAACGTGGAACGCCGAAACGTGCATTTCTTCTTCAACGGTCGAAAAGTGGATACGCAATCACGCGATCCAAACACGTTTTCGTGGTCGCATGCGAACATCGAATCGGAGTCGGGTCCCGTTCATCTGACGGAGATTTTGGTGAACGAGGCGTGGTCCAGCGACTATATCGCCAACGTGTTTACTGCGTGATAAAAACAGAAGATTAATTTTATCACCATAATGAATAAGGGTTATGATTATATTATCAAGAGACACACGTGTGATAAACACACAGTTGTGGAAGGAGTTGGCGTTGACGTACCCCAACGAGGACGTGTCGATTCGGGTGGTGGCGTACAGCGAGACGGACGAGTGGGTGGTGGAGGGGAAGGACGTGTGGCGATTGGAACGAGACGGGAACGTGGTGTCTTTGTATAATAACGACAGTAGGAATCCGATGACGAGTTTCGACATTGGAAATCCAGCATTTCACATGAACGATCTAGTGCTCACCGTGAACGGCGATGTCGATACCAACGAGTCCAACATCACCTGTTACATGAACGGATCCCTTGTCGAAGCGAAAAACGGTGACCGGCACGATTCGATTTCGAGATTGGAAGAGCAATCTCGAATTTTACGGAGGCGAGACCACCGACAAGGTGTTGTTCGACCAAATCGCCCTGGATTTCGGAAACGTGTGGTCACTCGATGTAGTAGAGGATAAATACGATTTACAAACCGTGGCGAACGTGCCGGTCATTCGCGGGGGGTTTAGACGCCAATCCGTTCACCCGTTGTTCGACGGCGTGCTTCACCATTCGAGTTCCGCGGAGAGTAACGTGACGTTTGCGAACATCGACCATGACTCGTTTCGCGTGGCGCATTTTCCTCCACAACACATCGCGTATAAAGACGATGTGACGAGCGATCCGGATCAACAAGCCACGTTCACCGTGCGTGTGAAGGCTCCGAACGAGTCCGTCGAGTGGAACGTGGTCGGAAGCAACGCGTCGAACGACGCCGACAAATGGTACATGGCTTGGAACGAACCCAATTTGTCGTTCGGAAACGCGGCGGATATGAGGGGAGAGTTCGTGTCCGTCAATCTGTCGGGAAACTTGAACACGACCGGGTACGAAGTGTACGATTTCGTCGTGAACGTGGACCCGTCGAACGTGGCGATGTTCTTCAACGGAAACGTTGTGTACGAAACGAACCAACACGCGTTTTCGTTCATCACGCCGTGGGATCGAATCCGGATGTTTAGCAACACCGAGCCGATGTTCGTCGACATGGTGGAAATTTTGCTCGGAAACGGGCTGAAACCGGAATTTGTTCGTCCGATGCACACGCACACCGAGTACGTCAACTCGGTGAAGTTCGACACGACCATCGCGTTCGGCGATCGATTCGACACGTACGCGAACGTGGAAGACCTGTTTACTACGTCGTTGACGGCCGGAAACACGTTCACCGGATGGTTGTTTGTGGTGCACAATGACGAGTCTGCGGGGACGACGTCGTTCTCAAACATTGATTTACACACCATGGTGAACGTTCACCTTCCGTCGGCGAACAGCGATATCGAGTACGTCAAGCTGGACGAGGATACGACCCACGCGGCGTTCGCGGACCTCAGTGGCGGGGTGTCTTTCGCGTTCGCGAACATCAGCACCGAATCGGTGGAAACACTCCCCATCAACACCGCGATGAACGACTACTTGACGGTCATCGTCGTGAAACAGGACGAAAATTATTACGCGATGTACGCCAACAACGAAGGCGGGTTGGTGACCGCGGGCAGTCCGATCTCGTGGTCGGATCCGATCGCACCCAAGGTCACGAACGTCGCCTGACGTGGGTATCGGAAACGTGCGCGTGTCGTTCCAACTCGGCGATCACGGCGTGTTTACGAGCAGTGACGTGGTCGCCAACCTTTCGGCCATTGCGGAAAGTGCGGAAACAGGAAACGTCGGCCCGATTACCGTGACCGAGAGGACGAGCAACGTGTTTGTGGACTTGACCCAAGGCGAAGCGTACACGTTCGTGATTACCAAAACGTACATGAAGCCGTACGAATCCGTGGTGGGGTCCAATGTCGAGGACACGGACGCACAGCATTCGGTGGCGCAACTTCCCGCGTTGCCGAACATCACCGGCGTGGACGATCGAGGCCCGGGCGAGGTGTTGGTCACATTCGACATCGGCGCCAACAACGGGTTCAACACAAGCAAAGTGTATGTAGAAGATTACCATCCTCGGATACGATCACGACTTGAATGCCGACGAAATGGCTGACGGGATACGGGTGATTCTGTTCCGATTTGACGCAAGGATACGAGGAGCGATTTCGAGATTGTCCCACAAATCAACCGAACCGTGCGAACACTTTAGTGAAATCGGAACCTTTCGTTCGTAATCGCCGAATTGCCGGCAAAACCGTCCATCGGTGGATATAGTCGACGTCGCGGAAGGAAACGTGCGCGTTCAGTAGGAAATATTTTCAACAAGTTTTTCGGACCACGGCGAACTGTTGTCATAGGTGATGTCACTATTTATCATGCAAATGTGACGAATGGTAAATCTGAAGGAAGACGGTATACAATAGGTGGTTTGACATCTGGTGGATCGGTATACGTGTTCCTATTAATGTCAATTACGATGTTGGAATAGGTAGTAATCCTTATTCCATTAGTCGATAGTGTTGAAAGGAGTGATCGTATAGTCCCAAAGATTCCGACGGCGGTAACCATTGATAGTGTAACAAACACCGGACCAAGTGAAATAGGTATTTCGTATACGGCGAACGATGACGGTGTTGGTGTGGGTACGGTGACTACGTACAGTATCACGTCGACCGACGGAGGAGCTGGTAATGTATCTGATGTAGCGATCTCATCAACTCCGCAAACTGTCAGCGGTTGACGCCGGGCAAGACGTACAATATTTTGATTCAAAAGGAATACACAGATCCGTACACGGTACCAGTATCAACCGCTACAATACCTGAGGGTCCCCAAGTCACAGGATACACCGTCGCCGAACTTCCGGACAACCCGACCATCGTGGATATATTCGACGTCGCGGAAGGAAACGTGCGCGTTCAGTATGAAATATCTTTCAACAATTTTTTCGACACGGCGAACATTGTCATAGGTGATGTCACTATTTATCATGCAAATGTGACGAATGGTAAATCTGAAGGAAACGTATACAATAGTGGTTTGACATCTGGTGGATCGTATACGTTTCCTATTAATGTCAATTACGATGTTGGATAGGTAGTAATCCTTATTCCATTAGTCGATTTGTTGAAAGGAGTGATCGTATAGTCCCATAGATTCCGACGGCGGTAACCATTGATAGTGTAACAAACACCGGACCAAGTGAAATAGGTATTTCGTATACGCGAACGATGACGGTGGTGGTGTGGGTACGGTGACTACGTACAGTATCACGTCGACCGACGGAGGAGCTGGTAATGTATCTGATGTAGCGATCTCAGCAACAACTCCGCAAACTGTCAGCGGTTTGACGCCGGGCAAGACGTACAATATTTTGATTCAAAAGGAATACACAGATCCGTACACGGTACCAGTATCAACCGCTACAATACCTGAGGGTCCCCAAGTCACAGGGTACACCGTCGCCGAACTTCCGGACAACCCGACCATCGTGGATATATTCGACGTCGCGGAAGGGAAACGTGCGCGTTCAGTATGAAATATCTTTCAACAATTTTTTCGACACGGCGAACATTGTCATAGTGATGTCACTATTTATCATGGCAAATGTGACGAATGGTAAATCTGAAGGAAACGTATACAATAGTGGTTTGACATCTGGTGGATCGTATACGTTTCCTATTAATGTCAATTACGATGTGGAATAGGTAGTAATCCTTATTCCATTAGTCGATATGTTGAAAGGAGTGATCGTATAGTCCCAAAGATTCCGACGGCGGTAACCATTGATAGTGTAACAAACACCGGACCAGGTGAAATAAGTATTTCGTATACGCGGAACGATGACGGTGTTGGTGTGGGTACGGTGACTTACGTACAGTATCACGTCGACCGACGGAGGAGCTGGTAATGTATCTGATGTAGCGATCTCATCAACTCCGCAAACTGTCAGCGGTTTGACGCCGGACAGGACGTACAATATTTTGATTCAAAAGGAATACACAGATCCGTACACGGTACCAGTATCAACCGCTACAATACCTGAGGGTCCCCAAGTCACAGGATACACCGTCGCCGAACTTCCGGACAACCCGACCATCGTGGCCGTTGTCATTGGATGATATTGCGGATGCGACTTAAGAACAAGGAACGTCCTATACAGAATTGTATGTAGCTGGAGATGGATCAATATGGTGATGATAGTCTAACGTTTGATGATACGGTTATTGGATGCTATTATTAGTGGAACGTCTGTAGATACAGACTTCGCAGACGAAGTTAGTTACTCTGAAATTATTTATATGTATATGTGTTTAGATGGTTAGATGTAGATGAACTACTTCCATTACCGCGCTCGATTATCTGATAAAAGCAGATCAACATTCTAGTAATATGGCCATTGGTGTAACCGACACCTTTTATCTACCCATAGTTCCAAAATGTGAATTGGTAAGTAATCCTTTATACCAATCCGACACCCAGACCATATCTGCAAATGTACATTTTTCGAGTTATGATCAATCGCGATTTACGGATATGACAACTGAGATACAAGTCAGACGCGAATCGTACGGCGGGGGTGGTGACTGATAATCCACCAGTCGAAGATATAGATAATGTCGGTAACAATATTATTTATACAATAACAGCGTTGAATCCAACATATCTTTCTATCAAGATGACTTTTGAATTTCAATATTACGATAGTACTGGGTTCTTTTTACAAGCAATACCAATTCGATCCACTTACACTGTAGATACCGGTTGGGTTAGGGTTCGATAAAATCAAATATTCGACACTTAAAGAATCAGATGCAAGTCCATTACAACAACCGACGAACCACCAACCCGACTTTTTTCACAATCATGGACTACACTTCGATGATCTGTCGCAACATGGCCGTCATGATTGACGTGAGCGCGAACGATTCCGGCGCCGAATTCAAGCGCCGGAGTTACGAACGCGTCCTCAACGCGTTGCGCGATTGTCCGACCCCGATCCAATCCCTTGCGGACGTGCTCGACGTCGTCCAGTGCGGGGGCAGCATTCGTCGGAAGATTGCGTACATCATCGACCACGACGACGATCTGCCGGAAGTGAAAGCCTTTTTTGAATCGTCTTACGACGACGGAGAAGACCACGACGATGACGCCGAAACCGAGTCGGAAGACACGGATTTGGAATGCGAATCGGAAGAAGACGACGCCGAAACCGAGTCGGAAGAAGACGACGCCGAAACCGAATCGGAAGAAGACGACGACGCCGACACCGAGTCGGTCGGGTCCAATGACGAAGACGCAGAATCGGAATCGGAAATGGAATCGGAGTTGGTCGTCCCGTCCCAACTGCAAGCCTTGCGCGCGGTCAACAAGATCGAGTACTCCATGCTCGCCGAGGAGGGCGCTTTGACGGTCACGGAAGCGCTCGCCCACCTCCAAACCCTGCGCGCGTACGTCATGGCCACCATCATCTGCGCCGATGAATGAGGACCATGAATATCCATTAAAGAAATAATCGCAGAGTAAAGGTAAGTATCAAAAAATTGCAACATGCAGATTTTTGTCAAAACACTCACAGGCAAGACCATCACGTTGGAGGTGGAGTCGTCCGACACGGTCGACAACGTCAAGTCCAAGATTCAAGACAAGGAAGGTATTCCGCCCGATCAACAACGTCTCATTTTCGCAGGTAAACAATTGGAAGACGGACGAACACTCGCGGATTACAATATTCAAAAAGAGTCGACGTTACACCTTGTTTTGAGGCTGAGAGGAGGGTACCGAATGTAAAGTATTTGAAATCGCATGTGCAAGAACACAACACATATCATCAAGAAAACAGCCCGACATCGAGTCTACCAAACCATTCAGCGCAAGAAACTGTGCGAATCGTTTGCGTGTTCAAAAAATAACAAATCCTCATCACGGAATCCGATTTTTTATAAAAAAAGGGTCGCGTGATGTGCATTTTTTAAAATATTCAACCGAACAGTAGTTGTTTGCGAACCACGGACGGGTTTTCGTACAAACGTCGCAACAAATAAGGAATCGCTTGGTGGTACGGTCCGAACGGGACGTAGACCATCTTTCGAATCGACCCCGAAGTCCACTCCAACAGAGGTTCGTCAAATCCCATCAACGTCGCGTGGAAACATTTCTCGCTCGCTATGTTCTTGATTCGGTCGAAGGACGCTTTGTTATGGGTGGCAAATACGAGTTCTCCGAGCATGGGTTCGTGATATTTTAGGACGTCGACGGCGCGGTCGTACGCCTTGTCGGTGTCTTCCTTGGTGTCGTACAACATGCCCGTCTTCCGATCTTTGGCCAAGTACGCGCCGCGCACGAGTTTCACGTGCAACACGTGTCCGTTCGACACGCAATAGTCGATATCCGTGACCAGTCGATGCATGGCGTCTCGACGATACATTTGGTAGGTTTTGAAGACATGGTGGGCGGATGATTGCGGATGTGTCACGAGTTCGTCCGTGAGGCTCGCGACGCGTTGTTGAATCCCCACCTGTTCCGCGTCGATCATCAGTTTGTTGTTGGTGTACGCCGCGTGATCGGCGAGCCGGTGCGTCAAATCGGACGACAAGTTTAACGCGGACAATTTGATGGCGTGATATTGATTCGGAAACGCGTACATCAACTGGCGTTGTTTTTGAAAATACGCGTGTGCGCCCGCGGCGCCGTTGTGTTCGACGGCGTAGTCGATGACGGGTGTGATGTCGCGCGCGCGATACGAAAGCAGTTTGCGAACCAGATGACGTTCCGAGAGTACGAATTTGTTCATATCGGGAGACACTCTTTTCTACATTTGCTATGATTTCGTTTCTAAATGAGTTACTTTAAGAACGGTACGGGGGTGTTTTATTGTGCACCATGTACTCTGTCGCGTCGCAACGCCAACGATCCATGTTGATGCGTGGTGTGATGCCCGACATCAAACACGAGCACTGCTTCGCGACCATGGATTGGGGTGACGGCTTTCGTGTAGAGTTTCGAAAGATTTTCACGAGCGGTACGGTTGCTCCGTACAATGTGGAGATGGACGTCAAACGCGACGATCACAAGGTGGTGTTGTGGATGGACGTGGTGGATTCGGTCAACGTGCGAAATCTTGTCGTATTCGGATTGAAACGAACGCGACCACACGTGTGGTCGTCGGTGGTGTTGACGTATCCCGAGTTTACACACCATCTCGCGGCAGCAAAACAATTGGTTCAAGAAACCTTTGAACGAATCGATTGTACGGCACCGGTAGTTGGGTGGAGACCAAACACCGTGCGTGACGATTTTATGCAGTCCATGGCCCAATATTGTGGTGGGCGTGTTCGCGACATCCTTTCCTCGGCGGTTCGCGTTCGTCGCGCGAGACGGATTCGACACAAGAAGATGATTCGAAACGCGTGGACCGCGTGGATCGATCACTACTACGACCCGGATACGCCGAACGGATACATGGAAACGCGCGCGCACGTCTTTTACGGAAACGTCCGTGAGTTGTGAATCGTACGGGTGATTGGATGCGCGTGCCTCATCAGTTCGTTGTATGTTGATCGATCGCGTACGGAGTTCGGAAACCCGACGATCTCAGTCGCCAAGCGACACAGCAACACGAACACGTCCATGACGAACGCATTCGAAGCGTGCGAATAGACGGGTGGGTCGTACAACGGATTGGTTGCATAATTGTCGTTTAAAAGGTGATTGTGTGTGGGTTTGATGTTCGTTTTTCGGAAAAACAACAGCACGGATTTGCCAAGACGATAAAAGCTTCGGGCGTAGGCTTTGATTTCTTTGGTATCATATTTGGCGTTGCTACTCACCAACACGTAATACATGACATCTTTGTACGTTTCTCGGTACCCGTTCCAGAGTACGGTCGTGCTATTGCGTTTTCGAGTTTGTTGTAAAAAGTCGTGGATGTCGAACGCGTCGTCGTGAACGATTCGGTGTTGTACGAAACGTAACCATTCGCGGAAATCGTCGTGTACCAACAAGGGGCGTTTGGGTTGGTGGGCGGGGAGTAGTCGTGCGTGATACAAGTTTGACCATGATCGTGCCGCCAATACCTTGAACGCAAGGCTCGTTTCTAGGTCCGGTTTGTCCACGAACGACAACGCGACCGAAATGGTATGGAAATGAAAGTCGCGCAATTGTTGTTTGATGGTGCTCACGTTCGCTTTCAGGTTCGATTTGTATCGGGCGAGAATGATGGATCGTTGCAACATGTCGTACAAAGGCGGTACAGAGTTTACTTGGGGCATCGTTTCTTGTTTTCGACGGTATGAAATCTTCTCCACAAATAAAATGAAAATTTAAAGAATTGCGAAAATGTTCGGAGTACTCATGAATAGTCGATACGCGTCCTCGAGCGCGCGTCCCGCGGATGTCGTCGGCATTCAGTTTGGGATCTTGAGCAAGGAGGAGATTGTGAAACAGTCGGTGGTGTGCGTGCACAATGTGGACCTGTACGACAAGGGGGATCCGGCGGAACACGGTTTGTACGATTTGCGCATGGGAACCACCAGCCGTTCGCACAAGTGCGCGACGTGCGGGATGCGACAACATCAACTGTCCGGGTCATTTCGGACACGTGGAACTCGAGTACCCTGTGTACAACTTGTCCTACTTCAAAAACATTTACAAGATTTTGCAATGCGTGTGTATGCGATGCTCGGGGTTTCTGGGGTGTTTCGAAAAGTTTCCCCCGTTACCCACCGAGAACATCAGCGGCAGTCGACGCGCCATGCGTTTGAAGCGCGTCATGGAGTCGCTCAAGAAGGATCAGACGTGCGCGCGGTGCGAGTTTCGTCAACCGAAATGGTCGACGGACAACTTTGTGATTTCGTGCACTTTCGCGAATGAAGAACCCGAAGACGAAAATGCGGAAGCCACCACCACCACGGCCGTTCCCACGAAAACGATCTTGAACGTCTTGCGTAAAATGGACGACGACACGTGCAACGCCATCGGATCCAATAGCAAATACAGTCATCCGAAGAATATGATTTTCGAGGTGTTTCCGGTTTCGCCGCCGGTGATTCGTCCTTCGGTGATGATGAACTCGTCGTATCGCACACAAGACGACATCACGCACAAGATGACGGACATCTTGAAATGCAACAAGTCGCTTGCCAAACTACTAGGATCGAGTCCGAAAGGAAGCGAATCAATTATCCAAGAGACCATTTCGTTGTTACAGTACCACGTCAACACGCTCATCGACAACGAAATCCCGGGCCAACCGCAGGCGACGCAACGCACGGGAAGGCCCATCAAATCCATCGGTCAGCGCATTCGGTCCAAGGAAGGGCGCGTGCGCGGCAATCTGATGGGAAAACGCGTCGACTTTTCTGCGCGGACGGTCATTACGGCGGAGCCGAACATCATGCTCGACGAGCTCGGTGTGCCGGTGGATATCGCGCGCAACATGACATTTTCGGAATGCGTGAACGCTCACAACAAGAAACGCATTCAAGAATACGTGGATATCGGGCCTAGCCCGAAACGCTTGAAGGACGTGGGGGCCAAGTACGTCATCACCGAGAACGGTGTTCGAAAGGATCTTCGATTCGCCAAGGATGTCGTGGTGAACGAGGGAGACGTCGTGGAGCGTCATCTGAAGGACGGGGATTACGTCGTGTTCAACCGCCAACCCACGCTGCACAAGATGTCGATGATGGGGCATCGCGTGGTGGTCATGCCGCACAACACGTTTCGCATGAATCTCAGCGCCACGAGTTCGTACAACGCCGATTTTGACGGCGACGAGATGAATCTGCACGTCGCGCAAGGATACGAAAGCATTTCGGAAATCAAGGAGCTCATGATGGTGTCCAGAAACATGATTTCGCCGCAAGCGAACCGTCCCGTCATGGGAATCATCCAAGATTCGTTGGTGGCGTGTCGACTCTTCACGAGACGAGACGTGTTTTTGACCAAGGAGGATATCACGCAACTTTTGTGTAACATCGAGGAATTTCGAGTCCCCGTCCCTTGTGTGTTGAAACCAATCCCGTTGTGGTCCGGGAAACAAATGATGTCGTTGTTGTTTTTTCCGGGACTACAAATGCGCAAGTATTCGGCGTGGCACAACGAGGATACCGAAACCCCTTGGTTTTCCGCGTCGGATACAGAGATTTACATCGACGCATCGGGGGAACTTCTCACGGGTACGTTGTGCAAAAAAACGTTGGGTGCGGCGTCCAACGGTATCGTACACAAGGCGTGGTTGATCGACAACGACAAGGCGTGTCGGTTGGTGAGCCGCATTCAGTTTTTGGTCAATAAATGGTTGTTGACGCACGGATTTTCGGTGGGGATTTCCGATTGTGTGACGAAAAACACCGACGAGGTGACCGCGCTCATCGACGACAACATGCGTCGCATCGACACGATTTTAGAGAACGCCGTCAAAACCGGAGTACATCCTTCGAAGAAGGAGGGTACCATCAGCACCATCTTGAACAACGCGAGGGACGTGTCGGGCCGATACGTGCAGAAAGATTTGACGACGAAAAACAATCTGTTTACGATGGTGAGCGGAGGTTCCAAGGGCAGCGTCATCAACATCGCGCAAATCATGGCATGTGTCGGTCAACAAAACGTGAACGGTCAACGAGTCGCGTTTGGGTACGACAATCGTACGCTTCCGCACTTCAAACAAAACGACCACGGGCCGGAAAGCAAGGGGTTTGTGAAGCATTCGTACATGCAGGGGTTGACTCCGAGCGAGTTTTTCTTTCACGCCATGGGCGGTCGAGAAGGTGTGATCGATACGGCCATCAAGACGAGCGAGTCTGGGTACATCCAGCGTCGACTGGTCAAGTCGATGGAAGACATTGCCGTGGGGTTCGACGGCGTCGTGCGTAACAGCATTGGTGATATCGTCCAATTTCGATACGGGGAGGACGGATTCGACGGAAGTCTCTTGTTCGCCCAAAAGATTGACAAAAACAATCCGTGGGGAATGCAGAGCATTTGTTTTCCGATCGAACTGACGGACGCGTACTGGAAAACACACGACAACACGGAAGCGACAGCGAGTTCCGTTTCAAATCACAACAACGTGTCTCCGATTGCGGACTGGTTGATTCGGCACCACGTCCGAGACGAACAACAAGCGGAACGGAAGCGGTCCCAAATGAACGCCGATTTGGAACCGTATCTCGTCAACCCGGGGGAGATGGTGGGTGTGATTGCGGCGCAAAGTTTGGGTCAACCCATCACGCAAATGACGTTGAACACCTTTCACTTTTCGGGAATCGCCTCGAAGAGCGTGACGTTGGGTGTGCCGCGATTGAAAGAGTTGATCAACATGAGCAAAACGATCAAGAGCCCGAGCATGACGATCACCATGAAACCCGAACACGTGCATTCCAAGATGTTTCGATTTAACGGAACGACGTTGGGACACTACATCAAGGGGACGTCCGTCCATTATCGTATGGATTTGTTTGATTTCGAAGAGGATTATCTGAGGCGCATGGAGAACCCCGATTTAGAAACCGCCTTGCGGGACGGATGTTGGGTGATTGTGTACGCGATCGACGTATACGAGGTGGGGAAACAGGGAGCGTCCATGACGGATCTTACGGTGTGCGTGCAACAACAATACGAACACATGTGGTGTGTATGTAACGACGAAACGAGCGACGAACCCATGTTGGTGGTTCGTGTGATGACCTCAGCGGATGCGGAACACAACGATCACGCGAAACGATTAGCGGTCAAAATCAAGTCGGATGTCAATGTGAAAGGGTACGCAAACGTTCGAGAGACGTACGCGAACGACGATCCGTTGGTGGTGGAAACCGCCGGAACCGACTTTGAAAACGTGCTTTGCGACCGCATGATCGATCCGTTTCACACGTACACCAACAACATCATCGAGACGTACCAGGTGTTGGGGATCGAGGCGGCGAGAGAGATGTTGTTGCGCGAGATTCGGAACGTGATCGAGTACGACGGATCGTACGTGGACTATCGTCACGTGGGTTTGTTGGTGGACACGATGACTTACAAGGGTATGCTCATGTCCATCACACGCCACGGAATCAACCGAACGGAAACGGGGGTGCTCATGCGGTGTTCGTTCGAGGAAACGGTCAACATCATCACGGACGCGGCGGTGTTTGGTGAGCGCGACCATCTGAAGGGAATCACCGAAAATATCGTCATGGGAAAACACTCGAAGATCGGCACGGGCCTTGTAGACATCTTGGTCGATCCGGCGCGAATGATTCCGTGGTTCGAAGAACAGGTTGGTGAAGACGAACCACCACCCCAGCACGACGCCGACATATACACACCGTCCACGCCGAGATACGAGTTTGACGAGTCGATTTATGTAGACTCGTTTTACACTTAAAGATTATTGACTCATTCACGGTAGCACGATATACATATACGTATTACAACAAACATGAACTCTGTCAAAGATTACATGACCCACGCGTTCGCCGAGGAGTTGGAAAAGCATGTGCTGACGGACATGAAACGTATGTTGAGGAAACTGTGCGACGACATGCCGGTTCTCCAAGCGGACGAGGTGATGGTTTGGTTTGATGGATATACCTCAAACACTTCTGGGAGTGCAGTTTCCACAAAATTGGATCCGAACATTGGAATCATGGACGGGCCTTCTGAACCCGTGACTGAAGTTCCAAAAAAGCCGACAGCTCGAGGAAAGAAGAAGGTTCAACAGGAAGCGAATGCCGAAGCGTCCAATGCCGAAGCGTCCAATGCCGAGCCCAAAAAGAAGACCGCCGCTCGTGGCAAGAAGAAGGTGGTTGAAAATGCCGAAGCGTCCAATGCCGAAGCGTCCAATGCCGAAGCGTCCAATGCCGAAGCGTCCAATGCCGAAGCGTCCAATGCCGAAGCGTCCAAGCGAATGCCGAAGCGAATGCCGAGCCCAATGCCGAAGCGAATGCCGAAGCGTCCAATGCCGAAGCGCAATGCCGAAGCGTCCAATACCGAGCCCAAAAAGAAGACCGCAGCTCGTGGTAAGAAGAAGGTGGTTGAAAATGCCGAAGCGAATGCCGAAGCGTCCAATGCCGAAGCGAATGCCGAAGCGTCCAATGCCGAAGCGTCCAATGCCGAAGCGTCGAATACCGAGCCCAAAAAGAAGACCGCAGCTCGTGGTAAGAAGAAGGTGGTTGAAAATGCTGAAGCAAATGCCGAAGCGTCGAATACCGAAGCGTCGAATACCGAAGCGTCGAATGCCGAGCCCAAAAAGAAGACCACCGCTCGTGGCAAGAAGAAGATGGATGAAACTGCCGAAGCGAATGTTGCCGAAGTGAATGTCAAAGAAGAAGTCTCCGTCACAGAGAAGAAGACCACCGCTCGTGGCAAGAAGAAGGTGGATGAAACTGCCGAACCTACCAAGAAGAAGACCACCGCTCGTGGCAAGAAGAAGGTGGATGAAACTGCCGAAGCGAATGTTGCCGAAGCGTCCAATGCCGAAGCGTCCAATGCCGAAGCGTCCAATGCCGAAGCGTCCAATGCCGAAGCGTCCAATGCCGAAGCGTCCAATGCCGAAGCGTCCACGAGCGGGATAGAATCGCCCGACATGTGTGATTCATACTATCCCAAGTAGACTCAAGGAAAAAACAATGTCAAATAAATACACTTAAACACCAACCACAAGAGTAGAATAACTAGCATGTCCGTGTGTTACGATCGTGATGTCAAAGATACCGCAAACACGTCAAGAAAGAGAGTGGCTTCGAAGAAACGAGATCACCCGGTATTATCACAAACTATCAACAACATCCTCACGGACCCAGTCGCCAATGTCGCCCAATCCCTTGTCGAATCTGTCGACAGTTCCCCTGTTCGTCAACCGTCAAAACGAGCTCGTTAGCGTACGTTACGATGGCGAAGCACGTGTTTTGATGTTAGGTACGCAAACTGACTTTCGAACCATAACGAATGCCGATCGGTTCAAGTGCAAAAAAGGGTACGTGATTTGTTTGACACCAACAAGCGTCTATTACATGCATATTCAGTCGAATAACACAATCCAGTGGAAGTTTGAAACCAAGGACATTGTGTTAATCGATGGATTATGGGACACGTGCACCAACACGTGTGTGACGGTGACGGGAGATGCGTGGCAAACCTATTGGATTCGCAAGAACGAAGATGTGATCCAAACCGTGCGTTGCGACAAGATGCTGGATATGGTTTCGTTGTGTGGAAAGTACGTGTCGTGGGACGTCCCAAGTTCACCTCAAAAGATATACGAGGTGAATTTCCTGTCGTGTATCGGGCGTTGGTTGGTGGAGTCCTCCGAATACATTTACATTTTGGACGACGTCGGATATCGACAGTTCATGCGAGACAAATCACAAGTCACGCATAGGATGCTGAATGACGCTCACACCTTTGACGGTATGATTTACGACTACGATCGGAACGAAGTGTACGTGTCGGACACCCACGACATCTTGATGTATCAGAAGAACGGGTACTTGTTCGTCGCGCAAACCGTACACCCCTACCATATCAAGCACGCGTGTTGCGGCGATATGATTCCGCGCATCTACCGATGGTACGACCATCTTGCGAGTCAAGAAACGTTTTTGGAAACCATGGGTGGTATTTACAAGTTGAGCATGGAGCCCAAATCCTTGACCGCCTCCACCAGAATCGATACCACCTTGGAGTAATCGACCGACAATTTGTCGTCGGACCTAGTATGAACCAAGGTGGGGAAATGCAGCGCCACCTCTTGTGCGATAAAGCCGTACTGCTTGTGGTTCGGATCGTTTTTAGATGCATCTTTCCAATCGAACGTTACACCATGCAATTGACGAACCAGTGACAAGGCGTGCGTAATACTCGACACGTTGGTCTTGAGACGCTCGTCGGAGGGCGAGAAGAAGTCGTTGGCGGTGACAACGCCCGAGTGATTGACTTCGCAGATGGAGGTCCCCGAATTGTTTTTCACCTTGAACTTTTGTGAAGTAGATTCCAGATGGACCGATACATCGCTGGTGTCGGTTTGCGGTCGAATCTCGCTGGCGTGCACTGCATCCATGGAGATGGTACCCCCAGTGATGGCGACGTTGTTGGCGTCTTGAAACGCCATGGTTCCGTAGTTTTGTTTTTCCAAGCTGACAAACTCGATCGGAGACGTGTCGAGCGCGAACGACCCGGCGTCCACGTTTGACGGATGAATACACACGAACGTGTGTCCCGGATTGAACGTACCTTTTCCGCGCCCCGCGAATCCGGATGGCTCGACGACGACCGTCGAACCCACGATGTTTCCAAACGCCTTGAAGTCGGGATGACGCACCGCGCGAGAGAACAATCCTTGCGCGCCTTCCAACGTCGCCGTGACTTGATACACACCGTTGAACGCCTTGTTCGGCGAGTCCTTGACGAGCACGACATCGCCTACGTTCGACACCGCCCCGTCGATCGTGTTGGTCCCCTTGTTGGTATAGATGATGTAGTTGCCCGAGTCGAACAACTCGGAGACGTCAATCTCGTCGTTGGGTGTGGTGGCCATGTTCGCAATCGTGACGGATTTGTGTACGCTACCCAACGAAATCACGTTGGTGGTGGTATCTCCTGGTACCGGTCGTTGCGTGACGGTTACCGTACCGGAAGTGGCATTGGTGGTGTTGTTGTTGTTCGACGTTTGTCCGCAGCAACCGCATACGTTCGTACCCGACCCGTCTCCGGAGGTGGTGTTTGTCGTGTCCAAACCGGCGGCGATCGCCGCGTCGTGAATGGTTTTCACCGCCTCCACCAAAATCGACACCACCTTGGCGTAGTCCACGGTGAGGTGTTCGTTCAAGGTTTCCGCCACCAAAGTGGGAAACTCGGCCGCCACCTCTTGTGCGATGAAACCGTACTGTTTGTGACCGGGATTCTTGTTGCGTTTCGGATCGATCCAGTCGAACGTTTTGCCATGCAGTTTTTTCACCAATCCGATGGGATCGACGATGGTCGCTTCGTTGGTTTTCAGGGACCGGTCGGAAAGAGAATTGAACTGAAACGCAGAGACCAGACCGGTACCGTCCACTTCAAACACCACGTCGCTGTCCGCGTCGGCGGTGGTTTCCAACGGAGTGGCTCGAACACGGAACGCGGAGTTTTCCGTGTTGTCCGGAAGACGTATGCTGATTTCGCTTTCACCATCGCGAGAGCGTAGTTCGCTGACATAAAGCGCGGGAACCTGGATGCTTCCTCCGGTGATGTGGACGTCGTCGTGGTGTTGATTGGCCATGGTACCGTACTCGGCCGTCGTCAAGTTGTGAATCTCGAACTCGTCGGTGTCCAAGACGAACGGGTTGGGACCGTTCACGTTCGCATGGGTTTCGTTGGGTGTGGTGATGACGTAGCTGTGGTTGTTGGACTTGATATTCACAATCGTTCCGATACAATCGTCGACGGAATCCATCAACGGAGAACGTTGACATTCCAAGACCAATATTCCACCGAAGACTTGGATGGTGTTAATAGTATACAATCCGTTTTGTTTCGTTTGTTTTGTATTCGGTGATGCCGTAAAGTATACCGGTGTTTGGACGAAAATAGTCATGTTCGGTTGAAGATCCACTCCGTTGATGTTTTTTTCTGTGTAATTATGTAGTTGAAACACGGTGTTCTGATTTTCGGTAGATTGTTGGAACACATATTCAATATTGTCGTCATCCAACGTGACGACGTCCGCTTGAATAAATCGTTCGAATCCAATCTTGAATACGTTGATGTTCGAATTCACCTGATACTCAATCACGGTTTCGTCCGCATCCGGATCTTGAATCAGATCCGACTTTTTCATGTACGTTTCGTCGGCGTACGTGGTGGTGACGTATCCGTTGAGGTCAATGACGCCGGTGATGCTGCCTCCGCCACCGGTTCCGCTTCCACCGCCTCCCGTCACCAACCCGGATAGCTGATTGGTTACCCACGCCTCTGTGGCGTACCCGTCCAAACTGACACTTCCACCCGAACTCGACGACCCCCCGCCGTGAACCACGAAATTGTTCCACATCTCTTTGGAAACGTAGTTCTCCATGAGAAACGTGGTGGTGACGTTGCCGTTACCGTACGTGTTGATTAAGGTCTTGACGTCCTGATCGGTGGTGTACTTGTTGGTTTCCAAATAGTCTTCCACGAACGCGGGTGTGACGTTGCCGTTCGATCCGAACCCGGAATTGACGTTGAGTATCGCCTGATACAACTGGGTTTGGGTCACAAACATGGACGTGTCCGGATTGGTGGTACCGCCACCACCACCACTGGAGTCGCCGCTCGTGTACGATTGAATTAATGTCACAATCTCGAATTTCTGGAGATAATCGTTTTCTTCCAAATACGTGTCGATGTAATTTTCACGAACATAGTTGTTGTCGCGCAAATAGTTTCCGAGATATTGGGGGGTTACGTTACCTCCAACCGAGTATCCCGCATTCACGTTCACGATCGCCCTGTAAAGATCCAGATGCGTCACGTAGTTGCTCAAATCCACACTCCCACCACTTCCTCCTCCAGAAGAACCGGCGAACAAGGAGTCCACTACAGTCTTTGTATAATAGTAGGTATTAATGAATGATTTGGCGTAAAACGATGTGTCGATATCTGTTTTTGTGTAATAGTTGTCCAAATTGACCGACCCGCCGCCACCACCGCTTCCCGATGTGTCAATATTCGCAATTGCTTCGGCGAGTTCCACTTTGGTCGCGTACACGTCCGACGAAAAGTCGATGTTCGCAATCTCGTTGGCGAGTTCCGTTTTGGTCGCGTACACGTCCGACGAAAAGTCGATGTTCGCAATCTCGTTGGCGAGTTCCGTTTTGGTCGCGTACACGTCCGACGAAAAGTCGATGTTCGCAATCTCGTTGGCGAGTTCCGTTTTGGTCGCGTACACGTCCGACGAAAAGTCGATGTTCGCAATCTCGTTGGCGAGTTCCGTTTTGGTCGCGTACACGTTGGTGAGATGGGTGATGTTTGCGTACGTGGACACCAAACTATCTGTGGTGGTGTACGCATCAAGATCGCTTACTTTCGCGTAGGTGGACTCTAATGTTTCTATGTTGGCGTACGGAGCCAGGTGATTAACCAAATCATTTCCAAGGTCGGATTTTCTCACATAGTTCACCAAGTCGATCGTAATCGTTCCATTTTCACCATCTAAATTAGCGATGATTTGCTCTTGCACGTTACCCACAAGTTCCTCGACCCAAGCGATGGTCGGGAAGGTGTTGTCGACAGTATTTTTGTCGTAATACTGGGACGTGACCCAGGAAACGTTGGCGAGGTTGGCGTCGACGTACGCTTTGTCGTAATAAGTCGAGGTGACCCAGGAGACGTTGGCAAGGTTGGCGTCCACAAATTCCTTGTCGTAATACTGGGACATGACCCAGGAAACATTGGCAAGATTGGCGTCGACGTATTCCTTGTCGTAATACTGGGACGTGACCCAGGAAACGTTGGCGAGGTTGGCATTGACGTACGCTTTGTCGTAATACTGCGAAGTGACCCAGGAAACGTTCGCAAGATTGGCGTCGACGTACGCTCGGTCGTAATAGGTCCCCGTGACCCAAGCAACGTTCGCGAGATTGGCGTCGACGTACGATTTATCGTAATAAGTCCCCATGACCCAAGAGACGTTCGCAAGATTGGCGTCGACATACGATTTATCGTAATAATTGGACGTGACCCAAGCAACGTTCGCAAGATTGGCGTCGACATACGATTTATCGTAATAATTGGACGTGACCCAAGCAACGTTCGCAAGATTGGCGTCGACATACGATTTATCGTAATAATTGGACGTGACCCAAGCAACGTTTGCGAGGTTGGCGTCGACGTACGCCTTGTCGTAGTAGGTCCCCGTGACCCAAGCAACGTTCGCAAGATTGGCGTCGACGTACGCTCGGTCGTAATAATTGGACGTAACCCAAGCAACGTTCGCAAGATTGGCGTCGACGTACGCTCGGTCGTAATAATTGGACGTAACCCAAGCAACGTTCGCAAGATTGGCGTCGACGTACGCTCGGTCGTAGTAAGTCCCCGTGACCCAGGTAACGTTGGCGAGGTTGGAGTCGACGTACGCTCGGTCGTAATAAGTCCCCGTGACCCAAGCAACGTTCGCAAGATTGGCGTCGACGTACGCTCGGTCGTAGTAGGTCCCCGTGACCCAGGTAACGTTGGCGAGGTTGGAGTCGACGTACGCTCGGTCGTAATAAGTCGAAGTGACCCAGGCAACGTTCGCGAGGTTGGAGTCGACGTACGCTCTGTCGTAATAAGTCGAAGTGACCCAGGCAACGTTCGCGAGGTTGGACGTGTCAAAATTGAGATTCGTAAGGTCGATGTTTACAAAATCAATGACATCTTGCTTGGTGACGAATGCGTCGCTCGGTTTTTGTGCAATCTTGATCCCGTCCGCCGTAGATTGTACCAAATTCCCATGTACGACCACGTCGTTGTTGTCTAAGGATTGGATTTCGTTCGTATGGATCCGTGTTGTGCGAATGGATTGTTCACCCAACACGAGATTGGTCGTAATAATATCGTTTTCAACATATTCAACGAGTAACGCACGATCCGATGCGTCGAATCGCGGAATCAGTCTAATAACCTGATCGGCGGTTTCCACACTATCGTTGTAAAACGCCAAGGTATTCCCAGACAGGATAGTTTCATAAAGAACGTCCGAACCGTTGGTGTTAACCATGGGCAAACTACTAGGAATGTCAGAAACAATCCTTGTTCTGCTCTTCATGAGGATATATAAGTTTATTCAAATTTACGCATCAAAGCGGCCAGCTGGTGGTTGATATTTGACAGCGTGGCATCCATTTCCGCCATACGTTTTTTCAGCGCGCTGTTTTCGGAATGGAGTTGTTTGACCGATTCGACTAGGAACGGAATGAGTTCAATGTACGAAATATTTAAATACTCGTTGTCCGATTGAACGATGGAAGGGATGATGGGTTGGACGTCTTGCGCGATAAACCCAAACTGTGTTTCCCCTGTAGAGTTCAACACGTATTGTTTTCCTTGAAGTTGTAGAATAGCTTCTAAAGCGTTCTTTATGGGAGAGATGTCATGCTTCAATCTTTCATCAGAGCGATTTCGAATTTGGTTCGCAATCAATTGACCGTTCACAGAAAATACACCCGTGTTATTATCATAGTAAACCTTGTTGGTCGAAACCACAGTCGAATTATCGTTTAAAGTGTACAACTCTTCAAACACATTCTCTCCAGATGTGTTTGTGTTAGAATCCGTTGTGAAAAACAAATAAACAAGAGGGATAGACATCACCTATCAAGGGATGTTGATTGAATTTCTACTATGAAAGTGGTCTTTTATTCTCAAATGTTAGACGAAGTAGGTAGCGAGTCCAATGAATCCGCATTAAACGGATGAACGATATTGACGATATTCGATATATCCTTGGCGTAATGAAACCCTATATCCAAGTGGTTCATCACGTCTTGGGTGGTGATGTTCCACACGCTGGAGTCGGACTCCTTACGTAAGGACATGGAGTGAATTTTCATTTGGATGGACCCACGTTGTTCTTGTTGTACGTACACGTGAAACGGGTAGATGGACCGAACATCGTCTCCGTACGTGTCCGATACGTTGGACAACACGATGTTGTGAATGGCGAGGGTATCCCCAGAGTTGTGAAACGTTGTATTTCTCAAATACTCGGTGTTTGAATTTTTACCGACTGTGATGTTTGAATCGCACTCTATAGAACAGTTCACAAACTCGATGTGATGATTTTCCAAAGAGTTCATGCTCGAACGTTCAACGCCGAATTGCGGCAATACCAATATGTTCCCAGTCGGTGATGGCAGAGTTGTCGAAAGATTGACGACACCCGTTTTGGCGATGATCACCGAATCTGGAACAGGAGAGGACAATACACCAATCTCTTGATCAAACTGTGTATCGATTCGTAAACGGATACGATACATTTCGTCGGGAAAAAACGATTCGCGTATCACAAAATGCGCGTGATTGGATTCCACGTTTCCGATAATCGTACGGTCTGTATTTGACATGTTTGTCATGGTGTAGTCAATCACGACATTTCCCGAAAAGTCGTCGCGACTCAACAAATACCCTTGTATGTTGGACGTAAACGTTTCGGAAATATGATCGTAATCATCGTGTTCGATGGATGTTCCATACAATCGGTGTTGGAACGTGATGGGAAAATAAAAATGTTGTTTTTCTAGAACATCGCGTAAGTGATCGGTCACGGCGTACTTAATGACATCGTGATTCGGATCGAAGCGGGAAGACGACAAGTCCGATGACACTTCGAACGGAAATGCGTCGTACGTCGTCACGTTGGCAATGTTCGCCACACTCGTCCACCCCCCTTCGTCGTTATTCGTAAAGACTTGAATATCGTGCGGGATGGCGGTGTCGTCTTCCAAATTGCTCATCATCAAACGGTACGTACCGTCTTGATTCAATACGACGAAACTGTGTATATTGGCCACCGGGTTTCGATCTAAAATCGAAGTGGATTCGCTGTTGGCTGTGATCTCAATGGAAGATTCGACGAATTTGCTTTCAATTCGAGCGTACATGTATCCGATATTTGAAAGTTCTGGCTTTACTGCGGGAAATGTCACGTTTGCATCGATGTTACCAACACCCACGTTTCCATCGAATTGGATGGTGTTTGATATTTGTGTGTGTGTTTCTTTATGAAACAATGTTGCGAAGTGTTTATGATCTGCCTCGTGTGGTAAAAGCAACTGGAATTGTACAGTGATCGGATCGTTTTCGATGTTGTAATACAATTTGTCGAACGTGACACCTTGGTCGCCTCCGCGAATTCCGTACACGTTGACTTCCACGTTTCCAAAGAGTTCTAGGGGATTATCTTCGACATTGGCCTTGATTTGAAATCGGACCGGATTTTCAAACACGGGGATGGGGAGATTGAAGTTGGCCGAACGACCGGTACCCGCGTTTTCCACAACGTTTCCGTCGACGTACCAACGCACGTTTCCGTCCCACGTTGCAAACTCGGTATGTTCGACGATGTTCGCAGTAACACGAACGTGACTATGTTGCTGAACCCAATCGATTTCCAAATCGGGAACTCGGGCGGTTTGGAGTTGAAACGGGTACACGAAAGAATCGTCCAAACGATCCGTCAAGAGGACGTTCCCGGAGATCAAGGTATCGGGTGGAAACTCCGGTATGTGTAGATTGTCGTACATGATTTCAGTCACGTTCGCGAACGACGCGTTGGAATCGAGTGCCATCGGATTCGCCAAGTAGTCGTCGTCAAAGTCGATGGACACCGTATACTTCATATGGCTTCCTGTAAACACGTTTCCGATAAATAAACTGTAGTATTGGTAGTCGACGTTCCCGAATTCCACCACACCGGGTTGAATCACGTTGGGGTCCACGACCAACCGTTGTTCCGAAGAGTAGGAACCTCGTAGTAACAAGTCAACGGACATGGTTAACGGTTCGGTGTAAACATCGGGTCCAGTAAACTGAACCACGTTGCCGGAAAAGGTGGTGGTGTACGTCGTGGTACCCAGGTTGGCGACGGTTTCGAACGGATACGATAGATCGATGTCATAGTACACGTTGGCGATTGAACGCGTATAGTACACGTCATCCGTAGCGTTGTAGGTTGCATTTCGAATGTTCGAGTCAAGAACGGATTGGATGATCACCTCCGTGGTGACATGAGTCACGTATTCAACGTATTTTCTGATGTTGGAATGGCAATCAACGTGATGTAAAACGTGTCGGCGGTCGAAAGAGTTTCGCTTGGCGTAATCCTACCCTGTTGACTTGATGTAGTGGAGTTGGAAACCATACGATTGGCATTGGTGATGGCAGAGGATAGATTACCATTATCCACGTGATCACGGGAAGTCGTGATCAAATAATACAAATCGATTGCGTCCATAACAGTTCCGATGTTTGATTCGTAGTAGTACACGTTGGATGAAAAGTCAACACCGGTCGGTGTTTCGGAGACAATCACGTTCATCAACTGGGGTTTGTTCAAATTCCCGTACAACGTGGTGACGATGTTCGCATCGTATATTTCGGTGGTTCGCTCAAGTCGGTCTTCCGTATACACGCGCATTCGATAAGACGTGTTGTAAACCAGAGGATGAAACGTGTGTGAAAACGAAGTACCTATATTTGCTGAATCGAACCGGGTCTCGGTTGTCGAATCATTGCGCCGATTGGTCAATTCCACGACCAACTCGTAAGGTAGATCAAACACGCGCGCGTTGTCGATGTTGGTCAACTGAAGTTCGATCTTGTCCACGTTGGATTCCGTGGTCACGTCCATCGTGATGACCGAGTTGATCACGTGAATGCTATTCGATGTGACGTATTTCTGACCGAACAGTTCGATCTCACCACGAATGAATCCCAACGACGTGTCATTTGTTTGTATGTTCCCATGAACGTTCACTTCCCACAAGGTTTGTACGCCTTGTATGCTGGTGTCGTACGAAAGATTAGCGGCGTCGGATGGGGAATTGAACACCAGTTGTAGTTTGTTTTTGAGATAGTACTGATTGATGGATTCTGTGGTGAAAAAGTTCACTTTGTATGAATCTTCGGCTTTGAAATACACCACATTGCCGTACTCAAATCCATACTCGGGTGTGTCCACGAAACGCAACGTATCCACGGTATCCGTGATGTCTCGAAAATAAGATACGTGGATGGTCATGTTCACATCGTACAATTGTGTATTCGAACTTCCGGAAGCATGTAAATGCGATCTGGATCACTTTTGCGAATAATGAATACCACATTGTCCCGAACATTTGTCGATTCAACCGAATCCGATTGACCGATGTATGTAATGTACGAATTACCTATCTTGTCGATATTCGGTTCACTTGCGCTACGGAACGGTAACAATAAACCGTCCGTTTCAAGAAGACTTATAAGTTCGGTTTGGGATCTTTTCCTCAAATTGATGAAAAGATCGATTTGTTCGTCAAATACCGTCCACACGTAGGTGATTTGTTCGGATTCGAACGTGTTTGTCTTCGTTTGGATAGACGAATATAGAGTACTGTAACGAACCGGTCCGTTGATTTCGGCTTTAAAGTTGACTGGATCCACCACTATCCACAGTAGGCACTTTCACAAAGTACGATGTTTGCAAGGATACAAATATACTTGGCCATTGTTCCAAATCGGTTTTGTAAGTAAATTGTAATACGATTTCATTGGCCGTCGTATCAATATAGGATGCTCTGGATCCAGTCCCGGAAATAAGCGTGAAAAAGTTTTTATCCTCGCCATCTCCTTCTTGGATATTCACTATATTATGCAAGACCGGGTAATGTAAAAACACATCAATCAACGCATTGTTTGTGTCTACGAATCGAGTAGGATTCGGATCAGGACTGATATTGGTAGGGATGGGGATACGTAGTTCAACGATTTTATCCGATCCAAGACCCAAGTTGTTTGGACGTTGCTTCAACGAACCTTCGAACGAAATATGCACGTACGCCGTGGTATCCAACAACTTGCCGTCAAAATTAACGTAATCAATGTGGTCGAAGATTGGCACGTTTCCGTAGGTTGCATCGACAATTTCTCTTTGATGTCTTCATAGGAGATGGTTTTCGATACGTTATACATGGGTAGACGCATACTTGCCAAGTCGGAGGTTTTGTCGTCGAGTTCTCTGATACGCGCGTTCAATCCGTTCAACATTGTTTGAAGCGACGAATACGAATCGTTCACATTCGTGACCAATTGGTTGACGTCCTTGTCGTCCAAAACCAATTTGTTTCGAACATGGAGTTCGTTTGTCACCGTCAGATATTGGTACGATGCGTCGTACGTGTGCGCCCTTTCCGAATACGTTTGGTTTGCGTTGGTCGATGCGGTTGCCGTATCCGTGGATTGTATGATTTGGGAGGACGATTGATCTGACACCAATTGACGATTGAATACGGGATTCACGTACAAAGAGTCCTCTGCGTCTCGCGGTTGTGTCATCGGCTTTGTCTTTGGTAGCAAAGAGCGAGCCGTCGAGGCGTTTTGCTGTTTGCGAGCCAGTGTAGCCCTGGCGGGTTGAACGTCAATCTGAAACACCCCTCTTCGTTTCAATTCTTCTATACATGTTTTTTTGGAAGGATAATCCTCGTCCGTGTATCCAAGCGTTTGTAAGTGTTGGACGAGATCCGAAATATGACAGAGTTCCACCCTGGTGTATGTCATTCGTACAGATACCAATTACAATCTTGGTATATTTTTATTTTTCAGTCTCGACCACACACGCTACGTCTTAACGCTACGTCTTAACGCTACGTCTTAACGCTCCAACGTACTACGGTGCAACTCCGAATCCGTGAGAGTGTCCGAGCACACGTCCGCCAGCAGAACGGCATGCTCCAATCGAATGTCGGGAAGAAAGCTGTTGGAATAAATCGTTTTTTGGCCCGTGATGGGTTCGATCACACACCGGTGTCATGTGTAGACCAAAAAGACGTTTCGATGGGGTTGATACAGTCGTCTTCGGTTGCAACTTGTACACTCTCGGGAAACAAATGAACGCTTCGTTTCGGAAGCACACACAACAATTGTTCGAGTGGCGTGAATACGTGTTGCGCCATGGGTGTTTCGAACCACGACGTATCGACGCGGACGTTGTTGTCGTTGAGATACAAACACACATCCTCCAGCCGAGGTCCCGCGATATACGGGTAGTAAAAATCCCACGACAAGATTGTGCCGCGGAGGTAGTAGTCCCAGCACCAACGAACGGCGGCGAGAAAGTACCGGGACGCGTCTCGAACAAACGACTCGTCCGAGTTTCCAAAAATGTGTTCGTAGTATTCGGACCGATCCACGATAGAACGCAACGATTGCGCGCCGTACTGTTCGTGCAAGGGGTGTTTCGGGTCGCTGAAAAATCCGTGATGGTAGATGTCCTCGGAGGGTTTGTGCGAACGATGCTGTCGCTGGTGTTGTTGGGCGCGCAAGGTACCCTTTTCCATCTTGACGAGGGACGACAGAAACTGGTGAAGATGATCCCAACAAATCGTGTCGTCGCATACACGCACAAGTGGATGTGGAAACGAAACAAACTGCGAGTGAATGATCTCCCATCCACCGTTTCGAATCTTCAAAAATTCGATACTCGGGACAAAATCGTTCCCCCCAAGCATCAGCGCCAACACGAAATCCCGACGACGATCCGGAGACACACGCAACAGATCCAGACACGTGGACACGGACATGTATTGCATATCGCCGGTTTCGGTCGATTCGCGACACAACACGATGGATCGGTAATGTTCGCTTGCCATCGACAACACGATGAGATCCGCATCCATACCGTATATGACGTGTGTGTTGGCGTCGTTCGGTACGCATGCGCGCAAACGATCGAATATCTTTTGCTCGCCTTCTCCCGGTGAACGGTAGTCGCTGAAGAGGACCGAGTCGCATCCGAAGGATTGAAAGTAGATACACGAACGAATTCGTTCCGCCAACTTTTCCATGAATGCGGTTCCTGGTGTGATGGCGTTGGAGTCAAACGCCTTTCTATCCTCCACGGACGAGTGCGCGTGTCCCAACCGACGTTCGCGCTGTTTCATCATCTTGGCTTTGGGGACGGGTCCGTCCGTGGCGATAAACACGTGTTTCGGACCCACCTTTTGAATCATGGTCTGTAACGCAACCATAGTGTTTACAATCACCGCTTCGTCGTTGATGTGTTCGCATACGGTTTCGAATTCCATCAACACGGAGTCGTCCACACCCACATTTCGTGACGCATTATGTATCAAACAATTGAAATCGATATATAACGTGTCAACGTGCGCCATACCCGGCGGGATCGTGTGTGTCAACAGATCGGGGTGTTGGGAAGTGAGTTTCTTGAACAAACTGGGAATCCCCATCGCAATGTACGATGACCATTCGTCATTCCTTTTTAAACGAGTTCTCGTACTTTTATATGGCCTCCAATTTCCGTTTTCTCACTTGTTCTTCATGTAAGCGCGTGTTGAGCTCCCGCGTTTTGTGTGCGACGCATTCGGACATGCTCGGGCATTGATGCACTTCCGGCAAAACGCACCGAGTACACACGGATTGCGAACACCATTTGCACGCCAAATCCATGTGATTCTTCTTGCGACAGCACACGCACCGACCCATGTTTCTTATATAGTCACTGATTACAATTTTTAAGTGTTTAAAAGTACTGTAAAGTGTGTACGTGTAATTCGTTCGTTTTCCCAATGCGATGCGCTCGTCCGATGAGTTGCATCGTGAGGTCGGGTGCGAACGTTTGATACATGATCATGTGCGAAATGTCGACCAGATTCAAACCGTTTCCATGCAGCTGTGCGTTGACAATCATCACACCCGCCTTGGTGTCGTGAAACCATTGTAAAGTGGATTGCATGTTATTTCCTCGAAGGGTTCGGAATTGAATCATGCTCTTGTACAAGGTCGATTGAACGGACAGTATACTTTCCTCGTACATGGCAAACACGACGATGTGGTAATCGCTCGATTCGTGATGAATGTTGACGATCAGTTTCAGCAACATGTCGTTCTTATCGGGTAGCGTGTCGCATGGTTTGTTATTTCCAGGAGCAGGTACGGGTGTAGGAATCTTGAAGATGTTTTTGTACACGATAGGAGTGCGACAAAGAGGGCATTGATTCACCTCATAGTCCACCACCTTTTTCACACAACTCGAACAATACAAGTTCAAACAACACGAGAATATGCACGCCGAGGTTGGTGTTACCGTTTCCATACATATCGGACACACGTGTCGCACTTCGTCGTTCACAATGTCGTTCACACGATCATGAATGGTGCGTATCTGTTCGGAGACGTGTTGCACGCATCGATCGTTCTTTTCAATCTTGGCGTCCAACTCTTTGTCGTTCGTGGACGACGTGACCGACGACCGAACTTGCGTGAGATAGTCTTGTTTCAGCCGGTGTTTGAGGAGCCGTTCGTGCAACTGGGTCAAAAGACCCGAGATGATGTTGCGATTGGGATTGGAGGACGAACACCCCAACGACTCCATGGCACCGAACATGTCGTTGCCGTGCATGTGCGACAACACGTTGTCCGAAACCACGTCGTTCATCACGTGCAAATAGTACGGACGTTTGCAGTCATGCGTGTGATGCACGACGGGGGGCAAATTCAACCGGTCGCTCAAATAGGCGTCGTTGAATTTGACAACGAGGGTTTCCATGAACGAACAATCTTTCAAGTTGCGAAACGTGTTTCGAATATATCCTTGGTTCACGATACCGCGCGTGGTGATGCGCACCAAACCTTCGTCCGTGCACTTCCAATAATATCCTTGATAAAAGAGGAGGTTGTGGATCGAAGATGTGTTGAACCACACGAAGTTCGCGCGCGGTTTGACGCATGCGGGAATCGGAATGGAATCCGCTTCGTCGAAGATGACGCGACTCCACACCCAATCACAGTGTTTCATGAGTACGTTGTAGTATTTGGCACCACACAACACAACGGTCGATTCCCCCAACTTCGGATCGTGGACGTTGTTTTTGGTGACGCACGTGTACGAAAGACGAGTTTGTTTCAGATAAGGCAACCACACGGTGCGTAGCAGATGCGACGGAACCACAATCAGGTTGGACGCCTTCACGTTGCGATCCGAACGATTCTCCATGACGAACATGTCTCCGTGGCACTCTTTGACGATATCTTTCGAGCAAAGCATCGGTTGTTTCGCAACGAGACCCAAAATACACAACGACTTGCCGCTACCCACCTTGTTGGCCAATACTCCAATCTCCGACACGACATATTCATTCTTGTTTTCCGAATTTTGTTTGTTTTCCAACAAACTCATGGCGTAAATACTTTGGAGTTGATGCTTCATCAGTCCGATCGTTGGTAGGTTGGTTTTGATGTCTTCCGGATAATCGTACACCGATTGTTCGTGCAATGTACCTTCGCGAATCACGCGAAGAACGGCGTTCACGTCTCGACCCATGTCTTTCTAAGACTTTATGCGATTCGTTTTAAATCTTATCCGATTCGTTTCAATTGATACAATAATTGGACGGGTACCGGTTTCGGTTCGCTCGCAAACCCTCGACAACCTGTGTGTGCGCACGTGCAGTAACATCGTTGCACCATGGTCCGTGTGGGTTCGTGTACGACCATGTAGATGTGGTTGCTCTTGTGGTCGCGGTTCACGTTCGTACAAAAATGCTCGGTGGTGTTGATGATCCAACACCGATCCAGCGGTTGTTTTCGAATGCGAGTGACGGAAAGACACGCGTACGCCGGGTGAATGCGTCCGAAATCGAGAAACCATGCCGCGGAACGGTGCAAGCCCCGGTCCGATGTACGCGCAGTTGTTGTCGGGGGTGAAGACGGCAACTCCAAGCTTTGGCCGAATATCAGAATGGAGTGAGCGCGCACGTCGGAAACCGTCAACGCCTTTCCGCGGCGAACAGGACGATAGATGCGAGACGATTTGCGATTCTTGCTCGATCCGAGCATACGCAAACCGGACCGATAGACGGACTCGTCGAAGGAGTTGTCGAACCGCTTGCGAGCCTCTTGAAGTGCGTGCTCCACCGAACGGACGATGACGTTCTTAAACACGAAATGGACGCCGATGTCGTTACCACTGGAGGACGCTTCGTCGGCGTGACGTACCGATATTTCGCATTCAGGAGAATCAAGCCATGTTTCCTCGAGATGATTCCATTGTTCGGGCGACACGTGGTCCAGGTCCACAAACAAATAACACGGATAACGCACACGCTCCATCAAAAACAAGGGTTCCTGTGCTTTGACGTACAATTCAAAGAAACGGTCCATGTCTCGATACGGAATGGTATATTTTCCTCCGACAAGAGACAAATGGGTGCTTTCCTTGGCATCCGTCGCCCGATGTTGTCGGAGAAAGTCGTCCATGCCGTAGTCAACTCCATTCTCTTACCGACTTAAAGTGAAAATCGAAGTCGGAACAAGGCGGTGACGGTTTTGCGAACAATCTTCCACCAGGTCAGATCGCGGATCGTGTCGTGCTTTCGAATCGCGAGGATTTTGGGAACCACGCGCTCACTCACATCCTCCGGGTGTTCTCCGTACGTGTCAAAGACAAATTGGATCTCGGGACTCGTGTCGTCGCAACAGAGCAACAACCGAGTGAACATCATGCCTGGGGACAAGAGACATATTCGCACGTCGTCGCACGAGTATTCGGCACGCAAGGTGTGTGTGAATTGTGTGATCGCCGACTTGGTCGCCCCGTACACGGCGTAGCCTCTCGTTTCGTTGTTCTCGGACCCCGCACCTTCCACGTTGACGACGATTCCTTGCTTGTGTTCCATCATGTGCGGCATGACGGCGTGACAACAGTTCATCGTTCCCAACAAATTGGTTTCCACCACAGTGCGAATGTCGTCGGGGTCAAACTCAAGATACGGTTTCCGAGCGTAGGCGTTCGACGCCGCGTTGTTGATCCACACGTCCACCGAGCCGTAGATGCGAATGGCGAGTTCGGTCATGCGCACACAATCCTCATAGTCGGACACGTCCGCGATCATGGCGCTCATGTTTTGTTTGTATTTGGGTTTGAGTTCCAACGATGCGGTGCGCACGTTCTCTTTGTTTCGCGAACAAACCAACACACGATGTCCTCGTTCCAAAAAGGACTCGGCCAAGGCTCGTCCGAATCCTTGGGTGGAGCCCGTGATGACCACCGTTTTTGCATTCATGGTTATCATTATGTCACACACAATAGTTTTCTCACTTTAAGAATACGTAAACATGATTGTGAAAAGCGAGCGATGAGTCCGTTTGTCATCACCATCGGAGGAAACATTGGGTGCGGCAAGAGCACCGTGATTCAAGAACTTCAAAAGGAGTATGGTGACATGTGCGCGGTGCATCCGGAACCGATCCAAGAATGGGGTTCGTGGCTCGATCTGTTCTATACGGATCCTCCGAAATACGCGTTCGGGTTTCAAATGAAAATCTTGCACTCGTTTCTGAAGTGCGTGGGGTCTCGTTATTCGACTTCGACACAACCATTCATTACCGAGCGATCTCCCGTGGATTCGCTGGAAGTGTTTGCCAAGACGTTGTACGAAGACAACATCATGAATCATTTGGAATATAACTTGTACAAGGAGTACGTGGATAGCATCGCATGGACGCCCTCAGTGTACGTGTACTTGCAAACGGATCCGGAAGTGTGTGTGGAACGGATCAAGAAACGGGCGCGTGGATGCGAGTCGGGTATTGACGAAAAGTACGTGTACCAACTGCACGCGTACTACGAGACGCTTCCGCAAAAATCACATCCGTTTCACTTGCATGTCGTGGATGCCAATCATAGCAAGGAAACGGTCCTCGATCACGTTCGACGCATCGTAGACGCAACGCTTCAAGATCAACCACCCGCAACAAAGGTTTGATTGCCGTCGAGACCGTAAAACAAAGGGATGATGGTCGTGGCGATCATGAACATCCAAAGAGAAGCGGCGAATTGGTTATTCATTGTTTTGGTTTTGTTTCAAATACATGGTGTAAATTTTAATACGTTGTATTACATGTATATACACATAAGGATGACATCGTCGTTTCACGACTTGTTGCATTCCACCCACGGATTTCAAACCAACTGTTGGGGACCACCTATGTGGTTTGTGTTGCACCTCATTTCGTTGAATTATCAACCGTCGTTGCGTTCGGGGTACGTGCGTTTTTTCAAATCGTTGGAGCACGTGCTCCCTTGTAAAGCGTGTCGGATCAACTACGCCAAAACCGTGCGCACGCATCCCACCTTGCAAATGACGAAAGACACGTTCGAAAGTCGTGAGTCGCTCGTGTTGTGGTTGTTCAAATTACACAACTATGTCACGCGTTGCAACACCAACAAGACGCCGTTCTACAAGGATACGCGCGGGGATTTCGAAAAGATGGTTCGATACTACTCGAAATTCCGAGCCACGTGTCGGCTACCCACCAAAACCGACCACGGAGGGTGTAATCGCCCTGTGAAAGGAGGAATACGCATTAAAACCAAGTTGAAATTCGTACCTTGTAAACGGTAACCATTTAAAGGACAAATCCATGATGGAATCGTATAACATGTGGATACGAATGGTGATCCAGTGGCTGAGGTCGTGGATACGAGACCCGTTGTCTAAGAGAATCACCAACGCGCGCGACGTGTGCACCATCAAAGAGGTTCGCACCAAACCCTTGCTGATGTTCGACTTGAACGGTACATTAGTGCATCGATCTACGAAGCACACCGTCATTCGACCCGGGATTACCGAGCTTGCTCGACTGCAAGATCGATTCCAACTGGGAATCTACAGTTGTGCGACGAAAAAGAATGTGTACCCGATGGTGCGTCAAATCGAAGACGCGGTGGGGGAAAAGTTGTTTTGTATGGTGTTGCATCGAGGCCATTGCGAAGACGCTTCGGAGGACGTTCGTCGAAATATTGGGAAATGGTACGCGAAGCAGAAACCCTTGTACGATCGATTCGGTCGTCGCGACGTTCTGTTGATCGATGACGAACGGTACAAGTGTCTTCCGAAAGAGCGTGATCAACTGATATGGGTCCCGTCATGGAATCCGAGTCGGGAAGACGACCAAACCTTGTCGACGTTGGTGAACGCGCTGCTTCGCTACGTACACGACGACGAAGATGTTTGTCGCGCGGTGCCTCGAATCAATCGCTCGATTCGCAAGTACAAGCGAGAACATCTCAAGCTCAAGATCGAGTAAGGATTGGTTTTCTACAGTTTCTTCACGGTTCCTGTGTTCCATTGCACACGAACCTTTTCGGTACCCTTTTGTTTTTTGGACGCGAGTTTCGCCACCGCGGGTTTCCCGTGTTTTCGAATTGCTTCCTGAATTGTGATGGGTGTTTTCGAACTCACACGTTTGGACGGACGGCAGGCATGTTTTCGACGTCGATCCGACACGCCGCACGGAATCTTGATGCCGTGGTCGAGAAACGGTTGGACGGCGATCCACTTTTCGCGCAACCAACGTGTGGTTCCGCGGTCGCGCACAGGCTTGGTGCCCTCGTACGTGCCGCCCATGGATTTGTAAGTTTTGACGATAAACATGGATTTATAGGCGCTCGTCTTGGTTCCGTACACATGATCCGCCATCTTTTTCGCTTTGGCGTATATCCGAGGATGGGAAGGGGTTGGCATGTTTACGTATATATTGTATATTTACACAGAAGTTATCAACGGCGAAATTTAGATGAAAGATTACGCTGCCATCGGTGCGCGTATGGACGGATTGCACACGTAGTTGTCCACCACAAAGTCTTCGTACACGAGCTCGTCGATGCTGGTGGTAGATTTGGTGATGCGAAGGGTCGGGAAGTTATGAATCTTGTTTTGAAGTTGCGTCATGCATTGATCGACGTGGTTGGAATACACGTGTGTGTCTCCCAAATGAATCACCAGCTTGTCGCACGCCAAACCGCATACGTGCGCGATCATGCGTGTGAGCACGGCGTAGCTCGCGATGTTGAACGGAAGCCCCAAAAAGACGTCGGCGGATCGTTGCGTGAGCGCGCAACACAGACCGACATCGCTCACGTAAAACTGACACAAGCAGTGGCAAGGCGGTAACACCATCTTATCCAAGTCGCTCACGTTCCAGGCGGACAAGATCATTCGGCGATTGTGATGATCGCCGCGTTGCAACGTGGTCACAATCTGTCGAATTTGATCGATCCCCTCCTGTTTGGAACTCGGTTGGTTCCGTTGTGACACCGGTTGATAGACGTCTCCCCAATTGCGCCACTGATACCCGTAGATGGGTCCCAACTCTCCTTCGCGATACGAGCCGAGTCCGCGCGAATTGAGAAAGTCGCGATTGCTATTACCGTCCCATATCTTGATGTTGTGTTCATGCAGACTGTCCGTCGTGGTGGACCCTTTGAGAAACCAAAGGAGCTCGTGTAACACCGCTTTGAAATACACCTTTTTGGACGTCAATAAAGGTAGGGCGTCGTGTTGCAACGAGAATTGAATGCTTTTTCCAAACACGGATCGGGTTCCCACTTGCGTGCGATCGTTGCGAACCAGCCCATTATCCAACGTGTATCGCATCAGGTTCAAATACATCGTCTCTTCTGAAACCATGCGAAAAATCCGCACTTTGGGATGAAACTTGTCGTTCCACAAGAAAATGTTGTCGTTGTCGGGAAACAACAACGCCCCTCGGTACGCAACCGTATCTTCCCAGCATAGGTCGGTACGCCCGATCATGATCACGTACGCGCATCGAACCGCTTGCAACGACGCCGCGTCCGTCGACCATTGCACCTGTGTGCGCAAATCATTGTAATAACTATAGATGGTGTTATTGAAAATGTCGTCCAATACGGTTTCGGTATTGGGATGAATGTGTTCGCTGAGAAGCACGCCAATGACGGGTTCGTCCATGGATGTTTTCACAAAAAAAGACAATAAATCTTTAATGTATATGATAACAACAAACAATGAAAAACGACTATCGTGATTTGATTTTGGGAGAAAACAAAAACTTGACGGGCATTATATTTTTAATCGGCACGTTGATGAGTTTTTTCTACAACACGCGCAAAGCGAACATTGACGACGCACACACCGTCTATCTACTCACCACCATTATTATTGTGGCCATGGTCCTCAGTCGGATTTGAAGTGACTCAATTTACGCGCGCTCGGATCCGTTTCCTCCGTCCAACGAGGACGCCACACGTGATCGATCGAACGCAGATTCAGATGACCGTACGTCGATTCGTACAACGTTCGGTAGTACAACTCTTCGGGAGTGACGGGTGCGTTCACACACCATCGTTCCGAATCCGCCGAATGGGATTCCGCGTGACGTGCACACCATGTACGGATATGGTCCACCCAATCGTAACCCACCGCGTCGCTCATGCCGTTCTTCTGACGAACCACGATGTTCTCCGGCAAATGGTCTCGAAACGCCTCCCGCAAAATCATCTTCTCCACACCCTTGTTGGCGGGTGTTCCCGGAAACTTTAACGACGGGTCGATGGAGAGGACGTACTCCACAAACGATTTGTCGAAGAACGGAACGCGCAGTTCCAATCCGTGCGCGGCCGTGCATCGATCGGCGCGCAACACGTCGTGGGTATGAACGTCGCGACACAAACGAACCGTTTCTTCTTGAAACAACGTGGCGTCGGGTGCGTTGTGGAAATACAGATAACCGCCAAACAACTCGTCCGCGCCTTCGCCGGACAAGATGACCTTGTGGCTTGTCTCTTTCGAAATGAATTCGGACAACAAGTACATGGGTACGGACGCGCGAACGGTCGTGCAATCGTAGGATTCGATCGCTTTGACGACCGTTTCGACATGATCCAGCAATTGAGAAGGAGAGTAGCGAATCACGTGGTGGTTGGACCCGATATGGTCGGCCACCTGTTGCGCGGCAATCAGATCCGGGCTGTCCTTGTCAGACGTGCCGATGGAGTAGGTGTCAATCTTGTTTGGGTGGAAAATCTTGGCCGCCACCGAGGCGATGATGGACGAGTCCAACCCACCCGACAAAAGAAACCCGATGCTGCGATCCGTGTTTTGAATGCGTTTGAAGATGGACTCGTACAACAAAATACGTATCTTGTTCGTCACCATCGCACGATCCGTCTCCAGGTTTTGTATTGGTGATTCCAAAGGCAATGGTTGATAAGAGACCAACGTATTGTTGCACCAATAATGCCCTGGAGGGAAGTGTGTCACTTCGTGTGCTTGATCGAACGCTTTGGCTTCCGACGCAAATCCAATCACCTCTTGGTGCTCGTTCTTGGCCACATACAATGGCCGGACTCCCATCGGATCTCGAGCGACGATGACGTGATTTTCGGACACAAACACGAAGGCAAAATCACCGTCGAGTTCGCGAAAACACTGGTTCAAATTCGTCATCTTATTCTGTAACAGCATGTGGTGAACGACTTCGCAATCCGACTTTCCATCCGTGATAATGTCATGCACTTGTTTCAACATGCGGTGATTGTAAATCTCGCCGTTACACATCGACCACGTGTTTTGTATGCAAAACGGTTGCCGACCTTTGTCTGAACCGTCGTTGATTGCCAATCGATCAAATATCATCGTGTGCCCTCGAACATGAACCTCATTATGGTCGTCGGGTCCACGATGAGTTAATTTTCTTAATCCTGATGTTGTGTTGTTTAATAATAAAGTGATTCCACACATTAGCTCAAAGTTAATTACATTTGATTCATTTTTTTAAATGATTGCGACGCATCGAAACAATGCATATAGGGTCTTAATTTGGATTCATTCAACGGAATGGTTCCGTGTTGAAAGACGTTACCAAATGTTTGGCAATAAAGACATTTGTCGACCAAACCCTGGACGGGCGGATGGATGTGTCTTTCGGGAGGTTCTTCTTGCACGGGAGGCGTCATGATGCCACGTATGATTTCAATACACGAACGCAATCATCTTTAAGTGTCAAAAATAATTTGATGCATATAGTATACAAACATCTTATACACCCTCGATTTTCAATCATGAAGATCACTCCCGTTCAGAAAGAAATCATGCTCGACTCACTCATGTACGCCACGTTGTTTTACATCCTTGCTAGCCCCAAGATGTACTCCATGACCGCGGGTGTGCTCCCGAAGATGGCCAAGGACCGCGTGTTCTTGCACGCATTGGTCTTTTTGTTGGTGTATGTGCTGATTCAGAAGTTGACGAAGCGTTTCTAGACGACGGAGCGTTTCTAGACGACGGAGCGTTTCTAGACGACGGAGCGTTTCTAGACGACGGAGCGTTTCTAGACGCCCAATAATTTTCGCACATGAATGATAGCATTTATTTGACAGGCTGGATGCGATTCACGTTCGATGACAAGAATCCTGCAAAAGTGTTGGAGTTGTCGAAAAAATTCGAAGCCATACAAGACCCCAAGATTGCGATCACCACGTTGGTCAAGGCGTGCAAAGAGTACCGCATTATTCCGCACGAGGTTGGGCGTGTCTTTCACGACGTATTACCGAATCCGTGCGCGCTGTGTTCGCAGCATCGCGCGCACAAATGCAAATTGCGAGAACTGCCATGCAAACACGTATATCACGATCGATGCATCAAAAACTGGTTGATTGAAAACAATATGCGATGTTATATATGCAAATCTGTATCGTTAAATATGAATTAAAGAATTTAGGCACTGATTCACAAACTCTGTATATCACAGGTCATGGTTATTTTGAATGATACGAATACGGATGCTTTAGCTAAAAAAGGACTGAGTCGAATGACACGAACCGCGTTGAACGACATTGCGTTGCGATTGGGTGTGTTTGATTTCGCCACATTCAAAACCAAAAAGGAGTTGGTGAAGCGCATTGAAATGGCGCGTGAGCGAGCGTCCGCCAGATGTTACAACAAGACGGACCCGTTTACCTTAGAAGACATCGATTCCATTCAACTAACCCAATTGATTGAATGGAATCAATACGGAAAACACTTTGGGTGCAACATACGATCCTTGAAATCCATGTTCGACACCAACCAAACCATCTTGCCATGGAGTATCGATTTTGCGAGCGGTGTGGACAAGTGCGCCAACGTGGACGATTACAACCTGCGTTTCGACATGCGAAACGTGGAAGGGCTTGAGAAGGCGGTGCGCGATTATCCATGGGGAAACGTGTGCGACGGTGAAGGTGACGACACGCACGACCGTTCGAACGCCAACTTTTTCATTTTCGAGATGGACGCGCTGATGAACGGATGCGACTACTCGTACGGCCACACGATCAACTACTTGGTACGAAACCAAAACGTCCACTTCATCTACTTGTACGTGTGCGAAGCCATGTATCGCATGTATATCACCTTGATTAACCAGGGTCACGTGTACGGGGATATCTTTCATCAATTTGTGTACATTTACTACTCGATGCAAGGATGTCACGTAGAAGATCACGTCGAACATCTACAATTCTTGGTGGAGGTGTTCAAAGGATTTCGGGACATTGTCGGCGACGCAAACACGAGTTCCATTTTGAGCGTGATGTTTTTGGACATGCAGCAACACGCACTTTAAAGGAAAGGGTTGAGTGTGGACATGTATTTAAAACTTGTTCTAATAGTAGAGTGTATAGATGTCGGTTGCGAGTCGTCTTATTTCGTTTCTAAAGTCCAAGCAGACGGATCGGAATGCCACACATACCGGGATGTGTCGTCCCTTGACGGGCGCGTGGCTCATCGAAACAGAGGAGGACGAAACCGTTTTTTGGGATTTGTACACCGAGTTATACACGACCTTTGAACGCAACGGACAGTTTATGCAGCTCGGAATCACCGAAGTGCATCGAGAGTATGGTCCCGTCTTGGTGGACCTCGACATGAAGACGCCGTTGGCCTGGGGAGTGAAGCGCAAGTACACCATGATGGACGTGCAGTGCATCACCAACAAGTACATGGACGTCATACGAGAGTACGTGGACGTGGAACCGGTGGCGCACATCTTTGAAAAGAAGAACCCGCGACTCATTCCGGGTAAAAACGGCAAAGAGGATGTCGTCAAGGACGGGGTACACATCATGTTTATGAACGCCGTGGTGAACAAGCGCATTCACAAGGAGATTCACGAACGTGTGATGGATTGGTTGACGTGCAATTCGCACCGATTCGAGCACATTGTGGAAAACCCGGGCAAGGATTTGGTGGACACGGCGATCGTGTGCGGAAACTGGTTGATTCGAGGTTGTTCGAAGGATACGGATACGTCTCCCTATCGATGTACGTGGAGAATGGACGCGAATGCGTGCGAAGCCATGACCGACACGGTGTTCGATCCGCGTACGTTTTCCATCCGAGGGTTCGACGAGTCGGATTGTCAATGGACCGAGCAGGGGCGTCGGCGCTTGGAAACCACAGAAAGTCCTCTGACGGAGGCGCCCCAACAGCCGGAAACAGCACCGTACATGACGAGCGACCAGGTGGATTTGTTGTTGTCGTTGCTGAGCAAGGATCGTTGCGACGACGAACCGTCGTGGGTTCGAGTCGGATGGTGTCTCCACAACATCGATCGAGAATACCTTCCGAATTGGATCCATTGGAGTCGCAAGAGCGACAAGTTCGAAGAGGGTGTGTGTGAAAAGAAATGGGCGAACTTCAAACCGGAAGGATTTACGATGCGCAGTCTGTGTTACTGGGCGAAGCAAGATAATCCCGAGTTGTTTGAGAAACACATCGGGGATATCGTGAAGCATCGGTTGGAGTACAGCATCAACTGCGGCGCGCACTACGACATCGCCCAAGTGTTGTACGCCAAATACGAGCATTGTTTTTGTTGCGCGAATTTGAAACGGTCGGAGGAGTGGTTTCAGTTTCGGGACCATCGGTGGCACGAGATTCCCGGTGGATACGTGCTTATGAACCTGATGTCGCAGGAGTTGGCTCCTGCGTTCCACGCCATGTGCAAAGAGTACAAGAAGGCGATGTTGTCCGTGGACTCCAAAGTCGTCAAGGAGAACAAGGAACGCATGGACAAATGCTTGCGACTGGCGTATCAGGTCAAGGACAACGGGTTCAAGGTGGGGGTGTTGAAGGAGTGTTCGCGCATGTTTTTCGATCACCAATTCGAGCGAAAGCGCGACGCGAACTGCGATCTCATCGGGTTCGAGAACGGAGTGTTTGACATCAAAACCATGAAGTTCCGAGACGGACAGCCGGACGACTATCTCACCAAGAGCACGGAAATCAACTACGTGGAGTATCATCCCGACGACCCCCGAGTGCGAGAGATTTACAACTTTTTGCGAAAGATCCAACCCGACTCGGACATGTTGGAATACCTGCTCACCATCATGGCGAGCTTTCTGGGAGGATCCACGGAAGAGCAAACCTTTCAGATATGGACCGGATCGGGGTCCAACGGCAAGAGCTGTTGCTTGGAGCTCTTCGAAAGGACGTTCGGCGAACAGTACACGGGAAAATTTCCGGTCACGTTGCTCACGCGGGAACGTGCCAGTTCCGGATCGGCGACACCGGAGCTCCACGACGTGATGCGAAAACGGTTCGCGAGCATGCAGGAGCCCAACGACAACGACGTCATCTACACAGGTGCGATGAAGGAGTACACCGGCGGGGACAAGATTTACTCGCGCGGACTGTACTCCACACCAATGTCGTTCAAACCGCAATTCAAGTTGGCGTTGTTGTGCAATAAGATGCCGAGCATCAAGGGATGGGATCACGGCACGTGGCGACGCATCCGCGTTCTCAACTTCAACTCCAGTTTTGTGGACGTTCCGAACCAGAACAACACCAACGAGTACGCCAAGGATCGCAAGCTGAACACGCGCTTCGACGAATGGAAGGAACCGTTTATGTGGATTCTGATTCAAAAGTTGCACGTGTACAAAAAACAAGGTGTGTGTGAACCGGAGGCGGTGCTCAAAGCGTCCAAGGATTACAAAAAGAAGTCGGACAGTTTCAGCCAATTCATCGACGATACCTTCTACATCACCAACGACGAGCAAGACAAGATGGCCATCTCGGAGATGTACGAGTCGTTCCGCATGTGGTGGCGATCGGCCATGACCGGTCCGCTACCCACCAAGAACGATCTCACCGACTATATTGCGGCCAACACCAAGATCAAGCGACTGAATCGCACACAATATTCCAAATTGAAGGCGAAAAAACAGGAAGATCATTCCACGGAATAAATCAACGGAACAAGGGCATGCTGCGATCCGCGGTCGTGGACTTGCCGCGAGGAATCATATTCGGCATGCTGCTGGCGTCTTTGATGTATTGAGCGTGCATCAGCATTTCGTTCTTGATCCGTGAGACGCACGTGTCCACGGTTTTCGAGTTCAAAAAACGAACCAACGCCTTGTCGTCGGTCATGACCACCATATCGTACGTTTCGAGTGTTTCGTACATAAAGTGGAGCAGATCGTTGTCGTCTTGACGAAAAATGCGATATCCGGTTTCCTGCTCCACGCGATCCAGAATGGTATTGTGAAGTTTGCATAGGTTGTTGGTTGACAAGTATTCGGCGGTCACCGCATTCAAACGTCTGCGAGTGATTTGCTGATAATATTCCATGATTCTATTATTATTAATAAGCGAAACAAAATTAACTTTAAGAACGTTGGGTAAAAAATACAATATGCGTATGGGTAGATCAACATGGATCTGGAAACCGTATGGAAACAGTACGATTTGTTCTTGTCCTCCGTTCGCGATAACCAAGAAGACGAGGGATATGAGAAGGACGACAACAATTATTGTCGCGGTTGCGACAACGTTCTTGCGGAGGATATGACATCCGGTATTATGGTGTGTACGCGTTGCGGTCTTGTCAACGAAGCCGATATCATCGACTCAAGTCCCGAGTGGTCGATGGTGAATAACGACGACTCTACGAAAAAGGATATGTCGAGGTGCGGTGTACCGACCAATATGCTTCTCGAAAAGAGTTCGATGAGTACGGTCATTCGAACCAACAAATACCATTTTATGAGAAAGATTCACAATCAACTCTCCATGAACTACGTGGAGAGAGGACGTTATCACGTGTTTGAGTCTATAAACAAGATGGCGGGAGAGCAAGGTCACCTGTCGTCGGTGGTGGTGGAGCAGGCCAAGTATTACTACAAGGTGTTGTCCGAACGGAAATTGAGTCGTGGAGTGATTCGGAAGGGATTGGTGGCGTGTTGTATCGTGTACGCGTGCAAGACATTGAATGTTCCTCGATCGTTGAAAGAGATTAGCAAGATGACCGACGTGTCGGTACCCGTATTGAACAAGACGATGAAATTGTTTTTTGAAATCATGAAAGACGTGCTCGCCAAATGCGACGACAACACCCAAGACTTTATGTTCGAAGCCACCGAATGCGCCCATCTGATTAAACGGTACATTCACACGTTGAAAATCGTGGACAAATCCGTCAAGCAACGTTTAATCCAACGCGTGACAACCTTGAACGACGCGATCAAGGCCGACTGTGTATTGGAGTGTAAAACCCCGTCTGCCATCACCACGGGTTTGATCGTGTACGCTGCACGAGAGATGAATCTCAAGGAGGTGACCAAGAATATCGTGTCGATCACATTCAACGTATCGGTTGTCACCATCAACAAGGTGGTGAAAATCATCGACGAGTACATCCAACACAAACGATTATAAATACCCGAGCGAAATGGTTTTGTTTTGAATGCGTAGCACGTTGTATGATTTGGCAAACACCTTCAACACACAGTTTGGAACGACGGCGTTTCGGTCGATCACAATCTTAAGCTCATTCTTCTTGTACATATTTTCGTTAACGTATTCTGGATACTCGTTCACCGGTTGTTCGAAAAACAAACGCTGGTGGTCTTGCGGATAAAATTTGCGCGCGAGGATGTTTGTGGTATCGAACGAGAACGTTCCCGTAGGTTGGTTGGTGTTGGCGGACATGCAAAACGGGATGACGTAAATAGGGTAGCTTGGGATACGCAAGTGTTTGTTGTCGTAACGATTGGTGACGATTCGATTTTTGATATCGACGCCGTGCAAGTGAACGGTGATTTCCTCCAACGGAACAAACGTGAACGATCCTTCATTGGTGTTGTGAAGCACCACGATCAGCTCAGAGATGTTGTGTGCGAAATCCAATTGCATTTTGTACGCGCTTTTATTTCCTTGGACGTTTTCGATGATATCCGTTTGGCGATATTGGATGTTTTGAAACAAAATGTTGGTTCGGTTGGTGAGAAATAGATTGCGTTCCTCGTGCGTGAGGTGGATGGAGTCGTACATGAGATTGATTCGGAGTTGTTGTTCGGGAAACGCGTTTGCGCTCGGATCGCTCGAAGTCATCGCGCACACGATCGCGCCGTTCACCACTTGAAGACGGATGTGAACGTGTTCTTCGTAGATTTCGTGACACGCCTGGATCAAATTGCGTACCGGTTTGAATTTCACAACCATTTTGAACGAACTCAAAATGGAGTTGATGAGTGGGAAATATTGAACCTCTTCCCCCACCTTCAAAAACGGAACATCTACGTACAACTTTCGAGATGTGTTTCGCAACGAAAATTTGGAATTGTGATGAGAAATCATTTCGTTCACACCGCGTAGTTTGGAGCTGCTCGTGTCTAGTTTGTGCATCACGTTCAGATAGTCCCCTGTAAAGTAAGCAATCTCTTCATCGCCGTTCACGATGCTGATGGAATCGATGAGCGCGTGACCTATATCGTTCTTCCACACAAAGTCGTCGGCGTATTCGAGCGGTTGACGCGAGCGATAGATGCGTGGGATGTGGATTTGAAGGCCGAAACATCCAATCATGTCCGACATGGTGCCGTCAAACACGTGAATAAAGTTCGATCCGGTGGTGGACTCGAACGGAATCATGATCGGTTCACGATCGAACCGCGTGGGTTGTTCGTAACTCGCGTAAAACAACGGGTTGCGCTCGGTCGAATTCTTTGCGTACAAATAGTCCGTATCCATCGAAGATGCGGCTTGAATCTGAATCAGCGACGCCACCCCGTTCCGTTTGTTTACATGATCTTCAATCATTTAAAGGGTCGGAATATTACTATCTTACCACCATATCTTTTTAAAATGTATTTTGATTCTGCATACGTGACCGAAACCGAGGAGTCGCCCAACACCGAATGCGAGTACGACGAGTACTGCGTGGAAGACGAGGTCTACGATTGCGACGGTGAACTCGACGCGTGCAACGACGAGCGTGTTTGGGACGCAAGGACGGAACAATTTCGAGATCGGTCCGACGTGTGGTGTTCGTTTGAAGACGACGACGAATAAAAATTGTGTCGTTTATAAGATATACATATAAACCAGACAATCCATGCCCGAACGTTATTTTGTCGTTCACAAGGTGACCAAATCCGCGCAGAAAGCCAACACATCGTACAACGACAGTAGCAAATACACCGGAACGCCGAGTTCGGCGGCGAAAAAGGCGATGACGCACGTATGTGGGCGTATAGGAAAAAAGGTGAAGGGACGATGCACCATGACCATCACGGTGCAGGAGGTCAAGTCCACCGGTACGCCGATCATGGACGCCCAGGGTCTTCCCATCATGTACAAATACAAGCTGAAACGCATGGTGGCCAAGGATGCCGAAAACGGATCGAACGGCGTGACTGTCATGTTGAACGGATCGCCAGTGACTTTCAAATACCAAACTCAAATCGTGGAATCGTACGGTCGCGTATTGCCGCAATAAATTCTTTTTTCCACTTTAAGAATATGGATCATACATGATTAATACACGCCATACGGGATCGTTCTCAAAAAGATTTTCATTCCATCAATCATGTCTTTGTACGCGCAAGCAACGGACGAGGGTTTGTGCAAGACGCTCGACGCGTACGTCGAACGCTGGGATAAACACACAACCGCCGAGACGTTCATTCGAGATGTTTCGGATATGATCGGGACGGATTTCGACCATATCGGGAACAACGTGATTCAGCTCGGAACGGAACTCCATATGCGTAAGCTCATGGATATGTCCGACCACATCGATACGTTGGTCAAGTATAACAACCTGTTGGAGAAGATTCACTACGCCAAGCACGCCTACAATCAATATGTGGCGTTTTCGCGCACCAAAGAAACCGGGTACGATTTCGACGCAAACACCGACGTCACCATGTTCAAGTTTGTGCCTTTGGTGTTTGACGAATTGAAGCCGTTTCAGCAACTCGTATTCATTTTGATGGATCACATGTGTACGCGCAATCTGAAACGAGTGGGGGACAAGATTTACGAACAAATATACACCGAACACGGTGTGGGTACCCATGCGTGGAAAGAAAAGTGCACCATTATCGATGAGATTCATACCCAGTGCAACATGGTGACGAACTACAAAAACTGGACGCTACTCACGAGCGGCAAGGAAATGGATCGTCAGCTGGTGGATCACTTTATGCACACCAAAGACGAACGTTTCGCGATGTTGGAGAAGCATCGCAACGTGTTTGCCTTTCGGAACGGGCTATACGTCACCAATCGCGCTGTGCTCGGATTTCCGGATACGAAACCCGGGGATGCGTGGACGGATTGCTTCATCGAGTACGATTCGGAGATGATGGGTGCGGTGCGTAACGACATTGTGGCGTGCAAGTACTTTCCGCAATCATTCGCACCGACAAAACCACAATGCAACCCGGAGGACATCGACACACCGCATCTCGACCGGATATTCCAATACCAGCAGTTGGAGGACGACGTGATTCGCACGTGCATGATGTTCATCGGGCGCATGTTGTATGATGTGGGTGAGTTGGATACGTGGCAAGTCATGCCGATGTTCCTGGGAACCGCCGCGAGTGGTAAGAGCACGGTCATCAACTTGGTGACGTACATCTACGAGTCCGAGAACGTGGGTGTGATGGGAAACAACTTTCAAAAGACGTTCGGGTTGGCGGACATTTACGACAAGTTTTGCTTCGTCGCTCCGGAGGTGAAGAAGGATTTCAACATCGACTCGGCGGAACTGCAAGAGATTATGTCGGGTGGCACTTTGAACGTCAACATCAAATGCAAGAAGAGTGTTCGTGTGGACTGGAAGGCGGGCGGTATGTTCGGAGGCAACGAGGTTCCCAACTTTGTCGACAACTCGGGTAGCATTCAACGTCGCGTGGTGGTGACGCGGTTCGACAAGAAGGTGATTGACAAGGACCCGTTGCTTCACAAGAAGCTGCAAGGCGAGGTGGACAAGATCATACGCAAGTGCAATCTGTACTATCTCCGCTACGTCAACGAGTACGGCCACAAGGACATCTGGAAGCACGTGCTTCCCGAATACTACACGCGCACCCAAGCCTTGCTCGCCAGCGCCACCAACTCCCTCGCTGCCTTTTTGGACTCGGACATTTTGGAATTCGACTCCACCAAGTACATTCTGTTTGACGAGTTTTGGAAGCGATTCAACCTCTTTTGCCAAGAGAACAACATGCAGAAGCAACGCATCAACATTGACTTTTACCAAAGCAACTTTGACAAGTACGGCTTGTCCGTTGCCAAAGACACCAAAAAGTATCCCCCATCTGGCGGAAAGACGTACAAGAATGCGCGATTCATCCACGGTGTGGATTTGCAACTAGAGGACGACGATGATTTGTAGACACTTAAAGACTATGTAGAGTAGTTCAATGACTTATCCAAAAGTATCAAAACATCAAGTATCAAGATGGAAGCCAAAATGGTGCAACGCGTGAACGCGCAATTGAAGACCGAACTACTGCAACATCAAGAGGAAGGTTTGGGATGGATGTTTCAACGCGAAACGGAACCGTTTCAGCTTGGAGGGGAGGACATGCCGAAAGGAGGGATTGTGGCGGACGACGTCGGGCTCGGAAAGACGTTGATGGCGGTGGCGATTATTATTGCCAACCCAAAACCCAAGACGTTGATTATTCTTCCGAAATCGTTGGTGTATCAATGGAAGTCTCAGATTGAATTGTTTACCCATTTCAAAGTAAGTATTGTTTCCAAAGACGTGTTGTGCGATCGTTTGAGCGACGATACGTTATACTTGATATCCCAAAGCCAATTGAACAGACGCAACACGGTGGTTGGGGAAACCACCGTCCATGTCGTGGATTGGGATCGAATCATTGTGGACGAGGCGCATTTCCTTCGAAACAAGAAATCGAAAACATACGACGCGTTCATGCTGTTGAAAGCCGATATTCGGTGGGCGCTCACCGCCACACCCGTGATGAATCGCATGACGGACTTTGTGCACATCATGCAATGGATCGGCGTTTCTCAGTTTTTTTGTCAAACTGAAAAGGCGATCGTGAACGACCACTACATTCTGCGAAGAACCAAAGACGATTTGGCACTCGACCAACGGTTGGAGTGTCACACTAATATAAAATATATCCCGTTCTCTTGTTTTGAAGAGGCCAAGATGTATTCGTGCGTATATAATCAAGAGCGAACCGTAATTAAAAACAATCAGAATCGCAACATATCCGACTTGTTGGAACATTTGTTGCGCATTCGACAAATATGTATTCATCCACAATTGTATTTGGACGGCATGGCGAAAAAACGCAAAGAGAGTTTCGGCACGTGGACGATGGGAGTGACCAAGTTGGATTTTCTGTTACAAGGACTTCGAAGCCACACCCATCCCGAAGAAAAGACGCTCGTCTTTTGTGCGTTCGTGAAGGAGATTGACATGACTGTGGAATTTCTTCAACACAACGGATACGGGTGCGAACGGTTGGACGGTCAGATGAGCATGACGGAGCGGAACGACGCGGTGCAACGATTCGGCACACAGTCCGACAAGCATGTGTTTGTGATACAAATCAATACGGGCGGTCAGGGAATCAATCTGCAATGCGCCAATCACATCTACATCATGAGCCCGGATTGGAACCCGGCGGTCGAGCATCAAGCGGTGGGGCGCGCGTTCCGCAAAGGACAGACCCGACCCGTATTCGTAACCAAGTTTTGCATATCCAGCGGCGTCCCAGATCGTCCGTCGGTCGAGGAGAACATCATCAAGCTTCAATACGAAAAGAAACGCATCATCGCCAATGTATTGAACGATCGACGTATCGAGAACGACGGATTCGTACACGACAAGATGTCGCTCAGTCTATGCAAGGAGAATATACTCCGATTGTTTAATATCGACGCATGAACCCTCGAAACGAGAAGTCCAATGCGCCCAACACTACCGAATCGAACTAGTTTAATATTTGCATATTCAAAATGATATTCTTGGATCGATTACTCGACCGGTCGAACCACTTGTTGTACTCGATATACAAATGAAATAGGACAATGATGGCCGCGCACGTCACGCCATACAAGTATATGAACGCAATAAAGGTGGGTATTTTCTCCTTGTAAAATTCGTAGATGGACATCATGAAGCTAAAGTAAAACGCAAACATGGATGTCCCGAATTGAAAGATGCATGCGTTATGAATATACCAATACCATTCGCGATACAACCCACCGATAATCGCGTATTGACACAAAATGCACCACACAAACATGAACAGGTTGATGGTGAAGCTCAACAACATCAAGTGCATGGACGTGGAAAGGGAACCCTCCGTCAAGAAATCGTTCGAAATGATGAACGATTGAAACCCGAACACGGTACCTAGAATATTTTTGAAGGTGTCCAAGTACTTGTACAAGATCCAAATCTTACACTTGACGGGGACGTAGTCCCACGACTTTTGCAACGAGTCGTTCGTGAGACGGGAGACATCTTGTTCGGAGTTCCATTGATTGTCGTTGGGGAGGTACTTGTCGGTCAATCGGATCTTGGGTATGTATTCGGAAGGTGCGGTCTTGACGACGTTTTGATTGGGGACGCACGCCTGAAACAGATTCATATATATACTCATATATTCAGAAATAGTAACGTGTTCGTTTTTTTTTATTTTCGTTACATTGATTGAATGTGTGACAATACACATCATGAGAGCATTGGTATTGTTTTCGGGCACAGGATCTGTTGAAAAAGGATTGCGATCCAAGTTTGGGGCAAACGGGGTTGATATCGTTTCGGTGGACAACGATCCGAAATGGAACAGCACGCACCGAATGGATGCGCGGGCGTTTTACACCCAACGCGTGTATCCACCCGGTTATTTCGACATCATTTGGGCGAGCCCTCCTTGTACGGAGTACAGTTACGCCAAAACCGTGGGGGTTCGCAAGATTCGTGAATCGAACGCTTTGGTCAAAGCCACCTTTCGTTATTTGGCGCACATGCGTCCGAAATATTGGTTTGTCGAGAATCCGGTCAACCTCCTGCGTCATCAGCCGTTCATGAAGGCGTTCGAACGTTTTCGAAACGTATGTACGTATTGCAAATACGGAGCCGATTATAAAAAACCGACGTGCATATGGTCAAACTGTAAGTTGAACTTGAGGGTGTGTGACCGCGACACGCCTTGCGCGCATTTCAAACGATACGGAAAACATCGAGTAACGTGTCAACACGGACCGACTCCGAACGGTACGCAAGGCATGGGGAACGGACACAACGTGTACCCGGTACCGTTACGATTGACTACCAGTTTGTTTTCGCAAATGCAGGCGTGAAACAATGGAAATGTTGTTTTTTATATCACCATCACCGGTCCGAATCGAATCGGATACCATCCGGGATGCACGTCGGTGGATCGATACATGTAGATTTGGTTTCCGGACCGACGAAGGTCCCCCTCGTGTCCTTCGGTCGTGCTTTCGAACGCGGAACTGGCAATATTCAACACGTCGGTGATTTCGACGCGCTTTTCGACAAAGTCTCCGCCGATCAGCGGGGTGGTCGTATCGTTGTTGGCAATCACCAAACGGTTCGGACGGGTTTCGTGCAATCCCGCACCGTTCCCCATGAACGTGTTGGACAAATCGTCTCGGCGATTCGTGACGTCAATCTTGGGTGGTTTGGCCGGAAAGTTGAGGTCGACTTCGAGCAACCCCTTATTTTGGAGTTCGATACACATTTCGGATCTCGACAATCCGGTGTACGGAATACCCAGGTGAAGACACTCGGCGCGCAATCGCGCGACGGGCACTTTGTCGACGGAGGTGATTCCCATCGTGTGTGTGGGTGGATGTGTTTATTCACTTAAAGTATGCATGAGATCTTATTCATAAGTGGATTTTCTGATGGACGACGCGTGTTCATTCCAAGTGATTTCGTGGGAGTCGGAGGACCAAGATGACGAGTTCACCATCACCATGTACGGACGAAACGCGAAAGGGCAGTCGGTGGCGTGTCACACCAAGTTCACCCCGTACCTCTACGTGGAGAGCGTGTCGGAAACCGACGTACGCAAGGTGTTGTTGGACGGTCTGGAACGCTGCAGCGTCCGAACCGAATACGGCACGTGGGAGAAGAAGAATCTGTACGAGCACGTATTGAATGTCAAGCCCATGTGGTTGAAAAAGTTTTACGGGTTCACCAACAACAAGGAGTTCAAGTTTTATCGCGTATCGTTTCAGAGCAAAGAGGCATGGAAAAAGGCACACTACGTTCTGAAGAATAGCAAGTTCAAGAAGAAGATTTACGAAGCAAACATCGATCCCATGCTTCGATTCATTCACTACCAGGATATCAAGACCACTGGATGGATTCGTGTGGAGGACCCGTTCTTTGTGACTGACCTCGAAGACAAACGGTCGTCGTGCGACGTGGAGATGATTTGCAAACGATTCGTGCACGCCAAAGCCCTTCCCGACGAAAACATCGGTCCCGTGGTGATTGCATCGTTCGATATCGAAACGTACAGCCCGGACGGGTCGTTCCCGGATCCGTCGAAAAACGGGTGCGAAATCATTCAGATTGCCACCACGTACGCGCGGTACGGTGACAAAGAGCCCTATGTTCGCGAATTGCTGTCGTTGAAAGAGTGCGCGCCGATCGACGGCGTCACCGTGCAAACGTTCGCGACCGAAACGAGTCTCTTGAAGGCGTGGGCGAGGTCCATCGAGACACGAGACCCCGACATCTTGGTCGGATACAACATATGGAAATTCGATTTGGAGTACATCTACAAACGTGCCAAATTCAACGGGATCGAAACGTCTATCCAACTCAATCGCAACAAATCGCGTCCGTCCCGCATGTATTCGGCCAAGTTCAGCAGCTCGGCGTACGGCGACAACGAGTACAACATGGTGTCCTCGGAAGGACGTATGCAGATTGACTTGTTGGAGCTATACAAGCGCGAACACAAGCTGGTTTCTTATTCCTTGAACGCCGTGTCGGAACATTTTCTGGGGGACAAGAAGGTGGATATGCCGATTCCGGAGATGTTTCAGAGGTATCGTGACGGATCGGCGGAGGACATGCGCGCCATCGGTGAATACTGCGTGAAGGATACGGAGCTCCCCTTGAAGTTGATGCAAAAGCTCAACGACATTCCCAACCTGATGGAGATGGCGAAAGCGACGTATGTGCCGATGAACTTTTTGATTGAGCGCGGTCAACAAATCAAGGTATTTAGTCAGATTGCGCGACAAACGAGGCTCGAAGAGATGGTCATCATCACGTTGGAAAACGCATCGACCAACGACTCGTTCGTGGGAGCGACGGTATTGAACGCGCAAAAGGGTTCGTACATGAACGAGGTGGTGACCGGTCTGGATTTCGCGTCGCTGTACCCGACCATCATGCGCGCGCACAATTTGTGTTACAACACCATCGTGTTGGACGACGCGTACGCGAATCTATCCAACGTGGAGTACGAGACGGTAGAATGGAGCACGGACACGACGACCCATAAATACCAGTTCGCACAAAGCACGCAAGGTATCCTTCCCAAGATTCTTGAAAATCTGGCGAAATCGAGAAAAGCGGCCAAGAAGGATATGGCTGCCGCCAAAGACCCGTTCATGAAGTCGGTGTACAACGGCAAGCAGTTGGCGTTCAAAGTGAGTATGAATTCCATTTACGGATTTTGCGCGGCGCATCTGTTACCGTGCAAACCCATTTCTGCCTGCGTCACCACCATCGGTCGCAATATGATCGACCACACCAAGACGCTGGTGGAGGAGTGGTATCCGGGATCGCGGGTCATTTACGGAGACACGGACTCGGTGATGGTCATTTTCAACACGGAGGGTCGACAAGGACAGGCGATGTTGGAGCGCTCGTTCGAGCTCGGCAAGGAGGCGGCGGACCGTATTACGGAAACCTTCAAGCGACCGATCGAACTGGAATTCGAAAAGTGTTATTGGCCCTATTTGCTTTTCAGCAAAAAGAGGTACTGCGGACTCATGTATACGTGTCCGGAAAAACCGGACTATATCGACATCAAGGGTTTGCAAGTGGTTCGTCGCGATTGCGCGCCGTTCGTCAAGGACATTTCCAAAGACATTCTCAACACCATCATGTACGAGAAGAACGTCCAGAAGGCGATGGATCAGGCCAAAGATATCGGACAACGTTTGTTGGACGGAGAGATTCCGCTAGAACAGTTGGTGGTGAGTAAAAGCATGCGGAAGGACTACAAGAACAAGAACCAACCACACTTGGAAGTGGCGCGCAAGATTGAGGAACGAAACCCAGGATCTGGACCGAAATGCGGGGAGCGCGTACCCTACGTGTTTATCGACACCAAAAACAAATCCCATTTGCAATACGAGCGGGCGGAAGACCCGGTGTACGCCAAAGAGAACAACCTCCCCATTGACCTACTATATTATATGGAACACAGCCTATTCAACCCGATCCAAAGCTTGTTCGAGGTATTCATCACGACTCCGAGTAAGAAATTGTACGGACCCATGATCGACACCTTCAAGAAGAAACAAACCGGTCAGACGGACATCACCAACTTTTTTTCTCAAACACAAAAGAACACCAAGGACGAGAAGTATACTAGCGCAGCGTCGTCGTCCAAGAAACCCGCTCCGAAGACGAGTCAACGAACCATCACGCTATTCTTGTAAACACGTTCTTTTTTACGGTCGCGCGATGGAGGCTACTTGCGTGATGACGGGGTACAGGCTAAGAATCGGCACGCGCACACCGTACCCTTTGACGACGTACTTCTTCCCGGGTTTGAGTTGGGCGATGTTCTCCGCCGCATTCATTTTCAACAACAAGAGCGAATTCGACACTTCGTACACGTCGTTGTTCGTATCCGCAATCATGTTGGACGCGTAAAGCATGCGACCTATACCGGACACGTAGTCGATGTGCTGCGCAACCTCGATGGTGCGCGTGAACGACGTGGTACCGACGTACGTGTAGTACACGACGACGATCAAGAAGAATACACGAAGCCACATTGTAGATTCTTTGGAAATCATAGTGTAAGTTTTTTATTGTATAACTGCATATATTTTTCTTGGATTTACAAACGTTTGACGCTCATCATGGCACGGATCACCAAGAAAAAGACGAACGTGTGAAGCAACAACCCAAACGGGGTGGGGTTGCCCGTGCTCGACATCGAATCGAACACACGATTGGTCGCCGAATATGCGATGGGGTGAGATACTAGCGCGAACACGAGCGCGCTCCAGAGCGAATACCGCCATTTGTCCACGGATGTGGGACTCATCTGTTAACTTGCTTTTTATATATGTATATTTACATTTTGTGGATGTCACGTGACTTGAATCCAAAACTTGTGTTTCACTTTAGGCCATCGATGTTCCAACGCGTACGTCACGTTGGGCAGCGTAAGCATGTCTTCGGGAACCGGCTCTTGAAACGGATGCAACGGACGATATTCGTCGTCGCGAACAAACACCACACCTTGAGCGTATCGAAACAGTCCCGTGAATCGATAGTTGTATTTTCGCAACAACGTAATCAATCCGTGAAGAGAACACCCTTGGTAGTTGATGTCGTATAATTGTTTGTTCGCATTATTTTTGGGGAACGGTGTCGTGATTTTGGGTCCCCATCCCATAATATAGTTGAACGACGTAACAATCAAGGAAGGGAATTGTTTGCAATTTTCGAGAAACGACTTGATGATCCAAAATTCGGTGCCTTCGGTGAAAACGTACAACAAAGAGGGTTTACTTAGTAACATGGGACCCACCTTTTTCGCATGCACAATGTCCCTTTCGTGCACGTTCACATAACTCAAGTGTACGCGCTGACAAAACGCGTCGATCCACGAATAGGACGCGGACGAACAAAACACAACCGCAAACGTCACGGACGGCAATCGAGACAAAAAGTATTCGAGTATACGCTCATTCTTTTTGAAGAATCGATGAAGTTCCATTTCACGATTTCTTTTTTGAGAATATAATGTAATGGAAACATATGAACGTTCCGATATTAACGGGATTTTGGACGCGCGGGGCACGGACATTGAGTACTGCCCGACGTTCATCCTTCGACGGTGTTTGGAAACCCATCACATACCGTCCCTTCACTTGACGCGCAAACAATGTGTTTCGAAGATGCGTGAGTTGGGGTACATTCGTCTTCGCGAACCACACGCGATCGACCCATATGCGGAACCCGTGAAAACGGTCGTATCGAAACCACAATACGCACGAACCTTTGAAAATCCGGTGTTTGAAAATCAGGACAAGACACGAAGTGCGACACGAAGCGCGACACGAAGTGCGACACGAAGTGCGACACCTTTGACGTTCGAACAAACCCAAACCCCTTCGGTGTATCGCCCTACAAATCCGTTATACGACGCGAGTTTCAACACCGTGGTGTGTGATCAACTCCATTCCCTTCACAACCTGTACGTACAAATGCAAAACATCACCGCACTGGTGAATGATTTGGACTCCAAAGTGACTGCGATCCAAACCAATTTGGATGAAGTGAACGACACCATGGTTGTGTCAGAGTCGGATGTGTCGCGCGGTGTTTTTGAATACAAAGAGTTTTCCAATATCACCAGTCCGTTTATCAATATTCATCACGGAAAAGGCGTGTTCGCACCAGTTGAGCGATTGATCGACAATCGATTAATATTCGACTACGATACTTCGTACGTGCATATCCGTGAGCAACAAACCATGTACGACATCATTATTGAAATCCAAAATTTAGGATGGTTTGACAGGGACTCTGTCGATTTTGAACAACAACGTGATATTGGGTTCCATCTTATGAATATCAAGACATTCGCCGATATTGAAAACAAATTCGAATTTGATCCAGACGAAACCATCATAACTAAATTTATGAGATGGGACAAATCCAAAGTGAAATGGAATCTTCATTCAATTAGTCCTGGAGCCAGGTTCAATGATGGAAACGTGTACGTCCATACAACCTTATTAAATACAGAAAATAGTTGGGGTAGAACCACTGATGATTCGTTGTTGTCGTTTCGGTTCCAATTTACTGCGCTCAAACGCACAAACATCACGGATGCGAATGTCACGAACCCGTTCATGACGGGTCTTCGAAAGAGCAAGGACGTTGTCTTTCTTTCATCGAACGCGTCGTCGTTGTCGGTTCAAGGATTTCATCAATGGGTCGATTCTCCGGATCGGGTCGCGTTGAGCACTTTGATTCGTGTTAAACATCAATCCGTCACATCCACGACGGATAATCTACCATCGTTCTTACAGATTGAATTGGACGTTCCGCACACCACCATCGAACACGGGAACATCGGGTATCATCCTTGTCCGTACACGGGCGCGGGGTTGATCATGAATGCAAACAAACGAGTGGACGTGCGACTCGATCGCAACGAGGACAATACCAAATCCGTGATGAAAATCGTTCTCGAAAGCAAACATATTCCTATTTCTGGAGAAGAAATCGAGATCTCGGTCGATATCGGGTACAGCTTGGAAACCAAAAACATTTCATACATCACTCCGATTGTGAAGATGGACTACGGAATGAATCAGAATACCATTTCGATCACAAACACGGACGTGAAAGATTCTGTCAATCTCAACGGAGAGTTGGTACTGAACGAATACTACAACATCGTCCATACCTTGACCGAAACGCATCAATACAACAAGGATATCAACATCATCTTTGTGGATTACGACGTGAACCCACTTTATAACGGAGACACACCCCAATTCTCGATTCAAAACATTCGGGTATCCAATTCGAACATCGAAGCCAATGAACCCCAAGTGTTAGACTTTACGTACAATGTTAACATGGTGATTCGCGACACATCCAACGTGTACACATCCGTCGCGTTTCCAGACGATTATGTTTCCGTGGACGATTACGTATTGGATGTGGTGGACGACCGTGTATTTGCGCGTATTCGATACGAAGATTTTGAACCCACGTTGCGTGTGTACGCGCCGGCCGACCCGGATTCGATTCAAGTCACTGTGCTTCAACACGTACCGGATACACAAACAGAATCCAACATCGAATATCGTGTCATGGGCGCCGAAACAATCCAAGCCAACGTGTCTTCGGCATTACACATGCTCGTTCCGTCCACAACGTACGTGCGTGTCCGCGACGTACGTCAAACCGTTCGCTTTTTGACGGATAATTTGATCGGGTTTATTCATCAGGAAGGGTTGCTTCAAGAGTTGGGTGAATTTGATTCCATTCAAATCACAGTAAATCAATCATAACGGAGGGAGACGGGATGATGGGAAAGAACGTACAACTCGTCGATAATCACCGAATAATAAAACGTGATGTTGTATCCTCGAACGGCCGTATCTGCATATTGATTCACCGTGTTCACGTCAAATGTTGGGGTCGATGATCTTGAATGAGGTCCGAGAAAGTCCGATTTGAAATACGTAGTTTCTCCATTTGGATTCAAAGCATCTACGTAAAATTGATACAATGCATTTCCGGTATACGACAAATTGGCGATATCGCACGTCAGCACATTGGACGCATCGTCGTAGTCAAATTGAATATTGGCGATAAAATCGTCCGCGGTGAAATCACCGGCGCGTGCAGAGATGTTGCTGGTCGGCCAAAACTCTTCGATTTTGGTGTAAATTCTAGATTCGCCTCGGTTGTAGACGGAGGTAGTTAGTTCGTACGAGTTCCCGGGAATCAAGTCCGTGATGAGATACTCGGTGTTTGCCACCACGTCTTGGTTGGTGCTTCCAATACTAATATCAACGACGGTCGTGTCGGATCCAGGTTCAGGTGCCGACACCGACGATTTGGACGGATTCGATTCCAATTGAGGTATGGCCATGGTGGTGTCACAGTTGTTGTATAAAATAAAACGCACAATTTTAAATGGTGTTGATGGAATAATACACGTTTCGAATCCGATGGTGAAACTTGCGAATGATGAAATTGGTACATACTTCGCATGGTTTCGAATACTTGGTGTTATATCCATGCGGAGACCCCAACCGAATGATGTACATGTCGTACGGTCCACGATGATACAACGTCTTGGATCGAACGCTTTTGATGGCGTCGACCTCCGCATGGATGCTGCTTCCCACCGAATGATGCGTCACTTTTTTGTTGTATCCGGAGCCCACAATCTCGCCCGTCTTGGTGTTGACGATGACACAACCGTGTTTGTGTGTGAGCGAAGACATTTTCGCTAGACGCATACACGTGTCGAAATGTCGTCGGTGCGATCCGGAAGCCGTCTTCCCTTCCGGTTCGTCGACTGTGTCGTAAATGGAATTCATTGAATTTTACAAAAAAACAAAAACAAGGTTTCTGATGAAACGTACGCGTGGTTTGTTTAAGTGAATTTAGAAATGAAATTAAGAACAAGATTATTTGAAACACTCATCATGGTTCTTTGTGATATTTGTTATAACGAGTCCGAATTACACAAAATATCCGATTGCGGGCACAAATTTTGCGCGTCATGCAATCATCGATGTTTGGAAGAGAATATGAAATGTCCCGTGTGTCGACGCCCTATTCAACGAAACCCCAGTTTTTTTGCGTCGAGCAAACATTTGTTACAACTATCCAAATTGATTGGGTTGTAAAAACAAAGACGGATTTACACGCGCACGATGGACGTGTGAAGTTGATCGACGTCGTATTGTACGAACGCGAGCGCTTGCAACAAACAATCAGACAAGTCGTCCCTTTTTTTGTGCTTGTTGAAAAAGTCGATATGGGGTGTGTCCTGAACGAACACGTTCGTCATTGCGATACCGTACTTTTTACGAATCGCGTAGTTCTTGGTCCCCTTGGTGGTTTTTCCGATCGACCCAAGCTTGTGTTTCGAACTGAAGGTGGTCACGTTCGCAATTCCCTTCATGAGAAAATAGACGGACAACATGTTTTCAACGATACGCATCTTTGTGTTTCGGGCCGGTTGTTTTTCGATAATCACAGTGTCGAAAGGCGTGTCCCAAAACGCGCATTGATCAAGAAACTGAATTTGCAGGACCAAATCCGTCGGAATCTGACACACGTTCCAAGACATTATTTGATGATTTTCCCGATCGAGCACGCAGTAGGCGAGATGTTTGATACCCACGTCAAAAGACAAGACGGACATGACGCGAAAAGGTTGGTTTGTATGTGTGTTATGATGCGGTTGTTTTAAATATGCATCTTAAAGTATAATTCATGGAAGGAAATTACAAACATTTGAATGTCGATCACTTGACGATCATGGGGGTACCGTTGATAGACCCGTCCACCGCAAAAGTGCACGCGCGATGGCTTTCCCCCCAGCCGACGAACACGGAACCTCCGCGTCGACGTGCGTACGGAAAATATTCGCGCAAGGACATCTCGGTCGGGCACATTCATTTAGAGGTTGCGGAGAACGGTGTCCTGGTACAGCTGATCAAGGATCATGTTGTGTTTGCGCAGCGAGACGAGGCACCCGTGACTGTCGGACACCGTCATCGTTTGGCGGACGGAATTGGGTACATCCTCACCAATACGGAAAACGCCATCCTGGAGGTGGACGTCACGATTCAAACGCAGTGGGATCCGCACCGGAAGTTGGGTCCCGATATTCGAAAGTACATTCTCGTCAAACGGAACATTTCATGACTTTAAGAATCGTCGGGTGATTCAGACATCATTGTTAATAATGTATTATTGTCATTCAACGACGTCTCCGTACGCGGTGCTTGACGACGCCGTTTTCGGTCGTGTAGACGATATTGGAGACATGTTTCAACACACGGTGCACGAGGAATTCATCACGAACAGTCTCGTTCGCACTCAACAAGTTCACCACTTGACGGACTATTCGTACACGTACATCTTGGTGGCACTCAAACAAGAAACCCCCAAGTTGGCTGGGGAAACACGGTGGTCGTCCATCTTGACACCTTCTCAGTACGCGTTGCTGGAGACGAATCACGCGTTTGTGGTGGGGTGGATGCTCCTGACGCCCGAGCACCCTCCCGACGTACACTTGATCGAACACATCGATTCGCGTGTGCCAAACTACAATGTGGTCGATTGTATGATTCGCAAATTCGAGAATGAGGTGGCCGCGTTTCGTCCTTCCCACATCGTTCGCCAAATCAAACCGTTGTGCGTGCTTCCGAGACAAATTGACTCTCACAATGCTGGGTATTGGAGACGTTACCTTGTTCGCCGCTACGACGTGCGCACCGAAAACGACTTGCGCGAGTTGATACGGTGTCTGCATATCGCGAGTATCGTGCGTTGGGACGCATGGTTTCAAAACACGAACGATGGGTCGTCAAAGATGCGTTGATCGACGTAGTTGTTCCACGACGTGGTGGGGTGGTGCACGTATTTGTTATCCGACGCCTTTTTTTTCTTGTGATTGAGAAGCACCGCCACTTTCATCAGGGCATCTTTTTTGTTCCCGTGTTTTCGAAATTCGGATTGAAACAACATGGACGCTTTGCATGTTCGAAACACTTTGGCCGTGACGTGCGGGTGAAACCCAGTCAAGTATCGATTGAGTATGTTGGGCGTGACGCACGAAAACAAGGCGCCGGTGTGATGCAGTTTCGCGTACCGTTTGCACGCGGCGATGGCCTCGCACACCACTTCGTTCGCACGCACTGTTCGATCAAAAGGAACGTGATCCTTCCCCAAAAAAGTGACGCGCACACGTCGGTCACTCAACAGACGAACATGATCACAGGTCAACGTGCAAGCACCGATCGTGTCGTACTCTTTTTCGTTTCCGATACGAATACACAAGTGTTCGATCAAATACGCCGCCAATCCGAGTTGGACGTCTTTGATTTGCGACGACTGCATACGCTCCATGTTTTGTTTTCGAATCGCAGGCAGTTTGCGTTTCAAGGTTCGCGCGTGTTCGAACTTGTTGTTGTTGCTGTTGGTAGGAGGAAAGAATAAATATTTTCGTTCGCGAGTCACCTCGTCCTTCCACGACGCGAACCAGCGAGCGGTGGGTTTGGAAACGAACCTTGTGAACCCCTTCGCACGAAGTTTCGGAATGTGATGCGTCGATACGTTGATGACCACCTCGTTCGTCGGAATACCCACCTTACAGGTGCCTCGCAGCGGGTGATGCCCGACAAACACACACGGGGATTCGAGGTACGGATTCGGAACGGAGACGGTCTCCCCATCCACCACACACCGAAACGACGGCTCTGTGTCGTTTGTGTTGGGGACGATGCGGCGTCGAGCGTCCACGCGCGCATAGCTTTTTCGAAAGTTGGTGTGAAACACGTCGTTGGTTTCGTACTTGTGTTTGTGTTTTTCGTAACACAGAAGGAGCCGTTGTTTGACATTCGTGCATTCGCGTTCCAAAGGCCCCGTGTGAATCAGACTGGTCCATTCCATATGTGTTGTTAGGACACAATCTTACTCTATTATAAGTCACTAAAATACTTAAAGACCATTCGTGATATCGGGTATCATGTCTTCCCCGCTCTTATTGGAGCTGACCAATCGCCATCCGAGGGATGAGCGGATCGTATTTGACGAAGAGCCCCACATTTACTATGTGGATGGCAAGCCCGTTCGAACCTCGGTCACCACCTTGGTGCACCAGTATTTTTCCACATTCAACGCAGATCTGATTATTTCTCGAATGATGCGTGGGAAAAATTGGGAAAGTTCGAAATATTACGGAATGACGGCGGACGAGATTAAACAACAATGGAAGGATGCGGGAAACGACGCCACGCACCATGGGACCATCATGCACAAGGCGATCGAGTGTTTTTACAACAACGAACCGGCCGAAAGCGAGTCGGACACACAAACCATCGAATACAAACAGTTTGAACGATTTCAAGAGGATCACAAGGACAAATTGCGTGCGTATCGAACCGAGTGGATGGTGTACGATGAGGAGTACGATCTCGCTGGAAGCATCGACATGGTGTTTGAAAACATCGACGACGGTACGTTGTCGGTGTACGATTGGAAGCGGTCCAAAGAAATCAAGACCAAAAATTCGTACGCGAAAGGGGTTGGTGTGATGAGCAAACTACCGGATTGCAACTATATTCAATACAGTTTGCAGCTCAATATTTACAAATATGTGTTGGAGAAGAAATACGGTAAGGTGATCCGGGACATGTTTTTGGTGGTGATGCACCCGACGTACGACTCGTACATGAAGTACGAAGTGATGGATCTGCAAAAGGAGGTGGGTGAAATCATGGAGGAACGTAAAGAATACTTAAAGAACCACGCACCATCCGAATAGACATCCAAATCATGGGGACTGTGAAATCGTTGAGTGAAACCAGAGAAGCGGTCTATGATTGCTTGTTCGCCGAGTTGCAAGTCTCGACACACGCCAAAGAGTTGGAAAAGGCGATTGCGGATTACACGAGCGATCGCATGAAAACCACGTACCCTACCGAGCCGATTCACTGGTCCAACAAAACCACGAGACGTTTGTATCTTCGAAAGTTTCGTTCGGTCAAGTCCAATTTACCGAACGTCCGACGACTGATTCACGAAGGACACTCTTCCGAGGATATCGTTCACATGAAATATTACGAGATTGCTCCAGAACGATGGGCCAAAGAATTGAGCGAAATAAAAAACAGAGAGATTGCTTCGCTCGTGGCGTACACGGACGACGTGTGTGACGGGTTGCTGATGTGTTTTCAGTGCAAGAGTCACAAAACGAGATATACGACGTTACAAACTCGAAGCAGCGACGAGCCGACCACGGTGTATGCGCGATGTTTTGCGTGCGGATTCACGTGGACGGAATGAGCCGTTTGTCGTTATTTTTTGCATTTAAAGAGCAGCACGGCGTGAATATACATACCCAAAAGAATCATGGCCTTGTACGAGGTATCGAACCGCGTTGGTGTGTTGACATTTTTGACGCGAAAGTACGGAAGCGATCAAAGTCGTATCATGTACGAAGACCGACGTGTGTCTGAAGAGGACGTTCGTTTGATGGAACGATACGTGTTGCCGAAACCGCCCAAACCGGTACCGGAGTTGGACTTGACGAACGAACAAACCAAACTGGACGCGGTGCGATATATGGTGCGTACGTACGGAGAGCAAGAGGGACAGGAAAAATGGGCGAAGAAGGAGTTTACCACGCACGACAAGAAGATGATACATACGATGGGTAAGTTGTTTGAACGATACAATCGGTCGTGTTTGGAGCGTCTCAACGTCAATGTCACGGAATTCGTTGAGCACGAATTGCATGCACCCAACCCAATAACCAAACCGGTTGTAGAAACGTGCAAGGCGTTCAAGATGAACGGCGAACCTTGCTCTGCAAAAGCGAAGCTGAACGGACTTTGTCTTCGACACTCCAAAAAGGTGTAAAATATTTTAAAGAAAATTAAGTATGTAATTGATAAATGACCGAAACCACCGAAGAGTATATTCAAAAGCTTCGTGAAAACACCGCATCGAATATGGTGAAGAAGCGTGAACAACAACAGCAAGAAGTGGAAGCACGCAAGGTAAAGCTAGTTGAAAGCATGAACGCGTTGGAAGGATATATTTTGTCAACTTGCAAGGTGAAGATGATGAACGCAAGTAATTACGGTCATTTCTTTACAAGGGTTATGGAGTTTTCCAACTTTGACATGTTTGATGAGAATCACAAGTTTGTATATCTGGTGAAAGGTCCCATGCGTCAACGCAATCGTTCCGTCGCGGGCAAGTCGTTGGTGTACGGAATCGATTATTTCAGAGAGAACAATATCGTACCCATATTGGATCGTTTAAACGAGACGATGAAGCCCATCAAATTTTCGGTTCGTTTCGACAAAATGAAACAGGCGCACGTGTTGTACGCCAATTGGTACGATTTAAATTCAACTTAAAGAATGTTACGGTTCTCTAGTAGCAACCAATCGTCTGAGTCATGAACTCTTCGAAAGAATACGCGGATGATTTCTTTTCGTTCATGAACTTGATTCACAAAAACAATCACAACGTCAACGTATCAACCATCACAATATTGTGTCATTTGGATGTCGATTGTCTGGATATCCAAGCGTTTAGCAACTCATTTACGCACGAGCACGTGACTATAAAATATTCCACCACACCGAAAGATTTTATAGTGACGAAAAGGGGCAAGGTGAAGAAGAGCTTTTTCAATCAGGTGACGCTAAACTACCAGGACATTTCGAAGAAATCGATCAAGATTTTCTCCAACGGTAAATTGCAAATCACGGGAATCGCGTCCAAGGTGGAGAGCGAACACGTGGTGTCGAGCGTGGTGAAGTGGATCAACGATACTCTGTCGTTGAACGTGAAACCGACCAAGATTTATATGGGTATGATTAACAGCAATTTTTCGGTGGGTCGGTGTATTGATCTGACGCGTCTCAATCGCATTTTGAACAACGACGAACATGTCGTGTCGATTTACAATCCTGAAAGTTACCCGGCCATCAACATGAAGTACACCACAAACGATGCACGCATTTCGGTATTCATATTTGGTACGGGGAATGTGGTGATCACGGGTGGGAAATGCATCGATCATATTACACAAACCTACGCGTTTTTGATGAGTATATTGACCCAACACCCCGAAGTGTTGCGGTCCGTCAACGAAAGAGCACGAAAGCAGGAAATTCTTATAGATGGATATACAATTCGTCAGTATCAGTCGTGTGTGTACTGAAAATAATTTTTTATGCCTCGTTTATAACAACAAACAACAACGATGACCATCCCGGGAATGTCTGTGGCGGGAAGAGGGTTTACGAGCTACATGTCGAACGCAACCATGAATAACTTGTTGAAGAAGAAGTACGACATCAAAGACAACATGGAATACAAAGAATACATTCAGAAGAATGGAGATGCCATGTCTGCGAGTCTGAAGAATCGCAACACGGAACTCGTGAAGAGCGAACAATGGTGGTTGGGTGAAAAACAACTTTAAGACAAATAGGTAGAAATTGAAAGAATAAGGGATGTTAACCTCGCGTGGATTACAAGTCGCGATCGACCCGCTTCTTGCGAGACAACTCACGGTGAGACCCGAGGTGAACAAAGACTATTGTTTCGACGGAAATCCTCCATACAAAGTGTATGGGTTATCCAAGTCGTTTATGTATATTCCCCGCAACTTTCCTTATCGTTGCGAAGGAGTGGATATTGAAAACAAGATACCCTCTGGAATCACGTGTCCACACATGCAGTTTGTTGGAAAGTTGAAGGAAAGTACAAATCAAATTGAGGCGTCGAATACGGTAGTTTCCAAACTCGTCGACGAATCAAACGCTACTCAACGACAATATAGTGGAAATGCCCTTCATTGCGGTATATTGTCGTTGCCCACCGGATACGGAAAAACGACGGTCGCGTTGCACATCATGTGTCGTCTTGGGTACAAGACGTTGATAATCGTTCACAAAGAGTTTCTTATGAATCAGTGGGTGGAGCGCATCTCTCAATTTGTGCCCGCTGCGCGGATCGGATGCATTCAAGGACCCAAGGTGGACGTCGCCCATAAAGACGTCGTCATCGGTATGTTGCAGTCGTTGTCGTCCAAAGACTATGACCGTAATATGTTTCGCGAATTCGGTCTTACGATTGTGGACGAAACCCATCATATATGTACGCGCATGTTTTCGAAATCGCTTATGAAATATAACACCAAATATCTTCTTGGATTGTCCGCCACGATTGAACGAAAAGACGGTCTCACGAATGTGCTGCATTGGCTCATGGGACCTGTGTTGTATCAAACACATCGATCGCAAAAGCGTGATGTGATGGTGACCAAGTGTGTCTACGATTGTGAAGACTACAAAAACGAATTTCCTTTGAATCGAACCGGCAAGGCGAACATGCCCCAAGCAATCAATCAGCTCGCCGAGTCGGAAGATCGGAATCGGTTCATCGTGAGCCTGGTCCGCAAGTGTATCGACGCCCAACGCAAGGTGTTGGTGTTGACCGATCGTCGTCAACACTGTATGAATCTCCTTGAGATGTGTACCGAAATCACGATAGGAGGTTTGTATATAGGGGGGATGAAAGCGGAGGAACTCGCGGAAAGTGAAACCAAATCACTTATTATCGGGACTTTCACCTTGGCACATGAAGGACTCGATATTCCCGCTTTAGACACGTTGATTCTATCAACCCCCAAATCGGACATCGTTCAAGCTGTAGGGAGGATTCTACGAGAAACCCCTGGAAAAACCAACCATCCGCTCGTGATGGACGTGGTCGATCATTGGGGACCCTTTAAAGGTCAATACTACAAACGTCAAAAATACTACAAGAGCACCGGATTTACGATCCGAACCCATCTTCGGAAAGAAGAAGACGTTGACACCGATTCGGAAAACAATAGAGAGGATACACCATTTTCGTTTGTTGAGGACGATTAGAGAAGGTGCGTTTGTAGCTTGGTATTTTTCTATAGGGAAAGTAGTAAGTAAACAAATCATGGAGATTTTACCCGCTGAGTTCATGCAAGAATTTACCGCCCTTAAGAACAAAGTGCAGCGTCTCGAGAAGGCGTTCCGCAAGCTGAAGAAGGACATGTCTCCTGCTTCCGAGAAGAAGCCTCGCGAGCCCAGCGGTTTCGCCAAGCCAACCTACCTGTCCCCCGCACTTTGCGATTTCCTCGGCATTTCCGCCGGAAGTGAGCTCGCACGCACGGAGGTGACCAAGCGTGTTCTTCAGTACGTGAAGGACAACAATCTTCAGAACCCGGAGCACAAGCGCGAGATTCTGATTGACGACAAGCTCAAGAAGCTGCTCGCACCGGAGGATGGCGAGAGCGTCACCTACTTTAGCATTCAGCGTCTGCTGAAGGTGCACTACGTGAAGAACGACGCCGAGGCGGCTCCCGCGCCCCCTGCGACTCCCGCGACTCCCGCGAAAGCATCCGCCAAGGCGTCTACCAAGGCCACCGCCTCCAAGACCAAAACGACAAAGAAGTAAAATAAAGGAATGGTTTTAAAAAGGTGCATACCAAAACAAAAACAACAAAAAAACGGTGAACACACATGTCCTGTGTTCCATTCTCTCATCGGTCGTGAAGAAGTGGAACGCTTTGTTAGGATTTCGGAATCAGAACACTTGTCTTTTTATCAACAAGCGTTGTTACACAAATCTGCAGTGAAAGTCTACAATACGTTTCAGTCGAATGAACGTTTAGAATTCATTGGAGATTCTGTTTTAAACATGATTGTGGCGTGCTTCTTGTACGACACGTACCCGAACGAAAACGAAGGGTTCATGACCAAAATGAGGACACGTATCGTGAGTGGAAATTGTTTGTCGAAAATCGCGAGAGCGATGCATCTTCACAAACATATTCGGATGAACGATAAAGCGTTGAAACAAGGATGGAACGATAACAATCGTATCTTAGAAGATGCATTCGAGGCGATTATCGGAGCCATATACTGTGATTTAGGGTTGTATTATGCGACCAATTTTGTCATGAAACAACTGCGAACCTATGTGAATTTCGATGAACTTCTCATCGACACCAATTACAAAGACATTCTCATGCGGTTCACGCAACAAAACGGGTACGCGTTACCGACGTACACCATCGTGTGTGAAATCGGACCAAACCACCAAAAGTATTTTGTCGTCAACGTATCGATCGACGATCACGTACTTGGTGTAGGGCACGGTCACAGTAAAAAGCAAGGGGAACAGAGTGCCGCTTGGAATGCCATGAAATGCTTGCCTCAAATTAGTGTTTAGACTGTGAAAATAAATGTGTAAATCTCTATGATAGGTGTTTCTTGATGAATGAAATCTTTGTCTTTATCCAATACGAATTACAGTGCCGGTGTGCTTTTGTATCGAATACAAAACGGAGAAAAGGAGTTTCTGCTTGGGAAGGATGTCAAATACAACAGTTGGAGCGATTTCGGAGGAAAGCACGACAACGTGGATAACAAACAACCCTTGCGCACCGCGGTCCGCGAGTTTTACGAAGAAACGTGCGGGCGCAATCATCAACATGCATGACATGTTAAACATCATCAACATGAACAACGTTCGGATCCAATGTTCTTCGTACAAAAAGAAGATGTACTATATGTTTGTTGTCAAGTACGAAAACGCTTTCGAGATATAGAGAATATTTTTCAAGACCAATACAAATTTCTGAAACAAACCAGTGTATGCATGAAGTTCAAAGAAAAAAAGAAATCAAATGGTTTGATATGGATTCCATCATCAACAACAAATCGATCGTGCGCGGGGTCTTTTACAACAGTTTCATCAACAATCTGGATGAAATATGTCGCGTAACAACTTAAGATTTCATTTGCATGATACTACAACAAGAGTGTAACCTATACCATGAACCAAGATATCATCATCAATAAAGAAGGTGCTGGAGACGTGTTCGAATTACTTCAAGAGTCTAGCGACGAAAGTTCTATAGACGTTCAAAGGGAGCCGAGAAAACCCATTCGAAAGATTGGTAACAATACCACCGTCGTAAAGACCGGTGGTCGAGGCAGACCTGCGCCTAAACCGTACCAACCACCGCCACCACCACCACAACGTTCCCAACCGGAACCTCAGCTACCGGACACGATGTTCGAGGTGTTTACCAATCCCGACAAGACGCGCGTGGAGTCGGATCCGGAGGATGAGCCCATGTATCATCCTGAAGGCCACCCTTCGGACGAGTACATGGACGGAACCCGATGAGTACGAACAAGACCACCCATGTTCCAGCAGGACGAGTCGGACATGCCTTCTCCCGGATTTCAAACCGTGGAGGACGAGAAGCAAGACCTCTTGTACAAGTTTTATCGCATGCAGTCCAAAGGTATTCCCGATATCACGAAAGTTCAACATTCCATTCGGACATCCGCGACATGCGAAACGAATACGAACGAATCAAACGCGACTCCTGAAGTGAACGCGAGTATTCGTTTTTCTCGACGCATGTTGATGGCGTGTGTGACCGGGCATCGAGTTTATGAACAAGCGATACGACCCGTTCGACATTCAATTGGAGGGTTGGTCCTGAATCGGTCATCGAAAACGTCACGGATTACGACAATGTCTTTGAGCGACTGCATGACAAGTATGCGTCCAAGGTGGCCATGGCGCCTGAAATCGAACTCTTGTTGTCTCTTGCCGGAAGCGCGTTCATGTTCCACTTGACCAACAGCATGTTCTCCAACGCCATGCCGAACATCCGAGACATCGCGCAACAGAATCCGGAGATTATCAAAAACATGATGCAGTCCATGCAGATGGCGGCGGCGTCCAACAACAAGTCCGCACCCGCACCCGACGCACCTTCCGAAACCGAACCGACAAACAACAACAACAACGGCAGTGGTATTCGTGAGATGAAGCCTCCCGCGATCGACATTCACAGCTTGATGTCGTCCACCCCCTTCATGCCTGTGGGGAACAAACAATTCAACGAACCCACACGCGTCACGGACATTGTCGCGCCCGCACCTCCGTTGCCGACACCAACCCCCATTCTGCGTCAACCCGCGCGCAACGTGATGTCGGCGTTCAGTCCACCTCCTTCCATTCATATGTCGGAAGACGATGACGAGTCTGAGTCGGTAGGAGGAGCCCCTCGTGGAAACACACGCACCATATCGCTCAACTCGGAGACTCAGATTTCCAAGGGAGGTACCAAGCGAAAGCGTGGAAAGAAAATATCGATGAACGCCGACAATTCCATCACCATATAATGTGTGCACCTTATTATAACGAAATAGCATGATTATTCCACTCACACCCATTCGCGACGCGTGGGGAGGTGTCGAACCCGCCGTTTCCAATGTCGAACCACCGAAACCAATCATGTCGCCGCAACAACAAACCCCTCCGTCTCAAGTTCTTGGGTACTCTCCGTCCACGGCGTTCGATACGTACAAAATTCCCGAGGATTACGTCCCCAACGCGATGGATGTCACCGTCTACGATCAGGACGTGATCCGTTCGCTGATGCCCATGACGAGCAACAAACGTAGCGATTTGGTCACCGAACTTTTGGGTGTGTTTTTCGGCGATTCGACAAACAACAAACACCAAGACCCATCTGTGAACGATCGTGTGGAGTACTTTAGAGGGGTTGCTCCCCGAAACAACAACAACGATGTCGACTCGGTTCATTTAATCATCATGGTGTTGTTGGCGTACATCTTGATTGACAAGCTCACGACGATTTGGGCTCGCACTTAGAGGACGTTTTCAACCCCATAATCATTTCCAACGTGTTTCCCTTGGACGGATTCTTTCCGACGGGTGGTTTGATACGCATAGGGGACGTTGGTAACCTTGTTCTTTTGCGAGTCTTCAAACTCTTTGAGCGTGAAACACTTGTCCTTGTTGCTTCGTCCTCCGGGTTGATCCATCGATGGTTCGACGTCGCGTGAATCTCTGCCGTAGGCCACTGTGCGACACGAGCGGCGCCTTGTAAACGACGTACGTATCCGTGCGCGACGACCGAAACTCGGCGATCGTCATCGTCCCTCCAAACACCTTCAAACACTCGCGCGGAGGCGCGGGTACAATATCAACTCGTTTTCCACACATATCGTGGGCCATTTTCGATATAAGCGTCGTTTGATTTTGTTTGTATGAACCACTTTCGTTACTGTTGAAAGTTTTCATACATTCAAAACTACAAAAGTTTCCGTACACCGTAAAACTCCGATTCGTTTCATTGTACGATTTGGGTAGATGGAACACATCCCCTTCTATAGGATGACAACACCACCAACACCACAATTCGGGTCCGTTCATAATAGCATACATTAAACATTTACTTTTAAATATATGGAAGAAGCAACCCCCATCAACCAATTGAGCGGTCGCGACCACAAAACCCCTGTGGAGAGCATGTCCTACTCGGAAATATTGGGGCAAATGCAGTCGCCCGCAAACGTTCATCCGGTCTCCCCGATGCCCCCGCCGATCCCCGATCCCAACTCGGTCCCCAACATGCCTCCGCAAAACGGCAGCGTTGCCGGCGGATCGTGGAACGGTCCTCCACCACATCCGCAACATCAGGCACCTCCGTCGTCCATGGAGTACAATCATCCGTTCATGGATCCTTACATGATGCCGAAACACCACGTGTCGGAGGATTGTTCGCCAACCACAGAGTCCGCAAAAACATCGACGTCCAACAAAAACGAAGACTTTCAAAACGAAATGATTGTGTTGCTCGTCGTGTACGTGCTCATTCACACCGAACAGTTTCAAACCTTGCTGCGCTCGAAACTACCGAGCATGTTTAACGCGGACACCAACACCATCAATATCTTTGGTACGCTCGTCACCGGAATCATCCTTGTGATTGGTTGGAACGTGTCCCGAAAAATCGTGGTCAAGTATATGAAAGAATTTAATTAAAGAAATTGGGAATGAATACATGGTAGATGGAAACTCGTGCTTTCAGATTGTTGGAAACTTTAAAGGAATATTATCGCAACGAGACTCACTTACGTCAGCTTCTTGATGTGATTCTGTACGAAAATAATGCGGACAACATTTCGCTACGCTTATTGGACTGGCTCGTATCGAATTATTCCAAATCACGTAATATCGTGTATTATGTGGATAAAGTGCCTTTCAACATGCATCAACATTACAAAAATATGTTGAAGGCATATTCGAAAAAAATGTTTGACCCGTTTCGACGCCACGAACGCATCTACATTCCGTACAAGAACAAATCCGGGGAAGGATCCAACACGCCCATGGTGTTGGAAACCACCGTCGCGCAACTCATGTTTTTCAAGTGGGCGATCGAAAATCAGGTATTGGATTACGCGTACAAACATCGGGTGGCGATTAAACAAGATATGGACGCCAACACGCGGCATCGCACGTCGACCAAGCAACAAACCACCTCGTCGTCGAGCCAGGAACCCACGGCGCGCATGAAGCGAAAAGAGTTGAGTAAACCGAACAAGTCGGTCAACATGTACCGAGTCAACATTACGGTGACTTTTTCGTGAAACGCGTACGGGTTTCGAAGATAAAATATAAGACCGAGTACAAAACCCTGAATGTCATCATCTCTTACTGTGTATTTGTACGTGCTCGCCATCATGTTGTTTGCTTTTGTGGCGACGAACATCGTGCTTCGCAATCCGGTACACGCGTTCGGAATCGAACCGGTGGCTGCGGCGATCGGTTCGGGCGTGCTGGCTTATTATTACGTCAATGTCTACAGCACCACCGTGCTCAACGAGACTACTGCCGCCGTGCGTATTGAAAAACCCGTCGCCACCACATCCTCTCCTCCCGTCAACAACAAGGATGCGATCACGTCGACTGACGGGTACGAGAAAGTGCAAACCGGATTGTTTCCATCCGAACCCAAGTCGTAATTTAAAGGATATGACGTGAATATATGAGAAGTCGTCATGGTTCGTAACAGCGGGAAAGGGGGTTCCGGTCACAAGAAACTGAAAAACAGCGTGAACAACACATCCGCTCGAGAGCTTCAGTTCAAGGAGCACGGTCAGGACTACGCCATCATCAAAGATATGCTCGGTAGTGGGCGATGCAACGCCATTTGTTACGCAGACAACTCCGAACGGTTGTGTATCATTCGAGGAGCGATGCGTCGACGACGAAACTGTTTCATTCGCAAAAACGACATCGTGCTCGTCGCGTTGCGCGATTTTCAAGACGGAAAGGTGGACATCATTCACCTGTACACCGACGACGATGTGCGTTTGTTGATCAACTACGAGGAAATCACACACAAGTTTGTGAACGCATCCACACAACTTCAAACATATCATCAACCGGAAACCGCCGAGGAATCGGACGTTCTGTTTGAAGATATTTAGAGCTAAGCAGTTTAAGACGTAGCGTTTTCATTTGTTTCAAATCCATTTTTTTCCAACATGAATCCGAGACAAGTGTTGGGTGTGTCGAACGACGCGTCTATGGACGATATCAAAAAGGCGTTCAAGAAACTCGCCGTTCAACACCATCCAGATAAGGGAGGAGATCCCGCAAAGTTCAAAGAGATTAACAACGCGTATCTCGCGTTGACGAAAGGGGACACTCACGGACCGAACGCGCATTCACAACATCCACATCCGGGAGAGTTTCACGACATGTTCAACATGTTTCATCAATTCCATCAATTCCATCAAAACCGAGCGTTTCGTCGCATGGTGGAGGTGCGTGTGTCGTTGGAAGACGTCTACAAACACAAAGAGGTGAATATCCAAGGTCAAAAGGTGAACATCCCAGCCGGCACGCCGTTGTTTAGCGAGATTCGTGTGAACGATCAATTGGCCATGATCATGAAACCCCAAAAACATCCGGTGTTCGATCTCGACAATCACGGAAATTTGGTCATCAAACAAGCGATCAGTTTGTACGAATCGCTCACCGGGTTTCGAAAACGGGTCAAACACCCGTCTGGAAAAATGTATTTCGTAGCCTTGGTGGACGAAGTGATTCCACAAGGCTTCAATAAGGTGTATACCGGAAAAGGTATACCTGTTGGAAATCATCAACACATTTCCAATATGTGTATCGTGTTTGACGTGGTGTTCCCGAAACATATCGACATGAAACCGCACAAGGATGCGTTGAAGGATATTTTCAAAGCCAATCTTCCCGAAGTGAACCCACAGCCTTCGGACGAAAATTTAAACTGACATTTTAAAGTAAAACACCCGATTCACCAATGCGTGAGGTTGTGTGTCGCGAAATGGGTCGGATCGTCGCGTGTCATCAGTTGAACATGCGGCTTCATACGTCGTATTTGTACGTGGTGGACGAGCTGATGAAACACGGTACTATGTTCGTGTGGGACGAGTTGGACGTTCGGACGGTCATGGAAACCTTTCGTATCTACGCCACCGCCCATTTACCATACGCCGAACATCATGTGGTGCTAAACATTTTAGAGTGTATCCTTGAGTCTCGTATTCAAAAAAAACGAAGCAAACAAAAATGGTGGGTGATGTGTTGTCAAACATCGGTCGCGATTTAAAGAATTGGGTAAGTGATGTAGAGTATAAAAACACAGCCATGACGAACAAGGTGGTGATCGTCAAACCCGTCAACCAATTTTCGAACCGTATGCACGCCCATTGCGGTGATACGTTTCGTGAAATGGTCGATCTTTGGAACGAACACGGACTCGTGGATGTGGAGTACAGCGAAACGTCGCCGTATTGTTGGTACGGGAAGGACCGATCCGTCTTGTTGTACGATCGTCCCAATCTGAATTGGATGGGTGCGTTTTCGGACTACTCCCTCGGTTTGTTCGGCAATCCGGTGACACCCGACAACGGCAAGTGCAACGTCCCATGGATCTTTTGGGGACGCAGTCCGCGACTCTTGCACGAGTACCACGAAAAAGCGTCGTCCAAATCGTTCCAAGAGCGTTTGATACCGTCCATCTTTCTCGGCAAGATTGAGAACGAAGTGCAACACTCGTACCGCGACGTGGATCGATGGAAGGAATGTATCCACGCGTTTCATTGCAACGTCGACCCATCGTCGGGAACGTGGAAGTACACCAAGGAGGAGTACCTCGAAAAATTGGGCGACTCGCGGTTCGGTTTGTGTTTGCGCGGATTCGGTCCGAAGTGTAATCGCGAGATTGAACTCTTGGGGATGGGTGTGGTTCCGTTAATCACCCCGGAGGTCAATCTCGACTACTACCGTCCGCTCGAAGAGAACGTGCATTACATTCGAGTGGCGAATCCGGAGGACGTCGAACGTGTCGTACGTGAAACGTCCGAAGAGACGTGGACAAAGATGTCGAACGCATGCAAGACGTGGTACGCACAAAACTGTTCGCCGCAAGGGTCGTTCGAGGTGACACAAGAGATTGTGAATCGGTACAAGAAACCGTCGTCGATCTGCACGTTGTGCACGAAGAATAATTGGAATGATTTGGAATACTTTGTGAAAAGTGTTCGTCAATTTGAACCACACATACCCATTGTATTGTTGTGTGACTCTTGGATCGCGCAAAAATTGAAGAGCGTTCGTAACGTGCACGTCATCGAATGTCTGACGGATTTTTCGGATAAGAACCGAAAGGATATGGAGTCCGAAGGAACGTGGAATCGGTTCATGCGGTTCAAGATACAAAACATCGATGAGGCACTGGGTTTGTACGATGATACGGTTTACATGGACAGTGATATAGTCTTGCTTCAACCGCTACCCGTGGTGGATACCCACAAAGACGTCGGATTGTGCCCTCATTACGTCAAACAAGAAAATTGCGACAAGTACGGCTACTACAACGCCGGGTACGTGTACGTCAAGTCGAAAGAGTTTACCCACTGGTGGGATAAGGCGATTGACACATCCAAGTACTACGACCAAGGGTGTTTGGAGGACGCTCCGAACCATTTCTCCCATTTCGAGTTTGACATGACCCACGATTTCGGCTGGTGGCGTCTGTTGGAGTGCGACAACCCGAGTCAACGCATGAAACAGTTCCGCATCGATCCGGTGAACCAATGGGTCACCTTCGACAACAAACCCTTGTGCTCCGTCCACACACACTTTGTCAACGACACCTTCCCGTTGACGGTGCGATTCAACGAGATTCTGAACTCGATGTTCGACCAGTGCAGCTCGTTCTACAAGACGCTCCACGACATCGAGCCGTTGACGGAGCCGAAGCAACTGACGATTCTCGTTCAGTACTACAACGATTCCGATGCGGATCGCCAGAAGGAGATTGATTTCTGTTTCAAACAAAATCTGCAAAACAAGTGGGTCAAGTCCGTCGTCCACTTCCACGAACCGCAAACGGTGATCCCAACGTGGCTCGAGAAGCACCCCAAGTTTGTGCGCGTGGACTCGTGTCCCGACCGTCTCACGTTCAAGCGCGCGTTCGACTACGCGATCGAACATCTGCAGGACGAACTGGTGTGCGTCACCAACGCGGACATTTTCGTGCATCATCAGAGCAAGTGGGATCGTCTGCACCAGTTCCTGACCAAGAACCCGACGGCGGTGGCGGCGTTGTCTCGCCACGAGTACGACGGCAAGTCGGTCTTCAAGGACAACACGTTGCAAAAGATGTACTACGCGCATTCGCAGGACGCGTGGATTTTCCTTCCGTCCAACCTGATGACACCGATGGAGGATACCGATTTCCCGATCGGTATTCTTGGGTGCGACAACGCCATCGCGCACCGACTCGTCACGCACGGGTACCGACCGTACAACTTGGCGAACGAGTACGTCGTCATTCACTACGACGTGTGTCGGGGCAAGAACGGGTCCAACGACGTCCAGTTTCAGAACGCGCGCAAGCCGCGCACCGACGCGCCGGAAAAGCGGGGGTACTATCTGCTCCCGGAGTACGACCGTCTGAACCTGGTGGACGTCATCGCTCAATTCAAACTAACCAAGGAGGAACAGTACAAGTACATCTGCGACATTCTGTCGAACAAACTCAAGATTGACAATCAGTAAACAATCACCGTGTAGTTGGGCCCTGGTTTCCGTTTCTGTTTGAATTCGAATTGACATTATTCTTAGTATTGTTGTTATTTTGAAACCCCAACAACGTTCCCGCCGCGTTTTCCATGTTTTCGTACCGTTGAACCAGGTTCTTTTGTTTTTGAATATTCCGGTTGATGCGCTCCTTTTTCTTCAATTGATAAGGTAAGAATTGTTGGTTGGTCATGATATTGTTTCCAATCACGTAAGCGTTGTCGCTCTTTTCGTAGATGAAGTGCACGCCGTGCATGATGCATTGCACGATGGCCAAGATGTCGATCGAGATGAAGTGGTACGGATGATACAGTCGCGTTCGTTGGGCGTTGTTCGTCGCCTGTGCGACAAGTCGTTGATTGGCAAGCATGAGATCTTTGAGGTGCGTAATTTGGAACGAATCCCCCATACGTTTCCAGTCGAGGTAGTAACGCACCAGCCACGTATTGAAGTCGCGCGTGAGTTGCGCGCGCTGCTTCGGCTTCAGCGTACTTTGTGAAGCGCGTTGAACTTTCGGTACGGGAACGTCCTTTTGCATGTACGAGATCACGTTGTCGACCGAAAACCCGGACAACGCGTACACGGTGACGTAATTCGGGGATATGACCGACCGATCGACCAGTTTGAAATCCGGGGTTTGAATACACAATCCATGAACGCTTGCGAAATTGTAGAAATTGGTTTTATCCACAGGTGTTCGGGGTTTGGCCACCACAAACACGCGCACGTACTTGAAAAAATCGTTGGCGAGCATCGGGGACGTCAACAGATCCCCTTGCGACTTGGATTCGGCGTGCGCTTTCAGCTGACGAATCACTTTTTCGCCGTCGTCTTGATTGCATATTTCGATGGCGATATGAAACGAACACGTCAGTTGGACGTTCTCGGTCACAAGCTGATAGACACGGGACACACTCGTGTCGACGCGTCGTCGCATGGATAAAAACTCGTCGTTGTTTTGGGCTTTGTTGCGAACGTACGTTTCGGACGTGATATCGATCATCGGTGGGAACGCGAATCGGTACGTTCGGTTCTTCTTGATGTTGTTCGCCGGATCGATGATTTGCGCCATGTTGCAAATGTATTTGGTGGAAACGTCAAACTTGCCAACGTTTCGTGCGAGTTTCGGAAGCGCGAGCGTCGATCGATTCTGTTCGGTCTTCAATTGGTCGTTGGTTTTGAGGGCGTCCGTGGCGAGCAAAATGTCGTACGCCGCAATGTAGGACGCCGCCACTTTTTTCGTCAGAATGCGATCGGTGGCACCTTCCAAGTAGGGCAACCAAGGACTCGTGACTCCCATCGTCAAAAACGCCCATTGCGACGACAACGCCAACGTGAAGATTTGGATCTTCCACATCTCCTTCAACGTTTTCAAGGGTACCGATTTTCTGGTCTCCATTTCGAGATAGTGTTTCATCCATCCTTTGAAGGTGGTTGTTTGAGGTCCTTTCGGGGTCTGGGGACCTCGGATGGTAGGCGACGAGACCGAATTGCCCACCAACGTACGGAATCCAAACACGAGTTCGCAAAACTGGTCCTCCTGATCGCGGGACGCGGGTGTGGTTTTCAACAACGCAAACACCTTCTTCGCCACGCCTGGTCGATCGAAGAGGTCGTGCACCGAGTCCATGATTTTGAACACCGTTTGGACTTGATCGGGAAACATGTTCGATTGCAATTGTGTGTTGGATGGACGAATTGCGTATTGTCGTTTCGCTTCTGGCGTGACCGGCGCGTTTGCAAGATTGACGGGTCGTTCCCGTTTGGTTCCTTGAGAAGAAGGTTTTGGTGACGGGGTTCGACTCAGTTCCAGTAACGTATTCGCAGATTGCTGTTGTTGCGTATTCGAACGTAATGTTCGGCCCGACATTGTTATTGTTATTATTATTATTATAAAAATAACAGTTGCAATATAATCAAAATCAATATGGGGGAAACATGATTATACCTTTGGCGTAAAAACCCTTTATCTGAATTTTTTAATGGTTGTTATTCATTTCTATGTGAATATAGTAAACATATAGAAATGAATAACAAGAATAACAAGAAAAATGTGTCCGCGATGACGTCAACATCGAAACAAAATTTGATGAACGTGGTGTGGACCATTCCCTACGACACCAAGGGAAACTGTTACGTGTTCGGACTGGCTCCGGTGGTGGGTCGTGGCGGTTTTTACAAACACCGCACGCAAAAGGCGCGTCCAGGAGACAAGTGTCCGGAATGGCGAAACAAACCGTACGATTTCAAAAATTGTACCGAAACCATTCGTCGCGTGATTTGCGACAACCCGAGGTATGTCAAGAAGGTGGACCACAAATTGTACGTGAACCGAACGATCGACCATGACCATCACTTGATGGCGGCCGTGTTGTCTCCCGACGCGCCGCACCAAGACTTTCATTTTCTGCGACGCGTGCCCATCACCACGGTGCTACACAGTTGGGATCGGTTTCGTCGATCCACGCCGGCCAAGTGCAAAGCGCAACTTCGTGCGTTGCAGCCCAAGTACGTGTGGGCGCACCAACAAGGGTGGAGCAACGGTATCAAGATTCACGACGCCGCCGGAAACCTGATTGTCGATCCGAGCAAGGCGGATTTCAACTACAAGACGCTCCACTACTCCATCTACTGCGGTCTTTTCAAAGTCAAAACAAGACACGCCACCGTGACGACCGAGTTCGATCTTTAAACAATACGCGTTCTTTTCTTTTTTTCGGAGAAAAATGAACGGTTCGTTGCGTCGACCCGACGTTTCCGCGGAATCGAAAAGAAGAAGGTTTTGTATCGATACCGTTGTTTGAACAGTTGTCTTACGGACACGTTGCTTGCATTTTTTCGAACCACAAACAAACGATCCATCACCTCGCGAAGATAGGTGGACTTTGAAGAAGGTGCTGCGATGCGTTTCTCTCTGTCGAGCACCTTCAATGATGTGGTTGTCGTGTTTGTCGATGTTTGTAGACGTCCGAGTCTTCGCTCGTTCTTGTTCGTTTTGCCACGAAGTTTGCGCATCGCCGCGAGACGAGGGTTGGCGTACGTGGTCTGCAGATCCTTCACCAAAAACGCGCGAGTCGCGTACGCAAACCCCGTGGGCGTCGTGACGCACAGGTTCGTATATGGAAAGTCTTTGGGTCGGTGTACGATCGCCACGTCCAACAGACCAAGATCGAGTTTGATGTGGGTGCGGTCCGGATTGACGGTGTCGGTGACGGGCACCACGCGTCGCACGTCCCACGTCATCAAATCGAGCGGCCACTCGGTGTGTTGTTGAAGGTACCGGAATCGTGAGTTGACGGTGGTTTCCAACGCGGTGATGGTTTTGCACATGACGGTCGCCACCACAAGCATACATCGGGCGCGATCCTTTTTGAATCTATAGTACAACTTGGCGTCGATGTCGCGCGAGCACGTGACGGTTTCGGGGATGTATCGTCGCATGGCGTCGCCGCCCACCACGAAACACCGGGCGTCCAACGTTTGGTCGGCCAACCGCTCGTTGATTTCCGCCACCATGCCGTTGGCGAACGCCCGCAACGACTCCACCGTCTCCGTGTCCGCACGCAACAACGTCTGGGTGTGAAAATGGTCGAGGAATCGATGATACAACGTGTCCGTCACGTAGTCTTTGTACACCAGAGACGCGGGTTTGTACACGTCTTGAAACGTTCGAATTTCCGACAAGTAACTTCGTTCGTTCGCAAAGTGTGTTCGAGTCAACCATCGGCGACGTTCCGCGTCCAGAGCCGACCCTTTCTCCTCCACGCGGTCTTGGGCGAGAAACGCGTCGTGGACAAGCAAACCGCGCGCGTTCAACGCCATCGTGTCGGGGTTGACGTACGTGGCGTAAAACCGAGCGAGGTCGAAACGCGGACCGTATCGATACAAAGAAACGTACACCAGCGATTCACGCACGGTTTCGCTTTGGCCGCGTTTTCCGATCAACGCGTCGTACGCCACCGTGTACGAAAACCCGGGTCGCATCAGCTCCAGTTCGTCGTGGTTCGCAGACACACATCCGGTGCGTTTGGAAACACCGGGGGACAGTCGGATCTCAAACGGAATGTGCGGAAACGCTTTTCGAAGTCGGTCGACAAGCCGCTTCACTTGCGCGTACACCATCGCGGGCACCGCGCATTCGTCGTCGGTGAGCACGCACTCCAGGTCGACGTTGGACGTTCGAAACGCCGTCGGGTGGGCGAGTTGCCACGCGTACCCGCCTTTGATGTACGCCACGTGCGTCGGACCCGCGTGGATCGCGCGCACAAACTCCAACACGTACGACATCATCGGGGACGATACGATACGTCTTTGCTTTCGCGTCTTTTCCATGTTTACTCTCGAAAACACACATTTTCGCGAATTAAATTAAATGAAAAAATCGAAGTTCTTTTTTCATTTAAAATAAAAGTGTTGTGTATACTGTAAATTTCAACATGAGCGTACATCAACGAACGGGAGCGAAGGTGATGACGTTCAACGACCCCCGTGTCGTAGCGAAACGAGCAACGATTGAAGCGATGTTGGTCAAACTTTCCAATGCGCGTGATTCCAAACAAGCGAATACCGTGGCGAACCAGATCCGCAAAGAGATGAACGACTTGAAGCGCATGAACCGCGCGTTACAACGCAAACACGTGGCGGCGCTCACGACGCGTCAAGTGCGTGTTCGAAACACCAAACTGTAAAAAATAAACCATGTTTTTCAAGCGTTGTGGTTGTTGTTTTCGGACCCGATGTGTGTGCGATAGTAGTCCACAATGAACGACTTGAGATTATGGATCGGTTTTTCGCGCAACATACCCAAAAACTGCTTCATCTCCGGATTGGCGGTGTAGTGGTACCACGTGCTCAACAACATCTCCGTGTTGATGTCGGGCGATCCGACGTTGGTGGTTTGCGCCTGGCCGAAATCGATGAGGACGGGAACGTGTCCGTCCAAGATGGGAACGCGCATGACCGTTCCGTCGATGTTGTAGGCCATGGATGTGTCCTTGACCGGTTTGCACACAATGTTCGGCATGTAAATGTCGTTGTGAACAATCTTGTTCTTTTTCAACAAGTACAAGGTGCACAACAATTGAAAGATCATAATCACCTCGTTCATGGGGTTTCGATTCTTTTTCAAATACAGATCCATACCAACCCCCGAGTTCTCCATCAACGTGATCAGTCCCTTGCCCTTCTTGACGAACGTCCAATCTTTGTGCGACAAGGCGATACCCTGTTTCCTCGACCCGCGGAAACGCATGGAATCGCACTTGTGATGCGAGATGAGTTGGGGCAAGTGGACGGACCCAATCTTGTTGATGGCGTACAACATGGTCACCTCGTCCATCGCCACCTTGTTGTTGCTCGTCACTTTCATGATGTAGTCAAACTTTTTGCCCGTGTACTTTTTCATGGTGTGATACTCGCGAGATCCCTTGTGTTTACCGTTCGCCACGGCGTACACGTCACCGAAATATCCGGAACGAATGTGACCTAAAATGGTGTACGAATTCATGATGTCGCTCATGCATAGGTTCACCCGTTTCAAGCTCGTTTTTTCACTCAATTTCATTTGTTATAATATACACAAAACATATATTCGAAACGCGAAACTATATGCCAATCGACGAAGAGATTATTCACATTATTCTCACAAACCCAAACAAACAAACCAAAGCGCAGTTCAAAGACACGTACCCCGAGTTTTTTCGACGGTGTCCGGTGTTGAGTGAAAAGTTGTTCGATCCGAACATAGACAAAGGTATGTTGCATTACATGTTGCAACAAAAACAACAAATCATGGAACAAGGCGTCACGGAACACGAAGCGTCCGTGAACGTCGGAAACCGGTTGGTAAATCAATACGTCAAACCGATGTTGAACAAAGAAACGAATTAAAGCCTTTTCTCTCTTCATCACTTCAAACACAAATGGAGTATGTCGGGTACGTGGGTGGTACCTTGTTAGGGATTCAAATGTTTCCTCAAATCAGAAAAGCCATCGCGACCGAATCGACCAAAGACATTTCGCAAACGTATCTGTTTCTCAACATGATTGGTTTGGGATGCATCGTGTCGTACGCGGTGAGCAGAGGTGACATGCCGATTTACATTCCGGCGTCGGTGAGTTTATGCAATTCTTTTTTTCTATTCGGTCTGGTACAACACTACGCGTACAAGGAACGAAACGCTCCCGTCGTCATCGCCTACGCGGACACGAATGTATAAAGGATGGTGTTAGATCGACCACAAGGACCAACAACACCCGCAGTCCGGGGATGTGTTTGTGGTGAAAAAGTGGGGTTCGTACCCCCATCCTTGGTCGTTGATAATCAAACATCCGTCGTATTCGTCGTCCGGCCATTCGAAACGACTTTGGATTCCGAAATGGCTCAAAATCGCATTCGTGTCGGAATGATGCCACACGATCAACGTGTTTCCGAGAATGTAGTTGGGTAGTGCGCCAACACCGTCGCACAGTTCCAACGATTTCCCCAAGATCGAACAGAGGTTACTCGCGGTTTGGATCGGTCGGACATGTTTCGACGTTCTTGGGATGCACGAAAACACGTGATGGACGTCCAACGAACGAACGCACTCGGCGAGTTCGTGAACGCGCTGGACTTCGGAAGAGTCCACACAGTTGGTTCGGAACGAACCAGGGCGTTGATGACGCATAATGTAAATGGAGTACTTCATCATGTTTGTTTGTTGGTCGTTCTGTTCTCTCTTTAAGTTTTCGTCATTTTGCTGGCCATGTACGCGCCCATTTTCCTATACCCGGACGGACTAAGGTGGTACCCGTTGTGTGCCCAAACGGGAGATTTGGGATCGTACACGAAATCTTCTCCGAACGGAACGTATGTCAGTCTAGACACCGAATTGCACCACGCGCGCAATTGTCGGTTGACGTCGAGACGCTTGGCTTCACGCATCGGTCGGTCGAAATGGATTTGGGGAAGCGACAACACGTACACGCGCGACACACCACGGTTCAAACAATGATTGTGGATCTGTTTCAATTTATTCACGATGTACGCACTCGATCGGCGCAGGAGGTCGTTGGTTCCGGCCAACACGATGGCCACGTCGTACGTTTCGATCGGTACATGGCGTTTCAAATTCGTGAGAATCTGATACGAGGTTCGGCCACTCAAACCGACATTGTGGACGGTCACACCAGTCCGGGAGAGTGTTTTGTCGGAAATCAGTTTACGACGCAACGCGGTGCTGTACGGATAGTATCTTGATGTGTTTTTCGTCACGTATCCTTCGGTAAGCGAATCTCCAATGCAAATAACGCGCATATTCGTTGTAATTGTTTTAAAACAGATAATAAAAAATGGGACGGATTATAAAAAAACAAACTCATGAATCCACTGGTATACACCCCTCGCGTGTACGAGAATCCAACGCCCATGCGGAGCCCTTTGGCGCCCATTCCGAAACGCAAACGCAACAAACGATGCGCCTGTCCGAAACCCAAGACACCCGATTCGAAAAAAACGTTTTGTAGGACAATTGCGTACGTGCTGTGTGTGATGATTGTGATGATCGCGATCCGTCTTTCTATGATTCGTCCAACCACTCGAAATAGTCGTTAAGTTGTTCTTTGTAATATAAACACGCATCTCGAAACGTCTCGTCCTCGTGTTGCGAAAACTCGTCGAGTTTGGCGCGCATAGTCCGCCCAAACTTTTTTCCGAGAGAGTACAGACACGGTTCGACATCACACATGTAGTCGAATAGCGCGTACACCATGTACTTTTTGTACTCTGCTCCTTTGACGTAGTCCACGTTGTGAATACCCCGACGAATCTCCGTCATGATTTCGCGTCGTTGTTCGTCATCCGGCAACGTGCTTTGTTGCGCGCGCGTCATGGATCGTGTCACCGGCGCCATAATGATTCTTCTGTGTTGTTCTACATGGATCTTTAAGTAACTTTTATACGACAACACGGTACGATACGTACTCGCCCGCGGTGGGACTTTTGCGCGTAATGCGCACGAGATTCCCAGGCATGTATCCGTAGTATTTGGCGACGGGGTCAGTGGCCAACAAGTTCGGAAAGTGTTTCAATTTGGTCTTGTACCGAGTTTTGACCATCATCGTCTCTTGTTCGGTGAGCAGTTCGTGTTTCGGAACGAGTTCGTGCTTTGTGATGTTGAACGAGAGCTCCTTTTCCGAAAACACTTGAACGATCAAGTTGTTCACATCAGTTGTAATGAACTGTTTTGCAAATGATGTGATACTACCTTTACACACGATAATCAAACAAGAAAACCCTTCGTAATCCTCTTCGATCAGATCCTTTATGAGCTTGATTTTTTTGACGCTCACTTTGGGCGACATGACAAAGTAAACCAAAATTCGTTGGTCCAGGTCGTTTTTGGCGTTCATGGTTGTTTCGGTGGGCCACTCCATATGGTGATACCCCCTGTCGTTCAACATCTCCGTCACGACGTGACGCACGCGATCCATCACGCCCGATTACTTATCATTCATTTGAATCGCCTCTCTAATTGATTTTGGTTGTTTTTAATTCGTAAACTGAGGTTGGGGTCGGTTGATGTCGATGGCGTACGGATTGTTTTGGGTCACGAATCCGAACACACGGTCGTTGGTCGGATCGGTCGTTTTCGTGGTACCCATGGTACCTTGATTCGTCGTGAAATTCTGAACCCCCTTGGCAAACAAACCACCACCCAAGTTTGTCGCGGACGTGTTGGTGTCGCTCTTCACGTCCATGAAAACTTGCGACTTGTCGAGCGCGATGTTCGTGCGGGCCGCGTTCGGTGTGCGTTCGGTCATGATCGTGTACTCGCGTGCCACGTTTTGCTCCGCCGTGTACGCCGACGTGTAGTCCTTGCCGCCGTTGTAATGCGGTTGAGACGTGTACGTGTTGGCGGTGTCTCGTTGCGTGACCGCGTGCGTCGCCGCGTCGTGATGGACGGGTGCGGTGGAAAAGGAAGGGTGCGACACGTGCGTGGTTGAGCACACGCCGCGTTGGGTCGGTGCGTGATTGACGACGTTCTCACGAAGGCCGCGGCGATTCCCGGCCACGTTCAAACGGTGACAGTTCTCGGTGTCGCGCAAGGTGTGGTTGTCAAAGTGTTCGAAACGCTTTTGCGCGGACGCGGTGGGGAGCTGGGCGCCGAGCCGATGACAATTTTCCTGGTCGCGTTCGTTGGTGTGGGTCAGGAAGAAGGGGGTGTTGTACTGGGCGGCGGTCAACGACGCCGGGTTTCCCATCACGCCGCAACGGGACTCCACCCCCGGTTCTTTGGGTTGCATCTGTTGCGAACGCAACACGTTCGCGTTGGACTGGGCGGGACCGGACGGCGGCGCGCACTGGTAGTCGGTGACTCGGAACGTGGAAGGATTCGCCTGAGGACGACCGGGTGCGGCTTGGACCGTCGACATGACGCCGTTGATGTACCGGTTCTCCTCGGTGGCCAATCGTCGCGCGCTGGACGTCTCCGTTCCGGGAAGTGCGGAGCGCGAGTCGACGTTTGACTTGCCGTGGTTCATCACACCGGGCAGATTGTTTTTGCGATACACGTTGATGTTGTCGGGCATGATGCGAAACATTTCGTGAAACCCGTGGGTGGACGACGACACGGTGGATCCCAGACCGGGACCGATATATTGTTTCTCCACGGGGGCTACGTTGTTGTGAATCCCGCTGGCCACATAGTCCTTATACCGTTCGATGTCCGGTTGAAACGTCGTTCCGAACGGATGGGTGATTTGGGATTCGGGAGGGCGTTGCAACAGCTCCTTCTTTTTCTGAAAGTCCAAGTTGTCCACTCCCGTGAAGGTGGCCAATCGCCGATCCTTGAACGCGTCGTTCGTGTTCTGAGACCGTTGGCTCTTGTAAAAGGGCACCATGTTGTTGTGCGTCATGTTCGGATCGAATTGATGCGCCACCGGACGCACTTGGGGTGTTAACGGGTTGGGCGCGTTCGTGTTTTGACGCGGGTATTCGTTCGTCGGAACCTCCTTCTTTGATACGGAAGACCGTTTGGATAACTCGTTACCAAGCACGGACAATCCGCCTAAGATGAGCAATTCCATAGATATCTTCGTTTATATTATAGTGAGACGTACATATTATTCCCAGTTTTTTTTACGAGTACTTGACGACACTGCGCGTGTCCACTCCGAACAACTCGTTGCGTGGGATGGTGTTGGTGAACCTGGACGGAAGGATGTCGGGATTGATGCGATCCAACAGAGTCTGTTCGGACTTGACGCTCTTGTGCTCTTTCGCCTCCACGGGTGCGAGCGATGCCCGCGCCGCGGTGTGGTGATTGGACGCAGAACCCGTGAACTTGTTGGTGGGAACACGGCGCTCTATAGCTTTGGAGATTTCGCCTTGAATGAGTGCGGATTCGACGTCAATGTTGGTCGCGGGGGAGTATGACTTGCAATACACCCCGTCCATCACTCCGCAAGACGTGTTGGGGATGTGGGTCTGAAGCATGTAGTTTTGCATTTTCGCCGACTGACCTGCTCGAGAGTTGAGATTTTCGATCGTCATTTATTCTAAATACGTGTATATTTTTTACACCCTTGTACACACCACTTTGTGATCCTATTTTTCTTTTTCGCAACATTTGAATCCAATTCATGTGTCTTCAAATGATTCGAACAGTAAAAAAACAACAAACAACACCGCTATAAACCTACACAATGGAAATGATGGGGGTATTCAGAACTTGACGTTGCGGTACACGTTGCGTGTGCTCACTCCGGTGGTGTTGATGGGCACGTTGGCGGACACGTGGTTCGGGTGGAACACGTTGCGCTCAAAGAACGGGTGCTCTTCGGTCGCGTATTTGGTCTTTGTCGTGTGGTTTCCCTGAATCAACGCCGCCTCCTTCGCGGCGTACGGAGACCCGTGCAGTTGATACGGCGCCGTGCCGAACAACTCGGTGGACGGGTAGTCCACCTCGTTCATGCGCGTGAGCGCCGGACGCGTGTCCACCACACCCACTTCGTGCGTAAAGTATCGTGTGGGCGGATTCGTGGTTGTGTACTTCAAAGGCGACTCGCTGTTGATATTGTGCGCACGAAACTCGTCCGCGTCGTAAAAGGTACGCGTGGATTGATTCAAATTCATGTATCCCGTAGTATGATATAATAGGTATATAAATAATTTTAATGCTTCCCGTACAGAAAGTGGGCGAATTTTGATTGATTGTTGTCTACGATGGAATAAAACTGCCTACGTCCGTTGGTGTTGAAGATGTCGTCATACTCGTTGCGCGTGTAGTTGCGAAAGGCGTCGTCGTAATCCTTGGACTCTACGTTACATGAAGGGTGTGTACTGCTTCCTATAGTGGTTATGTTCGGATTGGCAAACCAGTTGGACTCGTCGGGTTTTCTACACGAATCCGTCGTCCAATCTTTCGGAGGCGTGTAGTCGCGCCTCCCGCGATGCATGTTGTCCGGCTTGGCCACGCTACCCGTCTTGGAAATGTACGGCGCGAGGAAGATGGAATCGTCCTTCTTGTCTCCTGTGCGTTCGGTCGCCAACACATCGGTCGTGTCGTGCTTGTTCTGCGTCGCCACTCGATTCACCGCGTACGGGTCCTCGCGTTTTTGTTGCGCAAGCATCATGTGATGGGCGAATACGACAAACAACAACAACACCAATCCCATCGACATGGGGGTCAGTGATCTTCGGTAGATGGAAATCAATACAAAATACATCACGATGAATCTGGAAATGGCGTTCAATTTGGACTCACGGGTTTTGGTTCGTTTTCCAATCCATATGTCCGTCATGTGGCGCCGAGAGAACAACACGCCGACGTCGTCGGCCCAAAACGGTTCGGGGTGCATCACAAGCAGAATGCACTTATTTTGTTGTGTTTAGTTAGAAATTATAACGTAGAACGCTCCCGCAAAAGTTTTTCGGTTGGTCTTCGTACCTTGTGAACGTGTACGCTTTGTGCTTTACCGCCTCTTCGACCAAAAACTTGTTGTGCTTCCAAAACTCGTCGTCGTGTCTATACGCGCTCGTCATGACGTGTGCGAGTTCGTGCAAAAGCACCCATACGATGTCGTTTCGCGCGTTCAAACGACCTTGCTTGTTGAGCATGCAGACGGAAATCACATCCCCCTTGTTCACGTTGGATGCGAGAATGTGTTCGCCGTTCATCGGAAGTTCGCGAAGGTTCCCCGACCAGTTTCGAAGACGCTGGACGTTTCGGTCGTTCGGATACGCGCGCCGAAGATCCGCGACAAACGTTCGGGCCAACTTCTCTATTTCGCGCAACTCGGCGGCCACGAGCGTCTTCACCAAAGCCGTGTGGGAAGAGTCCACGTAGACGCGGTCGTGGTAGACAAGACCTCGGTATTCGCGAACGTATACCATCACCAACAACAAAAACAACACGACACTCGGCAGAAACATTGCTTTTTACTCTATTTCATGAGTTTATTTATTTTACTTTTTCATCATTTGCTGCATATTCTGGAGAAGGAACGACGGATCGATGGAATCCACCTGGGACTCGTCCATCTGATTGGCGTACTCCGACGCCAGCTTTTCAATCCCGGACATCAGACCCGACGGAATCACCTGCAACGTGTCTCCGAAAATGATCAGCGTCTTCAGATGCGACCAGATCGCCTGCTTCGTGTTCTCCGTGCACGCCTCGCTCTGCCATATACCGGACAGGTTGAGCTCCTTCACCAACTCGATCGAGTCGTCAAACATAAGTGTATCGTCCTGGGCGTTGATGCGATCTTTGTACGGACTCACCACGTCCATGAAGGTGGTCATGCACTTGCGAGGATTACTCTTCTTCAAAAGTTCGAACGAATTGGCGTAGACCGCAATCTTCTTTTCGTCGGGAAAGCACTCCTTGAGTTCGGAGATGAATTGTTCGAGCATGGCGTTGAATGAAGATACACCAGACATGGTTGAACGTGTGCGTTTACATGGTATACATAGAATTATTTTTAAGTTTGTTTTTCTGATGATACCGAAACACCAAAACGCCCACCAACCCGATCATGATTCCGATACCGATTTCGGTGTGAAAGGTGCGTTTCTTGTGTTGGAGCGTGCTGTTGACGAGCGCAATGTTGCTCTCTAGCGATTTCATTGTGTATTGCATTTCTTGAAAAGATTAAAAATCGTCATCTATAGCGAAGCATTGTCTTGCTTCGTCGACCAATATCCCCGATTTGGCGTACTCGCCGACACGACGTTCGAAAAAGTTGGTCTTTCCCGTCAAGCTGATGGTTTCCATGAAATCGAACGGGTTTGTCGACTCGTACATCGCTTTGTATCCGAGTTGCAACAACAAGCGATCCGCCACGTACTCGATGTATTGCGACATCAGCGCGTCGTTCATTCCTACTAAACGACACGGAATGGCGTCCTTGATAAACTCTTGCTCGTGATCCACCGCCTCTCGAATGATCGACTCCACCTCCTTCTGCGCGAGTGGGTGTCGCAGCGTTTTGTAGAGCAAGACGGCGAAATCTTGGTGGGTCCCTTCGTCTCTCGAAATCAATTCGTTGCTGAACGAAAGTCCGGGCATGAGCCCTCGCTTCTTCAACCAAAAGATGGCGCAGAACGACCCCGAAAACATGATTCCCTCCACACACGCAAACCCGATCAACCGTTTGGCGAAACACGGGCACTTCTCCTTACAAATCCATCGACTCGCCCAATCCGCCTTTTTGGTAATTGCAGGCACCGTGTGAATTCCGTCGAACAACTTCATGCGTTCCACGTTATCTTTCACATACCGATCAATCATGAGACTGTAATTGTGGCTATGAACGGTTTCGTTAAACTGTTGATAGCTGTAAAACGCTCTTGCTTCCGACACCTGAACTTCGTCGCTAAAGTTACGCGCCAGGTTTTCGTTCACGATGCCGTCAGACGCCGCGAAGAATGCGAGGATGTGATTGATGAAGAAACGCTCGTCGGGCGTCAACACCTTGTCGTAATCGTGCTCGTCCCTGGAAAAATCAATCTCGTTCACGGTCCAAAAGCTGGCCACCGCCTTTTCGTACATGGCCCACATCGCCGGGTGCTCGATGGGAAACAACACGTGTCGATTCGGGTTGGGCAACAAAATCGTCTCGCCGAACGCTTTCACAAACTCGTCGTAGGTCAGAAGCGTCTTGGTACCGGGATAAAAAAACATGGGAAAGGAGGACACGTTCGTGTCTTCGATCGTCACGTCTTCGCGATGACGCGCCATCACCTCATTCAAACTCTTCACGTACACTTTTTCCGCGCGAATGTTGTGGGTGGTGATGAAATGCTCCGCTTCGTCGCACAAGAAGCAACCCGGCTTGGTATAAAAGATGACGCTCATTTCTTTATCGGTATGTGGTGTGTATACCATAATCTTCTTTAAAATTTTTTAATACATTCGTCCGGTGCGAAGTGTGTCGACACGCCGTTGGAGTAAAGGACGTGCAGTGTGGACTCACAATCGTTCGTCATTGCGACGGCGGATGGAAACAACCACCTCGTTTTGAGCGACTGACCGAAAAAGTCGTGATTGGGACCGGCAAATTGAAACACGCGATCCAACACATCGGTCTCTTCGTTGTCGAATTTTTGGCACATGGTGGCGGAAACGATGCGCGGATTCTTGAAAGGGTCATTCATGCCTCGAGGTTTCTGGAACAAGCCTAGACTCGGTTCCAAAGTGGTCTGATGTGTGGATACGATACGGTACGGTCGGTGATTGAACGTGGTGTGGTACTCAAGTCGTTCGTCGGTGTTGCACGCCGGAATCGTGCCTTGGACGAAATACGCGTCGCTCACATCCGTCGCAGTGGTTTCCAGGTCGTTGTGTTTCATCACCTTCACGATCGTGTACGGCATGTCGGGGGCCGACACTTTCTGAATCAATTTCGAAAAGTAAATGTAGTATTGATACATGAACGACAGCATGAAAGACATGTGGTACTTGACGTTCCACATAAGCTCCTTGTAGGCGTTCGACATCGTTGTTGTTGTTGTGAACGAAAAGGTGGACAATGTTTTAAATTGTTTAAAACGTACGCCCGCTACGATGTCCAATGAAAACCAAAGTTCATGGATCCATCGAAAACTCGCACAAGGAAAAGCTGAACGAGTACGAACACTTGGAGTCCAAGGTGAAACGTCTGCAAAACAAACTCAAGTCGGCAATTCACGAGAAGGAGACGAAGCAAGGCTCGTTGAGTGTGTTCGATCTGCTCGCGTACGACGATCAGATTCACACGATTCGGCAGGAGATCGAACAACTTCAGCACGAAGACAGCGTGTCGTATTTGCTCAAAGTGACCGACATCTTGAAACGATACAGCCACGACGAAACGTCGTCGACTGCTTCATGTACTCCCGCGGAAGAAAAGGGACACATGAACGGGTTCGTCACGACGAAAACGGGGAACCAACGCGGCCAACTGTACCAAGAGTACAACGACGTGGTGAACGATCACATCACCGTGCAACAAAAAACGACCGGCGGCGAGTCGACGTCCCACGCGTTGACACCCGTTCTCTGTTGCGAGTGCGATCATCCGATGACCATCGCCGTCAACGAAACCCACTTGGTGTGTGATCGGTGCGGGGTGTACCAAACCTACTTCGAACCCAGCGTGTCCGGGCTCACGTACGAACAGGAGATTCATACCGAAACCAACATTCATTTCGCGTACAAGCGCATCAATCATTTGCGCGAGTTGTTGTCGCAACTGCAAGCCAAAGAGACGTCGGACATTCCGGACAGCGTGCTGGACAAGATCCGCGCCGAGTTTCGGAAAGCGAGGATTCAAAACACGTCCGAAATCACCCAGTCGCGTGTGAAATCGTACCTCAAGAAATTGGGGCTCAACAAGTACTACGAACACACGCGCCAAATCACCAACTGTTTGAACGGCAAGCCCCCGCCCGTCATCTCCAACGCGTTGTACGAAAACTTTATCAACATGTTCACCGAAATCCAAGAACCGTTTGAAAAGGTTTGTCCTAAGAGTAGAAAAAACTTTTTCAGTTACAATTACGTTCTTTACAAATTTTGCGAACTGCTCGGAGAGCACGAAAGCATGCAACTGTTTCCGTTGTTGAAGAGTCGTGAGAAGTTGTACCAACAGGATTGTATTTGGAAAGATATTTGTCACCTGTTGGGTTGGCCGTTTTACAAGAGCGTGTGAACCTAATTTTTACCAATCATCCTTTGGTGATCCGAGCCACGATTTCGTGTTTGTAATCAACACGCTTGCGAACCCATGGCGTACAATGCGTTGTCGTCCGACCGTAACGTACCGAATCGCGGCGTCCTTGGAAAATCACTCATTTTGGATAAATAATTAATTAAAATTGATGATATGTATACATAGTTGCAATGTCTCAAGATCCTTTACAACCTTCGACTATTTCGGAAGAGGACGAATGGAAGGAATCGGACGACTTTTTAAACATACTCCGTGATTCGGTTCAACCCATGGGCACGAACGCACAAAATACTCAACTTCAGTTCACACCGATTCGAAAATCGCTTGAATTAGAACGAATGGCGACCCGTTGGACGACGGAATGGATCAAAGAGGCCAAAAAAGAAACAGAGTGAAATTAAGACGCGGCGTATCCGAGCACCGCGGCGCGCATGGCCGGATGGCCGTAAAATTCCATGACCGTGATTCGTACGTATCTCGCATTCACCAATTCGGGGAATTCGTTGGTGACTTGCGTGGTCGAGTCCGTGTTCGCGGGAACGTCGGCCAACACAAGGTCCCATGTCGTATCGTCCACACTCGTCTCCACTTTGATTTGAGTGACCCATTGGGGTGCGTCGTTTCTACCCTTGGTAATCACCCCCGAGATGACCGTATTTTGCCCCAAATCCATTTGGATCCAACTACCGGTGACCGGGTTCGCGGCCGCCCATGCTTTCGTGTAATCCAGTTTGGAGTTTTGTAATCCGGGCTCGTGGTGCGAATCGCTGAAGGAACGTTGTTCTACCGGAACGTCGAGAACAGTCAACGTGGATCCTTCGGGCGCGGTTACTTGTGCGGCAAGTCCCGCGTTGTAGTTTTGCATTACTTCTTCCGATGTTAACACCACGTCGTAAATCGACACGTCACGCACGACACCGAAATTAAAGTCCCACCGATCGATAGATCGGCCAATATCGACGGGACCGCTCGGTGTGTCGAACGCGTTCATGGTGGTCGTCCATGCGAGTTGGCCGTCCACGTATCCGGTGGCGGTGTTCGTGGAACCGTTCCATGTGATGGCGACAAAATGTTCGTTGAAGTCGTTCAACGTGTGCGCGCTGGTCGAGTCCCAGTAGTCATTGCCCCAACCAATCAGACCCAATCGATCGTTTCGCACTTGGAGACCGAACGCTTTGGCGGTTTGGCCGACCACGCCCAAATGAACGATCGTGTACCGCCCGTGGTTGTAATCGGACGTGTACCCGGATGCGTTCAACTGCATCCACGCCGTGATTGTGCGGTCTGCGTTCCCAATCGGGTAAGTGGAGTCCGCCAATGGCATGCTTGCGACTGCGGTGAACGGACCGGCGAACGAACTGACGGGCTGGGACACCGCCGTCGATGGTACCCATTTCGTTCTCAATTCGTTCACAATATTCAATTCAGCATCGTCTTCCATATATTGGTTAATAAAAATGACTTCTCCGTATTTGGAGTTGGACCCTTCTACATAACCAAGACTGTCGTGTTTGAATCCGGCGCCAATCAGGACTTCTCGACCCGAAGTGGTGGGGTATCCGAAATTGTAATTTTGGATGTAAGTGATCATTTCAGGAGTCACCGTCCCTGAAGTAGATCCGTAGACACTTCCATCTTGTAAATCATAGATGGTGTATGTCATCGTCGTTTGATTATGTTTGGCCACCAAAATCACTTGATTGCCTGCATACCTCCAATCCGGAGACGTCGCCAAATTACGATCACGTAAATTGGGTCCTCCACCCATCTTAAACATGTTGTCCTTAATCGACCAACCCACACGCCATTGCCACAAGAAATAACTGTCGTATGATCCAAGAGTCTCTCCGAGTTCGAGCACCAAAATACACGTGAAATCCCACGACGTCAAATCCGAATCACCCACTCCGTCGATCAGGATATGTTGAGACCCATCATTGGTTTGTCCGGCACTCAACCCGTTAATCGTGGTTGTACCCATCGTGTTTTCAACAAATGATCGTGCGAACGGAGACGAATCCACCACCGTCGATTCGGAGAAATCAATGTGTAACAACGTTGTGTCGTAAAACGCGTCGAGCGCCGTGGCCGTGTTTGTGGTGTTGACGGGTTCAATCGCAACTTCTTGATACGTCCCGCTCGCCGTCATTTCCGCAATCGTTTCACCTCCCGTTGCGTCGCTGTTCACACGCGTAGTGGTCGCGAGTAGAGTTCCGTCTTGATCCAAGATTTCGTACGAACCTCCGGAGTAGTGGCGGAAATGATACAAGCGAATCTTGGCCACACTCGCAAAGTCTCCGTTCACAGTGACTAACGTGTCGTTCAACGCGTACGTGTCCCACGTAATGCCTTTGAAACCGCCTTCCGTTTTCAATCCGTCGTATAAGAAGGTGGGATCGTCCCGACCCGCGTTAGGGGATCCACCCAAAGTGGCGGTGTAAGGAACCAAATTGTCTTGGAAGTCGAACATTTGAATTTCCATGAGATCGATGCGCCCCGGTTGGGCGGTGTTGTAGGACACCTCCTTCACGCGGAACTGAAGTTGCGTTCGGGACACCGCCGGTGATGAAACGGGAACCGCAATTCCCGCGTTGTAGTTTTGGGTCACTTCTTCTTGTGAGAGTACGCGATTGTAGACCGCAAATTGGCGTATCTTGCCGACCAAAGGATTCGTGTTCCTCGCACCGTCTTTACCCACCCACAACGGAGAGTTTGCGTTAATCGCTGAGGCGGACGGCGAGGACAAGGTTTGAAACAGTTCTCCGTCGATGAAGAGCGTCTTGTTGTTCGACGCGTCAAACACGAAACACAAATGAACCCACGTGTTTGCGGACAACGGAGGGTTGTTGTATCGAACGTCGTTTCCGTAGAAATACCAGTTCAGAATGTCCGTTTCAATCATATCGAGAGAGCTCGCTTTGTTCGAAGTGTCCGCCCCAATGAACCAAGGACAAACACGGGACACAGGCGGCCATGCCTCCACATAGATCCACATCGAAATGCTGTGTTTCCAGTTTCCGCTCGGGTTTCCGAGGTTGTTGAGATGTACAAAGTTGGACCCGGTAAAATCGAATCCGTGGTCCACCACGTTCAAGCCGCCGGTAATGGTGGCGTCGCGACCGTTTCCGGAAAAGTCTTTGAGAACGGTTCCTTGAACCGCGTCCGTTTGGAACGCATCGTACATAACAAGCGCATCTGCGGACACCATGGGCGTCGAAGATCCAGTCGTTGGGGTGGTAACCACCTTCACGACCAACAACATGGACGCGTGGGAGGCGAAACAGTTGAACCCGTACACGCCGACTTCGGCAAAGGTTTGGTTCGTGTCGACCTGGGTATCGGTGCGTGTGACCGTGCCCGTATCCGCGTCGTACGTGGACGCGAACAAGACGTGGGTGGATTGGACGTCGAAGTAGATGCTCTCCCCCACCAGAATCTCGACGTACTTGTACGTGACGTTGTCGTAGTACGCGGCGGTTTGGCGATCCTCCAATAACGTGTCGCCCGAGATAGATACCGGGTTGGTCCACTGGACGGTGTAGGTGGGATCCACCAGCGTTTGAGGGAACACCACGTACCCGTTGGCGTCCCTGGTCGTGGTTACGGTTTGCGTTTCGCGGGGTAGCTCCACGGACACGTCGGTGGTGCGTCCCGACACGTCCTCTTTGGGCGCGTACGCGAGACCGCGCACTTCGTGCACGAGTTCCCACGCCGAGTTGTTGTCGACCGACAAGTACACGTCCACGTCGTTCCATCCTTGATTGTTCCAAATGTTGACGAACGACGCGACGAACGTGTCCGGCAAGTCGGCGGAAAAGACAATCACCACGTCGAACGGGGTCGTTTGGGTGGTGGTATGGTACGTGTCGGGATTGCCGTCGTGGATAGCGGAGATGGTGTAGCTCGCGTGGAACACGGGTGCGGTGGTGGAGATGGAAGAGATCGCAGCCCCGGGCACGCTGAACTCGGTGAACGTTTGGTAGCTTCCGTTGCCGTGATTGTTGAGCACGTGCAGCTTCATGTACTTGTACCCGGTCTTGTACGGACCGGCGCTGGTGACCGTCTCTGTGTAGTACCCCGTGATTGGGTCCGGCACGGAGTTGGTGGTCGTCGACAACACGACGTCGTCGGCGTCCTTGGTTTGGACGACAGAAGACCCGTCGTTATTCGTCACGGTTTCCGTGTACACGCCGTTCGCGTCCGGAACCGATATGATCGTGGTGTAAAGCACGTCGTCGTTGGCGTCCTTGGTCGTGATTGTGGTGGACCCGTCGGTGTTCGTCACGGTTTCCGTGTACTCGCCGTTCGACTCGTCGGGAACCGACACTTGCGTCACGAAAAGCACGACGTCGTTCGCGTCCTTGGTGGTGATCGTCGTGGACCCGTCGGCGTTCTCCACGGTTTCCGTGTACTCGCCGCTCGACTCGTCGGGTGCGGAAATGAGTTTGGGGATTCCCGGCACCTGACTGCTCGAGTTGGGTTTGGTGAGCGTATACGTCGCAATCACTTCGTCCAAAGTCAATACTTTGTTCCACGCGAACGCACTCGCCAAGTACACTTTGTTATTGTGACCGGTGGAGACGAGCTCGGTGATGGGGTTGTCTCCGAACGGAGATCCCGCAAAGGTTTCCGTGCGATAGTGCGTATTTTCCACGATGCCTTGCGAGATTTCAAAGTCGTGGGGAATGATGTAGGAGGTTACTTGATTGCCGTCATACACCATCATGATAAACTCCCATGAGTTCAACGTGGCAGCCGGGTCGACGGTCACTTCCCTCCAAGACCCGTTATGGAACGACCGCGTGAGTCGATTGGTTCCTCTGTTTTTATACATGAACCTCGTGCGGAATCCGTCGGCGTCGTTCGATTTGAATAAGATATGGTTGTCCAAGTAAAACACTCGCCCCCAAAACCCAACGGTCATGGTGTTTCCGGTCAATGTAACCGGGGTAGTCTCGTTGGCGATTCCCACCCCTTGACAATCCCAACAGTCCACGCCGTCAATCGTAACCACCGTATTCGGTACGGTGTACCCGTTGGTCGAGTTGGTGTACGCGTTCACAAAGAGGTCACTTTCCATGGCGACGGTGGTCGACTCCGTTCGCGAACCGTCCGGATGGAACACGGTGGTGGTCACCACTCCGACGGCGTTCGTCACGGTCTCCGTGTACTCGCCGTTCGCGTCGGGAATCGATGTGGTGGTGCTGGAAATGACCGTGTCGTTCACGTCTTTGGTGGTGATCGTCGTGGACCCGTCGGTGTTGGTCGTGGTTTCCGTGTATTCGCCGCTCGACTCGTCGGGTACGGACACTTGGGTGGTGGAGACCACGTTCCCTTCGGCGTTCGTGACGGTGATGGTGGAGCTTCCGTCGGCGATCGTCACCCTTTCCGAAACGTTCCCGTTCGCGTCCGGAGCGCTCGTGGCCACGATGTACGTGGCGGTGTACGAGACCAAGTGTTCCCACGCCAAGGATTGCACGAACGCGGCGTCCCCGAATCCGGTTTCGATACCGTCGGACGAAATCACGTGAACGGAAGCGAATGTGGAAGGGTCCGCACTCGTTCCTTGATGCGAATGTCCCAAATCCATGGTAATCTCGGTTCCGAACAAGTTGGTGTCGGGGAGCGTGAAGGTGTTGTTCTGCACCACGGTGGATCCGTTTTCGTACTCCAAATGGAACGGTTCGGCGTTGTAGTAAAATTCGACAAGATTGGTCGCGTTTCGGAACACGAACGTGAATCGCGCGTACTGATCGCGGGCGGGATTCATTCCCGTATTGCCCGCGTGTTGCACTTTGATCATACCCATCGATCCGTTGATGCGCCAGTAGTCTTCGTTTGCGACGTACAAGTAGAGATTGGTGGATCCTCCCACCGACATTCCGAAGAACGACTGACGACTGGCGGTGTTGAAATTCTGTTTGAACACCATATCGACGATGTAGTCCGCGTTGTTGGGCGCGTTGAACGTGGCCCGGTGCACGGTTTTGTTTCGGTACACCGCCACCGTCTTGGTTTCCCCAAGCACGAGATCGTCCGTGTACGTGACGTTGGTGCCCGACAAGGACACGCTGTTGAACGACGTGTTGACCGCGCCTTGAGCCGTGTCGTACAAGACGGATTGTACGTTGTCGCTGGAACCCAACCCGTCGCTTCGCGTGATCGTCGACACCACCGTGGAACCGTCCGCGTTCGTCACCGTTTCGGTGTACTCTCCTGTAACGGCGTCGGGAATCGATGTGGTGGTGGTGCTCAACAGGGTTCCGTCGCCGTCGCGGGCGTAAGCGACCGAACTGTTGTCGGGGTACTCGATCGTTTCCGTGGTGACGCCGTCGATCAAGGCGGTGTTGGTCGTCTTCAGCGTGGTTGCTCCGGTCGTGTCCTTGGTCGTCACGACGACCGTGCCGTTCGACAAGGTTTCCGTAATCACCGACGACTGATCCGGTTGCGTCACCGTGGCGGTCGTGGAACCGGCCACAAAGTCGGTGACGGTCACCGTAATCTCTCCCGTGTCGGGTGCGGTTTCCGTGGTGGTCCGTTCGACCATCGCGCCCGCGGTGTTCCTCTTCACCACCGTCACAAGATTCTCCTGTGTCGTGGTTTGGACGGACGAATTGTCCGCTTGGGTGATCGTCTCCATCACGCCCGCGGATTCGTCGGTGTACGTGACGGTTTGTGTGGTCACGCCGCTCACGGTCGAGGTGACGGTGGTGTTGGTCAAATTGTAGTCGGTCACCACCACCACGCCGTCCGAACCCGTGGCGGTCACCTTGGACGTGTTGTTGGTGTACGTGATCGTCTCCACCGTGGTGTTCTCCACCGCGTTCACCACCGTTTCGGTCACCGTCCCGTTTTGGATCGTGGTGGTGGTGGTGGTCAGCGTCGTCGTGCCCGACGGGTCTTTCGCCGTCTCCACCACCAACGCGCCTCCCAACGTGGTCTCGGTCACCACGGTAGAGTTGTCCGGATTCGTCACGGTTTCTAGCGTCACGTTCGCGACCGCGTCGTACTCCACGCGCGTCTCCACACCGGACTCGTCCGTGTCCTCTTGAATGGTTTGTAACACCGCACCTTCGTCGTCGCGCAAGGTGACAATCACCACGTTCCCTTCCGTCTTGATGACGGTGGTCGTCACCTCGATGCTGTTGGCGAGGGTGGTGAAAAAGTCGGACGTCGTGTCGATGTTGATAATGTCGCCGTTGGCGTCCACGCTGGTGATGATGGTGGTTCCGTTCGACGCCTGCGTTTCCGTCTTGACGTACGATCCGTCCGATTGGGTCACCGTATGCAGCGTCACGTTCTCGATGTAGTCGACTTCCGTCACCGTCGTGGTCGGTGCTTCCGCGGTGGGTAGGATCGTGCGTATCGTGTGCGTAGTGGTTTGTGACGTGTTTTTGGTGGTGACCAACGTGTCGATGCCGTCGTAGGTCGTCGCGGTAATCACGGACGACTGATCCGGTTGCGTCACCGTCACCGTGGTGACTTGGTTCACGTTGTGAAGCTCCGTCTGCGTAACCACACCGTCGGTCGCGTTGGTGGTGGTGGTTCGAATGTTGACGGTGTCGCCGTCCTTGTCCTCGCGCACCGTGTCTCCGCTGGGAAAGGTGGTGGTCAGTTCCACCACAATCCCGTTCGCGGTCGGCGCGAACACGTCAAAGGTGGTCAACGTGGTTCCGTTCGCGTCTTTGGTGACGAATTGGGTGTCTCCGTTGGTCTGAATGGTTTCGGTCACGTCGTTGCCGTCGGCGTTGGTGGGGTACGCAATCACCTCGACGCGCGTTTCCACATTCTCGAGGATAACCAACAACACGCTTCCCGACAGAATCGCTTTGCTGAATTTGGGCTTCTCCTGCCAGTACGCGTTGTCGTTGGATAACTTGTTTAGCCTCGTCAAACTGTTGAGGGTGAATCGATACGAACCTTGTGCCGTGTCATCGCCCCACGGTTCGTTGACGCCGTCTCCCACGCCGTACAAGGTGCCGTCGGGAAGGTAGAAGAGTGACGAAGCCCATCGGTATCCTTCGGCGAGCACGGCGTCCGGATAGGTCGACAAGAAGGAGGTGAATTTGTTCGCCTCGACCAACGTGGATTGCACTTCGGCGGACGACAGGTAAATACCGTACGCATCCACTCGTTTGCGCACGTACCCAATCACGTACCATTTCGTGGTGTTGGTGGCGATGTTGCGCATCAACACTTGCGTGGTGTAGGTGTGTCCGCGCATATCCTCCACGCGGTGCGACCCGTTGTCCAAGTACGGACCGTTGATCAAGTTCGCCGATTGCAAGGACGAGTACGTGGTATGGTTCGTTCCGCCAATCATCAACCCGTAGTTGAGATTTCTTCCCGCGGAGTACACCTTGTCGACGCTACCGTTCGTGAAACACACGACGGTACCTACCGCGTTGATGACGAAATGCTTGATCGTCCACCCGGAATCCACGATGGTGTTGAACCACGTACAAGGAACCAGCGTCATCTGATGGGTGTTGTTTCCGTTCCCGAGTTGATAGTGGTCGTTCGCCCCCATTCCGTACAAGTACCCGTCCGTCATGAGCACGATGACGTGCGAGTCGGATATTTTCACGTCGACGATTTGGTCCTTCACGGCGTTGAGCGCCGCGTGCGGAATGGCGGTGGTTTGGTAGTACGACGTCGAATGGTTCTGACCGTCGCCCAACATGCCGTACCAACCCCGACCCCACACGTTCCAAGACCCGTCCGTCTTTTTGATAAGAACGGAGGTGTTGGTCACCAACACCTCGTCGAAATTGTCACCGAATTCGGGCGCAATATCCACGTCGACCGTGGTGCTTCGACCGTCCGCATTGGCGGGTTGATCGTTGCCGATACTGTACACCTCCTTTGCCCCCGGCTCCACGGTGATGGTGTGCGACGCGCCTTGATCGTCTACGAAAAACGTCACGTTGGTCCCACCGGCTTGCGTGTTGACGGTTTGCACGACCTGGTCGTTGATGTCCTTGTACAACGTTTGACCCGATCCGTCGCGATTGACGAGCGTCTCCGTATAGTTGCCCTCGGCGTCGCGCACTGATATGGTGGTGGTGCGCAACGTTTCCAACGCGGAATCCTTGTCTACAATGACGAGTGTGCCGTCCAACTGAGTGGTGGTCTCCGTAATTTCACCCGATTCGTCCGGTTTGGTCACCACCGTGGTTTCGAACACGTCGCCGTTCGTTTCTTTGATTTCTTCCACGCGCGACTGGTCCGGTTGAATCACTTTGTGTTTGCGACGATTGTTGTTGTCCGGTGCGGACACGTCCGTGGTGAGCAACACGTTTCCGATGTTGTCCCTGAGTTCCTCCACGAACGACGTATCCGGCAACGTGACACGCTGTGTGCGACGGTTCTGTCCGTCGGGGGCGGAGACCTCCGTCGTTTGTAACACGTTTTCGGCGGCGTCCTTGAGCTCTTCCACGAAACTGGTGTCGGGTTGAATCACCTTGTGGGTGCGACGGTTTTGAGCGTCGGGCGCGGACACTTCGGTCGTTTGAAGCACGTTTTCGGACGCGTCCTTGAACTCCTCGACGAAACTGGTGTCGGGTTGAATCACCTTGTGGGTGCGACGATTCTGAGCGTCGGGCGCGGACACTTCGGTGGTCAACAACACGTTTTGAGACGCATCCTCCAAGGTTTCCACGAACGACGTATTCGGTTGAGTCACCTTGCGCGTGCGACGACTGTCGACATCCGGTGCGGACACTTCGGTCGTTTGAAGCACATTTTCGGACGCGTCCTTGAACTCCTCGACGAACGACGTATCCGGCTGAATCACCTTGTGGGTGCGACGGTTTTGGGCGTCGGGCGCGGACACTTCGGTGGTCAACAACACGTTTTCCGACGCGTCCTCCAATGTTTGTACGAACGACGTGTCCGGTTGAGTCACCTTGCGTGTGCGACGGTTGTCGAGATCGGGTGCGGACACTTCGGTCGTTTGCAGCACTAGCTCGAAAGCGTCCTTGAACTCCTCGACGAAACTGGTGTCGGGTTGAATCACCTTGTGGGTGCGACGGTTTTGGGCGTCGGGGGCGGACACTTCGGTGGTCAACAACACGTTGAGCGAAGCGTCCTTGAACTCCTCGACGAAACTGGTGTCCGGTTGAGTCACGCGGTGCGTGCGGCGATTGTCGACATCCGGGGCGGACACTTCGGTGGTCAACAACACGTTGAGCGAAGCGTCCTTGAACTCCTCGACGAAACTGGTGTCCGGTTGAGTCACGCGGTGCGTGCGACGGTTCTCCACGTCCGGTGCGGACACTTCGGTGGTCAACAGCACGTTGAGCGAAGCGTCCTTGAACTCCTCGACGAACGAGGTATCCGGTTGAGTCACACGGTGCGTACGTCGATTTTCCACGTCGGGGGCGGACACTTCGGTGGTGAGCAACACGTTTTCTGACGCGTCCTTGAACTCCTCGACAAACGAGGTATCCGGTTGAATCACCTTGTGTGTGCGACGATTCTCCACGTCGGGGGCGGACACTTCGGTGGTCAACAACACGTTTTCGGACGCGTCCTCCAACGTTTGTACGAAGGAGGTGTCAGGCAAGGTGATCTTGCGCGTGCGGCGACTTTCCGCGTCGGGCACGGACACTTCGGTGGTGCGGAAGACGGTCCGATTGACGTCTTCCAAGGTTTCCACAAAGGACGTGTCGGGTTGGATCACCTTGTACGTTCGGCGTCGGTCGGTATTCGGGACGGACACTTCGTTGCGAAGCAACACGGTTTGGGAGGCGTCCTTGAGCTCCTCGACGTACGACGTATCGAGCAGTGTGACGCGGTGAGTGCGTTGCGACTCGGCGTTCGGAGCGCTGATTTCGGTGGTGACCAACGCGTCTCCGGAACCGCTAATCACCTGCTCGACGGTGGAGGTGTCCGCCTCGGTGGTGAGTTTCGTGCGATTTCCTGATTCGTCGTACGCGGTCACCGTGGTTTGGCGCAAAAACAGGTCGTACTTATTCACCTCCACCGATTCGCTGGACCCGTCGGGGTACTCGGTGACCACGCGCTTCTCCCCGCGCGCGTTGCGTTCGAACGTGGTTTTCGTCTCCACGACGTTCCCGCCGACGTCGTCTTTGATGGTTTCGGTGATGGATCCGTTCAACGGATTTCGTTTGGAAATCTCCAGGTAGAACAGGACCACGTTTTCCGGAGACCGAATCGTTTTGGTTTCGGATCCGTCGGGACGAATGGTGCGTGAGGTGATTTGACCGGTGCTGTCTTGCGACGACGTGGTCACCTCACCCGTATTCAAGTCGGGAGCGGTACGAATCTCTTGCGAAAGCACGTCACCCGCCACGTTGGTTACGGTCACGGTTTCGGATCCGTCGAGCAGGGTTTCCACGGTTTCTTTGTCTCCGGTTTGCGTTTCGGAATTTTCTAAAATTTCGTACTGAATCACGGTCGATACGTCATTCACAAAGGTGAAATCTTTGATTCGTTTGGTGCCGTTGGGAAGCGTGACCACGACGAGCTCGCGCACGACCACGTTCTCCGCACTGGTCGTGGTGGTGGTGACGGTGTCTTCGGTTTCCACCACGTTGACGGTTTCGCCGTTTTCGTTGGTCACCACTTGTTCGACCGTCTCCTCCACCACCGTACCCGCCGTGTCCACCACCTGGGTCTTGACGACGCCGTCGCTGGAAACCTCTTTGCGCGCCCTCGCACCGGTGGCCTTGTCGGGTGGTGCCAGTTCGACCGTTTTCAACACCTCGCCGTCCGACGATTTGATGGTTTCCTTTTCGGACTTGTCGACAAACTCCACCGTCTCCGCCACCTCGCCCGTCTCCGGGTCGACGACCGCCTTGAGTTTTTTCAGAGGCACGCCGAACGCGTCCACCACGCTCTCCTCGCGCGATCCGTCCGCTTTTACGACGGTTTTGATGGCGTTGTTGAACTCGTCCACCACCAACTCGGTTCGCTCGAGCACTTCGTCGTTCGCACCCAACTTGGTTTCGATCACGACGCCGTCTTCGCTCGTTTCCTTCACCTTCTTTTCGAGCACGTTGTTGTCGGGATCGGTCTTGGTTTCCACCACCACACCGTCCTCCGACACCTCCTTGATGTTGAATTCGAGCACCGCGTTGGTGGCGGCATCCATCTTTTTCGACACGGCGTTTCCGTTGGGTTCCGTCACGGTTTGCGTCTTGAAGACGGGTGTTTCGGTGGCGTCGTACTCGGTCTCTTCGAACGTGTTCTCGTCGATACGCACGGTTTCCTTTTTCGACACGAGATCCCCGGTCGAGGTTTGAACGGTCTCCGTTTCGGTTTGGTTCGCGTCAATCACGTTGGTTCGCACGTGTCCGGTGGTCGCGTCGGGGGCGGATACCGTGGTTTGTAACAACACCGTGCTGTTGTCCGCGGTCGTCAACTTGTCGGACGTGGACCCGTCGGCGAATTGGGTGAATATGTTGATGTTCGAATCCACGATCGCGCTCGCGTTCTTGTAAAGGACCGTGTCGTCGTCGTTGTGCACCGCGGATACGAACTTGCCTTCGGGAAACGATACCTGTTTGGTCTTCTTTTTCGTATCCGGATTGAGCGGTCGCGAAAGCCGGGTAAACATCACGTTTCCTTCCGTCGTGTAGTACACTTCGTTCTCCTCCGTGGTGGGATCGATCACGATGGTTTTCACCACGTTGCCTTCCGCGTTCACGACGTTGGCGGTGGTGATTTTGGTCGATTGGTCGGTCGTTGTGACCGTGTACGTGTTGAAGTACCGATGGTCTTTGGAGGGAAACACGTTCACACGCTGATCGCCCAACAAGATGATTTCGGTGGTGTCGAACGGCACGCACTCGATGTTGGTCGCGTGTTGCACGATGGTCGAGTCGAACGTCTCATCGACGACCGTGAACGTGGGTGCGTTGCTGATGTCGAACACGTACTTTTTCCCAACCTCCATGTCGGCGATCGAGGGTTCCAACGTGAACGAGTTGTTCGCGTCCGCGGTGACTGCGAATTGATTCGTGATCACATACATCACTCCGGTCTCGATCGTTTTGCGGAGTTGTTGGGTGGTGTTGTCGTACACGGACGTCAACGTGGACGCGTCGGCGTTCACCACGTTGATCGTCTTCTCGTTGGCGAGTTCGTCCACCGTTTCGCGCGTGGTTTTGAGCACGTTGCCGCTAGGATCGGTCTCCACGCGGACAAGCGCACCGTCCTCCGGCGACACGGTGATCGTTTCGTTCGACAACGGATTGTTGAAGGAGTCCACCTTGACCGCCGACTCTTCCGCGCCGTTCGCGGTCAACAAGGTGGTCTTTGTCGAAATCACCGCGTTCACCGAATCCAGCGAACGCTCGACGATGCTCGTGTCGGAAAAGTCGATTTCCGTGTTTTCGACAATGTTTCCTGTCGCACCGTCCTTGATCACTTGTTTGCGACTGCGTTCCAGCGGCTGTTCGCCATCCAATTGGACCGTGCGCGTGGTGAACGACCCGGTGTACTCGGTATCGGTCGTGGTTTGTGTGTTGGTAACTTGTTCCACCGGTTCGATGACGATCGTTCGAACGCGCAAACCGGTTGTCGACTTGAATTTGGATTCGACCACCAACCCGGTGTCGATGGAGGTTTTCTTCTCGACGGACAAATCACCTTCGCCGTACTTTTCGAGGGTGGATACCACGGTCCCGGTCGCGTCGGCCTCGGTTTCGGTCGTCACGTCGTTCACCACGGTGACGGTTCGGGTCGACACGAGGGTCTCGTCCGGAAGTCGAGTGACATACTCGATGTCGCCGTTCGGTTGTGCGGTGCCGGTGGTTACGCTGATGATGTTCCCCAACGCGTCGCGTTTGGTGGTGGTGCTGACGCCGTCGACAAAGGGAGACTCTTCGGAAACCGTCAACACGATGTTGTTTCGGTTTCGTAGCGTGTATCGTTTCGCCCCAGTAGGATACTCGATCGTTTCCAACACGTTGAACGTGATCGGATCGGGGTCGCTGACGATGGTGGTTTGCAGAATGGGATTGGTGTCGCCGATGGACCGAGAAATCACGCCGGTGAACGAACGACTTCCCGCGGACGCTGCTGCGGACACGTCCACAATCTTTTCGGTGTAACTCCCCGACGCGTTCTGAATGCGTTCCGTCACCAAATTGAACTCATCGGGAGCGGACACGGTGATGGTCATCACCGGGGTTTGATTCAACGTCGTCATGGTCGATACGTACGACGTATCCGCTTGCGTTTTGGTGGTTGTGATCTGTTCGTTCGCGTAATGAATCTCCACAAAAGTCACCGATCCGTCGATCGGACTGGGTGGGTATCGATTCGATACCGAAAGAAGTTGCCTTTCGGTACTCATTTCTATATTTCAGAAAAGGCTATGTTTTTATAATAAATGCACATATATATTTTGTCGACTCGACTGGTCCTAGTGCCTTATTTGTTTTAATCAAATTAGGTATACGTATTGGTTTCTACGGTACCATTCGGATACGTGGTTGTTTCGGTAATTTTTCCGTCGCTGTTATGCACCGTCTCCACGGTGTATTGGAGTATATTTGAGGTATCGTACGTTCTCGCTACAGAGTCTCCTGTTAAGCTGTTGGTCTCGGCAATCGTATACGTACCGTCGCCATTCTCCACCCGAGTGGTTCGGATGGAAAATCTCTTTTTGACGACGAATATGTTTTTCACCAAAAGCTTTCCGGTATTGAAAATCCTCAACATGGTTTTCGCAAGTGTTGTTTAATTACTATTAGTACAACACTCTTTTTTGATCATGAGTTTATAGATTCAAAAACAAATCTTACGGCTGAAATTAAATGCAGAGCGCCAAACATTTGCGATACCAACAAATGATCGAACTCGCTAAACCCGTGTTGGTGTTATCCACGGGTCCCGCGGGGACGGGTAAAACCATGTTGCCTTGTTTGGTGGGCATGAAACAGGTGAAGGAACACAAGTACGATCGGGTGATTCTGACGCGCCCGTTGGTGACCATCGAGTCGGAGTCCATCGGGTACTTGCCCGGCGACGTTCACTCGAAAACCTCCCCGTGGATGGAACACATGCTGGACTATTGCGGAAGCGACGTGAACGACTATCTGCAAACGCACCCGCTCGGGTTCATGCGAGGCCAAACGTTTCATAACACGTTCATCGTGGCGGACGAAATGCAGAACGCCACCCCGGGCCAAATGAAAACCTTGTTGACGCGCATCGGTAAAAATTCCAAACTCGTGATTACCGGCGACTTGGCGCAATCCGACTTGGACTTGGAGGATGGACGACCGAACGGACTGCAAGACTTGTTGGAAAAGTTGGAGACGTACACGCAATCTAACCCAGACGACCACCACCTGTTCGATTTCGTAAACACGATTCAATTTGGAAACGAAGACATTATGCGCAGTGAGTTTGTGAAGAAGGTGTACGAAATTTACAACGAATCGGTGTAAGTGTCCCGTGGTTTCAAATACGGTCTAGGTAGACCATCAGATCCTTTTCGTTGTTGATGACACACCCCTTCCATTGAGGTCGGTGCATGCACGGCATGAGGTTGGAGATCGAATCGTCGATAAAATGATACTCGCTGAAATCCAATGTGTCTTCGACGTGGTTGTAATAAGCGTCCAATGGTTTGATGAGACCCGTATCGGACGTAAAGAATATCTCGTTGTCAAACACGTCGGACCACGAAAGCCCCATATAAAAGAGAACGTGTTGACAATACAATTTTGGTGCGTTCGTGCACAAGACCAATCGTAGATCGTTATTCGCTCGCGCATTCGACACGCGTTGGAGGAGCGTGGTGTCCGTATAACCGATCGTGTCTCCCATCCATCGAAACAGTTGTCGATCGAACACGTACTCGTTATAATCCTGAACGGCGTCCGCGTCGTCCGATACCAGGCGCGCGGTATGACCGAGCTTCGTGTACCCAACCTTGTTCATGAGTTTCGCGTCGCGATAATGAACCCCCTTGCGAGATGCGACGTATCGAACAGACTTTTCTTGGACCATGTGCGACACTTTCGCGTTTCGAAACACGACGCCGTCGAAATCGACCAATACCGTTTGTTTTACCATCTTTTGATCCCCGTTGTTGTCACGTAAAAAGTGGCGGACGTTTTAATTGATTTAAAAGAGGTGAGTGTGTATGCACTCAAACTCGAACCAATTTACGTGTTTGTTTTGATCCACTAATAAATGCAAGCGTACATTCTCAGTCGGCCGAGTCCGCAACACCGCTCGTTCAGCGTGTTGACCGGGTCGTTTCGATACCGAGGGTCCAATCACACAGGGTACTACAACGAATGCAAATACACGCGCCCTTTCGTGTACGGATTCAAAACACGTAGTTTGGCGCACTATTGGCGCGACGTGTACGCGTCCGATTCGTACCAGTTTGTTTCCGAAACCGTGCACGAGAATAACGAAATCGAGTTGGTGTTTGAAAAAAAGGATTCGGAAAAAAACAGGTCATCCAGTTATACGCAACTCGAGAACATCTACTTCAACAAGGTGCGGGAACAAATCGAAGTCGAATTGTTGGACGATGTGGACGACGAACTGTTTCGACGGATCGTGTTGTGTTCCTTCATGGCGTTCGTGTACGTGACCGACGTACACCGAGGAGAGAATCAAACGTTGGTCATGAAAGGGGTTCAGATCGACCCGTTCGATCACATCACGGACGATCCGCTCGAGATTCAGCAGATGGTGATCGATTCGCTGGAGCTCAACTACTACATTTGACACGAGTCCGTGTCGAGTCGAAAAAGTCACACTCTTTTATCTCCGGGATATGATAAAACAGAACAACATGCCGACTACCGTTGTGGAAGCTACCACCAAAACCGACTACATTCGTGTCGCCGCCACCGTATCCGATCCATCGTCAAACATCAACAAAGTGTACGCGTTCGCACTCGCTTCCCCATTAACAACCGCACAAAAAGACAATGTCACTGATATTCTCAATTTTATTGCAGCCAAACCTGACGCAGTGGTCACCATGTTTAATCCCGACACGGGCGCAACCACCTCCCCAAGTACTCCTCCTCCTGATCCTCCTTTTCAAGTCATCGGATTTATTCGCAAAGTGATTGCGAATTACACGGCAAATTCCGACACTGACGACTTCGACGCATCATCGACATACCACGTGTATATCGTCACACAAAACAATTTGGGGTACAACAAAGTGTGGGAATCCACACCACCTCCGTAAACCGGTTTAAAGACAATAGTGTAAAGATCGTGTAGAGAGGTGGTCGACGAAAGCTTCTCACGTTCTTCTTTTTTCACGGAACGTTCGACCGGAAAAACAAAAGGCTCGATTAGCTCAGCTGGTTAGAGCGTGGTGCTTATAAACGACGGTATTGTGATAACGAAACCGCCTTTATGCGATCCTCGGTTCAATTCGTTTTGGACTTGTGGCACCCAAAAAACAATAAACAAGGAAAGAAAGAGAAACGCCAAGGTCACCGGTTCAAGCCCGGTATCGAGCACACAAGACAAAAAAAGGGAAAAGATGCGCCAGGGTGCCCGAGCTGGTCCAAGGGGGTGGACTTAAGATCCACTAGTCAATGACTGCATGGGTTCGAACCCCATTCCTGGTAAAGAAACCGCGTTCAAACGACGCCGAAAAAAAACGAATCGTAGATGATAAAAACAAAAAATACGCAAATCGCCGGGATGCCCGAGTGGTCTAAGGGGTTGCACTCAAGTTGCAATAGTCAATGACTGCGCAGGTTCGAGTCCTGCTTCCGGTACAATTTTATTCCTTCATAGCTCAATCGGTAGAGCGCACGGCTGTTAACCGTGAGGTTGTAGGTTCGATTCCTGCTGGAGGAGCTTCAGACCCGTTTTGTTGACCGGGATACATTGGTAAAGACAATGTTTGAAATGCCGATCACGAACGAATGCCCGATATTGGTCTCGGGAGGTTGGGTGGAGGTGCGGGCATGTGGAAACGTGGAATTCAATTTCACGTTTTTGAGTATATTCCTTCATAGCTCAATCGGTAGAGCGCACGGCTGTTAACCGTGAGGTTGTAGGTTCGATTCCTGCTGGAGGAGTGACCTTGAAACGCAAAGATTTCGACATACGAAACGTTCATGCAACAACAACCGTAAAACGACATCGTGGTCGAAACATAACGTGTAAGTTATGTTTGATTCAGAAATAGATTTACTCCGTATGGGGTCGTTTTCTGTTTATCTGGTTTTTGCGATTTCAAAAAATCGCCTGAGTTGGTCACAGGCGTTATTTAAAAATAAAAAACAAACTAACAATAGGATTCGTTGTATGCGTGCAGGTTATAACCCATTTGTGTTTTTTGCTCCCATAGCTCAGTTTGGTTAGAGCGTGGTGCTAATAACGCCAAGGTCTCAGGTTCGAACCCTGATAGGAGTATCTCTGTTCCGTCCATCATACATATAAAATACAAATTATGTATATGATGATTGGAAAATGTACTTAAAAAAACCGTGGTTTATGTTGTGAATAAACAAAACAACTATGCATACGCTTTCTGTGAAAACCATGGCGACGCTTTCCGGAGGTCACGACCCCGCCAAACGCGCTCAACACATGGTAAGGAAGAACGAACTTCACCATCGTAAAAAGGCGTTAACCCACGTGCTGGATTTTAAGATTCAACACGCGTTACGCGAAAAGTACAAAAGCGGTCTCGAAGTGACTCAAAACGCGCCCGAATGGGACACGATCGAAGAGTTGTCGTCCGCGCTACACACGATCCAACTGGAAATCGACACGATCGAGGCGAACGATCGCGAGTGTTGGGACGAGATTGAGTGTTTGATTTACGACGTGTGAAGAATACACAACCATTGTTTTTCAAGAGATGTAGCGTCCGATTTCGTACGTGACGTTCTTTCCGTGCTTAGACAGGACGATTTTGAAACCGTAATCGGGGCACTCGCCCCTATTTTGCATTTCTTTCATCCACCTTTCATTTGTGATCGAATAGTCGACGGAATTCGATTGGTGGTTCAGATTGTCTAAGAACCTTGTGAACGAACAATTCATAGGGTTGTCTTCATCAAGAATCACATAGGAATCTACGGTGTAATCGTATCGATTGATGACGAAACATCCACGGTCATACATTCGGATCCACAACACGACATACGGTTCGGGATCATCATCATTCAACGTATACACGAATGTTTCGCGAATCAAATTAAGACCCAGAGGTACGAACACCTCTTGACGATGATAGGTTCTTGTTTCTATTTTCCTACCGTGTTTATCGTATTCAACAGAAATCGTTGGTTTCGTGACCAACACGTCTTCGTTCGATTTTTTTTCGACCTCGCGGGGTTTAAAACAACAGAATAACTTCATTATTGTGTTCTTTTAAATTCGTTATGTTTACCTTTTTTTTAAACCGTTATAGTGGTGATGAACACCCCAACCAAAATGCTGACGGAGATGGATAAAAGTGTGGCTGCGACCACGGCGTGTGTGTCGTCGTTGTGGTTCATGAAGATGTTGCCGTGCGGGACAACAGTGTGTGGTGACTGGAGAACGGGGTTCAACTCGTAATCACGGGATCTTGTCGCCACCATAATAATGAGTATGGTAAAAAATCATCTTTTTAAATTGATTTTGTTTGTGTTGTGCTTACATTGTGTCATTACAAAGTTTCTGATTTTACGAATATCATCACAACTCAAAGGGATTTGAGACGGCAGTAAATTCGGACACTTTTTAAATATCTTGATAATGAGTTCATCTCGTTCTTTGTACAATGGAACACACGGGTTCATTGTAGATTTAAAATACGAGGTGTTATTGTTTGTAATACCTTGTCCGTTATCAGTTGAAACGGAAGGTCCCACATTCGTCATACCTTGTACGGTTTGATTCACCAACATTTGTTCGATTTTTTTTGTTTTACGATCTATATTCTTTACAAAGAATGTTCGCTTTGAACCATTACTCAACGTATTGGTAAACTTTTTTATCGCAAGAAACACTTGATGCATGGCTTTCAATTTATCTTCGGTGATGCGCCCATTTTGTTTGGAGAAGCCTATTATGTGTGAAACACTGATCACAACACGAATCAATTCTCGAAATGCATTTTTTTCGTCAAGTGTGTATCGTGTGAAATCCGATTGAAAAGCATTCACCTCGGCGTTTATTGGTTTGTTTTTCAGACGTTTATTTTTTTTAGTATCAAAATTGACATTACTTGCTATATTTAATTTGTTATAGTTGTTTCCATTGAAATATTTTTGAATATTATATGAAAATAACATCAATCGATCGATATCCAACGAAATAGATTGATATATATTTGCATTATTCATAACATTCATGTTCATGGTAGTGTTCAACCCTTCGATAGCGTTCACTTCCATACCCGTTTCATAATTTATATTATTGATGTTGTTATTGCGGTTTGAAGTAGCGTTGTTGTTTTGGGGAAACGATACGTTTGGCATTTGTTGGGATGTACGTGTTATATATATATATATATACTTTCCATTAATTTATGTATGGAATTAATCTGATAAGACCATATTAAGGTTTTCTGAAAACGTTACATGATCTGTTTATTATTTAGTTGGAGTACGCGAGGCCGCCCATCCCGGAGGTGATGCGGAGGATGTTGTTGGACACGGCGTACACGAGCAAATCGCCCTCGTCGGACTTCTCGGAGAGACCCTTGAGGTTCAGGGTCACGTTGTCGAGACGGGAGAAGTTGCAGGTACCGGAAGGCTGGTGGGCCTCGGGGTTCAGGGCGAAAGAGTAGCAGTAGATGTGTTTGTTGGGCACACGAGTGTGGTGCTGGTAGGGCTGCACCAGACGGAAGTAGGCCGCCTTGCGTTCGGTGAAACGGTCGTGGCCGTTGAGCTGCAACTTGGCAAAGTCGAAAGACTCGGTCGTAGGGGTGGAGAATGCAAAGTCCAACACGTTACCGGTGGATTGGTAGCTGCCGAGATTGCCATCCACGTTGCCGAACTCGAGCACTTCGGCGTCCGCGGTGCGGCGCACGGCCCACACGAGCTCCTTCACGGGGTGGTTGAAGTTCAGGCGCACCTGATCGGACTTGGTGGACTCCACGCCGGTGTGCTGGAGCTGCTCGATGAGGTACTCGTGGGACATCTGGGCGAAACGCTGACGCTCCTCGGTGTCGAGGTACACGTAGTCCACGTACAACTTCACGCTGTCGAAATCCTTCACGTCCTTGTCGGTTGTAGCACCCTTAGTATCCAGCTTTTTGCCGTCGCGGAACTTGATGTTGAGCTTCACCTCGTGGTACTGAAGGGCGATCAAGGGCAGCGCAAGGCCGGGGTTACGGCAGAAGAAGAACTGCAGGGGGATGAAAAGCTCACGAGACTCCAACTTGGAAGTGGAGCTGTACGCGTCGCGGCGACCGATCATCTCCTTGAAACCGTGACGCTTCTCCTCGGGGAGGGTGAGCTCGGACCAGATCTCGAGCCACTCGCCGTAATGCTTGTCGATGCGCTGACCGCCGATCTCGAGCTCCACATACTCAATCAGGGCGTGGCCCACGGAGTTCACGTACTGATGATCTTTACCAGCAGATCGTACTCTTTTCGGAAGAGTCACCTCGAGCCACATGTTGGTCACGAGATCGCCGTTGCGGCTGATGGTGCAGGTCACGCGGGAACCGGGCTTGGCGGTGCCGTTGAAGGACTGTTCGATGGACTCCATGGAGAAGTTGGTGTGGCGGCGGTACACCACCTTGAAGAAAGAGATCTGGGGCTCACCGGTCAGGTGAACGTCTTGAGCGCCGATGGCGACGAGTTGCATTAATCCTCCACCCATTGTGTATGTGAATGTGGTTCGTTGATTTGTATGTCATATACCACAGAAAAAAAATGGTGTATGTGACACGCAAAGCACGTGTGTTTTTTTTTGTTGTTTTTTACCAAGTGTTATTTTTTGTATCTTCTCTATATACTCGGGGTTTATGATGTGTTTCGTCTACAAGTCGTTAAAAGGGTTCCAGTCCTTTAGTTTGAGTACGCGAGGCCGCCCATACCAGAGGTGATGCGGAGGATGTTGTTGGACACGGCGTACACGAGCAATTCGCCGGCGGTGGTGTGCTTACCGCTCATACCGGACAAGTTCAGGGTCACGTTGTCGAGACGGGAGAAGTTGCAGGTGCCGGAAGGCTGGTGGGCCTCGGGGTTCAGGGCGAAGGAGTAGCAGTAGATGTACTTGTTGGGCACGCGAGTGTGGTGCTGGAAGGGCTGCACCAGGCGGAAGTACGCCGCGTCGCGCTCAGTGAAACGGTCGTGGCCGTTGAGCTGCAACTTGGCGGTAACGAAACGGTCGTTAGTCGCGGTGGCGAACTCGTTAGTAGCCCCGTCTCCAGAAAATATTAAATCGCTATTCGGACCGAACTGAAGCACCTTGCCGCCATTGGGGCGGATGGCCCATACGAGCTCCTTCACGGGGTGGTTGAAGTTCAAGCGCACCTGGTCGGACTTGGTGGACTCCGCGCCGGTGTGCTGGAGCTGCTCGATGAGGTACTCGTGAGACATCTGGGCGAAACGCTGACGCTCCTCGGTGTCGAGGTACACGTAGTCCACGTACAACTTCACGCTGTCGAATTCGGTGAACCCAGTCTTCAATTCGGCCGCCGTCGCGGAACTTGATGTTGAGCTTCACCTCGTGGTACTGAAGGCGCAATCAAGGGGAGCGCAAGGCCGGGGTTGCGGCAGAAGAAGAACTGCAGGGGAATGTAGAGCTTCTGGTTTTGCATGGTGGTGGGTGAAGCGGAGTCGCGGCGACCGATCATCTCCTTGAAACCCTGGCGCTTCTCCTCGGGGAGGGTGAGCTCGGACCAGATCTCAAGCCACTCGCCGTAGTGCTTGTCGATGCGCTGGCCGCCAATTTCGAGTTCCACGTACTCGATGAGAGCGTGACCCACAGAGTTCACGAAACCGTCATCGGAACCCATGTCCACCTCGAGCCACATGTTGGTCACGAGATCGCCGTTGCGGCTGATGGTGCAGGTCACGCGGGAACCGGGCTTGGCGGTACCGTTGAAAGACTGCTCGATGGACTCCATGGAGAAGTTGGTGTGGCGGCGGTACACCACCTTGAAGAAAGAGATCTGGGGGTTCCCCGTCAGGTGAACGTCCTGAGCGCCGATGGCAACGAGCTGCATAAGTCCTCCTCCCATGTTGTGTTCGTTTGTTTATACTATATGCCATGAGAAAAAAATACCGACGTATGACGCGACGCACTGAAAAAAAAACGTGTTTTGTCCTATAAACGTAGTGTTCGTTGACGAAACGAATTTAAATTTCATGCCACTTATAGTAGTTTTGTACGGTTATGAACTTGCAGTTGAAGAAATTCAATCCGGACACGATGCGGGACAATTCGATCGTGGTGTTTATCGCCAAACGCATGAGCGGGAAATCGACGTGCGTCAAGGACGTTATGTACCACAAGCGCAAAGCCCTTCCGGTCGGTGTCGTCATGTCGGGCACGGAAGAGGGGAACAGCTACTACCAGAGTTTCATTCCGGACCTATTCGTGTATAACGAATATCGTTCGGACGTTATAGAAAAAATCGTCGCGCGCCAAAAGGCGTTAATCAAACAAGGCATGAAGTCGAACGTGTTCATCATCTTGGACGACTGCATGTACGACAAAAAGTTTCTCCGCGAGAAAATCATGCGCCAAATATTCTACAACGGACGTCACTGGAACATCTTCTTCATGCTCACCATGCAGTATTGTATGGACCTGTCCCCCGATTTGCGTTCGAACATTGACTACATCTTCGTCTTTCGCGAAAACATATTGCAGAATCGCGAAAAGATTTACAAAAACTTTTTCGGCATTTTCCCAACATTCGAAATGTTCAACCAGGTGATGAACGCATGCACGGAAAATTACGAATGCATCGTGCTTGACAACACGATCAAAAGCAACAAGATCGAAGACGTCGTGTTTTGGTACAAGGCGCGCATGTTCGACACTCCCTTTTCGCGTCGGTCACAGCAAGTTCTGGAACGCCCACAAACGTTTGTACGACCCGAACCACGACGCGAAAGATATCATCGATTTGCAAAAACAATATCGCAATCACCTATCGAAAAACCCCAAAAAACCGTTGATTACCGTGAAAAAGACCGAGTGAAAAAACAAGTGCGCGTGTTTTCAAGGGTTGGCGGAAGACGACGACGCCGCGCTATAGTCAATCACTTCGTCCACCTGAATGTTGTTGTTTTTGTTCGCGTTCATTTGACGCTCGATATCGTCTTGGACGCGCTGTTGATGGTGTTGCTTCGCAAGCATCTGTTGCTCTTGATGTCCTTTCACAATCTGGGAAAGCATGTCCTCTTGATACTCCTTGTCCTCAATCTTCGAATTATCAGGGGGAATGAGGAGCCATTTATACATGTCCACCAAGTAAATATCAAAGGTGGACTCGGTCCTCTGAAGGCGCTTGACGTGAAACTCCGCCTCCTCGCGCGTGGCGAACACGCCACGGATCTTGAGTCCGCACGCTTCGTGCTTCTGCGTCGACTGGGGAGACACGACCGAAATGAGCGCAAACTTCTGGCTGGGAATCTGAATCACGTCCTCCTCCAAGATATCTTCCTTGATTTCGGAACTCGACATGGTATATGGTTTGGGTTTATACACTTTCAATTTGTTTAAAAGGGTTTATAACGTGTTCGAAGACACCACGTACGCCATGGCGTAAAACAGGGACAGGACCATACCGCGTTTCATGCTCGGTTTGTTGTTGAGCGCCAACTCTGCCAAATAGTAACGGAAGATGAGAAAGACAAGAAAGGTGATGATGAATCCGCGCACGGATTTACGAATCTTTTGCTCACGTGTGAGCGCGACGGGTTTCATGGAATGTTTGTTTGTTATAAGACGAATAAATAATTGTTCGATGTGAAAATCAACCTAAAAAAAGGATCTCTACGAGTGTTTCGACACAATGGATGCTTTTCCTTCTTCTGGAAGGAAACGCCATAAGGTTTCGCACGCAGCTTGTATTTGCGACGCTGTTTTGTTCTTATTGAGTTGTTCGTTAATTTGCATACAAGACTTGTTGGGAAATGCTTTTTGTAGTTTTGGTTGAATACCATCCAACATGGCTACATTATCATTCAATTCTAATAAAATATCATTTTCAAGCCAAAAAAGATGATAGTCTTTGTGGCGAATATCGTTGGGGTATTTGGCCGAATACGCTTGCACCGCGTTGGTAAACATCTTGTTATGAATTAGTGTACGATGGTTCTTCAAGTGAAAATCGCCGTTGCAAACCATATCGGCGGTTCGCGGACGGTCCATTTCGCGAACGATCGTTTCTCCACCGCGTAGTACGTTCGATACGCGTCGATCACCGCTTCGCGTTTGCAATGGTCGGGCATGGCGGGGGGAGGCGCGCGAAACACGCCGTTCGACACCATTTTTTGAGGAGGATCCTTCAACACCGCGTGGAGTTTCGTCCAACACAGATGCGTCTTTCGGTACCGAACCGTGTACTCGGCGCACAACGCCACAAAGAGTTGATACAACCACGTGTACTGTTCGACACACGCACGCGCCCACACGATCGACGGGTGATTCACGTGTGTCGAAGCGTACATCACGGCGTCTTTGGTGTCGTCGTCGAGCATCCATCGCCGAACGCGACGGTTCCCGGATTTCGACAACGTGGTCGTTTCCGTGCCGTCGACCACCCGATGTGCCGTGCACAATATTTGCGCCGTTTCCAAAATCATCTTGACGACGTGCTTGTCGCAGTGCATCTGCGCGCACGCGTCCGGATTCCAAGCGAGAAAGAAGATGTTCATGATTTTTCTTCACACGATATCATCCACGCCGAGTTCTTTAAGAAGCGTTTTTTTGGCTTTTCACCACAGGTACTTGTGGCTGAAATACTTGGCACTGTACTTTTTGGCCTTTTTTCCGTGTCGTTGATAGTATCGGTCGCGCCGTTTCTTGTCGCCGTGGTCGAGGTGCGCGTACATCTTCCACGACGTGTGGTCTTTGAACTGCGCGTACCGATTGTCGCCGAAGTGAACCGACGGACGACCGTCCGCGAACACGGCTTGATATTTTTTGTGCTTGCGCGTCGACGGACGAATGACGTACACGATTGCAGGGCTTCGAACCATGGTTTTTGCACGGTTTTTACTATTGTTTAAAGAAAAGAAGTACCACATCAACAAGAACCTCTATGCGGGTGGACGCGCTCACCGAGTACGCGATTCGATGGATTGCGACACGCACACGTCAACGAGACGAACGAAAACTCAACCACGCGATTTCGAAGAAAAGCAAGACGTTGCGAACCACCGAGTCGCCGATCGTGCGGTTTCGGTTGGAGAACGAGCTTCGTGACATGCGTCAAGAGTTGCGACGTAAACAACAACATCATCACAACAACAAGTGACGTGCACAAAAACCAAGGGTATAAAACACGAACAAAGGATTCACAAAGGCACAAGACACCCAACCACCATCCTCTCCTCTCCTTCGAAGAAACGACATGCATCTGTATCTCGTCACCAACCCGTACAACGACAACCACGGCGTGATCAAGGTCGGGTACATGTCGGACCGCCGTCCCGAACGCATCGTATCCAGGTACAAGACGTACTACGGGTCCAACACCACGGTAATGTGTTGGAAGTGTTCAAACGGCGCCCGGCTGGAGCAACAGTTCAAGGCGCGGTTCGTCGACGAACGGTTGGAGTTGGAGCTGTACGACGCCCGGTTCGTCGTGCGTTACGTTCATTGGGTCACCACCACCACCGGCACCGCCCCCATCGTTTGTACGGGCACGTTTATGCCGAAGCACATCATGCCGAAGCGCATCATGCCGAAGCACATCATGCCGAAGCGTTCCATGCCGAAGCACATCATGCCGAAGCGTTCCATGCCGAAGCACATCATGCCGAACGAGCATCCCACAAACGAGGTGATCTCGGAACCCGTGTGCTCACGAACACGCGGAGGTCGTCTTCGCGCGGGACCGATTGGATGGAGAACGCGCAACCGCAGCCGAAACTGCATTCGTTGAAATAGTCGATATGGTTTTTTAGTCCGTTGGTATATAGCAAGAAACAACGATGGACGGATGAGGCACATCGCTCATCGAGGTTATATAGACCAAGAAAACACCATTGAAGGTATTGTAGCATCGTCCAATTCTTTTGACGCGGTAGAGATTGACGTCCGATACAATTCGAAGCGCGACATCGTCCTTTGTCATGACCGCGAAAAACGAAACGACAACAACGAACGGTTTGTTGATTTGTGTAAACAAAAAACTCCAATGCATTTGGTGGTCGATATCAAGGCGTTCGGAATCGACACCGCGAAACAGCTTGCCAAAGACCTCGTCTTTTGCATTCAACCGTATACACACCACACGTTCGAACTGTGTTCGTTCAACGAATATTGCGTTCAGGAACTGCTCGATCTTCGGACGTGCAGCAGAAACTACGTCATTCCGTTTACATACAAAGTGGGTGTGATTACGTCCGGACTCCCTGTTGGTATTTTCGGACATTTGTACACGATCGATTTCATTTCGTTCAATTACGACACGGTTCACGAAGAAATTTTTGAAAAGTTGAAAAACAGAAACTACAAGGTGTACGCGTGGGTTTGCAACGATCCGGTGGTACGCCACGACATGGAGCATCGGTACGGTGTGGATGCCATTATCTACGACGTCCACTCGTCACCGGATTCCGCGCGGTTTCAATGAATATGAATGTCCGGCATCTTCACTTTGTAAATCCGGGCGAGTTTGGCGAAACACTCGTCGGCGTATGTGATGATGTTGTCGTACTGTGTAATGCACTTCGTCCACTCTTTGCGATTGTACTTCGAGTTCAGTACGCGCATGCACTGGTCGCGAAGAATCTGCGAAACCATCGCAAGCACTTGATGCTTTCGCATATCGGTGTTGAACTGCTTCTCCTTGCGCTGCAACATCGTCTTGAACTTGTCCTCCGTAATCTTATTCATCATCCATCGAATCCGTAGATCGATGTTGACTTGGAACGGGTTGCGTTGGTTGTTCTCCACGTGCGCGTAGTTTCGCATCAGATGGCGCACGTGATAGTAGACGCGGCACATATCCGCTAGTCTGAAGTACATCGGATCCTCGCCGTGGTCGGGAAGCGTGTTTCGAATGTGTGTCAGGAACCGATTCAAGGAAAGATCCACACCACACCCACCACCACCGCCGCCTCCTCCTGGACCATCCTCTTGCGGCAAGCCTCCAGGATTCCTCCGCAACCATTCGAAATAGTGCGGGTTGTGAATATTGCGTGTATACACTTCCCCAGTGCGATAGTCGAAGGATGTGTTGCATTGCGTGCACCACATTTGCGTGCACCCGGAGATGCGATGGATCCGCGTCGCGCAGTTGGGGCACGGACGTGTCGACTCGCGCACGAGCGCCGCCGTCTTCACATTCTCCGGATCACACACATGCTCCGGGCTCTCTTGTTGGTCACTGCAAAGTTCATGGCACTTTTTGCATACATTGACTTCGCACATCTTGCACTTCCAATTGGTTCCGATGAACCCTTTGCAATCGCCGTTCGGGCACTTGAGGACGTGGTCGGACACGTATCCGTTGTTTCGTCTGGCACCGGCGGCGGACGATTCGGCCGCGACCCCGTTGGTACGGTACGCCACGCGTGCATTTTCGTACTCGTTTTTCAAAAAGGTTTCCTTTTGTTTGATAGTGGGGAGAACTCGCTTGCACTCCTCCACCATCGGTTTGAACTGGTCGTCCTTTCCGAACACCGTGAGCACGCGTTCTATCGTAGCCAGTTTGGTACGTGCCTGGTCCCTTTGTTCGCGGAGACCTTGAAGCTTCTCCAGACGGATCGCTTGCACGACGTGGTCTTGTGTTGCAGGCATCCACGCCTTTTCTCGATCGAGCAGGACGTTCTCCCGATGCACTTTCAGTCGTTTGACGTTGGCCTGGGTCAGATGCGATTTCACAAACTCATCCTCCCACAGCTTGTGGCACTTCATGCACTGGTAATCGGATGCGATGGAGGTAAAGTACATCTCCACACATTTGCGACACGCGGCGTAGTCGCAACCCGCACACTCCACCTTCTTGTGTACGATCGAATCGAAACGCTCAGCGCACACTTCGCACTCCGTCATTGTTGATTTGTTGTATTACTTTCGTAACCAATGGATGTGAATAGTTTAAACACCGAATGATCTTTAAGTGTATAAATGGTGTAAGTGGTTCACACGATGTACGCGTAACGAAAGTGCGTCACGGAGGACTTGCAAAAAGGGCACCGATTTTGGGACGCGCGAATGTCGTTCAGAATATCGTCCAACGTGTCGCCGTGACTCATGCGCGGGTCGGAGGTTGGCTCGTACTGAAACATTTGGTTCGTGTTGGTGTTGACGAAAAACGCTTTGTTGAAGATGCGAAAGCAACACCGGTTACACAACCCAACGTGACCGCACGGACGAAGCATGATACACGTCTTGCTTTCCGAACACACTCGACACGTGAGCGCCGGTTCCAATGCGAGTTGGTCGACCACCAGCTTTTTGCACCGTTTGGCGAAGCGGAACGGTTTGCGCAACATGCGTTGATACGACCCGTTGACGTAGTAGTGCGCGATCCCCGCTTCTGAAAACACGACTCGATACGGAACTCGATACGAACCTTCCAGCAATATATGATTCAGAACGACTTGCAGCGGGTCGTTCGTACCGAATTCGAACACATGCGGTATCACCGAAGACAAAACCGAATCGTCGTCGTCATCCATCCCGGTTTGTTGTTGGTTCGAGGAGAACAGAAGGGTAGCGTTGTACCGTTTGAAAAGTGCGGATAAGTAGACCAATACGACCAAACCCCACGCGTACATGTGTTTTATAATGTAACGACTGATGGTGTTGTACTCTACATGAAAAAGGGTTCTCTTTTAAATTTTTTTCATGTACCATACACTAACATGTACGCGATTCTTCATTTGCCGACCAACACGTACTACGCATTGCGTCCGCGTGAAGCCAAGAAACATTCGGTGGTGTTCTTTCGCGACTACGACCACGCCAAGTACGTCGCCGATTCCTTGGCCACGCATCATTGGATTTACGGAAAATTGCCCCCTCCGAGTGACGAGTTGTACTTGATGAAACCGTATCAGAAGAAACAAGAAGCGTCCGAACATCATTTGTGGGTTGCGAAACGAAACGCGTCGATGCGGTGCATTCAAGACGTCGGTACGCGTCACTTGGACATCTCGTTGGTGAACGCCCTTCGGTGGTTGGACGACGACACGTACGATGTCGACATGAAACTGTACGAGTTGGACGTCAACACCCCCACCTATTTGGAGTCGCTCGCGTTGGACAACCAAATTATCATCGAGTAAATAAGGAATTAAAACAATGGTTCGTTGTTCGACTACAAAACATGTACTCCGCGGGGATCGTGCCGTGCGTGCGAGGACCCGCAGGGCACAGTCTGGTGTTGATTGGTCGGGAGACGCAAAGTCAGTTATGGTCCGGGTTTGCGGGGAAGAGCGAACCCGGTGTGGACGCGACCCCGCTCGACACGGCACTGCGCGAATTTGACGAGGAGACGTGTAGCGTGTTTGGGTCCGAGGTGTTGACCGCGATTCGAGAGCATCCAGAGCGCTACCTGATCGAACACATCCAAACATGCACTCCCCGCGGATTTGTGTTTCACTTGTACCTTTTCGATTTCACGTCGTTCGTGTACGCGCTACCCACCACGGAGGCACGTTTCGACGCGTTACGGTCACGCGAAACCAACGCGCATCGCCTGGAAAAGGACTGTGTTGAGTGGGTCGATTTCATGTCTGATAACCGTTCCCGCCGAAGATACCGTGGCCCCTTTTTCAACGACCTTCGCCATCGTTTGCTTCCGGCGCTACGTCGATTCACTTCTTCTTGTCAAGGTACCATTGGACCACCTTCTTGAGTTGTGTCGCAAAGTGTTCGTGGATGTCGAACTGACGCCGCTTATCCATGAACGTCAACACACCACCCGCGTACTCCACCTCGTTGACGAAATAGTATCCGGATACCTGGTTCAAACAACAACCGAAATCCACGCGCGTCTCCAACATCGGCAATCCGTTTTTGAAAAAGCGTGGTTTGAGAATGCGGTCGATGATGTATTTGGCCACGTTCTTCAACATGTGGTATTGAGGCACGTCGATGCCGTACGTCCGAACCTCTTGTTTGGGTCGGCTCCACTCCCCTTTCAGACTGTTGGTGACGGTGGAGACGTGCTTGTCGCCAACGAACACGTATCGCAACTCTTTGAAGGTGGTTCCGAAATCTGGATAGTACGGTTGGAACATCACCTTAGGGTATTTTTTAGCCTCGAAGATGGTTTTCAAGTACGACTCGATTTGTTTGGTGTTTGACTTCTTCATCACCTTCACGCCCCACGACCCAGTTCCCAAGATGGGTTTGGCGAACACCTCGTCGGCGTCGGTGAGCTTCTCCCATTTGGTTTGGAGGCTTTCGATCAGTTTTCGTTTGGATTTCGCGTTGTCGTACACGGTCTTGGTCAAGCACACTTGGGGTGGCGACGGAATGTCGTGTTTGCGAAGCAAATCACCGTACGCACATTTGTCCTCAATGAACGCGGTGTACCTGGGGGGAGGATACACCTTGGATTCGTTGCGTTTCAACATTCGGTCGTACTCGATCCCTTTGCGTTCCTTATACACTTGGAACACCGCGAGCGGCGACAAAAACTGCGTGATGATCAAATCGTACTCTTTAGGTCGAAACGTTTTGGTGACCACGACGTCTTTCGCTTCGACGAGATCGACTTGCACGTTGTTTTTCTGAATAAGATGTTGAAGATAGTACCCGACTGCGTAATCGATACGCAACGTTTTGATGGACCCTATGTTTTCGACGTGCTTGAACACGGTTTTTCGCATGGCGGGGGTGACCTTGATTTGATCGTACCACCAATCCTCGCCCTTGGAATCAGTCACGGTTAGAAAAAACGCAACACGCATTCTTCGAATGATTTTTATATACTATATACTTATTTTTTTGTATTCACATATATAATATAAAATCCATTCCGTTTTTCGAGGAACCTCATGTCCTCACCCAATACTATCGTCGCTGCGAACAACAAAAAGAACACCGCCACGGCCAATAACAATAAGAACAAGAAGAACAACAACACCCCGGTCATCAACTTTTCCAAGAACGGCGCGACCGTCACCATGAACGCCAACAAAACCAAGTCGAATAACAACGTCGCCGCTACCAATAACAAAAAGAACAACAACGCGGTCGCGGCCATCAACTCTTCCAAGAACAGCGCGACCGTCACCATGAACGGTAACCGTTTGAACAACGCCGCCGCTACCGTCACCATGAACGCCAACAAAACCAAGCCGAATAACAACGTCGCCGCTACCAATAACAAAAAGAACAACAACGCGGTCGCGGCCATCAACTCTTCCAATAACGGCGCGACCGTCACCATGAACGGTAACCGTTTGAACAACGCCGCCGCTACCGTCACCATGAACGGTAACCGTTTGAACAAGAACAACAACAATAAGAACAACAACAATAAGAACAAGAACAAGAACAATAAGAACAAGAACAACACCCCGATCATCAACTCTTCCAAGAACGGCGCGACCGTCACCATGAACGGTAAACGTTTGAACAAGAACAATAGCAAGAATGTCGCGGGCCCTTCGGGTAAAAACTACAACCAGAACGGGTCTCTTTTAAACAATAAAGGAAACAAGATTGGTTCTTTCGGTCCTGCGGTAAACGCAAAGACTAACAACCAGAACAAGAATGCAGCGGTCCCTTCGGCAAACGCAAAGTCAAACAACAAAACGAACCCGTTCGGATTGGTGTTCTCTTCCAACGGAGCGCCCAAGCCGGTCAACAATCCGTTGTTCCAAGCCAACTTGAAAAAGTACCGCCCCATCAACAATCTGTTCACCGCTGCGGGCAAAAACACGTCCGGTATCACCCGCAGCATGAAGAACAACCGCCCATTCGGCTACGTGATTCCCATGTCTGTGGTCAAGAACAACCCCAACATGCAAGTGTTGCTCAAAAACGCCGGGTACAAGGAGAAGAACAACCACTTCGTCCATCCTCTGGTGGGCAATAGCCCCAACAGTTTGTTTGTCAACAACGCACCCGCACCAGCCCCAGCCCCCACCATGACCAACACCAACAAAAACAACAAAAACAACGCTGAGTGTTTGAAACTCATGGGCGAGTACAAGTCTCTGTTGCAACGCATGAAGGATAGCAAGTGCAACATGAACGGGATTGCAAAGTAAACGAATAAAAAAATAAAATATGGGTTGGTTATTATATATAAATACACACATCGTTACGAGATGAACCACGGTACCAAAAAGAAGACCCCTGACGCGAAAAAGAAGTTGCGTGTGACCATCCCGGAGTACAAGCCGAATAACAACAACACAAAAAAAACCACGGTGGCGAACGTGAACCGTTCCAACGTACCCAAAAACATGAAAAAAAATTGCTACGCCAAGGGTATCTCCATGTACCAGCTAAACAACAATAAAGTGACGAAAAAGAACGTGTCCGTTCTGAAATCCCAATGTGCGTCCAAAAACGCCAAAAACGTGAACGCGAATGTGAAACGGTACGGTGTTCCGCCCAAACCGGAACGCGTGCTCGCCATCATGCAACTCAACAACAGCAAACCCTCTTTCAAACAGGCGGTGCGTTTCGCCAACGATCCGTTCTACAACTTCGGCAATCCCGTGTACCTCCCCGTATCTCCCATCCCGTATAGCCGAAAGACGTGGCCGACGAAGAAGCAACACGTGGTGTACACCATTCTCCCCAACTATTTCCCCGGAAAACAGTAAAAAAAAGTCGTCCCCAACATAGTATAAAACACCCATTCAATCTCGCAAATGTCCGCCGGTTTGACCATTGCAAACAAAGAAGGTATCCCTGGTAAAATTTCGCTCCGCAAAGAAGCGAGCGGCGAAAAACAACGCAAGATTGTCATCAAGAAAGATGCATAAAAACATAAATAAAGTAAGACTTGCTACACGTGACTAGAAATAGATATGCAAAAGCAACATACGTTGACGCGATCGTACAACGAATGACGTGCGCAATGCAGTGTCGTCAACAAATGTTGGCTTGGCATGCGTCGTATTGTCCGCGACATATTCGGTTTCCAGATTCAGATTCCGAAGACCTTGACTGAATAAAAACGTTTTTAAACCATACACGTTTCCGCCAAAATCAGTTCCATTTCGTGAAGAATGTGATGGGTTCCGTTGTGACTCCCAAGACGTTCTCTGACAGGGTTCGAAAAATCGTTGATGTACCATTTTTTCGAAGCTTGTCCGTTCATGTAAATCAAAAAATAAATGTTTCTCGTATCGTTTGCAAAGAGTGATCCCGCAGATCCTTTGTGGCTCCAGTAGTTATTCATCGCATCGATCATGGTGTCTGGGTGTTGTTCGTGACACATGGTGGGCGACACGCACTCGATTCTCGGATAAAACACCGACATGAGTTCGGGTGCGTCTTCATTCACAATCACGAGTTCGAATTCGCGATGGTGTTCGCACGGTAGTCGAACGACGCTTCGGCACATCGGACACGTCTCCGAATAATCCAACCACACGTCCATGCACGACTTGCAAATCACGTGACCGCATTCGGAAACGTTGGCGCGGTCGTCTTCACCCACCAGTTCGTAACACACAGGACACTCCATTCAAAAAAACAAAGTGTGGCTTGTTTTTAATCCCTGTTGTCGTTTGTGTTTAAGTGTGTAATTGGTTCATGCGTTCGGCAAACACGCGGTCCGCGGCATCCGTCAAATTAAACTCGCGGCGTATATGGAACAAGGTATCAATCTCAACCTGCGTCACACGGAACCCATCTTGCGCGGCGTCGAACAATGTGTGTACGTCGGATACCGATAATCGACCGTCGCGTGGATTGTTTTTGAACGATTCGGCCAACTCGAGCAATACTTTATCGTACCTCTGATTCCCGATATAGGAGTAGTATTGTCCCATGGTTTTTATTATAAGTTACTATGGATTTTTTACAGATCGTCGTCATTCACCAGGTTCTCTTCGGGGTCGTCGTCATCGTCATCGTTTTGAAACGCAAACCCGACCAGCTTGTTTTGCGGAACGCTCACCACCTCCAGCTGAAGCACGGTCATGGTGAGCCCAAACTGTTTGTTGACGAACCAGATGGGTGCAAAGTCCACGATACACTTGGCGTTCGTTCCCGGTTGGAACGCGGTGATGTCGAATTCGGTACGGTCGTGATTATACGCGTCCACCACGATCGCGTTGGTGTCCGGACGTGTACGAATCTTCATCTTGATGGTGGGTGCATATTTCTCGGGCTGTTTGGACGCCTTTACGATGGGTCGGTACAGTTCCCGGACCACCTCGCTCGACATCTTCTTTCCGAACCACGACTCCGAATGATTGACGCCTAGCGTAATCATGTACTCGTCGAGATCCTGCATCACCTTCATGAAGGACGCAATCTTGGAATCCTCCTCGTGTCCTTTGAAGGAAAAGTCGATGCTGTACTTGACCGATCCACCGTCGGCAGCGGATGCGGGAACGTATTCGGACAGACCGAACGGCGCGTTCATCGCGGGGACTTGGAGAATGATGCGCCTCGACTCCTTGTACTTGAGTGACACTTGATTACCTCCGGATTTGTTCTTCATCACCTCGCATGGGCTGAGTGCGTTGACATCAAAGTTTTTGTAGAGAATGACAGACATGATTGAGCTTTTGATGTGGTTGGTTGTGTTGTTTCTTGCTTATCAACGAGCACTTCTTTAAGTGGATCTCTTCGTTGTCCGCGAGTTTCATTTCGACGACGTCGCTCATCTTCATACGCAAGCTTTCGGACAGGTACGCGGAAGTCACCCCCAGTTCGTTTGCTTGAGCGCAATCTAGTTCAATCTCAAATTCGTGCACGTGGGTGGTGTCGTTGACGGGTTCGACGTACACGGACGACGTCAGGTCGTAGTTCCACATCTTGTACCGAAACGTGTCCCGGTCTCGCGTTCGCACGGGGGTCCAGTGCGGCACATGCGAATGACGTATATCGATCGGCGCCTCCACGCTCACCGCGATGCGCGCGTCGAAGGGCGTTCCCTCGAAGCGCACGTCCACCGTCTCCAACCGCGTCTTGACGTGCGGGAGTTGGCGGTGTCTCGGGTCCGGCGAGTCGATACCCCGCGCGTTGGTGTTGGCGTCGTGATACACGGTGGAGAGCGACCGTTCGTGCGACTTGAACGATTTGGAAAGCACGGTTTTCAACGGGGTAAAGTATCGTTCGCGAATGTTCGAATCGAAGGCGTTTGTCGTGGGATCGCTCCATCCGAAGCGCACTTCGATCTCGACATGGGGTAGGTACCGATACTTGTGAATAATTCTCTCCAGCTCGTAGTACAACATGCGGGGTTTCTCTATATGTGATGAATGAGGTTGCGTTTTTTTAAAATACATTCTCCAGAAGCTTGGTCGCCAGCTGCGATCCGTTGGCATGCATCATCTTCATGAGTATGTTGGTCAAGAAGACGATCAAGAGGAGCTCGGGTACCGTAATTTGTAGCGTTTTCATGGTCATGTATATGGTTTATACCACGGTAATAATTTTGAACATCATCGTGATCGAACCATTCCCAGGGATGGTTACTAACTCATTGTCCGGAGTGAGAAAACGAACGTTCAAACTCGACAGCGACGACAACGGTGGATTGAACGTCTTGATCTTTTCGAAAAAGTCGGCGCCTTTGTGGTACGCTTTCAGATCTTCCAGATACAAGATGGCGAACGTTCCGTGCGCGACTTGACTGTTGGAGTGTACGCGTCCGCTGAGTTCTTCGATGTCGATGACGATATATTCATAGTTTAAATTTTGAGAAACATCGGTCATATACTCTTTACTGAAACTCAAGCCGCACAGTTCCACCGATTTGATGTTCTTGTACACGACGCCAGGCGTCAACGCGTGGGCCAATTGACCGGACGCCACGGAGGCGGTTTCGTTGAACTTGATGCGAAACTTCATTTCGGTATCATTCTCAAAAGTCACTTGGTTCCCTATATCGGTGGTTTGACGCGTGTCGATGAACAAATATTCAGTTTTGGTCGTGTTCGGAGCCAACAATTCGTTGCTTGGATACATTCCTGTTTATCATCTACACATGAAATTTAATATCCGTTTCCGTGCGCATTAAGACATAAAAGATAATCTTTCCTTTATCGTAGGTAATCCACACTTGTTTGGAAATGAACTCAACTATCCTTGAGAAACATTTGGAATGTGCGCGGTTGTGTCGAACCGTGTACAACGAGCGTTCGAGCGACGTGCTTGTTCGACCCAATCCTCGGACCAAAGAGGTGATTGTCGCCGTGGAGGGGTCGGACACGTTGGTGAATTGGTTCGACAATTTGTGTGTCTTCAAACGGAACGACGTCCATACCGGGTTTCGAAAGTACGCCACGTATTGCAAACGCAAGTATAGGTTACACAAGACGTTGAAACGATACAAAGATCATAAGATGTACTTGTGTGGTCATTCGTTGGGAGCGGCGGCGACCGCGCTCATCGCGCACGATTTCAGCGACGAATTTGACATCGAGCTCGTGTTGTTTGGGTGTCCGAACATCGGCGGCCACGCGTTTCGGTCGCAGTTCGAATCGAGCGACGTGCTCGTGTTCAGCTACGTTCTCGAACATGACATCGTGTCGAAACTTCCGTTCGAGTTGCTAGGATACACCCCGTTGATACCGAATCCCGTGAGGTTGGAATCGCCGTACGACCCCGTCGAATTGATACGCAATCACAGCATGCACACCTACATATCCGAACTGGAACGGTTGGACTCGATTACGCGTTTAACGAGTTCAGAAAACCAAACTCTGTGGAAAGAAATGTTTTGATTTGGCTTTGTTTGTTGTTTATAAATTCAATCTGTTCGCTGGGAACCACGTCTTCCACATTGGTTACGTCTTCCGAATTGGTTTCATCGTTCGTCGGAACGGTGGTGGTGGTCGACTCGGTAACAATGGCGGCGTTCACGGAAGCGCCGGTGTTCATGGTGGTGGCGATGGTGTCGTTGACGCCCGTTTCGGGTGTGTATGTGTCGTAGGTGTCCATAGCATCGTTCGGCGCGGCTTCCACTGCCGGAGTGCTTTCAACCCCCTGATCGTATTCCGGTGCTGCGCTTTCCGAGGATGAGGACAAGTACCAGCTACCAATCGCAAGCACGATCAAACACACGACCACGGCGGCGACGACATACGGATAAGCGATCATCTTATAAATTTATATTGCTATATCGTCCACATAAAAAATACAGTCTGTCGGACGTACATTGTGAAAAATATTATTTTTCTAATACTCTATTCTAAACTGAATATGTTCCTTTTCAAAGACTGCGAGCAATTTTCGTTCGAAACGCTCACCAGTCGACGCAACCTGTTTCGTTCCGATCAGGTAGTGATGGTGTTGAACGACAAGCGATGGGACTTGGACGCATACGTGGTGAAAAGCGGCGTTTGTTTTTTCAAAGGTACGCCGGTACCCCTTCACAACATCGCGAACAACAGTCACTTTTACGTGTCCGATGCGAACACGGCCGGTATTTACGCGCGACGAGGATACGGGTGCACGTTCAAAACAAAGCGGGATCACCTCGTGATCGTGTTGAATCAATCCAACATTGAGAAGATCCTGACCATGCTCGACTATTTGGTGACCTCCTTTCCTTCGGATCCTCGCGTGTCCGTTCCGCACATTACGGAGCTCGTGACCGAATTGCGTGTCGCCTACGGGGTGCGCACCACCCCCGAAGAACAATTCGCTTACTTTGCGTCGAAAAGCTCCAACGCGAACATGCCATTGGTGGAAGGTATTCGTTCCAACAAACGCCCGGGACGCGTCTCGTTCACCACCGTGGACAAACACATCATGCAAGGACTGCAATGGTTGTTCGCAAACACACCGTTGGACGTGCAAGGGGTGATTGCGTTCGCGAAACATTCGCCCGCGCACGGCGGCAAGTTTCACCCCGAGTTGGCGTACTTTCAGGGGTCCAACGTGTTGCGGGCACATACGTGCACGGCGTTGAACGCATCGTCCATGGAAATCAAGAACTCGATTCAGTACAACAAACAGAATCACTTAAAGACGTAAACAGAACATTCGTATATCACCACACATACATCGACTAAGAATCATGGCCAAGACACCTTCTTCCATTGACATTTCCAAGCTTACCTACAGTCACCCGCGTACCAACACGTCGGGAGGCCAGACCATCTTCGTGAACGAGCCGGACGCGCCCCGAAAGCCCATCACGGTGGTGCTTCCGAAATGTTACTTGCCGTTCGGTGTGTCCGAATATTCGGGACGTCATTCGCTACAATTCTCGTTGAAGGGAGATGATCCTCTCATGGTGGCGTTCAAGGATTTTCTCAACAAGATGGATCTCAACAACGTCGCTCAAGCCGTCAACCATTCCAATGCTTGGTTTCAAGGAAAGACGCTGAAGCAAGACGTCATTCACGAGCTTTACAACCCTTCCATGAAACAAAACAACGACAAGTATCCCCCCATCTTCCGCGCCAAGTTTCCGGTCAACGATTCCGGCAAGTTTATGGGCGACATTTACGACACCAACCGAAACATCATCTCTCAGGATGCGATCGTTCCCGGATGTGAAGTGGAGGCGGTCGTCCAACTGGTGGGTCTGTACTTTGTCGCCAAGGAGTTTGGTGTTTCTTGGAAGGTGATTCAAGTGAAGGTGCACCCGAACAAACAAACCATCAAGGGATACGCGTTCATCGACGACGAGGACGAACTGTCGGACGCCGAACCTAATTAAGAAGGCCTCGGTGTTGGTATTTTTCGTTTTCGATTATGGTTCCTGTTTTGTCTAGCTTCAAGCAGTTCGATCCGTTTGTTGTTGCGATTGCGCGTGAGTAGATTTCGATTCATGGCTTGTACGAATTTTGCTTGATTCCCGGGACAATACAGCCCCGGCCCGTACATGGGTTTGTATGTAGAAAACAAGTAATGGACGAAATCGTTGAATTCGTTCGAGTTGATGGTGTAGTTGGTTCCGTTGGACGGGTATCGCGTGTACGTGAGCGCGGAAGGGTTTCCGATATAGTACAAATAGGTCATTGTCAAAAGTTCGTTGAACATGTGAACTCCGAAATTCTGTGAAAACCCCATGCATGTCCCATATACGTTGACCGCTTGAAAATTGTGTCCGGTGAACACCACCACCTTGTCGCATCCGTACCGGTTTTTGAGGCTGGTCCAGATCAGATCGTCGGGTACATTTTCGCGTTCTGTCAAATAGACGTACCCGTGCGGATTGAAGCAATACAAGGTATTCATATGTTTGAACGCGCAGATCGCATGATTCATATGAATGTCTTCCGATCGATTATTATTATTCCTATTGTTTGTATTCATGGGTGTGACTTGGTTGTTATTGTTTGTGTTCACATTCATGGGTGTGACTTGACTGTTATTGTTATTCGTCGTATTAGACCGTTGTCGTTGTTTGACGGTGTAGTCGACACATCCCACCAAAATCATCACGTGGTTGGCAACCGACTGGTTGCGAATTCGAACCAACCCATCCTTGTCGAAAGGTAACCGACCTTCGTTCAAACGCACCAGTTCCAATTCTCCTGCCAACGCGTTCTTCTTTTGACGAGCTCCAGTAGTGGCGGGAACCACTTGTAATTCGTTTGTGGTGGCGTTCACGCTTGCGATGTACGACAAACGATCCACTGCCACGGTCCGAAGACACCATTCCTCCACGTGATTGCGAAGGACGCTTGTCGTCTCGGTCGTGGGAGGATGGTTTCGAATCAACGTCTCCACATTTCTTTTCAAATTCTTGATGATGTTTTGTTTTAACAGATGTTCGGTGCCTTCTTCAGGAAATATCGCCTTTTTCACCACCGCGACACGTCGATGCTTGGTGGACAACATCCTTCTTAATATAATTAAAATAATAAAAATATTATATTGGCACAATGGGCGTCTATCTGTCTCGGTGTTTGGTTCGTCAAGCGGCGAAGAAGCAGCGTCGCGAAGAGACTCGACCTTGTCTTTGTGTAACCACGGAACATTCGTTCTCTTCTTCGGATCGAATTGAATTGGATTCCTTTGCATTGCTCAACCAATTTTTGACATCCTATCCATATGCGGCGGATACCTTCACTATACCCACGTTCATGAAGTATCGTATCTTGGAGGACTTTGTGTTGTTTCTTCATCAACGCCAAATAAAATTATGTACGAACTATACAAACGAATCCGTCATTCACCCATGACCTTGCTACTAGCCATTGTTGCATGCCTTGTCGTGATGTTGTTCGCGCAGGCTTGGTTGACCGTCCAGGCGTTGGACGAAAATAGGAAAGGAACCGTGTTTGATTTGTACAATGAGAAGGGGTTCACACAAAACACCATGGTCTACTCCACGGTGATCTTGATTATCGGCACCATCCTACTCACCAGCGGTATGTTTATAGGTGGCAAAAAGGCGTACCAGAAACGCGCCAACATCGCCACTGGATTGGGCATGCCCTCCAAATAAAGAAAATACATCCACAAATAAATAATTGAACTACGTATTGATATATCCGTGGTGATTGAACAACCTACCCATACGGTGATCCCTTCTTCCCCCCCCGCCCCGACGATCACGTATTCTTCGCATGTTACCCTGTTGGTGTCATGAACGACAAGGTAACAGTCGAAATTTGTTTTTGAAACGCAAGTCCGTTGAAAAATGTTTTGTGTTTGAATTGATAGTGGTCTCCCCCCCCCCCTCTAATCCCATCCGGATTAGTGATCAATTCATTTAAAACCAATTTTGTCAATAAAAGTTCAGAACCGATACTATATGTATGGCGCTACAATGCGATCTTTGTAAAACCACATTCACATTGAGGCAAAATTTGAACCGACATACGAAAAAACGATGTAAAATTCAGAATCCGGAGTCCGTAAATCATAACATCCCGGCTGTAAATCATAACATCCCGGCTGTAAATCATAACATCCCGGCTGTAAATCATAACATCCCGGCTGTAAATCATAACATCCCGGCTGTAAATCATAACATCCCGGCTGTAAATCATAACATCGATCCCGTACCCGTTGGATTCAAAGCGATTGACGGCAAATTCCAATGCGAACAGTGCTTGAGATCAGTGTTTCGAAAGAACATCAACAACCATCGCAAAGTGTGCAAAGGGTGTCCTTCGAACACGTGCCGGGTATGCGGCAAAGTGTTTCGATTTCAATCGGCCGTGTCGCGGCACGAAAAGCGGTGCGCCGAATCCATCACCATCACTGCCACACCATCGTCAACCTCCACCACGGATCAACGACAACCACGGAAACAACAACAAGGAACGACGATTATCCAAAACGTGACGAACAACACCATTGTCAACATTCATTTGAACGTGTACGGACAAGAAAACTACGACCTATTGTGTAACCTGTTGCACACCAAGTACTCGCAAGCGTTTCGGAATGTGGTGGAAGACGGCGACGTCGCCACTTTGTTGCGATTGGTCCATTTCAACACGGATTTCCCGGAAAATCAAACCATTCGAAAACCAATCAAAAAAGACATTTCGACAGAAGTCCATGTGGGAGACGGACGATGGGAGAAGCGGCCGACCAAACACGTGCTCGACACGTTTTGTGAATCCACCACCAAACGCGTGTTCCGAAACCTCGTTCCGAATTGCATCACCAAAACAGTCACCAACTACACGTACCTGACCGAATTGATATATCAACAAAGCAAAATGGTATCCAATCACAATGATGCCACCACACAGTGTTTGTTGAGTCCTTTCCAATTGGGGGAACAGGAACAAGACGAAAAAGAATTGCGTGCTTACATATCACAAATGAAAGAAAGTTTAACGAATGAGTTTCCAACTATCGTTCACACCCCAATATTCGCGAAAACGTTCAAACAAAGCATTCGTGACCGAATCAATACGTACGAAAACAAGTGGGGTGTGTCGGTCGTGGTGTAAAGAAATGGTTTTCACAACTTGTTCGTGCTACCGAACCCACCATCTCCGCGCATGGTTTCCATTTCGGTTTCGTCATCCACAGGAGTGAGGCCGTGCCAACGTCGCGGGACGAGTTGCGCAATCTTGGCGGGTAGTTCCAGATCGGGTGCGTCCGGATCGATCTTAATCAACGGGACCATAATTTCCCCCGTGTAGCTTTGGTCGATGATTCCGACACTGTTGGCCTGTATATATCCCAACTTGATGATGCTGCTTCGAGGTACGAGGTCGAAATAGAACCCGTTCGGAGGTTGCACTTTGATCCCCGTGCCGTACAAGGTCACTTTTCCGAACGTTTTGATCTTGGAAATCACCGTGACGTCGTACCCTGAATCGCTATGGCGAGCGCGGGTCGGAGGGATTGCGGACGAATTGGTGAGTGTGTATCGAAACGGTGCGAAGTTGGACCTCGTAATCAGGTTCATTTCGTCCGAATAATCAATGTTCTTCATGGTCGACATGACCACATCGAACACGTTCGAGCCTTGGTACCGTAACACGTGATAGTTGTCCGCCATCTCTTCGTGATACGGTCCGAACGCGCGAAATGGTTCGGGGGTTTCGGTGATGACAGTGGCGTACACGATACCGTCGCGGTTTGTTACGCGAATATCGGGAGTCATTCCGGATCTTCGTTTTTTTATATATTCGGGGCGTATAACTTTAAGTGATCTTTAACGTTTCTTCATGGTACGACGCACGGAAACGTTGGCCGGTACGGTACGGTTGTTGTTGTTGTTCTTGTTGGAACCGTTGTTGTTGGAGTTGGACCCCGACCCGTTATTGTTGTTGGAGTTGTTCTTGTTGAATCCGTTCTTCGGCGAGGTGTTTTTGGTGTTTCCGATGTACGGAGTGCGGCTGTACGTCTTTCGGGGCTTTGCGACGTTGGCCGCCGCCTTCTTGGACGCACCTCCCTTCTTGCGGGACTGGAGAAGACGCTTCGTCATCACCGGGTCGGATTTGGAGGTGATTTTTACGGGTTGGGTGTTTTGGGGCATCTCGCGACGAATCTCGGCCACCACGCGGTTCACGGTGGCGTCGCTCTTGTATGCGGCGAATTTGGGGTTTTTCAAATCGCGGTAGTTTTTCATGTTATTGACCACATTCTCCTTGAAATCAGGCGACTTGTTGTTCAAGAATTTTGTATTGATCATCAACTTCAAATGTTTCTTATACTCGTTGAGGTTCGTGTTGGAAGCGTTGGACGCCGCAGCAGCGGACGGCGCCGGTTTATTCGTCGTCGCGGAAGGAGACTTTTTGGTTACCGCCTTGTCCAATTGGAGGTAGGAAGGTTTGGTGGATCCGTATTTATGCATCCTCCGGGACGGAGGAGTCTTCTTCTTGGTGAGTTTGATCAACTTTAGGGCCACCATGTGGTTGAATGTGTATATACCATTAAAAGTACAAAAAAATAAAAAGAAAACGGATTTTTATTTTTTTGTACTAGAAAATCTTTCGTGGATCGGATGTAAATGAAAACGCGCACATATCCGGTGAAACGAGGAGGACAGGTGATCGTACATTGTAATCGCACACAAGGACAACGAACCGGTCGTCCGCGCTACAAGTACACGAAAAGCAACATGGAGTTGGTTGTGGCCGCGTTTCGAGACGAGCTACAACTGTTGAGAGACATGGTTTCCAAATGGTCCGCTAAACAACCACCACCAGCACCAACACCACCAGCACCCAAACCACCAGCACCAACACCACCAGCACCCAAACCACCGGTTCCGCCACCGGTTCCGCCACCGGTTCCGAAAACAAACGCGAATTGGAAGGGGCGTACGAGAACACCCGCGGCGCCTCCTAAAGCGATCCCCGAAGATTTTAGACAACAAATGGCCCGATACAAAACGTACTACAACCAATACCCTAACCTATTGAAAAACATACCGTTGATCGAGTTTCGAAAAGTGGATCGGTGGATTCCGAAAGGCGCGAATCAGAGACCCACGGCGGGGGTTGGTGACCGTCCATTCGAAAACGTGCTTCGAAACGCGATTCGTGAATATCGGAAACAAAACCGTTAGCCGAGGAGGTAGAGCTCCGCGCGCTCGTTGACCGCTTCCACCTCCGGGTACACCGTTTGTGGCTGAAAGCCTTGTTGGTGTACGTTGGACTGAACGTTCATACAATACAAACGCACCGTAAAGCTGTGGTTGTATCCGTTGCAATCGTACTTGGAACCGTCCACGTTTTCGAGTAGAAAAGACATGCGCGTCAACTTGTGAATCGGGGTGAGCTCCACGAGACGTTTGCTAAAGGACGACGACGACTTGAATTCGTCCGACACAGACGCTTTCGGGTCGCACAAACGAATCGCGGTACCGAACATGAACGACGATTTGCGATGGACGTCGTGGTGGTATCGCACGATGCCGTTCGGGAAATGGGGCTCCATTTCTTTGCATCGTAACACGGCGTACGGGTCGGGGTTCAAATGATATTTACCCGACGGAATGACGGAGTACACGCGTTTCTCGGCTTGAATCCGCATGCGAATTCCTTGAAAACCCGGGTGTTCGTCGGACAAAGGTATCGAATTGTATTGCGACGTTTCGGAAACCAAAGAAGTTCCGTGATTTCGAACCATAGTGGGGGTTTTGGAATCGTTGTGCACCGGGATTTGGATCTTGGAAATGTCGAAACGCTCTACCCGCGTGAACGACAAGCGCACGACACACTCGTCTCCCGGAAATACCTCCACATCTTTCTTGAATCGGAACAACGGTTCACGCACCGTCTCCACCTCACCCAATACGTCTCCGTCACGAAGAATCTCCACTTTGAATTGGATGAGAGGCACGACGTTCTCGGGGAGGATCAACTTCATCTCCGGAATTTCAATCTCTTGCACGAAATACACTTCGGGAATCTCCGTGGCCTCGATGCGAAACGTGTGTTCGTACACCTTGAGCGGATCGGACTCGATGAACGAAACGGTTGACATGGTGGTGTCTTGAAAAACAATGTTTTCGAATTGGTCCGTATTTTGTATCGACAAGAGGGACGAATGGATCCCCACATCGGCATCGAACCCAAAGACAGAAATCGCGGTCGACGCGCGAAGATCCACGTGGAAAGGAATGACTGAACGAAGCACCATCTTGGATCGAACAGAAAGCAAGTGCAACTGAATCGGTTGCGCGAATTCAACACCGACGGCGTTGAAAGCGTCTGCAAATTCGGACACCGTATAGTCCCCCGGCGGAATGACGACGGTGTTCGCGACGTTCGCCGCGCTCACGAGCACGATTCGATTGTTTCGTTCGTGAATCACGTACTCGCTTTGTGGAATGCGCGCGTCCACGATTTCCATCCCCACCACGTTTCGGAACGGTTCGACAAACTCCACCGTGTATTCGTTCGCGTTCGGATATCGAAGACGGTCTCGAAACGTGGAATCCACATAACATTCGGCGGTGTGTTTGGTGTTGTTGGAATTAAAATAGTGTAAATCCATACAAAAAAAGACACTTCGTATTCTTTTGTTCTTATTGTTCAACTTCTTTATTTTCATTGGCGACACGAACGACCCGAACTCGATTCACCAGGAACGATCCAAGCATACACATGACGTACAACAAAGAGTTCTCCATCGCCGAGTCTAACGTGTGAACGGTGCGATCGAGCGCTTGACAGAGCGAACTGTGTCGCGTGATGACCGACAAGAAAAGAGTATCCATCCATCCGTGCATGGGATAGCACCATTCGCGATAGCACCATTCGAGAATCAAAACGATCAGGTGTGTTCCGAGAAGACCCGTGCACGCGTACAATACAAACTTGAATTGGATCATTGGTTAATTAAAATAAAACACTGGTTTTCCCTTAAAGTGAAACGTGTTTTTACGCAGAGCACGACTCGCATTCGGGAGCGATGGAAACCTGGACCGGCTGAGAGGCGGGCATGGTGCGCAGATAGTAAATGCCCGTTTTGAGTCCTTTGGACCACGAGTGGAAATGCATGCTCGACAGGGTTCGCAAATCGGGTCGCGCCACGAAGAGGTTCAAGCTTTGGCTTTGACACACGTACATGCCTCGGTCGGCGGCTTGGTCGATGAGGACGCGCTGTTTCAACTCCCACGCCGTTTTGTAAATCCGCTTGATGTTGTCGGGAATTCCCGGGATGTTTTGTACGGATCCGTGTTGACCGACGATCTGGTTCTTGAGCGCTTCTGTCCACAATCCGGCGTCCGTCAAGTCGCGGATGAGGTGCTTGTTCACCACCACAAACTCACCCGCCAACGTGCGGCGCAGATAGATGTTGCTCGTGTACGGTTCGATACATTCGTTGTTCCCCAAAATCTGTGAGGTGGACGCCGTGGGCATGGGGGCCACCAGCAGGCTGTTTCGCACACCGTGTTTCATGACTTGCGCCTTCAACGCGTCCCAGTCGTACCGTTTGCTACCGCATTTGTACTCGTGATCCCCCCACATGTCGAACTGAAACATACCGCGAGACACGGGTGAGCCCTCAAACGTGTCGTAGGGTCCGTATTGTTGCGCGAGTTCCATCGACTTTTCCATCGCCGCGTGATAGATGGTCTCGAACACGTCCATGTTGCACCGAGATGCCTCCTCTGAGTCGAATGGGATTCCCATGCGAAGATACACGTCCGCCAACCCTTGCACGCCGAGTCCGATCGGACGATGCTTCATGTTGGATACACGCGCCTTGTCCACCGGATAAAAGTTGACGTCGATGACGCGGTTCAGATTGTTGGTCATGACCTTCACCACATGATGAAGTCCTTCGTGGTCGAACGTCTTGTCCGCGCGAACGAAACTCGGCAAAGACACCGACGCCAGATTGCACACCGCAATTTCCTCCGGCGACGTGTACTCCATAATCTCCGTACACAGGTTGCTCGATTTGATCAACCCCACGTTCTGTTGGTTGGATTTGCGGTTCACCGCGTCCTTGTACACGATGTACGGCGTCCCCGTCTCGATCTGCGCGTTGCATATCGCGAACCACAGGTGTTGCGCCTTGACCTGCTTCACGTACAACCCGTCGTATTCGAGTTGTTCGTACAACGCGTCGTACTCGGATCCGTACACGTTTTCCAGGCGGTACCCCGCGGTTTTGGGGCAGAAGAGCGACCACATGCCGTCCTCCTTGACGCGACGCATAAACAGATCGGGTACCCACAAGCCGTAAAACAGGTCGCGACACCGCTCCTCTTCGTCGCCGTGGTTCTTCTTGAGATCGAGAAACTTGTAAATGTCCGCGTGGTCGACCGACAGGTACACGGCCACGGATCCCGGACGATGACCGGATTGGTTCACGTACCGGGACGTCGCGTTGAAGACCCGGAGCGACGGCACGATTCCCGTGCACGCGTTCTTCACGTTGCGAATGTCGGACCCCGTCGCGCGAAGCTTGTGAATATGCAGACCGATTCCACCCGCGTACTTGGAGATTTGGGCGCAGTCTTGGAGCGTGGAGTAGATGCCGGTGATGGAGTCGTCCTGCAGCTCCACCAAAAAGCAACTCGACATTTGCGGATGGGACGTGCCCGCATTGAACAACGTCGGTGTGGCGTGCGTGAACATCATGCGCGACATGCAATCGTACGTCTCCAACGCCGCGTCGACATTGTCTCCGTGAATACCGAGCGACACGCGCATCCACATGGCTTGGGGGCGCTCTTCGATCTTGTTACCAATCTTCAACAGATACGATCGTTGCAAGGTCTTCATGCCGAAATAGTCGAACGAATAGTCTCGCTGATAGTCGATCGCGTCTTCGATGCGCGCGCGGTGGGCGCGAACCACGTCACGCAACGCGGTGGTCACCTTGTTGTTGTCGTGCAAACGCTCGATCGTATCCGAAAAGGACGCAGACGTCGCCTTGTGTAAATTGTTGACGCATAAATGGGCGGCGAGCGTGCCGTAGTGCGGATCGATGGTGCTCAACGAAATGGCAATCTCCGCGGACAGTTCGTCGAGTTCGGTGGTGGTGACGTTGTCGTACAACGAGTTACACACCTTTTGGGCGATACGGATCGGGTCGATGGTCGACGAAATCTCCGCAGAAATCTTTTGGATTCGTCGTGTAATCTTGTCGAACGACACCGTCTCCTTGTTTCCGTTACGCTTTGTCACTTGCATGATATAATCAGAACAAGCGCGATTAACCTTTAAAACCAATTCGATGTTTCGACTGAAATGTCGAATGCGAAAAATGGAGCTGGTTTTGTTTGGTGTGGTGGACGAACATAATCAAGATTGCGTTGTCGTGATACACATACACGTCGTATTCAAACTGAAACCGAATCGAATCGGAATAGGTAGGGTGACCGAAACAACGCACAAACTCGCACAACAACATCATGTACTTGAAGTAACTCCCTTCTTTGAATCTCAATTCGCTTCGACACATTGGACACGCGTCGTTTTTCAGAAACCACGACTTGATACATACACGATGAAACGTGTGACCGCATTTGAGAAGCACGTCGTTGCACGTTTTCGGTTTCACCTTTCGAACCGTGAACCCCGTTTCATCCAAACAAATACAACAATCCATGATCGTTCATGCAGGATGTCATTTGTTGAAACCGAACCTTTTAATTGTCTTCGGCGGTTGGTGCGAGATAAAACATGATTTGACCGAGATTGGCGACGGCGTACTTCAACATCAACGGGTAGTCGCGTTTCAAGTAGATTTCCACAATGTTGGACAAATTGGTCGCTTTGGTAAACAGATTGATGTATTTCAAAGAAAAAGTGCCCGTCACCTCCTCGTTTTGCGAGCACGACAGACCGTGGTTCGAATTCCCGATACAAGTCTCCTGAGACGCAAAGTCACCCCGGCACTCGAGGCGCAACATATCGGACGAAGACGTCATGATGAGATGGTCGGAGATGTTGAGCATGTCGCGCGTCATGCGTTGAAAGTCGTTGGACGGCATGGTGATCATGGACTCGATGGCGATATCCGGAATGCTGATTTCTTCCTCGTCAATGTCCAACATCTTCAAATGAAACGTCGTACACGTGTTTTTGTCGGCATTCTCAATCTGAATCCCAAATTCGTGTTGATTGTCGGTTTTAATAAAAAAGGTGATATAGTCCATCGTGGTGACGGTTTTGATAATCTTGAACAGGTGACTCATGTTCAACCCCACTTGTACGCGTTTCTGGCAATAATACTGTTCAAAGTTTTTGGACATCAGTTTCAAATGAACCAGCGCCACGTGCGAACCGTCCATGGCCATCACGCGCATACCGGTTTCATCGAAGATAAAATTGATGTCGTTGAGCGTCTCTTTGAGCACGTCACACAACGTTTTAATGACCGTGCTTTGAACGGTTTGTAACCGAAGCACGTACGTCTGTTCGAGATCCATGTGTTGTGCATTTCGCTACCATTCAAGCCTTTAATTTATTTCCGTATAGTTACTGTTCTCGCAATAAAACATCTCGAGCGGATCCTTGTCTATATACGAAAACCCCTTATTGGTCAAGTTGGTCACGTCGAAACTGTACGGCTGAATACCGGTGCTGCTCTCCATGAATCGAAACGTGTTGGACCCCACGTACACATTGTTGGCGTCGTCGACAATCGTCGGTACGGAGGTGACGTTCGGAGGCACTCTGTATTTGTGCACGTCCACGCATTGAAACTTGCGAAAATCGTACGTCTGCATGAGACGAGCGCAGTGCTTGCAGTTGGGGCTGTAGTATAAATACATGCTATATAGATTTAAGCAGTCCAAAAAAAGTTTGGATCCGTACGCGGCATGTGTCGTTGGTGCGGATTTCCGTACTCCGAGGTGGTGGACTACGCCGGAGGGGACACGGTGTGCACCCACTGCGGCACGGTGGTGGACCGCGATTTCCAATCCGTGCCCGGTTACGATACGGCGCATTGCGACGTTCCAGAAGAGGTGATCTATGAAGAGTCGGTTCGAGACCGAACGCTCCAAGACGACGTGTGGTCGCATCTCAACGTGCGATGTACGTTCGAATGGTGCTTGTCCCGACGAGACACGGCGAAGGTTCGAAAACAAGTACGACGCGTGATGAACGATTTCCCGCATCTCGTCTTTCTTCATCGCCCGCAAGACATCGTGTCGGCCGTGTTGTGGATCTTGTTCCCAAAACAGTATCGAGACCACCACCAACGACCCACACCATGCGTGCAAAAAATCGCAAATAAACTTAAAGACCAATGTGGTTTGTAAATAAGAAGGAAAGCCAATGGAGTGCGCCGTATTCGCCGAGCGTCCGGGCGTGCGCGTCGTTTCGGCGGATCTCAAAAAGAACATCGTGAAGCACTTGCATGCATGGTGGAATCAGTACCAAAAGGACGGGTTTCCGGGACCGCAACCGATTTCGATCGAACGAGCTCATTTTTCGAAATTGGCCGACAATCCGTATTGGGTGTGCGCGAAAACGGACGGTGTTCGTTATGTGATGCAATGTGTGTGTATCGAAGACGTCATGTATTGCGTGCTTGTCGATCGCAAAACGGAGATGTACTTGATCGACATGCGAACCGTCAAGGACGCATTTGTACGAGGAACCCTGTTAGACGGAGAGCTCATCAAGAACCATGACACCAATCAGTACGATTTTCTGGTGTACGATAGCGTTCGTGTGTGCGGAAAAGACACGACACAACTTCCTCACAGCGAGCGCATGAAGTGCGCGGCTTCCATTGTGGAGTGTATGACGATTCGAGACCATCATGACATCCATGTGCGCATCAAACCGTTCGCGAGTTTGACGGACATCAAAGAGTATACCCGCGATGTGTTGCCGTCCATTCCACACACACACGACGGATTGATATTCACGCCCGAAAACGTACCCGTGGTGTCTGGGACCAACTACGACATGTTCAAATGGAAGCCGCGCGAGAAGAACACCGTGGACTTTTGGGTGGAACAAAATTTCCGGTCAAAGAACAAGTATATTGTCAAATTGTCGAAAGGCAAGTACATGGTGTGTCTGCACGACCATTACATTCACATACCCGAACCGATGCGCGAACATCTTCCCGGTATCGTGGAGTGTGCGTACAACGGTACGAACAATTGGGTGGGACTCTTGATGCGCACGGATAAGATTTACCCGAACAGTGTGACGACCATGACGAAAACCCTTTTGAACATCAAAGAGGATATTCGAGTCGAAGAGTTTGAAGTAATTAAGAATATGTCTGTCTTACAACAAGAATAAAAAGTCTCCGTTCCACAAAAATCAAGGATGAGTGAGATACTGACCGATGCGAGATACAGCATCGTCGACGTCGCCGAGCAGTTATACGTCAACAACACTCTTGTGGTGGACTCGGACAATACGTTGTATATAGACAAGATCTTTGCCAACATCATCAACTACAACTATTTGTCCGTCATGGAGAACACCGCAGACACCAACACATACACCGCCCAAACCGTGATCGCACGCGGCGGTACCCGCAGTTTCTTTGCAGGAAATGCACCCACGTCCGCGATTCCCGGAACTTCCAACGCCGCGGACGGAATATTGTCCGAGTTTCGCGACTTGTTGCTAAGCGTTCAAGGAATCAACAACATCACGTACAACGATTCGGTCATCGTCGGAGGCATGCAGAACGAAGCATTGGGAAAGCACTCCGTGTGTATTGGAGGAGACGGCAACGAGGCGAACGGATCACGCAGCGTCGTACTGGGAGGTACGGAAAATCACACGATGGGTACCAATTCTGTCGCGTGCGGACTCAACGCCATCGCCGTGCATGACAACACGTTCGTGTTCGGCACCAACGATCGACAAGGAACGACCACCACTACCGATTCGCAATTCGTCGTCAACGCCACCAACGGATTGATGTTCAAGCTACCCAAATCGAGCACCGTGCGCACCGACCACATTCACGAAGGGTTCGGGGTGTGGTGTTGGGACGATGCGGCCAACACGTTGTGTTTGAAAACGAAACAAAACAACACGACGTACAAATCCACCATACCCACGTTGACCCACGAGATTCGGGCCGTGTTCGAAAACGGCCGTATGAGTTTGATCAATCCAGACGACTCGTAAGCCCCGCTTTTTGTTTGCACTTGTCGCACATGGCGATGCGCTCGTAGAGTTGGGTGTCGGCGGACGATTCGAAGCACGCTTCCACGTCCACGTCCATCCAAGCCCGCGAGGAGGTGAGTTTCTTGCAGGTCGCGCATTTTTCGGACGACGGGGACGGTTCGTGATCGTCCGCGTACACTGGTCCTCGTTGTTTGACGAAATAGTTGGTCATCACGGTGTTGAGAAGCAGTCGTTTCTTGGCCCGTGTCATGGCGACGTACATAACGAACAAGGAATCGATCACGTTCAACGACAGGTCGTCGTGCAGACACACGTTGTCAAACTCGGACCCTTTCGCCTGGTGCACGGTGGTGAGGATGACGTCCGCGTCGGTCACGTCGTTCGTCACGAACGTTTTCATGGCTGACCAGTGATCGATCATGGCTTCTCCGTACAAGTCGTACAACGTCCAACGCTGTCTCCATTCCGTCATAAAGTGTTCGTTGTACGCCTCGAACAAGCGATGCATCGTCTTTCCGTACCGACACTCTTTGTGTACGATTTGGTCGTACTCTCGCCGTTCGACGCGCATAAAGTCGCGCACAATCTCCATCTCTTCGTCGAATTGAAACGTCTTGCCGTAAATGTATACGCGTTTTCCTTGGGACGCGAAACGGATACAACCCTTGATTACGTTGATGTTGAATCGACAAATGTACGTCACGGGTCCTTCCCACGATCGAATTTCCAGTTCGCTCCGATCGTTCTTGGGAATGATGCGTGTGTTTTCGCACTGCGCGCGCGCAAATCCTTGAACGCTAAACTTGTTGTCCAAAAACAGATTGACGTGGTACATGAGATCGAACCCGACACGGAACGAAACACTCAATCGGCGTTTGACGACGGTTTCGGTCGGTTGTTTGTGCGTTTGCATGTAGGCGTACGGGTCCTCCACGTTTCGAAATCCGTACAAACGTTGATACATGTCACCGACACACACTTTCATGGTGTTTCGTTGTTGGCACACGATGTCCACGATGCAATCGTTACAATCTTGCAATTCGTCCAACAGAATCGCGTCGTATTTCAACGTGGGTCGATGGACCTGAAAATGTTTCAGGTACGCGTCGTGGGTGAGGGGCAGGGTTTTGTGGACGAACATGTCGTCCCAAATTCGCCGCGACACGTCGGTGTGTTCGTTCCCCGAACCGTGACAGTACGCGTCGAAGGCGCGAATCATCTCCATGGCGTTGGACGCGTTCACGCCGGGGTAGGCGGTCATCAGCGCGCGAACGGTGAGCGAGTCGCCCATGTCGAATTCGGGGTAGTGCACGTACGCCAACGCGTGAATGGTCGACACTTGTACGTGAGGACACGCGGCGAAACGACGTTTGGCATCCTCGCAAAGTTCTCGGTTGTACGCAAGATACAAGATCGATTTGGTGTCGTGGTTCTTCGCAAACTCGACCAAGGTGCGGGTCTTTCCGGTCCCCGCGTACGCTTGGACCAAGAGAACGGTGTTGGGGTCGAACGAAGTGGAGGCAATCTTGGCCTGTTCCGATGTGACGCCGTCGACACGATCGACCCATCCTTTTGCGTGTTCTTTCGCGTGTATGAGAAAACGGAGCTTGTTTTTTAGACCGCGATGGGTGTTGGTCGTTCGAAATCGAACGGCGAGCGATTCGATCGTCTCCGACGCAACGTCGACATTCGGGGAAATCGACCTTTCAGGCGAAAGCGAGCAAACGGCATCCTTGTCGTATCGAAGGACGTGGGACGCGTGCGGACACGTCGATTCGACGCATTGCATGGATTTAGACACGCATCGAAGCGTTGCGCACTGTTTTACGCTCAAATACCCAGTCACATGTTCGATCATATCAATCGGAAGCTCGTGTAACATCGTTACTCGTCTACAATCGGCAACGGTTTTAAATGCTTTTGCGCGGATTCTTTTCCTTGATCGAACATGACCCGTTTGTTTTCCACGTTTCGAAACAAATCGAACATGCGCGCCACCGCTTGTTCGAGGGGGATGACGGTCACCGTACACTTCTCATCGGCGGAAACATCAGTTGGTTGGTGTCGATCGACGAGAAATCGAAGCACGTTGACAACGTACGTGAAAAAGCACGTGGATTGCGTGCGAGCGGATTGGACGGAGACTCCGACCACGCGTTCCGCTGTTTCCTTGTACGTTCGAAGTGCGTACTTGATTGGAAAGTTGTCTCCGAGCGCTCCGTCCACGTACAAACGATCGTCGTGCTTGACGGGTACGAACAAAATCGGCACGGAGCACGTGATCCGAATCGCGTCCATGAGCTTCATGTCGGGATGCGTGTCCCATCGAAAGTATTCGGTTTGTTGAGTCGTGACACAAACCCCGGTAATCACCAGATCCGCGCCGAATCGTTCGTGATGGGTCTTGAACGTCGGGTCGGGTCCGCACTTATTCTCGAGCAATTTGGTCACCGACTTCATGAGTGGTTGGGAATCGCAAAATCCGAATTCCTCCACACATCGGACCAGACTTGGTTTGTTTGAAATATCAACGTGTTGTAATGTTTCAAACAACTCAACCGCGTGAAATCCTACGCTACATAACGCGGCGATGACTCCGCCTACAGAGGTTCCGACGTACGCGTCGAACGACTGTATTTCTTCTTGAATTTGGCTTATCGCACCTAACATGTCCCAGCCGGCTTGTCCTCCTCCGGATAGAACGAGCACGTTCATTCCAGATGTATCCTTTTGATGGTCGCCTTCTCTTTAATTTCTCTCATATCGTACAGTTGTTTTGTGTATTCGATGGCTTGCGCCTCGTTTTGTAACATGCGATTCAAAAACGAAGTGACATGTTCTTTTTTCAACGATCCGGTGGTTTTCTTGGTTTTTACACACAACGCCTCTTTGTCCCCTATATTACAGTAATCTTTGTCGTTGTCGCGGAGATAGGTGGTGATGAAGTATTCGAGTTGTGTCAATCGTTTCCGCTTCTGTCGAATTTCCGATTGAGATTGTGATATGAAATCGTGAATCCCCATCCATTCGTGAACAGCATCCTTGAAGTTTCGAACGCCTGTATAAGGTGTGGACGACGAAGTCTCGCTCATGATTCTTTTTATGGATACATTTCTTTAATGTTTTATTCCAAGGGACGGCGGTACAGGTCGGCGTCGATCGTCGAGTTCAGCCACGGGCTCACCTCCTTCTTGTCGATGGCGGGCGCGGAGCGAATATCAAGATTGGCGTTCCTCAAAGAACCACCCTGGGTGTTCACACCTATAACCGACTGAGCGGGTTTGATGAGCAGTTTCACGTCCTTGTTCGGGGCGAACGTAAAGGTGGGGTCCTTTACCACCGCGGTGGTTTTGGGGAGGAGATCGCTGCTCACAAAGTTGCCGCACTTGGTGGCGGACACGGGCGCATCGGATGCGGACGTTTCTCCGTATAACACCGGGTCGGTAGATGGGGTGTTTTCGGCCTTCTCGTCCATGTATTTGAAATAACGAGCATCCATCGCCTCGCGATTGGACTTGTTGTACTCCACGTACAAGTACACAACCACCAACAAGAACACTCCCAACATCAAACAATCACACTTGGTTTTCATTTTGTTCAACATGTTTTATATTATAACTCGACTTTTTTTTTATTCGTCCATACCGGGAGGTGGTTCGATGACATCCTGCGCGTCCGCGTCCGCCTCGTCGGGGAACATGTACTCGTTTCGAATTTCCTTCTTTTTGGTCTTTTTCACCTGAATCATCTTCCACGACACACCCCAACGAGTGTTGGTGAACCAGAGTCCGGATAGTTGTACGATGCATCGCATCGTGTCCCCCACCACCAAATCCGTTACATCATACGGTTGCTTGTTATCGTCGTATACCGCCAGTTCGTCGGAGACCACGTTCAGACGCCAATCGCCGTTGCGTTTCAAGGATGGCAGGTACCCCGTGTCTACGAATTGATCGGTCAATCCCTTTCCCACGAACCATTCGTCCTTGTTTTCCTTTAAGAGCGATATTAGCGTATCGTCAATATGTTGGACGTGGTTCTTGTACTCTTCGTGCGTAAGCCTCATGTCGACGATTTTTGTGTCTATAATGTTGGACGCCAGCGCCATTTTGGGTGTTTGAAGGAAAATGGGTTCCGGATTATCCTTGTTGTGTGTCATACGCATGGAGTAAAATCCATTTCCCTTGACGGGCTTTCCGAAAGTGGTGTTGTCAAAGCACAGGTCCTCGATGTTGAGAATCGTCATTGGTTTGTGGTAAAGTACATGGTATTCTTTTAATGCATTTTTTTCATTGTACAATAATAATAACACGTGACTCGATATGAAGGATTGCAAAGCGTTGCAGGAACGTCTCCAAGAGGTGGGGCGAATGTTACGAACCAAGTGCCCTGCGTTTGAATTGGTCGAACCCGAGAAAAACAAAGCCGTTGTCAAAGGGCGATCTTCTGAGAAAGCATCGGTGGAGGGACCGGTCCCATTCACACCTGAATTTAAACCACCCGGTGTACTTACCCCGAAACCTGCAGAGGAACCCCATACACCTACCAATACCCCCAATGCACCTACCAAGACACCCAACGCACCTACCAAGCCTCCCAACGCACCTACCAAGCCGAATGCGCCCAAGACTCCCAACGCACCTACCAAGCCACCCAACGCACCTACCAAGCCACCTAACACACCCAAGACTCCCAACACACCCAAGACTCCCAACGCACCTACCAAGCCACCCAAGACTCCCAACGCACCCAAGACTCCTAACGCGCCTACCAAGCCACCCAACACACCCAAGCCACCCAACACACCCAAGCCACCCAACACACCCAAGCCACCCAACACACCCAAGACTCCCAACGCACCTACCAAGACTCCCAACGCGCCCAAGCCGACTGCGCCCAAGACTCCCAACGCACCCAAGACTCCCAACGCGCCTACCAAGCCACCCAACACACCCAAGCCGACTGCACCCAAGGCTCCCAACGCGCCCAAGCCGACTGCGCCCAAGACTCCCAACGCGCCCAAGCCTCCCAACGCGCCCAAGCCTCCCAACACACCCAAGACTCCCAACGCACCCAAGACTCCCAACACACCCAAGACTCCCAACGCACCCAAGACTCCCAACACACCCAAGACTCCCAACACACCCAAGACTCCCAACGCACCCAAGCCAAATGCGCCCAAGACTCCCAACGCACCCAAGACTCCCAACGCACCCAAGACTCCCAACACACCCAAGCCGAATGCGCCCAAGTCGAATGCGCCCAAGTCGAATGCGCCCAAGCCGAATGCGCCCAAGCCGAATGCGCCCAAGTCGAATGCGCCCAAGTCGAATGCGCCCAAGCCGAATGCGCCCAAGCCGAATGCGCCCAAGCCGAATGCGCCCAAGCCGAATGCGCCCAAGCCGAATGCGCCCAAGCCGAATGCGCCCAAGACTCCCAACCCAAAAAATAAGATCGTCTTACTGCACAACGCATCCAAAACACACAATAGCAGTGTGTCCGTACGTCAACGTAAAAAAATTCACGCACGTACTGCCGCCCCCTTGTCGACTCGCTGGATGACGGACTACCAGACCCAACTTAAAAACCGACTGGCCGTTGCCATGCGAAAGAACAAGGACAGTCAATTGTATCGCCGCAATTATAACGTGCTCGAAAAGGTGGAAATTTTTGCATGATCTGAAATAAGTAGAAGTGGAGCGATGGTACTCAGTGTCAAAGAATTGTGTGGTGACTCGCTTAGACGGTATCAAAATGACATTCAGATTTATAAAACGTTGATCCATGACGTGTCGGAAAAGATTCGCAAACGTCACCAGGAGGGCAAATTCAATCTCGTGTATAGGGTCCCCAAGATGGTGTTTGGAAACCCAAGATACAATTCGGCGCACGCGTCGTATCACATCATGAAAGAAATGATCAAGGGTGGGTTTGTTGTTATTCCGAACGAACACAATCACTTGTACGTTGATTGGTCTGTGGTCAAGAAATTGATGTTTCAAAAGAAAAAAGAAGTTACGTTTTGTTTGGATAGATGAATATGTATCTATAGTGGTATATATATACCGAATACCTTTGTCTATGGGAAGAAAGAACGTAATCAAAGACTCGTCCGACAGCGTGATTGTGGAGGCGAAGCAAGAGTATACGCGTCAGTTGTGTAACGTCATCAAACCGGTGGTGTACGAATCCATCTTCAACACCTACACGGAAGTGGTGACCAACACCGAAAACATCGACAACGTGTTGATACAGTTTCAAGAGGCGTTGAAACAAATTCCGAAATGGAATTCGGATGTCATTACCGAGCACGTTAACGCGGTTATCGATTCTTGCTCTTTCTTCAATGATTTGTTGAGTGTGGTGTTTTTGAGTAACGTACGTATTCTCAGTGCGGTGCGCATGAACCATTCCGGGAAGAAAAAGATCAAGATCGTGGTGCCCACCAACGACAAGTTCGTGCACGAGGTGTTCAAGAATGTGGCCAAGAATATTTACAACGACCCGTACCTCTTCAGCATCAAGCGATACAACGGTAACGTGACCAACAACATTCGAGAAGTGTTCGACGTGATCGACGTCACGGTGCGAGACACCATTCGCGGGTTGCTTCCGTTTCAAAATATCATCGAATCGTACGTCACACAAGAGGACGACGAAGAAATCGAAGAAATCGAAGAAGCCGAAGAAGAAGCACACGCCGACAACGACAACGACAACGACGATGATCCGCTGACGGGAGGTCCGGTGGATACCGTCGATCCGGAGGACAACGTCCACGACGAAGATGACGAAGAGGTGGTAGGGGATAATGTCGACAACAACAAGAAGGACACGATGATGGAAAATTTTTTCGGTTCCGACAACACCACCAACAACGATGAGGAAGATTTGCGCAGCATCCCCATCAGTCGATCGGGCGACGGTCCACTCGCATCGAAGGATGCGACCGCCGCAAATCCGGCGCCTCGCTTTTTCGACGACGAAGACACACCCGACCCCAAATAAAACACCCAAACGTGTGTGTATTTAAAGATTCGTGCGAATAATGGTACCAAACCATGGCGTTCGTAGAATACTTCAAATACTACGACGACTATGAGAAGGAGTACAACAACGTGGTGGTATTCATGGAAATGGGTACCTTCATGTGTTCGTACGAATACAACGGAGTGGGACGGTGCGTGGAGGTGGGTCGTCTTCTCACCTTGGCCGTCACTCAACCCAACACGAAATTGAGTCTCAGCGTTCAAAACCCGCACATGATCGGGTTTCCCAAAGCGTCCACGTCCAAATATATTCCGGTGTTGTTGAAGCACAACTACTCGGTCGTATGGATCGAACAGGAAAGCACAAACGGAAAGATTACGCGCAAAAAGACCCGTGTGTTTACACCGGGAACCTTCTTCGAAGAACCGCTCACGAACGAAGACTATCACGTGTGTTGCATCCATTCGATTGACGAGGATCAACACTACGCCACTGTGATGGACACGTCCGTGGGAAAGGTGGAGATAGTTACACTGAACGAAACGAGAAACCTGAACTGGTTTTGTTGTGTGTACAAGCCGTACGAGATTCTTTGTTTGTGCGACGAAGGGTTGTACGCGAAAATCGAGTCGCGCATGCGAACAAAAACCAAAGCGATATACTTGAAAAACATTACCAAATATCCCGAATACTTTATCAAATCGTTTCAACAGAAACTGATTCAATCGGCGTACACGCAAACGCGTGCGATGCAAGACATTCCGTTCGAGTACCTTCCCTCCATGGCTTGTCTTATCCAATTCGTCCAATTGTGTCACGAAAGCGCGTTGGAGAAGCTCGCGTTTCCCGCGGAACCTACCCAACAAGGACTCACGCTTCACAACAACGCGCTTCATCAACTCGACGTCGTCGAAACGTCTCGCGGAGGCGGTTTGTTTCGGTTGATTGACAAGACGTCCACGCCGATGGGGAGTCGCTTGTTGTGCGCCCAACTGAAACGACCCATGACGAACGCGGACGACATTCAACACATGTACGATCGAGTGGAATCCATGATCCCCAACATCGACAAGGTCCGAACTCATTTGAAAGGGATTCCAGATCTGGACCGCAAGATCAAACGGTTGCAATCCGGACAATTCTCCATGTCGGAAATCGTGTCTCTGGTGCGCGTCTTTCAAAACGTGTTGAGCTTGTATGAGTACGACGAACACGTCATTTCTCACGTCCAACACATCGAGACGTTCGTGCGTAGCTTGGTGGATATCGATCACGAAGAGTTCGTCCATCCGGAGACGTTGCTGAAATCCCAACGAGCAATGCACGCGGTGGTGACGGATCTTGAAAAACACGTACAGTCCTTGACGAACGGAATGGATTTCGAACTCAAAACGGATCTGGTCGCCATGAACGTCACCACCACGCCCAAACGCGCCGCCCGGTTGGGAAAAACGATTCGAGTCAAAAAGAAGCGCACCACCACGGTCGACGTGACGAACGACACCATCGATCAATTGATGTACGACTATCAATACGCCAAAGAAAAGTACGACGAACTGTACGCGGAAACCTTGCGAACGTTTCAAAAAGAGTGGTTTCGCACCTGCCACGCCGAGATGACGCATCTGTCCCGCGTGGTGGCCGACGTGGACGCGGTGTGGGCGAGGTCGGTGTGTGCGGTCGAGTACAACTACACGAGACCCGTCATCGAGCCCCAAGAAACGTCCTTCGTACGCGGCGAGCAGATTCGCCATCCGATCATCGAGCGCCAGGACGCGGTCCGATACGTGGCGAACGACGTCGAACTCACCAAGGGGATGTTGTTGTACGGCATCAACGGCGCCGGAAATCGAGCTACGGTCGAGCGGTCGCGCTGAACGTCATTCTCGCACAAGCCGGGTTTTTCGTCCCCGCCAAAACGTTCACGTTCTCGCCGTACGAACGGTTGTACACGCGCATCGGGTCCGACGACAATCTGTACGAAGGCTTGTCGTCGTTTTGGCTCGAAATCACCGAGATGAACGGGATCATTCGATCCGGAAATCACAAGTCGCTCGTCATCGGCGACGAGCTCTTCAAAGGCACCGAGGACGTCTCCGCCATGGCGCTGGTGAGCGCGTGTCTGCACTGGTTGTGCGAGCATCGGGTGAGCTTCATTTTCGCCACACATCTACACAAACTACCGCAAATC